CAAGATTCTCAGTCATAATAAGGCTTGAGAATCTTGAAACAACATATGTTTGGCCCACAACCAAAACACCTTCCATCTCAAGGTTGTTAACACATACAATCTCTTGATTATCTTGAAATTTCATGATTACACCTTTACTTTAGACATTGCAAACATAATGGCCGCACGACCAACCGGGGTTTTATCGTTGATCTGCTTACCACACCACAAAACTTTAGCATCAAAGGATTCGAAGGTCAATTTCTGATCTTCAATGTGAGTGTTGAAAAACTCAGCAACTGCTTTTTTGAATTCTGCGTTAATCATCTTTTCTCTCCTTTGTTGGTACAGGGGTATAATCTCATACCCCCCGAGTTCCGTCAACTACTTTTTATCGGTCATATCACGATTAAAACGAAAATCTTGATACAACCGGTCTTTCAGTTCCTCTTGAAGCTGGTTGATCTGGTCTACAAGAGAGAACCGATGTGGAAGGTCACAAGGACTGTTGATAAACTTATCTACAACCTGTTGCGGTTCTTCCGGATCCTCATAATCGATTTCACAATCTACGAATTCATTTGTATCTTTTTTGAATAAATAACCAAAACCATCATAAGTAAACCAACTCAGTTCACCACTACTAATCTCTTTGATGTAAAACTCAAAGAAGTTGATGTTCCGTACAGTCAACAGACTTGTTACAGTTGAAAACATTTTCATTTTATACTCTCTACAAAATTGGCTGGAATCTCTTTGATTTCAAATTCGTCATGAATGAACCAAACATCAATACTTTCTACAACACGAATATGATCCCCGTCGTAATCGGTTGCTTCATGAGTGATATTTTTCTTGATAGTTTCTAGGATAGTTACCCACAGAGGAACACCTTCATCTTCATCAATCACATTGTAATCGATATCAAGAAAGCGTTTGAACTGGTTAGCCATATGCGGATTTTGTTCGAGTTTATCAAACAACTCAAAAACTAATGCATCTGTGTAAGGATCATTACCATAACCCGGCTCATTCCAATCGTGTGCGCTGTTAAAAAACGGGGCAATAACACGGAAGAAATCAACATCATCGCGTGTCAGACCAGTGTGGTAAATGGTATGGTAATAATCACCATCATTTTCCCAACTTGTGATACCTACAATGTAACCACGGGGGATAACAGTACCGATTGGTAGTTCTACTTTTTTCATTTTAAAATTTCCGATTGTCAATTTTTGCTATTACCATACCACACATATCTAGGTCTGCTAGGTCATCACCAAGAGTCGAACAGTCGCTATCAATCCAAGTGTCAATCTGTTCTTCTTCCACATCAACAACCACACAAACGGCATGATGAGACTCTACCATCATATCCATAACATCAATACGAGTAGGGGTACATTCTGTAATTTCCACCACATTCATATCATCATCAAAACCAATAAATACAATCATAAAGTTCCTCAATCATTAATTTTTAGATACAAACCATCTTGAAGTAAATCAAGAACCGCGTCAACTACTTCTCGTTGTACATCCTCAACAGACCCCCTTATAAAGCCTTTCCAACCATCCTGTCCAACTGTACCCATGCTGATATCAATTGACCATGTGTCGTTGTTAAATCGAGTCATAGACACGTTATGATTGTCCATATGGAAAGGGCGATATACGTAGTTCACGTAATACGTTTCTTTTGATGCATTATTGTCTTTTAACCATTCAGGATCCTTGGAGAAGTGGATAGCAGAACGAATAGATTCCTTGTGACATCCCTTCTCAAACTCTTCCTGATCACCCCAAGAATCCATAGCCGCTTCGATTTCTGATTCAATCATATCATCAACTCGACGCGCAAGGTCCGGGGAAATTTCATCGATTATCCTAACCAGTTCATCCACTTTTAGATTATGTTGAATATACATATCAAACCCTTATTTCAATGGAGTTCCGAAATCGAATTGCTCATCTTGTTGTTTATTTTGCTCGTATTTTTTCCTAATACCAACACCAATAATAGTGATTACGACAATGATTAGGAACCATTCAATACCATAAGCAGGAACCCAATAATAAATAGAGTTCAGATAAGCGAACAGAAACGATGTGAACATATGACAGTAACGAATAATGAAATCCATAATTATTCCTCGATTACGAAATATTTTACATCAACCCACGTCTGGAAATAAAGAGAATCGGTAATATCATGTTCCCATGTATCATATTCGTTTTCATATTCAAAAATACGACCTTCTCCATCTGCATAATAAGATTCACCAAACGGGAATGGAGTTTCTTGAAAATTACTGATACCAGTAACAACAAAGTAACCTTTTTCCGGAATACTATCAACTTGAACAAGTTTCATTTTTTAACCTCAAAATAAGTGTGTAAGGGTTTGAGACTGTTTCGGTGTCTCTACATAATCAATATACTTTTTGTTTAGGTCTTTGTCAAACACTAAAATCTGTCCGTTGATACTATCATGTTGGGAGATCATCGACCTCCCATACTTCAACAGAGCCTCGTTGTGATTATCTGTGATAATATCCTGATAGTCAATCCAAAATCCAGTATTTCTATCTTTGAACCTTGAATGTCGATAGTTTGACATTAAGAAAAACCTAAGTTCTTCCTTCGAACACATCAGATGTAATCCTTTACCAATCGACGCATCATACCCTTTGCCTCTTCTAGCTGAGAGTTAAGGAAAATTACTTTATTTTCTGCAATCGCTTTCTCTTTGATGATGTTGTCGATTGTATCTTTGATGTATTCAAACTCTGATTTACTTTGATAAGGTACGGTTATGGTTTCGGTTGAAACAGAAACCGGCTTTTTAACATGGAATTTGTTAACCTTATCTCCGATATTTTGATTCAGAATAATACTAATTCGAGGTTCACCAATGGTTTCAAAATCATACTTGATATCAATCAGATCGAGAAACTTTAAGAATTCTTTACTATGCCCATAAACGAATAGGAATGGTCCATTTACCATACACTTTGAAAAATTAAAAAGCTTTGTATCTATCCCTTTCTTTGTGCAAAGTTTATCAATTTTTCTACCAATACCTGTATGTTTCTCGTATTGGTGTAGATTACATACATAGTTTATCTTTCTAATAAGATCAACAAATCGGTCCTTCGCAAAATTATAACCAAACTCCCCATCATAGCCACGGAGAAGATATTTCTTGATGAGCCGACTTGTATTCCGTTCCCATCGTGCTTGTTTAGCTGCGTTGCGTAATACCGCTTTACCACTACTCATTCTTTATCCCCAATAGATTCATAACTAAACAAATGACCACACAGAACATCTGGCTTTGTTGAGCTAAATTTCAAAAGATATCGTTTGTCATTGTACCAAACTTTAACGTCTGTGTAATACAAATCGCAGTCTGGTCGTGGATATCCATCGTTGCTAATAGAACCTTTCTTGATAACCGTCTGTTCCCTACCTAATTCCTCTACGAGGTCATACTTGATCGCAATCTCCAACGCTTCTCCCTCTTGGAAAGGGAAAACATCAGTCACACCAATTGCATCATTATATTCATGGAAGTAAGCCCATTTGTCACCTTCCTTAAGTTGGTTCTCAATATCATCAATATAGAGATGTGGGGTGTGGGGATATCCTTCTTCGTTAAAGAACTGGTCATCGCAGTCAGCCCAATCAATCTCACCGTAAAAGTAATCATCGCGGTCTTCATCACCGGGCTTACAGGCCACACCAACAACACCCATTTTAAGATGGTCGGTTACAAAGTCGAATGAGTAACTACGATCCCAGTAACAGATTTCTAAGCCGGGGATGGGTGGAACATCCACCCCAATTTCATAAATGTTAAGAGTTCGCATTATCATCGTCCCAATCTTTAATTGCTACATCGAAAGCCAGTTTGTTATAACCTGTTTCGTTCCAATTCTCTTTAACAAATTCTTTTGTCAGTTCTTCCCGAAGGCGATTGACCGAGGCGATAACAAACTCTTTTCGAGAATATGTCTCTGGACTTTCATAAAGAACACCATCGATTAGTGCAACGATGTCATAAGGTTCATCTGTCTTGAGATTAGTTGCCCAGATACGAGGTTGAATATTAACTTGTGGCACCGAAACAAACCAGTGTTTTCCGTCGTCATCAATAAACAGAGTTCCTGATACGTCTTCAAAGAAATCCGCTGCACCACCAACCCCACGATAAAAATTGTATTCGGTTTGATTGCGGATTTGTTCCAGAAGATCAATATGGATACTTGCATTATCTTTAGATTTAAATTCTTCGTAAACTTCTTTGATAGTCTTCATAATATTTCCTTATGTATCTTTATTTGGTTACTTCTTACAAATGTAACTATATCACGGTACTTTTGTGTATGTCCACTTGTTTACAACACGCTTGTGATCTACCTTAGTGTAGTGCATATATTCATATTTTTTGAGGTAACGAAGAGGGAGATTCATTACCTTGACGTTGCATTGAATCCCCATCGGGGTCCATGACATCAATTCTTTTACTCGCCAGTAGCTGGTCTTTGGTACATACAGATCAATAACTCCAATTTTATTGGTTTCTGTGATTGCTCGCCACACACCATTCAAAACAAGAGCTGTTTCCAAATCATGAACTGAACTAATCATTTCACATCTCCAAATACATTATTAAAGTCTGGGTGTTCCCATCCTTGTACATCTTCTTTTTTAACACCAAGGAACTCGATAAGCTCCACACAACGTTCTTTGATGAACTTCATATCGTCGGTCCAGAACTCGATCATCGCCCAAGTAGTGGAACTGTTTGCGTCGAATCCTTGGATAAACATTTTCCCATACGAATTGGTAAAAACAAACCTTTTTATGTCTTCCATCTTTTCGTCACTCAGTCCAAGGAACTGGATATTAACATTCTTGTCGCTATCTTCGAACTTCCCATAGAGGGCAGAGATGACATTGTTATTATGAGCGTCGCGGAAATTATGAAACTTTCTCATGGCATTCTCCTTTGTTAAGTTACGGGAGTATTATCACACACTCCCGTTATATCGTCAACTATCAATCGTGCATTTTAGGACGCTGGATTACAGTCTGGTTGACCCCTTTATATTCTTCGTGAGCCTTGATAGAGAATGACATCACTGCGGTGTTACCCTTGGTTGGGATAGACTTCAAAGATGAACCCATGTATTTGTAAGTCCGGCCTTCTGAGTCAATCAATACAGCGAGGTAAACATCATAATCGCCGTAATATTGGGCTGGTTTAACACACATCTCAAAGGTAGTGGTGAGTTCTACTTTCTTCACCCGGTCACCAACAGCACCGAAGAATTCATTCAATTGGTTTTTCTTGAACTCGAAATCAGCAATACCGTTTTCAATTGCAGTCTTTTGAGCATCAGACATTGAGCAGTAATGGATACAGGATTCGATGATCTCTTCAATCCATTCGTAACCAGTAGCCAGACCAGCAGTAAACAATTCGATATGAGCCTCACGATACACTTTACGCTTTGCGTCCCATTCGTCCTGTACGGCTTTCTGAGCCATTTCTTTATCAGTCAGACCACCATTACGCGCTCGTTCCTCTTCGTTGCGCTTGCGCGTTTCTGCGGCTTTCTGTGCGTTGTTGAAAGCTTTACGCTCGGCCTTGACGGCATCAATCAATGTAGTGTCGTTGGTGTAGTTCACACACTCACAACCAACCACAAATTTCTGGCCGTCTGCATCGTGGATCATGTAGTTGTAAATGATACCGGTGCCACATACATGACAGGAACCAGCACCATAACCTTGAGGGAGTGCCGCATAATCCTGCATAGTCGCAGTATCCTTGTTAGGCATCTTGAACATACCAACACAACGGAACGGAGCCTTACCAACACCTTGAGATTCCCATTTGTTCATAGTCATGATTTCTTCCTCAATAGTTATGTCCCAATCGACAAAAAGAGTATCCCATAAATGAGATACCCCGTCAACTAAATTTCGTCATCCATTTCCAAGTTTTTGAATGGATTGTGGCTATATACGTTTTTGTCCATATACAGTTCCATCAGGTCATACATGAACTTGGAAATATTACGATTCTGTTTACTTTCAAGTGTGGCGCGGTTACACAGATTACAACCGGATTGATTGCAATAGGAATTCCACTTGGCGAGATACAAATCCTTATAGAACAGATAGATAACTCCATCCACCTTATGAAGAACAATGTTTTTCTCTACCCAAATTTCGGCGGCAATGAAGTCCTCAAACACACAATCGTCAATACCAAGCTTGGTTAAGACATTATGAAAGCCCGATTGGTCAACCAAAACCTCAGACTGTCCACTACTAACAATCTCAATCAGTTCAATTAGTTTCATCATCATTCCTTAGTTGGCATAGTTATTACGACGGTTCAGTTTCAGAGCGGTTTTCATTTCAGATTTCTTGAAAGAGTAATGAACAGAACCATCTTCATAGGTAGTTTTCTTAACAGTGATTTCCAGCTTGTCACCAGCTTTAGCATAGCAACCAAGGCAGTTTGTACCATTCTGAGAAACAACACGGTTGTTCATCTCGATACCTTCGGAAGTGGTAACGCTCACACGCTGGCTATCGGAATGCTTCTTAACGAACTTGGTAACAGTCACAGTATCAACGAAAGAAACTTCGCTAACTTCTTTCTTGCAACCAACCAGAACGAACAAAGCAACCAGAGCAATCAGTACGTGTTTCATAATCTCTTCCTCAGTTAGGTATCTCGTTTCGATGTAGATATAATACCATAACCAAAGACCGATGCAACTACTAAATCACACAATTTCGATAATATGCATCAGAATTCCATGGCAAAGGATTAATCTCTTTTGGATCAATACCACATTGAGTCATCATCAACTCGTGGGTTTTTCTCTTAAAGCATCGACTCTCGTTAAGATAACAAGCGTAACCACCATCATAAATTTGAACAACGTGGCGAGTGAATCCATCATCATGAGAATAGATCAGATCCTTACCATGATTTGTTTCGCGTACAATTACATTCATATCAATCCTTAAAATACCAACAAGGATGAGTGTTATCAAAATCGACTGGGGTTTTCCACTCACCATAGACATCATAACAAATATTAGAATCTCCCTTGAAGAAACTAATAGAATCACTTGCTGGTGCACCAACATAACGAAGAACGTAAAACTTGGTATTGTTCGGGACGGCTTTGAATTGACATTCGATTTTCATAACACTCTCCTTTGTTTCGATGTAGGTATAATACCATAACCAAAGACCGATGCAAGTACTTTATTCCATCCTCAACGAATCAAGCATCTCATTAATACGGTCTTTGAATACATATGAACAACCTCTCCACGCAAAAAACATTTTACCAGTACAAGGCTCACGAAACAATGGAAAAGAAATCTTACCCAAATCAGAGATCATCTTATCAGTTGCTTCAATCTGCTCACCGGCCTTGATACCCTTCGCAAGTTTAAGTAGCGCGTTTATCTCTTTCTGACTATATTTTTTCTTCATTTAAACTTTCTCATCTGTTGGGTAATAGTAATATCCCTCATATGTGTGACCGATGCAACTACTATTTTAAGAAACAATCACATTCACACTATGGATCCACATACGATAGCGACCGATACTTTGCTCAATCTGTTTTAGACCGGAATACACGGAGGCTTCATAGTTATGTGACATAATAGTAAGCTGAACGTATTCACCTTTTCCACGGTTCCACGAATGTAAAACTACCTCATAACCATCCAACATGAAATTTTCAATGATATTACAAGGGATCTTTTCACTCAGAGCAGTTTTTACAATATCCAGAATACTACAATTAGTATTACCAAAAATTATGGAATGTTTAATCATACAATTTCCCCTGATTGATATGCATCATAAGCCATCCAACGATCCTCGTTCTCATCATCCATATAATCGGCTGCGACCAACACAACACCCTCAAGAGGCTTATAGTAATCAGCACTACTAATCAGTTCCTCAACCTTATCCCAACTACCTGCATTGATAAAGGTAGCCAGCGCACGATGGTTAAGATGGTTAACATAATTAGGAGTAGTGTGAGAACGTTCTACACAAGCACATGCATAAGCGTTAGGATACTTTTTCATATAGTCAATAACTTTCATATTATTCTCCAAGTGCATTAATTTCTACATAGTTTTTACCATCTTCCCAGACAGCAGAGAAACCATTCTTAACAAACAACGGGATAATGTCATCACGGATAAGATCATAGAACATAACCCCATCAAGTTCAACATTACAAATGCGCTCGATATCATAGATACTGATAGATATTTCTAATGCATCTAGATCGAGCATGGATTCGACAGTCTCATCATAAATCCCCTGAACAACGGCCTTACGAAGTTCTACACGAGCTTGTTCTTTATCACGAATGGCCTTTACCAGTTCAGCAGCAGTCATAATCATTTCCTCAAAAATTCTTTAGTCTCATAACGGTTGATACTATAAGTAACATCACCATCATTCCAAGTTTTCTTGGTAACAGTCACAGAGAACTTATCACCCTTGTAAGCATAACACCCACTACAGCGTTTAGCAACATATTGATTAATCGAAATACCATCAGATGTTCGTACCTTGATCCGTTGTCGCTTATGTCTCTTCACAAACTCAGTAACAACAACAGTATCTCTATAAGTTTCTTGGTGAACTACTTTAGGGACACAACCAACTAAACCAATAACAGCCAATAAAGCAATAAGTTTCTTCATCTATTCTACCCTGAACCCAATGTATCTCAAAATCATATCTTCATCATCTTCGCAATTCAATTTCATCAAAAGAAATGCGGAAATCGGGTGAACATCTTCAAGTATCATGATATCCATTCTCATAAAGTGAATATCAAAGTTATCCCCATTTCGCCTTATAAGATACCTTGGACTATAATGATTATTCTTAACCCAATACCAACAATACTTAGTGGCGATATAATAGATAACTATCCCGATAATAGCATGGAGACAGATAATAAGATGGGTCATATCAATCCTTCCAAAAATCCTTCTTACTCTCCACACGTCGAACAACAATCATACTATTAACCAACGCATTCAGTTTCTTAATAGTATCTTCACGATTCAATTTCTTTCGACGGATATTATAAAGTTTCCAGTACACAATCCAAGAAAGACATTTGTCACATTGAGTTATACCACCAAGACGAATCATCTGACAACTATCCACAACAACACCAGAATAATAATGAACACCAAATCCGTGATACTTTAACCATTCACGGATAGAATCACGCTCGTCCTTAAACTTATATTCAGTTATATAAATGAACGTTAAAAACCAAATAATCAGAACACTAACACCACCAATAACATATTCCATATCTTACTCCTGATAGTTAATGCAGCACTTCAACACACGAACCAACTCAGCTTCACTAGTAGGGTCTTCAAAATCAACATTATCATAGCAAAGTTCTTCTACGATAAAAATAGAATGAATACCACGAACTAACGCAAAGTCACGCGCTACCTTTTCCAACTCACGGCCTTTGATAACCATCATAGCATTGTTATCAAGATACATACCAAACACAGAAGTAATACCATAACCACGGGAGTTCAGCAGGGTTTTCATTTCATCAGCAATTTCACGAATGTTTTTCATAACTCTCTCCTTCCCAATCAGTAAGAACATAGTACTACATCAAACCAACCAAGTCTACTATTTTATGAAGAATAGTTTATTCTTGTAGAAGGAATAATTGGAATAAAAAGAAGAATAAACGTCCAAACTTTTTATTCCAATAATCAAACATTCGATATAACAGATCCAAACAAAATAAATTATTCTACTTTTCTATAGTGTATGAAAACTATTGATAGATTGTTAAAAGAAACCCTGTAATGGCGCGGGATAGAGATAAAATATGTTGATAAGTGTATAAAGAGAAAATGCACCAAAAAAGTGCATTTTACCCCTCTCACTATCGTTTGATGATTCAGCGGAACATTCGATTGTATTCAGCGTGGTAAAGTTCCAAGCTACGATCAAAAGCAGCTTTCTTTTCTTCTACATCCTTCCATAGAGCTTCAATGTTATCCATGGACATGGCGGTGTCTTCAATAACATCAAAATACTTCATTTCACTTTCACGAATAAAAGCATAACAGTAATCAATCCGCAATAGTTCACCACCATTGGATAGGAAGTAATCACCACCATCTGGAATTACTTCATGTGGTTCATTACCAATATGGTTTTCGATAACTTTATTAAACCGCTCAAGCTGGCGGAACTCGTGTCGGGATTGTTCATCTTTAAACTTAATCTTCATAACTCATCTCCAAATATTGAGTTTCATCTTTAAAGAAGCAAGCATTCCACCCATTCTCTGGAACAGCTTTACCATAAGCATCCAAAACAATTCCATTGCCTTTGTTATCCACAAGTTTGATGCTTCCGTCAAAGTCCGTTTGTGCTTTATGGAACTCGTTACCCATGTATTCAGCGATAGACATATTAGCTCGTCCACCAGTGGTAAACGCGAACTTGGATTCGATATTTTTAAATCGTACTTTCATCAAGCTTCTCCATTACTGCTTTGTTGTATTCAGTCATGGCTTTATCATACTCTGCTTTCTTCTGTTGTGCAATATCCCAGAGTTCTTTGATAGGTTTTTTCTTTTCAAGCGGGAGAATATCCCATTCGAAAAATTTATACTCTGATGGAATAATAGAAGGACTAATACCACCGTTATCAATAACAATATCTTCGTTGTTCTTGTCTACCAGATACCATCGATTCCCATCAAACGATACACGATTCCAATCCATACCCATATGGTTGGCGATGTGGGTGTTTGCGTTTACGCTATGAGCTATAAATCGACTCCGGTACTCTTCACTGGGGAAACGGATAAGCATAATATCTGACATAATTTATTCTCCTTTACTTGTTTGGACTTTACCATTGACGATGTAAACCTTGGGAATGAAATCTACTTCCCCATCAATGTATACACAGAGGATACCTGAATCGTCTTCGTAAGTAAAGGCCAGATTTGAGCTGGTATTAGCAACTGACATCTTTACTTTGTGTCCGGTAGAGGAAAGATTCTCAATAGGGACAAAGAGGTTATGTTGTGGATTAGCATAACCTTTATCAACGAATGCATAATAGATAGTACGAATATCCATTTAAATTCCCCTTACCTAAGATTTTTGATAAGTCCCACCATCAGGACAAGTACCAATATACAGATACCCTCATCAACGGTCAACATTTTTCGCTAACCGATTGGATATAGTCGTCAAAAGCCTTATCGTATTCGGCCTTCTTTTCTAACATGATATCGAAGAGAGTTTTGGGATCATCTTCAATCCAATCGAAGAAATCACGTTCTGATTCAAGGATAAGAGTACAGTCGAGAATATCGGTTTCGATATAGTAATGTCCGTGAATTTTAACTACTTCAACCGGTCGCATTCTCATAAACTGTGCGATTTCCAAATTTTCTACTGAGGCTGATTTGAAATCGTTTAGGTGTTGTTCTGACTTGAAACGAATCTTCATGTTATTCCCCTTCAATAATAAAGTAACGACGCTCGTTCATATGGATAAACGCATTCCACCCATCAAATCCAGAGATGTATGGATCTGGAATAATGACACCACAATTATTATCGTCTACCAGCCCAATATCCCCGTTGGAGTGGTTATACGCTTCGTGGGTATCCATTCCCATATAGTTTGCAATAGCAACGTTAGCACGACAATTAGAGAATTCCTGACGGGCTTGTTCTGACTTGAAACGGATTTTCATAATTTATTCCTCAATGATAGTGAAGTAATGGCTTTCGTCTTCGATATGGATAGTGAACTCACCACCAGCAGTATCCCAGAATTCTCCTGTGTCGTCAATCTCTACTTTGAATGGATTCATACCAAACCGTTGAGCCATATTTTTATTGTGAGATGGAGAAACACCACTACAGCTAAATTCTTCCATTGCTTGCTCATCAACAAAACGGATTTTCATTTACTTAATCTCCACCAGACGCCACGGGATCATATTAATGGTATAGAAGCACCAAGACATTGAACTATCGAGGATATTGTAGATAGTACCATCACCCATCTCAATCACAGTGATACCCTCTGTATATCCTGTCTTGAGGGTTTCTTTTACTGTGAAATAGTTACCCACTTCCATCAGAGGAAATTCGGATTTCATGATAGGGCTTACTTCTTCGATGATTTTGAATTTCTTATTCATCATATCTTTATTCCTCTAATAGTTTGGTGAGCAGTATTCATCCCTTGAATTCAATTCCGAAATCCCTCTTTAGTGCCACAATAGCCTTGCGCCTTACCGCACTCGTCGAACCACTTCGTGCTAATGATTCAAGGCCAATGATTCGTGAGTTTGCTGGGTGACGGCCTTGATCCCAGACGCTTTTTATGCTCGGAATGTGATTGGTCTTTGACACTAAATTATTCCTCGATGATGAAATATTGTTGTTCGAATTGATGAATCTGCGCTTCCCATTGATTAAACTCACCAACTTCAATAACGTCATCATTATCATCTACTAGCGCAATGATGGTTTGTCCACACTCTTCATACGAAATAACATCATGGGTATCCATTCCCATATAGTCTGCAATCGCCACATTGGCATCAGAAAAACAACGGAATTTATATTGAGCGTCGGTATCTTTAAAACGGATTTTCATAATAGCTCCTTAACAATCAACACAAACATTATAAAACAGATCGCCAGAGTAAACAACCCTCCAATGCCACCATTTGCATCTTTTTTACCAGCCCATTCAGCTACATGAATAAGAAAGAGACCAAGCAATACCAGAACCAAGGTAATGAGGATATCCATCATTGGGTAATCCCCAACACTTCAATACTATCCAGAGCTTCCTGACGCTTGGCTTTGACCTTTTCCTGTATGTGATTATGGTAGCGAGTGAGGGCTTTACGACGCGCTTTGTCTAGTGCTTTGACTTCTTTCTTGTTGTTATAGATATCGAAAATCACGTCACAAGTTTCTGGGTTGGATCGGTTAAGGAAAATACTACGTGTTTCCCCTTCACTACCACAGCTAAAACCCAGATGAAAACCTTCAAAGAAAACAGTTCGTGACGTATCACCAAAGATATCCCCAGTTGGATGGGTTTCCATATACTGGACCATGGCTGCGGCTTTGGGGTCGATTTTGCGGAAGAACGAGAACATAGTTAGCTCCTTAGTGAACCAGAGTTTTTGCTTTCTTGGTGATGATGGTAACGGCCTTACAACCATTCTTACGAACACCACGACCAACAGACAGGGTTTTGTTCCCGGTAGAGTTCACATCGACAGTACGAGCCCAGCGATTAGTGGCCTGAGTACCATTGTCAGTCATTTTACCAAAACCAGCAACACGAGCAGCGGAACGAGTGGCGAAGAAGATTTGTGCAGTCATGATAATTTCCTTTTTAAGAGAGGGACAACCCGTCCCAACAACAATAGTATCTCAAACTCGGTGTTTTGTGTCAATCAGTTTTTCAAAAGATTTTGGATTTCTTCCATCTCATCTTTCAGATCGCTAATCCAGTATTGAGCAGGGAAGCAATTCAGGAACTCCATATAAGCCCGGATAACTTCGATGCATTCTTCTACATCACCGAGATAAATCATTTCACAAGCCCAGTCATAATCGACACCGTAAACGGTTTGGGCTTCATCATACACTTCATCAGTGATATTGTTCTCTGCAACGTTGATAACTTTTTTGGCAAGGGAAACGACGTAGTTCATGATAATTTCCTTTTCTTCCTCAATGGGTATATGTGTATATTACTAGACTACCAAATGGAGTCAATCAATTTCGAAAAAGATTTTCCAGATCTTTTACCTTCATACCAGCTTTATTGGCAACTTCCAGTTTCTTGAGACGCTTATCAATCTGTGTTTGCAATGATTCATCCATCTTAACCTCTTCAATAGACACGTATAGAACACCATCAACACGGATAAATGGAACTTCCGTCACCGGGGCTTTGTTGACGATAGAGAAGTGTTCCGCAATATTTTTGTCAGTTGTTGTAATAGCTCCATGATCATTAGCAACAAACCACGCTTTTTCATCAGGGTCACCAACCTCAAAATAGAAAGCACTCTCGATGAGGGTCAGATAGTCATTATTAAATGAATAATCCCGTGTGTAATATCCTTGTTTGGTGGTCTGCCAATTAGCACCATTCTCAATGGCATCGAGTACCTTCTTACCCCATTCACTATCTCCACTTTCTTTGATGAACGTAGATTTATGAACATAAGATTTGAATTTCAGTTTCATATTAATTCCTTACTTGGAAGCGTAATAAATTGCAGCACGGAGATTTACCAGAGCCATATCAAGGTGGATACCAATCAGATCATCTTCATAAGAATCGCCACGGTCTGAAACAGTTTTTGCATCATCGATATTACGAAGGGCCGAATCGATATAACCCCGAACCTCATCATCTCCAAAAGGAACCGCGATATAAACGTGGGAAATGGTATTCATGATATCAGAATAATCGCAGTCGGAAACCTCAAATTTCTTAGACAGACATTGAACAGATTTAAAAGACTCACGCAGGGCAATTACGATTTCCATAATATTCTCCTTAGACTTCAACACGAACAGCAGTATAACCGTAACCAAGATACGCATTAGCATCGGTCATGATTTGAACTTGACGGATAGCTTCATCACGCGCTTTCCCATCATATTCAACGGTAGCCTCGATATGGACCGAAACAACATAGTCAAAGCTATCCGGGCCGTTTTCCAGTACCGCATATGCATTGCGATAAACCAGACCTTGACGTTTTTTGGATTTTGCTTCTTCCAACTTGACAGCGATTGCATTCATCATTTCGTTTACCATAAGAACCTCCGTCGTTTCGATATACACATAGTAAAACAAATGACTCACCGAAGCAAGCCATTTTTCATTTTATTTTCAGCCAAGAATCTTACTGAAATCCATAATTTTCAGAAGTTCCACATACCCGTTGATGGACATTGCACACAGGGCAAAGTGCAACAAGTAAGTAAAGAATTTTTCCATCTTACTGGATTGGCGAGATTCGTAATAGGTTGCAACACCGTTGAACACGATACCACACAGAAACATGGTGGTGATAAGAACAAAACCAACTTGACTATTAATAAAATCCATCATAATAAACCCCTTATAGGTAGTAGTCTTTCATTTCAAACGGGATATGGTTTTCTTCCGCCAGATGTTTCATGGTAGCAACATCACTCACATCACAGGTGGTAACGTAATCATTGAAGCTTGGTTCGGTCAGAATAACCCGCTGGCCGTCAATATCGAAAATGTAATCAATTTGGGTAAAACCGATATCTGCATCATAATTTGTTTTGGTAACGTGTTCCACACCAATCATTTCCAGAAGTTCCAACAGGTCTTGAATATCGAAGCGAATATACATAATCAAATTTCCTCTACCAGAATTTCACACTGTTCACCATAAAAAGCTTCTTTAGCAATTTTCTTACCGAAGTTCAAAGCCCCTTTATGAGTCTTGTAAACATCATAAGAAATAGAACCGGTTTCGCCTTTAACAGTCACTTTGAAATCTTTCATGATACTTTCCTCGTGTTTTCCCAACAAGGAAAGTATCCCATAAATCGATTACCGTTACAAGTAGTTTTTTAGAAAATTATACTCATCAGAGTTCAATTGCACATATGGAACTAGGTTACTATCCAGAGATAAAATGAACTCGATGATAGCCACACGGTCGTGGTGTAATTGACCAATCTTTTCTGGTGTCATCCATTTCAACGACAGTTGGACGTTCTTTGTATCAATCAAAACCATCATACTATCCCCTTAGAAAGTGTTGTCTACATCATCATAATCGGTTGGGCTCCACAGATCATCGTCATCATCTTCCCGTTTCTTGGAAAGCGATTTGACGTGCTCAGACCAACGTTTAGCAGCGTTGTAGGTGTAGAAGGTGCGATTAGTACCACCCGGATGACTACCATCAATACCAGCATCGGTGAGGCTGAAATCGTCATTAAAGAAGTCACTCACTTCTCGAACCACACCGAATTTGTAACTACTGGTTTTGAACCACTTACGATAGTTCACCCAGATAGTACCATTCAGAATAGAATCTTTTTTCTTGTACACAAATGGACGAGAAGTGATCAGAATCTTGGTGATGAAAGCAGTAGGGCCACATACACGATATACAGTCTGACCAGCGCGGAGAGATTTTGCAGTTACTTTACCTTTAGCCATGATTATTGCTCCTGATATACTTTAACCAAATTCATGAGGAAATTAAGTTCTTCATCGGTGATATATGGTGTGGCTTCAATCCATTTACCCAAAGCCACTAGTGCCATTCGATGACCGTTAGATTTTATCAGGTCACTGGTTTGTTTTGCAACTAGTTCTACAAGAATTTTATTTTTCATGATATCCCCTTAGATGGTAAGTTTTGCTTTAGCGTGATAAACACCAATATATTTTTCTTGAACCTTTTTGATTGCGGTTTCTGGTGAAGTAGCCCATGTGTATTCGGTAAGGACTTTACCACCGAATGCATTTTGGATTTTGAAGGAAACGATAAAACTTTTCATAATATCCCCTTAATAATTCTTAACAACGATATGAGAGATGGAATCACCGTAAGTTTCCAGCGCCTGTTTGGTGTACATACGGCCTTTATTCTCAACACCATTTTCGGTGGTGATACTCACATCAACAACAAAGTCCATACCACCATTATCAAGCGCGGCCTTCATGGTGATGGTCCCGATAGTAGAAGTACAAACCAGAGTTTGATTACCCAGCATGTTGTTCAGGCGATTGCGGAGTTTGGTGTTCATGGTATTTCCTTCTCAGTTGGTGTACAGACATATTATCAAAAACAAAAACAAGCGTAAAGCGTTATTTGATAAATTCTTTGTTCAGACGGTAAATATTTTCTTCGTAGTAGTTGTCACCATAAACACGGTTACGACCATAGTTATATTTCTTCAAAGTAGGCTCTTTCACACTGAACTTGTGGTCAACAATCAGAACACCGACCTTAATGAGAGCGCGAACAGTAGCACGGTTAACAGCACCCAGACGGAAAGTCATATCTTCTTTGGCCTTACCCTTGGGAGTGTTTTCCCAGCGAACCAAATCAACTTGATATTGGTTCCAAAGACGCTCAACTTCCGCAACACAAATAGCAACAACTTCGTTTTGGGCTTTGCTGAGTTTCATGATTTCTTCCTTTCCGTCTCTCGTTTCGATATGGATATAATACCAGATCTGGACTACGATGCAACAACTATTTCAAAATAAATTCCTTCACCTGCTTTGTGAATAGTGAAATCACCGTCAACCGTATCCCACCACCAACCGGTTACATCAACCTCAACCTCGAAAGGGTTCATACCATAACGTAGAGTCAGATCTTTATTATGGGAAGACCAACCAAGGTTGATACCCGCAAACTCGTTCATATGGTATTCGGATTTGAATTTGATTTTCATGATTAACCTCTTTGAACTTTAGCAACGTTTTTCTTGAACTCTTCGACTTTCTTTTCCATCAACTCAACAAAAGTAACTGGGGCCTTGCGAGCTTTAGCAGCATCAAGTTGATCTTCCAGATCGAACATCTCACGAGTGACGTAGAGTTGAGCAATTGTCAGGGTGTATTTGTCGGCCTGCTCATCAGTCATATCAGCAACAACACCATAGTTCTGACCGTTGGCGATATCAACACCGTGCTCAGGACGGAAGTGGTTACCGAGCATCGCACCAGTCTCTGGATGGCACAGGGTCATTTGCTTCTTACCACAGGATTTCACAACGGCACGGGACCAAGAGAAGGTGCCTTTACCGTCTACGCTTGCAACCTGAATAACAACCTGACCTTTGGTGAATGCTTTCATGATTTCTTCCTTTTCGTCTCTCGTTTCGATATGGATATAATAGTCGAAAGGGCCTACCGAAGCAAGCCCTTTTATCATTTATTTCAAAATAAATTCTACGATGTCGTATTGTTCTGGGTCGATTTGGATAAACAGATTGTCGTTGACACCATCCAAAGTATCTTGAAGCTTCTGAGTGGTTGATTCGGTATAGACGAAAGAAACTGCATGATCTCCAATTGCTTCATCGTCTACCAAATAAACAGCTTCACCACATACCTCTACCATAGCAACTTTACCAGTATATTTGTTTTTCAGTGCATAGAACATATTTTTATCCTTGGTTGAAAGTAACAACAATTTCCATCTCATGCATAGCCGGACCATACAACTCGATAGCGTTATAACCGGTTGGGTCAAAATGAACCAATCCTTCTACTTCAAAATGATTACCGAAGAAAACAAATTCTACTTTTGCATTGGGATCTCGTTCTTGGAGAATCTTAATCAAATCACAATTTTTCAAACTTAATTTCTCCTACCAGAGATTCAGAAACTCGGTCGTAAATCATAATGGTTTTTGCATTGTATGGACTATCAATAGAATCCACCATTTTCAACCAACAAGGGAAATCGGTTTCTTCGTAACAAGTGTAACTTTCTTCCCATTGACCGATAGTGGCAACGAAATCGCTACGAGTTTCGAACCAAGTATATCCCAGAGCTTCCATAATCTTTTTCATATCTTATTCCTCAAACAGCCAGTTGCGAACGTGGTCACGCATAACCCCGTACATGTATTTGGTCATTTCATCAGCAGCGATATCATTGTCACAAGCATCATAATCGATAACCCGACCGAAGAAGTTGCGGAGCGCAATACATTGAGAATTGCGCAACTCTTGTCCTTCCATCATATCACGAAATGCGTGAGACTCGGGGGAAATTGTCAGAGCGATACGGTTATCGTGATAAGCCTTGATACGGTTAATCAGTTCGGCTTGCTGGTCGGTAAAAAGAATTCTCATTTCAATTTCCTCATCAGTGGACATAGGTATATTACCAGAACTAGCTATAGGGTCAAAGACTTTTTGAAATTATTTTAGCCACCAGACAAGTAAGGATGTTTGTTTGACAAACCCAAAACAATACCAGCGGGTTTGTTCCATATTTTAGGGTAATCGTGGTGGTACAGACTACTAGCACGATAGTAAAGACCATGAGAATACAAGATAGAATCACATCACGATTGATCTTTTCCCCTAACTGAACAATGAAGTATATCGGAGCATAACAAGATAATGCCACCAAAGAAATCATATCAAACCCCCGGCTTATTTTTACGATGGTGTTCTAACATATAGAGGATCTCTTTCTCTCGTCTCTCCCAGCGAATCAATTTGTTTCTATCCTTGTCCGGAACAAGAAACTCATTAACCATACCATTGGTATAGAAACACCATAACATTGGTGATGCAACTTCGATATTATAAACAGTACCACTGTCCATGGTAACAGTAGTGGCACCGACCATCATACCATTATATTTGGTCTCATTTACAACAAAAGAAGCACCAATTACCATTTCTGGGAAAAAATTGTGAAAGCAGTCCCAGACACTATCTTTCTTGATAGTATAACATTTATCTTTCATCATCACCTCAATCAAATTGGTTTATTTTTACGATGATTTTCCAGAGCTTCAATCAACTCCTTCTCTTCCTTCTCCCAATTTGCCAACAACAAAGCTTTCTTTTCTTCCATCTCCATCTCTTTCTTCTTCAAATTGATATCCATCAAGGCTTTCTTTTCTTCGTCGGAGAGGTTTTCAACTGGGGTCAGATATTCTTCTGTCATATCTTCTGTGTAGAAGCACCAACACCAAGGATATTGGTTGATGTGATATTCGGTTCCACTATCCATGATAATAGATTCGATACCATCAAAAGTATCCCCAACGGTCTCTGTTACCGTGAAAGATGCACCAACAATGAGTTCGGGGAATTCTTTATGAAATTCTTCAAAATCTTTTTTAACAGTATAACGTTGGTTCAGCATAATAACTCCTTAACCGTTCAACATAGGGATGATTACGAACAGAACAACACCAACAATACCAGCACAGATCAAAGTCTCTTTGTGCTTGGTGATTTGGAATTTAGCGCGTTTCATAGCAAATTCAAAGTTAGTCATGTCATTTCCCTCATCTGTTTTCGTTTCAACAAGGATAGAATAACAAAACGCTTACCCGAGAGCAAGCGTTTTTGAATTATTTTTCCAAAATACCAAGATATTGTCCAAGTTTTTTCTGGATTTCGTATTGACGACACACTTCTTTTAGCTCTAACATCTCATTAACAGAGTGTGTAATTTCTCCTATATCCGACGACGTAAAAACATCATCATAAGTTACACCTTTCATAGTGACTTTGTTAAAAATGTGGTCGATTGTAATATCTTTTGTTAGATTGATTACCCATCGAAGATCACCACAAGAATCAACAAAACCGCTGACTTCATATTCCCCAGTTGAGATCTTTTCTTTAATATGCTCTACAACTACTTTCATAATGTTTCCTTAAATATCAATCGAGTCGAAAAGTTTATTCTTGTTTTCTACCTCTACAGCCTTTTGACGAAATACAAAGGCTAGTTGGATGGAATTAACTTCGTCTTGACTGAAAACCCCACTAACGTAACCATGATTTCCGTCATGGACAAGATAATCAGGATAATGGTCTCGGCCACCGGTTATATACCTAAGCTTTAATGTTTGTGCAATAGTGGTTTTATCTCTAGGATCTCCGGTAAAATTACCATTTTTGATGTGTTCGCAAATTCGATCTACTTTCTTACTACGTTCTGTCATAATTTTTCCTTAGCGTGGGTCCAACATCTTTTTGATTTCCATCATCAACATAATCTCAAGATACGAGATCTGTTGGGCGGTAAGCTCTTTGTCTAGAGTAGTCAGAGTATATTCACCATCTTTCTGGACGCCTGCGGTGAAACCGAGATGAACACCAGAATCATACTTTGATTGAACTACCAGCTTTTCATTTTCACCAATAGAAGAAACAATCATAATTTTCCTTATTTCACTTTGAAAGTAACAATAATCGAACTGCCCATAGAACCACTCCATTCCACCTTGATACCTTCGATAGTACCAATATTTTCTACAAGATCAACCACATTCTCTTTAGGTTGGTCGTATTTGAAGTCGATGTACATTTTGTGTTTTCCGGTTTTCTCAACGTCACGATACATTGCGAAGTTAAACTCACGGTATGCATCAGTCAGATCGGTTTTACGGAAGATCGCAATCTTTTTTGTATCTACCTTACGAATGGCCTTGCGTACTTTAACCACTTCATGGTGAGTCTTGTTCGAGGTTTCTGTGATAAATTCTGCCATGTTATTCTCCTAACTGTTTTGTTTCAACAAGGATAGAATAACAAAGGGCTTGAACAATTACAAGCCCGGTTTGAAAATTATCCTTTAATTTTTACCAGATATCGGTCATTGTCAAATGGAGATACAATAGCCCGCCAACCAAAACAATCCGGATAACGATTATAGAGGATTTCTTCCACTGCATTATATGCTTTATCCAGAGAATAATGGTTTTCCTTGGTTGGGTTTTCTTTAAATGCATCATTTGCTACATCTGCTGCAATCAACAACCCAAACAGATCACCATCTTTTGTCACTTCAAAATATTGATTCATATCAAGCCTTCTCTTTCCACTTTGCAATTTTCTTTTCCATCGTAGACAGGAAAAGATTTTCGATAGCTTGTTTGTTCATATCACCACAAGCAAGAGCGAACATATCCATTGCAGCAATAGCCAGATCTACAGCCTCACCACGAATACCATCTTTACCCGGTTCCTTGTAAGACAAACCGTTTTCAATCTGTACCTCCAAAGACAGTTCTCCGAGTTCTTCCATACATTTGGAGAGTACGTAATCGTAAGTTCGCTTTTTGGAAGTATCGACCCGACCAAGTTCAATTGAGGTAGTGAAGATGGTTGACAAGCTTGGTTCTGGTTCATATTCTTCCAAAATAATTTCTGGATCTGATGGAGCAGCGAAACACCATGCACCATGATCATAATAAGGATTTACCTGTTTACCATAACAAGCAACGTCGCGAGTCCACAAGTAACCATTTTGGTCAATGTAATGACATTCAACTACATCACCGGTAGATACACCGAATTCATCTGATTCATCTGCATGAATGTACACGATTTTATATTTCTTACCAAGTTCATATTTCATTTTCTGATTCTCATTTATAAAGATGTTCTAAGATTACCTTAGCCATTTGGTCTTTGTCAAGCTTAATCAACTTGTTGTAAAGTCGTTTACCAACTTCTATTTCAGGAGTGTATCCTTTCTCCCTGATTGTGTCAATCAGTTCTGGGAGAATTTTAATAATATCAATCCAGTTTTGAAGGATTTCTGTCGTACCATCAGCAAACTCGTCGGGTGTGATGATAGGATGCTCCATATCCTGCCTGTATGGCTTTGTGAGACGTTCTAACTCAGGTGGGATAGAACCATCCTCAAACTTGAATACAATTAGCTGCCGGGGCTTGTACGACGTTTTGTGAGCTTGTTGTTTTATACGTTGCTCTAGAAAGTTTGTGATACCAATCTTGAAAAACTCGTTGGTGTCTTTATCGTAGTTTATCCAGTTTGTTATGTAAAGGTGTCCGGGTTTAGCTGGTTGGTATCCGCGATCTGAACAAGAAGGACAACGACGACCACCATAAACGAAATTATCGTAAGAAACTATTTGTTTACCATGAACAGGACAATTGTATTCAAACTTAGATTCCGCGCTTCTATACTCATCAGGAAAACCTAGATATTCATATCCTTCAGTTTCACAAAGTTCTTTTGTAATTGTTTCAGCTTCTGGATTTCTACGCATATTGCTTAAATGTCCAAACTTACAAGAAGGACAACGGCTACCAGTATTAACGAAACTGTTGTATGAAACTAGTTGTTTACCATGAACAGGACAGATGTATTCAAACTTAGAGTTCTTGTTTTTATATCCATCTGGAAACCAGATAAACCCATATCCCATTTCTTCACACAACCGACCAACAATAACTTCTATCTGAAACGGTTTCAATTGTGGTTTCTTAGAACACCCACAAGGAACTTGACCTTTCACCAAGTCACTTTTTTGACTCTCAAACAAATCAGGAAATAATTCCTTATCTTCACTACAGATAGAACAAGTCAACTTATAAACTTTATTGTTCCCAGATCTTCTATCGGAAACACCAACAACAGTCAACATCCCACCTTTCGGAGTAGGAAAAGTTTGTCCAATGAAATCATCTACTGGGCACTGACCACACATAATCTATTCCTCAGAAACAACAAAAGCCTATATCATCTAAGATACAGGCTTTGGATTATGAAGTCAACTAGATTTTATGTTGTCATAGAAGAAATCAATGGTCTCGCTTTTTTTGATACCAAGTTCACATAGAGCATCAAATGAAAATTTTATTTTATCGTCGTTCTGTATATGTGGTTTGACTTTTTCGATATCATCTACCATAAACCCAAGATAAAAATAATCCCCGTCACTCATCATCGTATATTCTTCATAGCATTTATACTTATGAAACGAAGAATCGGATTCTAAAAATTTGTAATATGAGTTTATGTTATCAAATCGAACCACAACAAGAAAGCTATCATCCAAACGAGGTCGGTTTGGATCCAGTTTCATTCCATCTGGGTAATATTTATCACTCCATTTCAGATACTCTTTTTCCAAATCAATACCTTTCAATGGGTCTTTAATATCCATTCTTATTTCTCACAATCAAAAATCATGGTCACATCACCAACCACAACTTTAAAATAGTATCCATCTGATTTAGTAACGAGGGAAACAATGACATCTTCGTCACCTACACCATCGACCAATCGAATTTCTGATGTGATTGATTTAATGACATCGGGAGTTATGAAATCGAAAATGTGGTCTTCCAAAATATCACGAATTTCATAATCTATACCAACCAACTTTTTAATTTCATAATTTCCATTATGTTCATATTCTTTAATATTGATGTTTAGCTTTTTACCAATACCAAGCTTTCCACTTACTTCACAAGGAACATCCACTACGAAATCCCCTTCTACAACTACATGTTCATTCATTTTCATTTCCCTTAAGGTTATTGGGTATTGCCATTAAAAATACCTTTATTTCAAATTGTTAAAGTATCGAAGATGTTTGGGATTATCCACATCCACAGGACGAACTCGTTTACTCTTCTTCTGATCTACGTCGGTTACGTAAGTAAAGCCATCAACGACCATAATATTTTTCAGACGGTCGTCATGAGTACTACTTTCGAAATTAATGACGTTTGGAGATACATAGATGAACTTATCCAGTTCACAGAAGATTGGATATCCCCCAGCATCTACAATCGCATCTACTGTATTATCAAACATACGTTCGACAATATTGTTAAACTCTTCTTTGTCGATGATATCAGTTCTGTTATTGATAGCAGCATAGATAGAATTAACCATCATTCTTGAAATAATTTCATGGGATTTGCTAACACCACGAAACATTTCACGTACTTGGTTTAGAGTATCGATCAGAACCTTTAGTTCTGTATTACACACGATAACCTCACCATAATGATTTTGAAGAATCTGGTTGAACATGTGACGGTAACTAGATTCCCAGATCTTGTTTTCTTTTCCTCCTACAATCAATCGACCTTTGCAACAAGTTGAGCGGATCGGAGTGTTTAGATGGTGAGATGGAACGTTGTGGGTCTTCACATCCTCAATATACAAAGGGGAATCAGAATTTCCGTAAAAGTGTTTCATCACCAAACTATATTCGTCTTTTCCAATATTGTTTACGAAACCACTATCAACCAGTTCATTTACAAATTTAACAATTTTATCAAACATCTTTCATTTCCTCACTTAGTTTAGGTAAAGCCCAGTTGGAACACCCTATGGGCTATTTTCTTTTATCAATCCAGAATATCGAAATCTACAATAATATCAAAGTAACCCATTTCTGATTTGTGAATACTACATGGAGACTGGTCGTCGTTGATAAGACCAACAACTTCCACCCAATCCCGTCGAATATATGGTGTTGGATTATCCGTGAAATCCATACCAATACTAAAATCCACATCGAATGGTTGAAGACCAAGACTAGCAATACGCTGTTTATATTTTTCGATGATGTCTTTAGAATCACCAGTCAAAATCGGGTTTACGGAATTAACATATTGATTGATACTTTCTTGACTTTTAAATTTCATCTTCATCTTTATTTTTCCTTCTGATGTTACTTTACAATATATTTTACATTACATTCTTCAAACACACAACGATAATCACTAGGGTTCATCTCAATCCATTCTGGGAGTGATGTATCCATATCTGGAATATCCCATACATGAAGAACGTTGTCAATATATTTGAAGCTATCACTGTGTAGTTCGTTATCCCATTCCCAGACCATAACGAATGCACCATTTTGGGGCATAGTATCAACTATTTTCATTTGGTAATTCCCACACAACACACACTTTACCCATCTCTATGAAATCATAAGAATCGGTATAAAACCCATTTATACCAGAATCATGATAAATCCCAAGATGGAAACAATCACGAGAATCCTTGAATAAATACTCTCGACCTTCCTTTAATTCATAATGGTTAGCTACTTTAAACGACATGGGGTTCATCCTTCTCAGAAACTAAGGATGGAACAAACCCATCTTCTGCCATTTTTTGGAAGACGCCCGGATTTGCCATAGCTTCTTTTAGCTTTTCTTCGAAATAGATATCATCCATCTTCATCAATTCATCGAATGCCTTTTCCATAGCTTTCTCTTTTGACATCATATTAGTTGTCCTTGTTTTCACTTGGTAAAGTTGACGGATCCACAACAACCCCAAACTTGAGATACTTACGGGCGGCAAGATCCTTTGAATCTCCAACCGCTGGTTTTCCATCATCCAGCTCACTCATCATACGCTCGTATAACTCTCGTGTAAACGCTTTATGGAAGCGCCAAGCATAAAGAACTCCATCAGGTTGTTCAATCCATTGGTAAGGGCCTACGGTCATCCCATCTTCTATATGGGCTTCTTTGACAATCAGTTTCATTTCATTACCCTAACGATAGTATCACACCAAGGGATATCGGTTTCTACGGTAGCAATAGTTTCAGTATCGAATCCCGGCTTATCATCCAACCAGTAACCAAGAGAACTATGTGGGCGATTAATAAACGCAAATACAGTCCCGCCATCATTCATCGCAACCCACCCGTCTTTGAACTTGTATGGGACGATAAGACAAATCCCATGAAAGTCAACAGGAATATAGTTGTAGTTGACATATTTAATTTTCATTTTCTCTATTCCATATATTTTTTAACGCGATTATCACTAATACATACCAGTGTTTTACTTGGATGGATATCCGTATCTACTTTTGCGACACAAATATCGTCTCTATGTTGATATGTATCAGACCAATACTCACCATTGAAAAGTGGTGGATGTATATATGCCACAACGGTTCCATCATAATTCATTGCCAGAAAACCATAAAGGTATTTCATGGGTAAAGTCAACTTAACCCCGTGGAAATCTACCCCGAAAGTAGGACATACGTTGTTATGAGAAACTAGTTTCATAATCACACCTCCCATAGATCATATCACCAACAAATCGAACAAAAACTATTAGAATACCAAGACACCAGAAAATAACCAAGACACCAAGATTTTCCAAAAACTTTTTGGTCTCCAAAGTTTCTACGTTGATCAAGAACTGATGACCCTTCATATCAACTTTTTTACGAACCTCTTGTCGTGGATATTCCTTGGTAATGTACTTACCATACTCAGCAATAAGCTTATCAGACTCGTAATTACTGAATCCACTGATATCAAAGTCGCATACAAGCATACCCTTTTGTGTGTGTTCTGGTTCGTAATAACACTCTTCTAAGGTAGCTGGGATATCGACATACTTTATTTCTGGACTTTCAACAATATACCCGAAAACTAAGAACGTGTAAATCCAGAACAAGATGGTGAATTTTTTCATTCGTTTCGTGCCTTATACATCTCGTGGTAGTTTGCAATTATCTTTTCAACAACCAATGGTGTTTTCTCTAACATCAAATCTATAAAGTTGCACATTTCCTCATCAGCTTGGATGAAAGGATCTGGTCCATCGATAGAGACCATACTATGGTACAAAGATACTTTCTCGATATGGAGAATACCAATCTTCCGCAACAGATTTTTTGTTACCTCAGAACGGATATATTTTTCGGTATAAAACCCACCAGCAAAGCTGTTATCTTGAAAATATTGGCATGTATTGACACGACGTTTAAAAATCCATCCAACTACCATAGTTTCGTTCAGTCGGAGATTGACGCGGATATTAACCGCGTCGTTTACCATTGACATGATTTTGGTATAGTTTTCGATAGCCCTTTCTAACTGGGATTGGTTTATAGTTTTTAGACTCATGATATCCCTTAGATGGTTACATCATATTTATTTTTTGCTTCGGTTCGGATCTTGTATGCTTCTTGTTGAAAACTGTGATACGTAGTCCGATTGCGGCGAGACAGATCACTAACTTCTCTCAACCGGATATCTAGATTTTTTTGTTCTTCGTCAAGTTCACGAAGCTTACAACTGATTTCAAACAGTTTATCTTTTGCTTCTTGAATAGCCGGTTCATTTTTGGTGAATGATGCATTACCGGATGGCTTACCAACCTTCACAACAAAGGTAATTAAATCACCAACGTTGATAGTTGATACCTTGAATACTTGACCAAGCAGATCGGCAACTTCTTTAGCAATATGTTTGTTCTTGGTTGTAACCCGAACACCATATTTTTCTCGGATCAGGGTGCAGTTGGCAAAACGAGAATATACATATTGGTTTCGTTCTGCTTTGTTCGCGAGAGGGTAGTACAACGGACCCAGAATAGACTGGACAGATTTACCACCAACCAGAATATTTTTATTGATAACACCACTCAGGAAGTCAAACAGTTCCATTGTGTTGGTAACGTGGGTCTTGATGAGGCTAATACGTTTGGAGATAGCAACAGATTTATCGGTTTTGGTAGTTTTCTTAAACATGGGATTATCCTTGATTAAATACGGTTTTAACTGTCTTCATTTTACCACATTCTTTACAACATACAATAACAACTTGTTCTTTTTGTGTCATTGCTAGAAGGGCTTCTACGTTTTTAGGTCGTTCTAATTGTCCGGTCAATCTAGCAATTTGTTCTGCTGGACTTTCTGACGTATATTCAAAGATCACTTTCATATCGTGTTTACAAAATAGGGATTTGAACATTAATTAATTTCCTTACCAGTAATAGCATCAACAAAATAGAAGTGATTGATATTATCATCTTCGATGATATGTTTCATAATGTTAGAAAACAAATCAGATTCCATATCAAATACATCGGAAGAATAACCACCTTTGTAACTGGGTGCTCCCCACGAAAAAGACTCTTTAACAGGACGAACAATCATCCCAGTTGTAGTTACACAATAGATATAAACATGGTTATGTGATTCTGCTTCTTCTATCAACTTATCGATGTTATCAAAAACAAACTCCGCATCAACGACTACACCACGGGGAACAAAATGGCACAGTTGGCGATCCGACTTTAAGACAAAAATCCGATGGTCATCCGGGGAAAATGCGGTACAAGTATAAAACAAAGGTGTTCCATCGACCTCAATCAAACGATGGTTTTGACCGAACATACCAACAGTGGAGAAACCAAAATTGGTGATTCTAATATTCATAATAAATTCCTCATTGGTGATTGATTTCGTTGTATGGATACTATCTCATACCACTATTTTGATGTCAACTTGTTTATTACATACTTGCCTGAATTTTTTCGATCTTTAATTCGAGATCGATAATCTCAGACCTCAACTCTTCACATTGAATACGTTTCATCAGAGTCACTGGTGATGGTAGCGTAGGCCAGTCTTCTACGTCGTCAACGTGTTCTGAAAACTTAGAGTTACAAGCAGAATATTTGTCATGGTCGATAAAGATTCCTATGTGATATTGGTGGAGTGCTGTTTCCAATTCATAGTTAGCAATACGAGCCGGGTCGTAACAGTCCAGTAGTTCTAGCGCCTGTTCACGGGTAATCTTTTGGAGTGGTACTTTTACTTTGTGATATACGTCGTCATAACCACACACGTCCCAAATAACATAATTCTTACCAAATGTGTAGGTTTCAACACAAGCTACTTCACCACCACACATTTCATTTAGATCTTTATAACGCATATCAATACCTCGGATTAATTGTTAGATGGAAATAGTCGCCACTACACATGTTACCATACGCTTTGACTCCATCGATGTAAACCGATAAACGACCCCCATCATAACTAATCTCAACACGTTGGAGGTTTTTTACTTTTACCTCTTCTGTGGAAACATCACCAGATTGATAATCTTCAAAAATGATATCACTCATTTCTTTACCCCTTTAATACGGTTGTATTCTGCTACGATGATAGGTGTTTGTGCTTTGGCAATATCCTTGGCTTCCATATCATCAACGATTTCGTTTACCATATTGAAGATAGTACTATTGATTTCTTCCTTGGTCAACCCCCAATCGAAATAGTCTTTCAGAATAGGGTCTTTCTTCATCATACCATTCAGACGTTCCATCGCATATTTGACATGTGCTTGGAGTTCTGCGGTTTTTTCAACGAACACGATTGACTTAATATTTTTGTGAAATTGTTCCAAAACAAGAACTTCATTCATAACCGTTCGAAGATCACGAAGCACACCAACCTCTAGTGCATAAAGTTCTTCACATATGGTTGCAATACGAGCCTCGGCCTTTTTCTGTTGGCTGGTTGGATTTACCAACCCTGCGAAAATTTCCGATGGTGGATACATAGCAGTTTTCTTACAGAACACATCAAAAACAGAACTACGGAAATGTGGGTAATTCTTCATTCTTATTCTCCAAACTTAATATTGCGAGGGAAAGAAAAACCTGTTACTTCCTCATAACGATTACGGAAATCCTCTGCCCAATCTTCGGTCTTCTTACCACTGATATGTGCGTAGAATGATTCCTCGTCACCAAAAGAAATTTCGATGGTTTCCATACACCGACGTTCGTGAGCAACCAACATATATGGCACAACTTCGCTACTGGGAGTTCCTACTGGATAATCAAGAATATCTTTCATATTTGTCTCCTTTATTTTGACGGGGCTAGTGTCTCATAACCCCGTCCCGTTGTCAACCGTAAACATCAAAGAATTTTTCTAGTTCCCAATCATATACACAAATTGGTAAAGGAATAAAATCGTCTTCGTGGGGTACAAAGAACATGTATCCCTGTGGTGTACGTTGGGAAATATCCTCAGTAACGTACACAATGTTATTCATGAAAAAATGTTTAAATAGTTCTTCGTTCATTTCTTTGATATCTGGCGTTTCTGCACTATCAATAAAACCAGCATAATCCCTCAAAATAACACGTTTCATTTTATACCCTTACATATTCAATGATAACTTTTTCTACCGGTTTTACTTCGAATACTTCAACCATATCAGGTTCATTTTCGAATGGACGTTCATCCTGCATTTCTGTGAGACCTACGCTATAATTAACAGCCCAACAACGGTCGTCACCAATCATACGAAATACCATAGTATGGTATTCAGACCAGCGACCAGATCCAGTCACTTCATTATCCAGAACTTCCCATCCTTCCGGACAATCGTCCCAACACATCTCTCGCAAAATACTTTTTTCTACTTTCATTTCATAGCACCTTCAATAGTTTCGGAAAGACAGGCACCGCCGTTGTACCACAAAGAAACAAAGCTAACAGTACCATCTTCGTTCTGTTCGATATCTGTGTAACCACATGAGTCAAGTTCTTTATACTCCAAAACCCGATACACTTTTTTATGCAAAATCATAAACTCTGTTTCTGTTACAAGTTCATAAAATGCATCATGTGGATCACAACTCTCATTTCGCCAATCTGGATAATTCGCTTCCATAAAAGGCTCTACTTCCAAACCAGTTGTAATAACCTTACCTTTCACAAATTCCATACTACTCATCGTTATACCTCATAAAATATGCATACATGGAATGGTTAGTATCATTAGTAACCTCTTCCTTAAACCAGTATGGAATTTTATCAAAAGCCAATGCTTCTTCCACACTATTAAACTCGATTTCCGCATACACACACGGAAAATCTTCCATCAGATCAACTTCGATAGTTACATCTTCACATGGAATTTTATATCTGGTCTTTCTAACAGGCTTACTATTTTGGTTGTTGACGATTTTCCAAAATTCGTCATGTTCCATATCAGTTTCTATTTCTTCGCGATCCAACCCGAAACCAGTTTTGATAGTTTTGATATACCAATGACTACCATAATAATCCTCACAATGGCGATAACGAATACCGTCAACATACCACTGTTCTTGGTGTTCAAGTTCTTCCTCGAACATGTCAATCGCATACCATGGGATCATAGGTCTATCAACCACCCATTTCCTTTCAATCTCACGAGCCATTTATTACACCTTTGATCTGGTTTTGAATCTTTTTACCCCATGGTGTCTCTGCACCAGATATATCAATTACTGTGTGATTCCAAAATTTACGATTTGATTTCACATCTTGGAACTTCCCATCATGAGAAACCCTGTAGTCAAATAACCAACCACTACGTACAAATGAAGGAACTCTAATATCCTTAAAAGCACTCTGGATCTTGTCATCATTCTTAGCAAACGTAATAACAGCCTTGTTTATAGTTTCTTTTAAGTCACAACCTTTTGTAAATGTGACTGGGATCTCTGGGGTATCAATTAACACCAGACAATTCATAGAATCGTAATAAGAGATCTCTACAACAAGATCTAGTGTATCAGTTTTCTTGAACCAATTTAACATTTTTACTCCTTAAAATACGAACGTAGTGAGTACGCCTTCGGCGGTTCGCTTCGCTCTCTAATTATAGATCTTCTATATAAATACTTATAGAGATTTTATATTTTGATTTCAAGTGATACTACATCATAGGAAGCTCTACAATCAATTCTATTCACAACCCATACAAAATTATAGGAATACTTTTAAAATCGATTGTAGAGCTTCCTAGGGGCTTAATTAAACGAAATCTAGGTAATTATCTACTTCATCTTTGAACATGACTGAGAAATCGGAATCTTCGTCGAATGGTTGAAATCCATTGACTGATTTGATTTCATTTTTATCAGTCAATTCTACCTCAAATACCTCGTCTGGTGCAATATCAGCAAAAATATCATGTACTTCCTTGCTTGCCCACGAGGTTTCTGATGTCACAATTTCATCGCTAATTGTGGACATAAATTCATCATAACATTGGTCACTTTTAAAACGTGCTTTCATTTTTTATTCCTCGATAACAAAAATTTTATAATTGGATGGGAACATAAGTTCAATCAATGGGAATTTAATTTCTGGCATACGGGCAATCGCAACCATGTCACCTTCCGCAATGAAATCCTCAGAGCGAATGACTCCTTGTTCTACCCAAATCGCAGTAAACATTCCGCTGTCTGGGTAGAACAAGGATTCTACTAGTTTGGGTTCTTTCAATTTCACCTCTTGGCGTGGTGGATCAACCTCAACAATCACCCCTTCCATGATATCATTCATACTAAACATCAACCAACCAGTAATCCCGATACCATTAACTGTATCAACGGTCTGTTCCCATCGTTCACTCATAACACATTCCATCGGTGTTTTGGTATCGTAAATTTCGTCAACGATTGACTTGTATTGGTCTAGATCAAATCCAAGTTGCTTATAAAAATCCTTTTTCCAGTTTTCTTTAGATTTGTCATCTTTCCACACAAAATATCGTACTTTCATTTGAAAAGTTTCTCCACTTCGTCTTTCGATAATTCTACCAAAAATTTTTCGATGTCGTCGGTTGTGAAGATCGATATACCGTAATCGTAATCGATACCATCGATTTTCATTACATGGTTTCGACCTTGGTAGATATCACACCCACACACAAGAACATCGAGATTCATCACATCGTTGGAGATTTCAACTAGCTTTTGATAACCACTGGCGGAAATAGACCATTTGTCTTTCGACGATTCATCCTTCCAACGATACACACGCAATACATGATTACTCATATCAATCAACCTTATTCAAACCGGATGGTGGAATTTTTAAAGAGCAAACCAGAGCAAACAGCACCGTTTACAACCTGACCGGATGCCTTGTTGACTGCGGTAAACTTGGTTGCGAAGGTATCTTTTTCACTGCAACTAAACCAAGCATAACCGCCAACATGGACGTTGGTATATCCGTTTTGAGTCAATACACGGCGGGCACCGTCCGCATCAGTACAGGCAGACAGGGACAGTACAGCAAGAATTGCGATAATCATCTTTTTCATTTCGATCTCTCCATTTGTTCAATTAAAATACTAAGTCCAGACACAGAATCTTCAAGAAGGTCTACGTTTTCACTCTGGAATACATCTGAGTTTACTATAGCCAAGATACCAAGTAAAGTACCTATTACCAAATATTTCATTATTCTACACCGGTTACCGATTCAAACTTACCTTCTGTAATAAGGAAGGTGATCTTGTCTGAACAATGATACACCATTTTTACGGGAACTTTACTACCGATCTTGAATTCATATTCTACACGAACCACACCAGAATTAAAAGTGGTTTCAACAATTTCGATTTTCCCCAAGTGTTCTTTACGAAGGTCTTTCAAGGTACGGACAATATCAAACTTCAATTCGTCCGGAATGGCCGCAACCGCATCATAAAAGTCCTGTTCCTGAACTTTTCGGATCTGGCTTTTGATTACGTTGACGAATTTTTCGATTGATTTATTGTTTACGTTGTCAATACGAGATTGTTTCATTTTTAGCTCCTAGATTTGAATGTAAACATTACAGAAACGTGTGGGCTTCTATCGTGGGTTGGGACAACAGACCAACATAATACATCATAACCTTTGGTAGATGCAATAGGATCTAGATCATTCAGTAAAGATTCTACGGAGTTCTCAAATGCCCGATATTCATATTTTTTCAGAGACTCAAATTCTCTTGACAGTTGAACAAATGATTTTACAACAAATTTACCAGTCCACATAATTAAACCCTCTCCAACATTGGAAGAATAAGAGTGTGCAACATATCCATGTAAGTCTGATGGTAGATGTCTTGATGGATCTCTTTGAGATATTCCATGGTGTCCCGCCCGTTGAAAGACCAGCTAACAACCGCAGCATTATCAATCTCTCGCAACGGGTTTCCGTTGAAATTAACAATGATGAAATTCTCACTTCGTGGGATCTCGATGAGCCATTCGTTTTTCCCAGCCAATGATTTACCTTTTGAAACCACGACTTTTCGTACATCTTCATTGATAAATTGGATTTTCATAAAACACCTCTCGTTTGTTTGAGAACCCATAGTACCAGAAACAAAAATGGAGTCAAGCGATTTCTCGCAAGACCCCATAAAATTATTTCTTGAGCATACCAGTAAGTTTGTGGTGTGCTAGGTTAAAGCTTTGTTGTGTATCTGACTGAGACCGTTTCCAAGTAATCTTACCAAAATCCTCAATAGGACTGATGTTTACCTTGGTAATATCTACGTTTTCTTTCACCCAACGTTTCCATTCCCCCATCTGGATTTCGTGGAATCGTTTAGCTTCGCGCATACCAGCAGTATTCATTTTTGCTTGAACACTGTTCAACATAGAAATGTATTGGTTTACAATCCGGTTGTAATCCTTGGATGTTTTCATTTGAAACGATTCATCGATACGTTCGAAAAATTCTTTGTTCTTAATCATTTTAGTAATCCTCAGAACTTATTAGCAGCAACGCGATCATACACAATGACTTTCTTAAATTTGGTTGGCTTTTCGAAATCTTTATCGTCATCACTGTCATTGTCTGGAAAAGCTACCGTACCTTTTTTAAGGTCTAGTTTGACCACAAAGGTTTTTTGATCACCAAAACGTCCCCCTCCGCTCATATCTACACGAACAACCCCTTTACCAAAATATTTGGTATCATGGCTATCTGGAATCATAAGTGCAAAAGTTTTATTGTTTGGCATAAGAAGATGACCAAATTGTGCAATAGAACCAGTTTCACGTTCTTTAGCTGGGGTATCACTATATTCAATGATACCAAGGCTTTCGTTAATCGTCATAGCTTCCATCAATTCTTCTTCGATGTCAAAGATTATAACAGAATCTATATCATGTTCAAGTAATTCTTTTGCTTCGTTTAACATACCAACGAATTCATCTTGGATCATTAGGTATTCAACCATAGATTCCATCATTGCGCTTTTTTGACCAGCAGCAGTTTGTTTATGAGAGATCTTACCACCGGTTCCTTTTGGGAACACAGTAACAATATTGATTTCGCGACCTTTTACAGAACCAACTACAGAACGGTTTTCAGATTGGGAATGGAACATATAAGTACCACTCTTAATCTTGTTTGCTTCTACGTGTTTTACCATCTTACGAGCAAAATCTTTCCACTCTTCCGCCGTTTTAGCAGCAGCTCGTTGGTGTGCACGGGCTTGAGCATGGACAGAACTTTGAACTTTAAACGCACCAACTCGCATAGAGACAGGTAGCTTTGATTGTTTACTAAGTTCAAATTCCTGATCTTTAGTAAGTTCGACCTTTTGATTTCGGCTTTGTGCCATTTGTTCGTCAAACCGGGTCAGGGTTGCGAACAAGTCTTTAGTTTTCAACATGTTGTTTTCCTTTCGTAGATCTACATATCTATTTAGGAAGTAGGAAAACCTCAACAAGTACAGCAATAATACTCACGCCAACCACAATAACCTTGTGTTTCTTTTTCTTCGATACCATAAAAGCAGTACCTAAGCCAAATCCGGTTGCAAACAGAGCAAAAGTCATAACATCCCCTTAAGACATGGCAAGGAGAGACAGGGAAGAAAGACCAGCTACGATATAGCCAGTAGTGAAAGCGCGTTGATATGCTGCGCGGGTAGCCTGTACCGATTTTACGAAACAAACACCCGCAACAAAACCAAGTGCGATTACCATCTCTTTCTTCCTTCTCGTTAGTTGATATGAGTAGTATACACGAATACTGACGATGGTCAACTACTTTAAAAAAGAATTTTCACGATAGTAAAAATTATTGCGTAATGAACAAGATGATGTGCCATTTGGTCTAGACCGAGATGATACCAAAATACTGGTTCTTGTGGTGTGTGACCTCGACTTAATTCAACTTTCATTTTATCAATAAAGAAGTGAGATATAAAATCAAAAAGAGTAAGACCAAGTACAACCCATATGTTCAAACCCATAATGATCGCAACGAACATTGTCATTAATGCATGTACCGTACAATGTGCTGCAAGGGGTGTAACCCAACCAACCTCTTTAAATTTCCCAAGCATATACTTACCTTGTAACAGGTAATCCGCTGAAAAATGTTTTATTTGGTAAAACACCAACAACCAAAAAATAGTACTAACAGGTTCAATCATTTCAAAAAGTCCTTACAAACAATGTTCTCATCAAATACTTCTGGGTATCCAAGAAGGTTCACCAGACGTTGACGACATGCTACCACGTTAGATTCCACTATGTCAAAACCAAAAAGCTGATGAGAAATGGTTTCCTTATCATGACCCATATCTAGCCTACGCTCGGCAATCCGGTACAAAATGTTACCGTCACCACAGGCAGGGTCACAAAAGGAACCATCCCAGTTAACAACACGGTCAAGTAACATATCAGTAACCACGTCTGGGGTAAAAACCTCGTGGGTGGATTTCTGTCGCTCTAAGTTAAACTCGGAAGCAACCCGATTCTTATCCTCTGTGTGCGTCCCTGAATGGTATCTTCCTCGTGTTTCTACTTCATAGTAGGGTAACACACCCATATAGTCACAAATCCACTCACGAATCGTTGGAAGAGGTTTGGTGAGGTCTGGATATGGTACTGATGCCAGAGTACCAGAATCTAAATGCTGGTTGTTTTTATAAAGCGCCAAGAAAACTCTAGCATAATCCGACTTGATATACTCCAAGAATTTATTCGCTTCTTCTAAAGTATCAAACCCATAGTGATGCCATTTAAGATTTGGTTTCGTTTCTACTATGTATTCTTTAGGGACCATAGTAAAGAAATCTGCGTTAAACCTTTCCCCAGCGATTGGGACATGACCACGGATCAAACCAATATTGACGAAATAGTTTCCTTCTGGATTTTGGCTATTTAAAAGATTCTTTTGAACTGGTAACGCTTCATACAGCTTTGATATCTGGGTTCCGAAATAGTTTAGTTCATCAACTTTCATCCTATTTCTACCGTTCGTCATAGGCCCGTATACATCGATATACCCACTAAATGGAACACCAATTATTGTATGGGTTATGGATAATGGTACAAATAATCCAGCAGAAAAATAGAGGTTCCCATCAATTAGTTCCATTGATGTTATGTTTTCGCCGACTATCTTTTTAAATTCAACCACCCGTTTTTGTTCTTTGACTGGACGACGATTAAAAAATGGGGCAGATGGATGAACACAAATTATCTCTCTCCCAATAGAACTCGCTTTGTTAAAGAAGTCTAAGTGGAGATTCCTGTTATATGGTGGATTCATTATCACGTAATCATATGAAATCATATCTGTTCACCTACATACATCATCACCGTAATATCTTCTTTATTACTCCTAGTCTGTTGACCGACATATACGTGTCGAGACGGATACCCCATTTCTATAATCTTTATAGCTTTTTCGTAATTTGTAGTTGGAATAATTCCCTCATAACAAACCAATTCTTTGGCCCCGTCTTCATGAGCCCAACATGGATACCCATCTTCATTAATATAAAATACGGGGCCACCAATTCTATGTAGCATAAACACCTCTAAAAGTTAAGGGGGCTAATGCCCCCAATTATCATAGACAAATAATATCTTGATGGAAAATGTCGTTTTCAACATCACGATAAGAACGGACGTCACCAACATAATCTCGATAAAATTTAATTAGGTCTTCCAACTTCCGGAACGAACTATGAACCTCTTTTGTAAAGAACAAGTTTCGTAGTGCGTCATAATACACAACGTGGCTTTCCATCACATGATATCGGTCTTCCATACCGAAATAGTCTGGTTCATATACAACGGAAATAAAAGAGATCTTACCGATTTGAATGTTTTCCAACAGTTTAAATTCGTCAAATTTAATATTCATATTGATTCTCCGTAAGGATTGTAATTACTCGATCTTGGTTTCTTACTACTCGTAAAGAATCTGGTGGATTCTTTACAAATTCTCGGATTCGGATTTGTGCATTTACATCTAGGATACCAACCCGACCCATATACCAGACAGTATACATATCTCTATCTGCTGGTGTAAATTCTGGATATTCTTTAATGATATCGGAGTCTTTAACTTTGATATTTTCCACCCGCTGGAAATACCTTACAATAAAATGGTCTGTTAGGTTTAATACCCCGACAGTTCTCCATGTACTGTAATTATAATGATCTTCTATCCTACCACCTAGATAATCACCGGGCTGTAATGTGTATTCTACCTCTTCTAAAATACGATGGCAATTTGCTATCTCATCGTTCATTAGTTGAATTTGGCGATTAATCTTGGTCACTCTAGAGGGTTTAATTCCACGAATACGACGACCGTTCATAATTAAACCCCCGGATATTCAATACGATTCTCGTTTATCTCGTTCCAATAATCGTCACTCTCATTATTACCTTCGTCGTCATCCCAGTCTCGACGGGTCCAATCCTGATTTTCTGAATCCCAGAATGCAATACACCAATCACCAACTCCCTCGTATCCATCATCAGCACCATATCCATATCGGATTTTTTGAACCCAATAATAACCAGATTTTCGGTTCTGTACTCGGAGTTCGTCCAACTCCTTATTCTTTGTTTCTGCTAGTTCCTGAGCAAACTTAATTACTACTGGGATTAGGTCAGGATGAATAATAGACCGACCCCAACCAGACCAAATAATAATCTTACCGTCTTTATTGGGCCATGAGAACTCTTTGAGGAACTTGTAATCACTCATAACAACAGACAATTCCCAGTTGTTGCTCTTTCGTTCACCCAGTTCGTTTACAATCCATTTTGCATTCATAATTTTATCCTCTTTGAATTTTTAAATATTATTACATATTATTTTTCTTGTGTCAACTTACACATAGCAACACAATAATCGACAAAAGATTTTATATCTGGGTTTTTCTCTATTGGGTCTAAGTTCACTTCCGGTTGTTCTTTCACTTCCACTGTTTTAAGTAAATCCCAAACAAGGTCAACGTGTCTGGTCCGGATACAAACCCGGATACTGTTGAATTCAATGATAATGAAAAATCTATTAGAAGAACTATCACCCCGAGGGAAGCTGTAATAAGATACATCAAATGAATTATCGTTCATCCCAATTGCTTCATAAGAAAGTCTACCATATTTATCGCCTGTAAGTGACACATCTCCATATTTTTTAAGATTTTTGATAAAAGAACGTACTTGTCCTTTACTAGACAAATAAACAGAATTTCTAAGCATTGGCATTGCAATATAAGATCTATGTGTATTAAGCCAAAGTTCCGAACTGTAATTAGAAAACCACATTGTATCTGATAAAGCTTTTGCAACATGACGAAGGTCATCACATGTTGCATTCTTTGCAATCATACGAGCATTCTTGTTTAAATATAGAGGTGGTTTACTGGTCTTCTCCTTTGATGTGTTGTTCAAGTCTTCGGTATCATGTTTAGAATACATTTTAACCATTACACAGAACCCCTAACATTAACAATACAATAGTTGACAAATGATGAAATTTCAGTGGACATCATAGACGTTGTTTCGTTTTTTGGTGCTTTATGGTATTGATTGTAAAAATCTCTGATACTATTAATATAATTTGTTCTGATCCAGAAGATTTCACCATTATATTTTGCTTCCAACATAGTCTTATCTTTATCATGATAATCCCGTTCATACAATTTATAAGAGGTAAAATCGTTGTTGGAATCATTCATCCCCAATGCAGACCAAGATAACTGGACAACCTTTTCAAGTTTCAATTCCCCTGAATTGCACAATTCCTTAATAAAATTATCTAATTCGGATTCGAGGTCAACACAAGCAACAAACGGGGTCTTTGTGTTTTTATAACTACGATACTTGTTTTCGTAGTTATGTGACATAGTTGGAAACTTTACAGTTTTATCTAGAATCGTTGCAATTTCCACTAAACCGTGATTACGAAGATATTCAGCATTTTTGTTGCGGAGAGCCTTAATCTTGGTTTTGTCTACGTCATCTCCGTTCATACCGATATATGAATTGTTTTTGGGTTTTGATCCTGTATGTACGACACCATTATACATGGATGAAAGCTCCTGTTCGATTTCGTTTAGACTAATATCATACATTTTCATGATGTTTCCTTAAAATTAAAGGGGATTGTCTTTCGACAACCCCCTTATCTTACTATTACTTGCTCAGGGAGTCAATGTAATCTTGTACTTCGATATCACTTACTTGAGTGACCTTATCACCGGTAAAGGTGTTAACTCGGGTAAGAACTTCGCTCACATCGATATCAACCAGTGCTGCGGCTTCTACCACATCTTCTGCGGAAGCAACACCAAGCTCATTTGCAGCCTTAGTTTCACGGATGAATTCCAGTTTTACTTGGAGGTCGTTGAGTTGATCATTGAGGCGGACGGTAGCAACCTCGATCTCGGAGCGCATACCAACAAACTCATCTGCTTTCTTGGTGAGGGCCTCAGAAGTCCGACGATACAGGATACCCAGCTTACCGTGACTTTCCACATTAACCCCTTTCTTGAGAAGACCACGAATCTCGTTTTCTTTCTTAACTGCGAGATTGGTTTTCTCTTCTGCCAGACTACGGAGCCGTTTTTCTTCTTTGATAGACTTGACGTGTGCAGTACGGAGACGGGTGATTTCGTTGATAATCCGTTCCGCTGCCCCAGTATACTGATCTTCGACTGTAACGTTTTTGGTGGTGAAGGTCAGGATTTTAGCGGTGATAAATGCCCAGATTTGTTTCAGAGTTTTCATTTTCATTTCCTTTTTATTGAGAATTGTTTAACTATTTTAGTTCAAAGCGACAATCGATACTACAGTGTGAGTTTCAGGTCCAAACTCAAACCCACAAGAATGTTCCGATGAGTATGAGAATTCAAGAGTTCCTGTATCAAGAACTTTTTCTGCGGATTGTATAGTATCAAATACTATAATCCGAGAGTCGTTATGGAAATCATTATGAGGAACTATTTCTACCTCTGTATCGCCATCATAACTCCAAACTTCTTTAGTAAAACGAATCGGTTTACGAGAAAGTTTTTCAATAATAACCCACATAATCTTACCATCCTTCCATTGGGAACTCAAGATAAACTTGTGCGTTCCGACGAATTTCATTACTGATCTTCTTTACTCTGTCTGTATTACGGGATACACGACCAAACCAGCGCCAACCGTTACCAATTGTCTTTGACCCAGTGTGCCATGTTTGCCAATCAAACTGCAACAACGTCCGGTCAGGAGCAGTATGCAACACCAGTTCGCCATTGTCAATCTTTTCCAAAACTTCTTTGTGCCATTGACGGTAAATGAGTTCTCCATCTGGAACTTGACTAAACTCGGCTTCACCTACTGCAAAATGAGTAGGGCAGATATCACCATTAACCAAACCAAGGATATGATCAGACAGATAACGAGGGTTGTCATAGTCGGGTTGCCCTGCTGTGATGAAATGCTGACCTACCGGGATGTCTGGACGCGGAACGTCATCATGATGATAGCCGGGGATTGCGGGATACCAACCGGGCATAAGCATGTGTACACGAGAGTCAAACACAACATCCCCATATTGCCATTCTTCCGGTAGATTGGCGATGAAACTCCTAGTTATAGGACCACCATGATTTATAGCAAAAGCCAAATCGCAGTTGAAGAACATAGGTTCGTTCTTGATTTCGTCATTTGATACATGTTGAGCGAACTGTCCGAGATTCTGGAACTTGGAATTAAAAATCTTTTTGCTATTCATAATTAATCCTTATTGAAATAATCATCGGCGCTATCGGAAGTCAGTGGGTCATGTTCGCTAGTATCATATAACTCAACATTTACTTTGGTAGAGATACTACTACAATTGTCTCGGTGTTCTAAACTAACCCACAAAGATATGTTCTCTTTGATGTAACGAATCAAATACTCTTGATTTTGCTCAACCCACTGTTCATAAGTCATTTTAGTATCCATGGTTATCTCCTTTTGTTTCGACAAGAAGAGTATCCCATTTCTGAGATACCCAGTCAACAATTATTTTGAAAAAGATTTGTGAATAGCTACAGCTTCCCATACCTTATTAAATGCATCTTCAAATGCATCATTTTCAGCGTATTTCCTGTCGTATTTTTCTGGATCTAATCCACCAGAATTGACACCATGAAAAACTAAACCGTTTTTTAATGTAATTATACAGAATAGATATCTGTTATGCTTTTCAACAATACCATCCACTCCATATACACCATTTGTGTTATCAATACCCTGTTTTGCGGTAAACCAAAAAACAGTACTGATATAACTTCCTACTTCTTCTTTGCTTATTTTCATTTATCCGATCCAATCTATGAGTATAAAAAGACTCTTGGTTGTGTACACATATTCACTAACGAAACAACCTTCTGCATACCAGATCTTTTCTCCGTTGGAGATGACCATACCTCGTTTTATCGGTTCCTCGTTGAAAGAGAACATATTAAACATATTCTCCCAATCTTGACAATGAACGACCCAAGGTTTGATGTACCTGTATTGCCCTAGAATAAACCCGTCTCTGGTTTTTACTCCACCTCGCATTTCAAATAGATCGTCTGGGGATTCATCTGATTGTACCATGAAAACACTAGGGCCAATTTTTACATCGAATTTCATTCTTTCTTACCTGCAACCATAAGCAAAATTCCAGAAATAACCGGACTGAACACGATAGAACCAACCATCCAAAGAGCCCAATTCCTATTCCACATATGAGCCCCAATTGAAACAAGAGCACATAAAGCAACATACAACCCGTCGTTGATGATAAATTCCATTATACTTTTACCCCAGTTAGAACCACAATTTCATATTCATCCAGAGAGAAATCAACGTCCGGATCTGAATAAAATGTATTGATCCCTCTTTTAATTTCTCCCCTTTCGAGAATACGCTTGACATCCATATAAGCCAATAGACACCAAACGTTGTTAGAGAATTCCGGTTCTGTTAGACAATAGTCTGTTTCTCCATCTATATGGCTGGTGAAAACTTCCCAGCCTACAAACTTCCCAGTTTCTTTATGTGCAAGTGCAAACATATCTTAACCCTCGTTTTTGTAACGACCATAGTATAATATCTCAGCTTCTTTCCGTTTTAGGATGGCTTCTGATTCATCAGAACCATAATAAAGTTGGATACATTTTTTGTCAACATATATGTAAGATATCCATACACCTCGGTCTTTCCTATACTTAACTCCTGATATCCCAGACTTACAATCCTCCCTAACTTTTTGATCAAAAGATTGCATTTCGTCACTAGTCCATTCGCATGTATCTTTACTGTAAATGTTACTTGAGTTTATCCGGTTTATAGAAGTACCATCCGGCCTGATTCCCATGTCTTCGACGAAGTGTCTAAAACCTTCACCTCCCCGAGAGAGCCACCGTTCGCATACTGTTATTCCTACAGCACCATATTTGTAATACGAGTCATTATTCTCGTTAGTACACCTACTTACCATAGCATTGTACGATGAATATGTGTATTTGTCTATTATGAATTTATTATATCGTTTACAACCACAAGATTTCGTCTTTCCGTCTTTAACCCGTGAGTGTGTCGTTTCAAACTCGTTTCCACAATGACACCTACATAACCATAATGTAGGTTTTCCTGTTTCTTTTCTTATTACACGAATGAAGGTTATCCCATTGATAACCTTCCCAGACATATCTATTAATTTCCTTCCCAATCTCAACTCCCAAAAGGTTTGATCAAATGTTGATTTTTCAGGAAAAGTTGGACGTAATTTTTACCATTATGTGTCTGATCGTTGTATATATCTACCACCAGATTATGATTTTCGTATGCAAATTCCCTAAACCACCCAGATGTAATAGAAGTACAAACCTTTTCCAATGCCATCATAAAAGCTTTGGCTGGATGAACCTTACCCGGAAATGGTACTATACACCGTTCTAGTGCCAGAACACAAGCTTCTTCATACACACCAAGAAGTTTAAGACGCATATCACACTGTTCAAACTTCGTTTTTGATGTCATCACTTCTTCACCATCAACCATGTATGACAAGTAAGCGGGTCGTTCTCCAACAGCAATAGCTTGGTGAACTGTGTCATGGTCCATAGTGTAAAAATCATCGGTAAAGAAATCTTTCTTCCCTACATTAAGCTTCGGGTGTCCGTAAGTCAAGGATTCTTTTTCACGTTTCTTGAAGATCTCGAATTCTTTTTCATTCATCACCACACCAAAGTCACGAAGTTCGTGAATGGATTTCATGGTTTTGATGAAATTTCGAGTATTCTTTTTGAATCGATGGGACATCTTGATTGCCAGTAGAATACCGGGATTTGCTATCTTGATCTTACCATGCTCGTTATTCATGTAGTTCGCAATCATCTCATCAGACGAACCCGGTTGAATGATATAAGCTTCATGGTAGCAACTACGACAATCCCCACGTTCAACAACAAAAGCCCGTACATTTGGATTCTGTACGGCTACAGAGCGGCCTTGCATACGAGCTTGGTATTCACTCCACTCTTTTTCTGTTGCGATGAAATCATAATCCATATCTTTAGTTGGGGCCATACAATCAGCGTAAAAGCATTCCAACATAGCACGAGAACCAATCAAAATCATAATATTACCCTCAAAATTTATGGGGTCAATACGACCCCATTTAAAATTAGCAACTACTTTCTTCCCAGTAGCTAGGCTCTGCATCAACGGATACGGTAAAGCCTTCCCCACCTTCACCATAACAAGAACTACTCAGCCAGTCATTAAACACGATCTCATCAGAGTCGGTGTCTAGTTCTACACCATAATCATGTTGACCAGCAAGATCACGTACTTCTTTCAGGAGTACAGCCAGTTGTTTTGCTTTTTCTACCAGTTCATTACTACGAGACATTTTAGTTTTCCTTTTGTTTAAAAATTAACACTGATCCGAAGAACTCATCCAATAACCATGACCGTCGCCATGACCGTAATCCTCGGCTTGTTCCAGTTCCCAATATTCATGACCGAACGGATAGTAAGTCCGACCACTTCCGTAATCCCCTACTGAGAATGATACAACACCAGCATCAGCGAATTTAGTTGCAACATCTTCCATCATTTCCGCCAGTTTAATAACTGTACTCACGGCTTGTTTTGCAGTCATATCGCCACTTGCGTGAGCCGCTTCAATTTTATCCATTTCTTCTTTGATTTTATCAAACATTTTTTAGTTTCCTTGATTTTAAAATTTATTCGTTGATGACAACAACAAGACGAGAGTAACTGCTATACATATCATTGGATTTAGACCAAGATACCCCATACCCATCTTTGACCAGACGTTCAACCAGTTCAGAACGGATCTCTGACGGGATGATCTCGTTGGGGATACTAACCGTTACGTTATAGTCATTTGTCTTTTTGAGAAGATATTCGTAAACGAAATTTAGTGCGTTTTGAATCAAAGCTTCTCGCTTCTCGGTGATCTTTTTGTGAATTTCAGAGCTTTTCATTACCATCGTTCCCTTTTGTTCAATCCAAATGCAATTGTGTTTTCTATAATGTTATATTGGCGATTTTCTGATTTGTGCTTGATTTCTTTCAATCGAGACACCAATTCTTTTTTCTCATCACGATTAAACTGGTCTTTATGTAAAATACCACGTTCATTCATCTCATGAATCAAGACATTCCCTTGGTGATACACCAACTTTATCTCATGTGGTTTAAATCGTCTTGGTAGATTTGGTTCCTCGATGTCAAAAGTAAAAATCAAACCATCTACATTATCTTTTCTTGACAAGTTCCATGTAAAAGGGTCGTTATCAATCACCTCGATAATCTTTTTTGCCAACGGTCTGATGTTTGGGATGTGTTTCTTTAACAACCAAAACATATCACATCACCTCTGGTTGTGTAAATACCGCTCGATATTTCTGTTGAAGACTACGAACTGATACAATCATTGGGGTTTCTGTGTTACTTTTGAAATCTTTTACCATCAAAGAACCCATACCACCACGAGACATAACAACCCCTTTTTGGAAATGTTCCCCGACTACCCATCCTTTACCTTCAAGAACGTATACAAGTGCTTCGGAAAAAGTCATATCAAATTTCATCATAATATCCTTACTTTAGATCCGTTTCAAGAAAGTTTTTAAACGCTTCGTTTCTTTTATTTTCCTCTACACGAGAAGACAAATTCCTCAAGGCAGTTATAATTCGTTCTCTTTCTCTTTCGTTGAAAACATCATGAACTTTACCATCATCATCATCATCATCATACATAATTGAGATTGGAATGTAAATACCCCACACCAATTTTACACCGTCTCCAATAACAAAAGTTGATGCGGATCTGTCTATGTGTTCACGTCTCAGATCGTCACAACTATCAATGATCTCAATAATCTTATCTACTTTTCCTTGAAGTGGGGTAGGTGTAGAAGGATTAACAACATCCCAATATTGAGGCTGTTTTTCTGAATTCAAAAGATTAAAAATCCAACCCCAAAATTTACCTTTACCTTGCATATCACTATACCTCTTCAAAAATTTTCAGGTCCGATACAAACTTGATGTGTTTGTTATCAAGAAGATACTGACCAATCCCCTTTTCGGCTGCATACTTGTCTACCGCACGATACTCTCGGGTTTCGTCGTACACTTGATCGTCTTGACCAACATAAACAACTTTAAACATATATTCTTTCATATCTATTCTCCCTTGTTTTGATACAGGTATATTCTCATGATTTGAATTTAAAGTCAACTGATGTATCCAAACTTTTTCAGTAATTTAAAAACAGGTTCATCTCCCACCTTCGGGTTGCGCCAACATTCATCACCACGGACCCACACACGGGGCAAATGAAGAACGGGATCGATGATTTCACCATGATATAGAGTTACCAATACCAATGATTTATCTACCTTAATCGAGTTGTCCAAAGATAAGGCGGCGATGCCGAATTTTTCTTCGAAATCAAACACATCGCCCATATTTTCAGAAACAACATAATATTTCCAACCAATGTTTTTCATATCATTCTCCACAAAACAAATCCTATATCACATAGGATACAGGATTTTCATTTAGAGTCAATCAATTTTTGGGTATTTTGGTACTGTTTTTTCCACCCATTCACATTGATAAACCTTTTCGGTTTTCACATCATATTCTTCTGGGATTAGTTCTTTTCCGAACGAGACCCATAACATGACCCACAGAACATACCCAACAACTTGATACCCAGACGCCCCTTTATTAAAGAAAACCTGTCGGATTGCCAAAACAAACAATGGAAGAAAAAACCCAACACAAATAATACCGATTGCCCACCACATACGAACTTCTAAGATTGGATCCATCATGAAAGTGCTTCCTCTTTTGTAATAATAGTAAGTTCTCTGTCTCGGAAATCCCAGTTGTTTCCATTAACGCTACGGATCTCTGTATTTCTAGCTGCGTAAGCAGATCCTTCCCCATGCCCACCACCAAATGTGGTAACTTCGGTTGTTACTTTAAATTTCTGACCATCATCGTTTTTTACATAAAATTCGTCTGGTAGTTCGAACTGTTTTTCGCCAACCATTTTGACATAACTTGACGCCCAACCACCACCAGAAACATATACAACTTTAACACCAGAAAGATTTTTCTTCAAGATGTTACAAGTGTTTTCTAAAATTGTGATTAATTGTACTGTGTTTTCACAGAGCCCAACCATATCAGAAATCCGTGACTTCTGTTCTTCGAAAGTGATCATTTCATATCCTCAATACGAGATTTCAAAACCATCAACGCATCTTCTTGGTTCTTGAGGTCAATAGGACGATTGTGGTTGTTATACATATCCCATAAGATTTTACAGGATTCCTCACTGAACACATTATCGAAGATCCTAGGACTTTCACTAATGTCGAAAAGAGATATAATTTTTTCTTCTTTATCGAAATGGATCTGAGTTAGACCGTCGATTTTCAAAACATTGTTCATAATCCAACTAATCTTACCATTGTTTTCTGCAAAGAACAACCACTTTACGATCTCGTTTTCAATATTTTTCATTCCGGAACCACCCACTGAATTTCCAATTGAGAATAAAACTCGTTATTAAGGTCTACAATACACCATCCGTCAAGGGTATCCCAATATTCGATGTCATCTAGGTTGATGCGCCATTTTTCCGACTCGATGCGTCCCTCACCATCAGTCCAAACCGCAATACAGTATCCCTCTCCGGGCATGATATTAGTTAGTTTCATATTAACCCCACATTTCGTTGTATTTGATATATGCACATTCGATTATTTCGTCTTTGTGGAATGTTTCGTTTGGGTCAAATGATACCATGTCCACATTAACAGAAGTATCTGTGTTGTCTTTAAATGTAACAATAAATTTTGTTACATACTGGATTATACCGTTGTTGAAGATTATATTCTTTCCTTTGTCATTACAACCAGTGTCAATCCGAATTTCAACAATATCAGGTTTCTTCATTGCTATATCCTCAGAAAGTAAAAACCCTATACCAGCGATGATATAGGGTTTTGGTTATACTGTCAATGGATTATTTCCATTTAGTTGGGACAAATTCGTCCGGATACTTGATAATGACCGACATAATCTCTGGCATCACTTCCAGATCAGGCGCTTGAAACATCTTCATCACGATGTTAAAGAACATTCGGTCTTGTTTGAATGTGTTCTGCATAGAGATTGCATATTCGCGCCGTTCCATTCCAGCACAAGCCTTATGGGCCTCTCGGATCTTGGTATACGTTGAACCAGCAACACTAACCACATGGTCTTCAAATTCTTGGATTTTTGTTAGAGATAACGAATCATCCAAAAACAGTTGACGTAGGTCATCAGACACACCTTGAGCAACTGCAATAACCAAATCCTTGTTGTTGGTAATAGAGTCTTTCAGTTTATGACGCGCTACATATGAGGTGGTCTTGATCTTAACGCGGCTACCATCTCGCATAACCAGAATATAACCTTCGATTCCGGTTTCGTTGTACATGTTCGAAATTGCGGTATTAACATCTGTACCTTCTTCAAACATGAACTGATCTACCGCGTACTTACGGAACACAGGAGAACGAATCAAACTATTATTTGAATAATATTCCCCAGTATCACGATGACGGACGTTCAGGATCTTGAGGCTTTCTTCTGGATACATAATAACAATCTGGTTCTTCGGAGAACACCATTCCAAATTCACGGTATAACCAGCTTCTTCGCAATCGATAATGAAGTCCAAAAGGTCTGTGTGGTTCACCAACCAACGATTCGCGTCATTTGCCTGATCACTATTAATTGAGGTCTTACTTTTCAGCATGTAGTTAATGCGATTGTCGTCTTCTGGGTCGATGAAGTGATAAGAACTCATCAAACTACCATCTGCTTTATCTTCATATCTATCGATATTAGAATAATCCAATTCCAGTTTATCGAGACCGACGACACCGGAATTTGTTAGGTTCCATGCTTGGCGTTCTGCTAGGTTGAAAAACTTTTCCATGGGTCGAGACGCGATCCGGTATGGTTCACCGTTAATCAGCTCGAACATGATACCGCGACACTCTAGAGCATCTGGGAGCATCCATTGGGTTAGCCCTGCAATGTGATAGGAGAATACCCGAAAATGGTTTCCAATAGAAGACCAATGGTCACGAAAGAAGAAACAATCTCCATGTTCTTCGGTCAACTTCAAAAGGTTGTTATAAAGTTCTTTCATTCAGTAATCCCCAAGTTGATAGTATTGAGATCTTTTAGTTCAGTTTCGGACAATTCGAATGTGACACATCCAACTTTTTTAGCTTGAGTTAAACGGGTCATGATATCGGCAGAACGAGCGATAATAAGAGTGATAGTTTCTAAATGTTCTACATCTAGATTTGTCAAGTCAATTTTCATAGAGCATCCATAATAGTTTGGGTATCCATAGCCGCCAACAATTCAGATTCTCCGAAATGGGCTAGGATATCTTGAATGGTGAAGTAACTTAATACGTCAGAATCACCAAAATGGCTGATAAATTCAGATATGGAAATTGAATTCATTACTGGTTCTGGGTCTACCTGATCTAAAGTCAAGTAAATGTATGGGTCGTGTCCATATCCACCAGAAATTTCAACACCGCGAGCTTCTAATTCTACATCAATTCTATTCATATTAAATCCAATCGTGGATCAGGTTATATTCTTCTTTTGTTAGAATAACCTGAGTTGCTTTCTTATTGAACCATGGGTAATAAATCCAAGTATACAAAGCAAATTGTTCATCTGTCATGATGTTTTCAAGATTGTCTGGATTTGTCAATTTTACATTTTTAAGGTCAATTACAATTTGCATTTAGATATACCTTTCAATAATTTGTAGTTCTTCGATGTCTACCAATATAGTATCCACTAATGGAGACTTCAACGCAGTAACCAACTTCAACAGGACATATTTTTCGTCTGCGGTTGGTAGATCCCCTCGAATAGTACGCTGGACCCACTCAATTTTTGTGTTTTCCAAAACATATTCTAATTTAATTTCATACTTCATATTTACAAATCCAACGCATGAACCCAAGAACCAATCAGATACACGGTTCCGGTTTCTGTTTTTACATAACGAACTTCCCCATCAATTTCAATCTTTTCTGTGATTGGTGAAGTTACAATACTATCCCCATTTTCAAACCGGGTCAGACAATCGTCATAGATAAGACCAGACAGACGGTTTCCGGGAACTGGGCGGACTTTAGAAAGTGTGGCGTGATGTTTCATCTCTTATTCCTCAAACGATTCCAGAAACTTGATAATATCAACACGGATCTCTTTTTGTAATGATAAAGTGGGGCTATACGGATCAAAATCACAGAGGTCGTAATTTGTCTCTTTCCATGGGTATTCACAAGCCCATGAAAGCATACCTTTATTAATACCATCATTTACGTAAAAATGATATTTCCCTTCATAACAACGCACTTCCATTAGGTATTTGATGAATTCTTCTGGTGTGACTTTAAACCACTCCTTTACAATCCGTTCACGAGGGAAAGTAATCATACCAATTTCTCCATATGTTCACGCATAAGTTCAAACCGACGTTTCATGTCTTCTTCTGTATTTTCGGGAAACCCGATAATGAATTTAATATCACCTCGTTCCCGAGCTTTCTTGATAATCATCCCCATGATATCAGACTTACCCATGTGATTTCCAAGAGAAGGGATATAGTCGATGACTTTTCCTAACGGTATACCACCTTTCGGGAAATGGTCAACTGGATACATAAACTGGACATCCATATCAGCGAAAAATTCTTTGTTCATAACAAATACCTCATATATCAAATAGTTTGTCTAGAGACGGTTCAAACAACTTGTTGGCCACATAAGATAGAATGTCGGCATGACACAGTTTAGGTTTACAACAACACCCTAAACGCTTACCTTCGAGTTCTTTGAAATCTTCACGAGTAAGGTTACCCGTTCTGATCTGTTCTGTCAACCAATTTTTATATTTATCTAAAACAACCTCTCGGTCTTCTTCTCGACGTAAGGGGAAAGGATTCCCCCACTTAGAAGGACGCATAACAACGACGTCGCAAGGTTCTTTATTCAGGTTTACTGCGCGACATCTATTCATCACGGTCGTGTTCATATATAGACATTGGCGCTTGTCCCCAACACCCAACAAATAGATAAACCAAAAGAAAGGTTACAATTAATATACATTTCATACGTCACTATTATCCTTCACTTCACCAAACTCCAACGCACGTTTACAACGTTCTATCTGGTCTGGACGCATCAGCATAACAAGCCCAGTATCAGCCATTATAGATTTAATCGCTTCCCGAAGAACTTTGATATGATATTCATCAGACAACATCACTATTATCCTGCATATCGCCATATACCAGTTTATAAACTGTTCCTGACTTGGTTACAATATGAGTTGTTACATCGTTGCAATCCCGAATATATTCAATGATAAAAGAGGTAACTATTTGCTCACCGTCATCAAAACGATTCTTGGTATCACAAAAAAACATAACCAAGTGCTTTGTTTTCGTTGAACGGATATGGAGACGAGTTTTTTAAAATCGCATCGTGTTTCATTCTTCTACCTCGAACAAACAATCTTCTTCATCCGGATAGCAATTATCGATGTTATTGGGCCATTTAACCCAAGTCCAACCCGGTACTACATCCCGATATTCATGGTTTGGGATCACAACACCAATTACATCAATTGGATTCGACTCTCCGCCGTTACCATCGTATGCCCAACGGCTTTTTGGATCCAATTTTACCAGAGTACCAATTTTAATATCTTTGTTCATTTTTAACTCTCCGAATATACTTCAACAGAAAAAGGCTCGTCGTCAAGGTGGATAACATGGTTTAGTTGACCAAAATAATCGCAAATGGCACAAATCTTTTCTTCGTTGACTCCATATAGAACAAGTTCCCAACGACTATAACCATACTCACTTTCAGGATAATAAGAATTGTACTTAACTTCTGTTTGTACTGTAGCCAACATGGATGCAACACTGTGAAGTACGTATTCTTGTTTATCCTCGTCTTTTAATCCAGATTCGATGTATGCAAAGGTCTTACCACCGGATTTGTCTTCGTAACCTTCGAAGTCATCCCAAATATTAATATCAATAATTTTCACATCAATCACCGTTAAAATGTATGTTCCAAACAGGACGATATTCCCGAATCAGCCGCTGCTCGTCCATATCTAACATCATACTAGAAGACCGGAAAACATACAACCACAAATTCCCCTTGTTGATAGTCTCCACCATCTTTTTGTTCTTGTCAACATTAGATTGTCGGGCGTTTCTCCAATTTACACAATTCCTATACGTATCGAATCTCTTCCAAAGATCGTTTGCTTTACCAATATAAAGGACTTTGGTCCCTCGTACAAACGCATATACCACATTTTGGTAATATGTCGGGACCAACATATCCCTCGATAACAAACCTCGTTCATCTAGATATAGCTTTGATATCTTCTTAAACCCCGGAAGCATATCATTCACCCTTAAAACTTCTACGCATCTTGTATGTCACGATCTGATAATTGAGACATGAGGTAAAAATGGAATGGATCTCATGACGAATTGATTGAGTTAGAGGAATTTCGACATTTTGTAATTTACAAAACTCAGAATGATAAATTTCCTGAATGTAACCACTATGAGTTAAATCATAAAAAGCCGCCTGTATAGGTTCCTCTATTTCGTTTTTTTGTAGGTTGTCGAAAATAGACAAGGCAGCAACTATACGTTCCTCCATGATCTTAGCAATGATCATTCCATTTTCATTCATACAACATTTTTCAGTATCATGATAAATCATTTTTCTTTTTATTCCTAATATAGGTTCGACGATTTAACCGAGTAACAATATTAAAATTTACCAATTCAAGCGTATACTGTTCATAAATCCAATAATACAAATCATCAACATTGACATCGGGGTATAATTTTAATACTTCATCACTAATTTCGTTGATATCTTGGTCTGTTGGTCTATAGATATAAAAAAGTTTTGATACCGCAATGACAAATTTTTCATTGTCGTCGATATCATTCAATTCCTGTTTGTGCTTTTCCATTCTGGACCGAACGTGCTTATCAATAATAGGGAATATATCCCTTGATTCTACACTATATGCACCCGTCTCTCTTGAAAATTTCATTTCAACATCCTTATAGCCTCTTTGGCTTTTTCAACAGATAACCCTTCTCTATGGATCTTCACCAGATGACTATGGTCATATCGAAGGTCATCAATAATAACGTATTTTTCAACACCACTAACTTTAGCATACTCTTCTGCACAAGTAAACCGGTATTCCCCACCACCAGTATAGTCAATTACCCCATCGAGTTTGAGACCAGTGATTTCAGTGAAAACTGTCGAACCAACACAGTCAACATCACCACCCCGAAACCAAGAAGAGATTCCTATTAGTTTAACGTCGTCGTAGGCTCTCAGAACGTCGTATAGGTTGTTTAACATCCATGGACATATAAGGTATATGATCCCATCAACAACTTCCCATATCGCTTCTGATGAGACGTATGACGATACTTGATTTGTGTGGGCAACTTCTGACGTTTCATAGTTGTTTAGTGGTCCATCCACATCTAAGAAAACATACCTCATACAAGAACCCGTGATGCAAGGATCGCCGAATGGCGCTTCAACTTGGTTTCCAAAGATTCTAATTTATACCAATCAGTCCATCGTGTCATTTCTTTACTTCCAATAGTACCAGTGAACCAATCGGATATTGAAGGTGGATTATAAAATCCAGTGGAAATACTCATCCTAATTTTATGACAAAAGTAAAAAGTCACATAATAGGTGCTTTCTGAACCTAATTTCAAAGACCAGACTTTGGTTGTTGAAAATACCTTCGTCATCTCGAATTGTGCATCTGGTAGGAAAGAATGAATAAAATATTTCTTGTGATCGAATCCTTCATCAACCAATGTCTTGTAGAGGTCAGATGCTACTTCAATCAACTCGCGTAGGTTAACTTTCCAACCATATCCGAGGTTAATTACCCCGATATATGCTGGTGTAATATTTTTGTTTAAAATATTGAGGACACGTCTCCCCGAATCGGTTTGTGTGATGATGAAATCATAATCCCACAGACTGAAAACATGTGCGCGGTTTACTGATTTTAGTTTTGATTCTATAGCTTGTACGTAAGAAAATTCATGATCCATCATACTTTTGATACCAGCCATAGCAAGAGATAGACAGATTGGATAACCGAAATAGTCCGCAGTATCTTTATGGAGTTGTGTGTACATTTTATTCCTCGTCGTAAACTGGTTCAAAAATAACAGATTTACCGTACTTAGTAAATCCTTCTTTGGTGCTATACACCATATTTTTAAGATTACCTTTTATCCAACCGGTTTTTTGTTCTGGTGTACATTCCTCCCACGAACTCATCAACCCATTAGGATAGCAATTTTGGAAGTGATAAACCTCAACAGGTTTATCGTATTTGTTTTCCATATATGAAATGGAAGAATAGATCGAAGACTTATCATAGTGGGTTGGGAAGATCCAGTTCTCAACATCACCAGTCTTCTTATTGAGTGAAACTATTAGGGTAACCGTGTTTACATTAATTTTCATGATATGTCTCCTTGTCTTTCGATACACATAAGATACAGAAAAGCCGAAAGCATGTCAACACTTTCGGCTAGATTTTTAAGCAGCAAACGGAATATCTAGTTTTCCGTTATGAAGATAACCATCAATTGTTACAATATCGTAAACTTTGTTCTTTTCATCAAGCACATAGTTTAGATCGACACATTTCTCGTCAAAAACCAACACGGGGTTGTTTAGTGGGTGTGGTTCTCGTTTCAGAAACTCTTCACATGCGTCGAATTGATTTTCGTAAATGTGAACGTTGTTCATAACATGGGTAACCTTCCCGACCTTATGACCCGTGATCTTAGCCATCAGTTCTAGGAAAAACCATGCTTGGAGCATATTGGCGGGGCCACCTAGAAGGATGTCAGTGCTACGTTGATACGACGTAAGGTGAAGGGTATCACCGATAAGCTGGAACTGGTGCATCATCATACAAGGACGTAAACAACCTTCTTCGAACCGAGAAGGATCCCAGAAGGTGATGATCTCACCGCGATTATCAATACCAGCTTTCAGATCTTCATACACATCCCAAAGTAGGTCATATTCCCCACCCATGTTACCAAAGTCACGGGCGATTGCACCATAGACGTTACCCATATCATCCTCACCTAGTCGGTTCGGATTGGCTAACCATGCTTTTGTCTCATTTGCGTTGGCATCCCATGTACGAGTCCCGAGATCCCGAAATTGCTTTGCGCTGGTATATCCTCGCAGATAACCCACAAACTCAGCGATGAACATCTTGAAGAAAACGTGTTTATGAGAAATCATCGGACATCGGTCATAAACCATAACATGAGTTGGAATAGTTCGACAAACATATCCAGTACGAGAGTTGAAGATGTCATGACCAGATTCAAAAACATTCTTTACTAGATTGTAATATTCTGATTCGTACTTACCTTGTGGGAGTAATGTCATTGCATCAAGATCCCACCGGTAGATTTGCTATAACCCCCAAGAGCCTCAGTAGAACTCTTAACGTTTTCCATCTGCTCATAGAAAGTCGTCATAGCAAGCTGCATTTCGGTAAATCCGGCGCGGAGTTCCGTATTTGATTCAACTAGACTTTGAATTGTCGCTTCGTGCGTCTTGATTGTTTCTCGCTGGTGTTCCAACTGTTTAACCATTGCGTCGATCATAAAATTTTGCACAAAAATGGATTCTTCTACGGTTGGATTTTCTTTTTCGATTAGTTCATTGATATTCATTTACTTTCCTTTTTGAAATGAGTATAGACAACACTCAGCCCCTCTTTGGTGGTAAGAACCTGACTATCTACGATGCTCATAGTGCATGAGATTTCCTTGACCAACCCCATATCTAGGTTTACGTCACAGAATTGTTTAGATGGCATTGTAGCGCAGGATATAACGGTTACATGGGCTTCATTAACCATTCCAGAAGACATGAAATGATAAAGCATACTCGGTCCACCAATTACACAAAAATCGGTTTCTGGATTATTTTCAATCATCTGATTGATCAACCCCATATCATCGGAGATAACATCCGGACCCTCACCACTCTTAGTGACTGAATCAGGATTAGATGATAACACAATATGCATACGATCTTTAAGTTTACTTGGAAGAGATTCAAACGTCCCCCGGCCCATAATCAGAACTTTTTTGGAAGTTACATCTTTGAATTTCTTCATATCTTCTCGGATATGGGGCCAAGGCATAGTACCACAGTGCCCGAATTGTCCTTGTTCACCAACTGCAAAAACTAAACTAATCATCTTCTACCTCTTAATAAGTACATTCATAACAAGAAAATTCGTACTTACTTTCTTGTTTTTCATTAGGATTTTTGATCTTAACCCGGACACCACAAAGACAATTATCCTCCCATGGTAAACATCGGTGTTTCTTATTATCGACACCGATACAACGAATCAAATTCTCTCGGATCTCTTGCTTTGTCATATTTCTCATGGTTGGAGACCCATATCCATTTTAGTTACGTCAAACAGATAAATACTTGGATGGATAGAGCAATAGTTATCACACTTAAACCCAAAATACATACTATCCCGATAAACGTCTTTATCAACAATTTCCATAGAGTAAACAATATCACCTTTCTTATACACCAACAAAGAATAACCATCAGATTGGAAGGCTCTCCATGGATATGATGTATAATCATGGTCATATCGAACGTTAGTCAAGATAAGTTTATCTGCATAAATATAATCCAGTTCCATTTTAAACCCCCAGAAGGTTAAGAAGAGTGTATTCAGATTTCCCTTTTGCAAAATGACAGAAAGAATGAAAATCCTCCTTGGTATATCGACCTTTCCGAACATACATTTTAAAGGTACGATTCAAAATCTTTTCTCGATCTGATTGATGACCTAGCTTTTTCATTCTACTTCCTCCAAACACTCTTCTACCAATTTGAAATATTCTCCCTTGTTGTATCCACCCGGAACATCAAACATCAGGATACCATCATACTGTTCACCATATGAATTTTCGCTAATCCCAATAGCTTTTACACCAATCCAACCAACATAACACAACTCGATGATATCGCCGATACCAACTATATGGTTTTCACTAACGGGAGTAGTGATCCGATACTTTTTACCTGCTTCAATCATAATTATACCCTCACCAAGAACTGTTTTTCATATTCGGTAATGAAGAAATCTTGTCCACCCTTAGAGACCCAAAATCCACCCAAATCTTTATATGCTGGTTCGTCATGAACACGGAAAGGGTCTAGACCAACAATACCAACGAACAGCAGGTTGTGTTGATCTGTACACGGCATTTCGGAAACAAATTGGTTCATAGCTTCTTCTGATTTGAACTTATACATCATGATCTTAATCCTCATAAGATTTGCGAATACCAACAGAAACTTTTGCTTTTACGCCATAAGAACCGTCGTTCATTTGAGTTTTGATTAACATGACAACCTCCTTCCTGTTTCTTCATGGGCTATATTACAAAAGTTGGGACGTGAAATCAACTAATTTTTGAAAATAAATCCAGTACAGCAGATGTTTTTGCTTTCGCTTCAACTTCTAGGCAACCCAAACCAGACAGGATTTTAGCTTGTTGGATGACCATAGGATCATCAATATAATCGCTATGTGCGCGGGATACTTTGTCTACTTCACGGCTTTGTGAAACGTGGAAAAACGGTTTTTGGTTTCCCCAAGTGGAAAGGATTCGTTCAAACGTAGATGAACCAACATCCAAAAATTCGCCGGTCATAACAAGATGGTGATGGCAGTCATACAACATTTTTATACCATATTTTTCACAAATAAGCAACGTATTTTGAGTGTCCCCCGTGAAGATCTTACCGTTTTTATCGCTATTCTCAAATGAGAGCCAAGGAATAAGATCCGAATATTGACCATTATCAAGTTCTGGGAGATGATCTAAGTTGCCTTCAAGATGAATATTAATACAAGATTTGTCTGATGTAGTCAACCGTTCCATAAAATATTTGTGATACATGAGGGTAACAAAAGATTGATTTCTGGTATCTTCACCGACAGAATTGATGATAACAAACTGGTCCGGGTGAGTAGATATCACGATACCGTTTGAATCAATTACTTTTTTGCAACGATTTAGCAACATGTCCACAACGGATAACACGTCCACATCGTAAAGAGACCCTAACACTGGGTGGTCAAACAACGGAAGTAGATCTGAACTAATCCGCAGAGCATGACATTCAGTTGGCATACCAGACACAAAAACCAGTTGGTTGTACAAAGCATTTAGATTTTGTTTAACTTTAGGCATCAGCTTTGCCTTTAGTTTAATAGAATTTTTAGATACCACATCCAATGTAAGGAGTGACGGGTCGTCAATCCCGCATATCTGCATCATACTTTTTCTGGTAACCGTACCCATTTTTGTATCTTTATGAGCTGTAAAAGTTGATTTAGACTTATCGAAAATACCAGTCATACATACAGTACCAAGCATTTAAAAATCCCCTACAACATTATGTGGGTGTATACTAACAAAAAGGGTTGACCTAAGTCAACCCTTTTTTCATTTAAAATTCCAGAGTATCGAAATCTTTATCCATCAGATGGAGAACAATCTTTTTGAACTTCGCTTTTGTCTTTGAGTTAATGGGCATAGAACCCAAAAATTCCCAGTAAGAACCAGTAAATTCAAAAATCTGCAAATCGTCCCCGTCTACCTCAGTCGCCAGATAACCGAGGTTTGGACCACCAAGACATTCAAACAACCCAGTGCAAGTACCATCACCCCAACTCAGGGTATCTTCAAACAGTGAATTAAATTTTGCAGTTTGTTCTTTATTCATCTTAGCCATTATATTAACCTTTTATTTTTAGTTGTGTTGAGGTTGCAATACGCAACCCCTTTCTATTTTTATTACAGACCAGCCAGCGCACGAGCTTGGATGTCTTTCCAGATTTGGAAGTTAACAATCTTACCATCACGGAAAGCAATTTTCAGTTCGCCTTGGTTGAACTCATCGGCGGTTTGGTTCTCGAAAAGAACATAATCACCATCAACCTTCTCAACCCGCAGACGACCACGAGCTGACTTCTTACTGTTCAACGCGGTTTTCGGGTTCTTCTGCATGGAGATATCAATACCATCAACGATGGAGTGAGTACCCTTGATTGCGATAGAGAAGCTATCACGAGAGGAATTCTTGAGGAAACCCCAGCTGCCAGTACCCATCAGTACGTTGGAAACACACCAACCAGCAGCAGCCATACCAGCATAGATCTTCTCTTGCAGTTCACCGTCAATCGCTTCGCCGTAGATGATACCAACTTTCGGATTCAGAACACGGAAACCCTTCTCATTCACAGTACCGCCGAAGATATCCCACAGGATTTGCAGAGACCCTTTACGCTCATTCTCATCTTCTGCCTCTGGGTCACCCATAATAACCTCATAAGGGGTCTTAGGAGAGCTATCGGGACGAACTACGAACTTACACAGACCATTAGAATCCGGTTGACGACCTTCGATTTCGTCTTTCAGAGCCAGAAGGTCTACAGCCAACAGACGGTAATAATCTTCGCTATCAGCAACGTAACTCAGAATCCCAGTCGGATAAGTTTCAGTAAACAGGCGACGCAGGCTTTCACGTTCTGCATGTTCGAAACCCAGACCACGGAAGTAAGCGATACGCTGGGTTGCAGTTGCATGTTCGAATGCGTTAACAGAACAACCGATCAGTTCCTCGTCGCTATTAGCACCATAATAGTCTTCAATGTAATCGATAGCCCAACCAGTGTCAGTACCAGCACTGAACAGAAGCTGACCCATACCGGAGATAGTAGAATCTTCGATACCACGATGACCCCGAGCAGCGAAACAGTGGTTTGCAATCAGAGCCCAGAAATCATTTGCACCGGTTACCGGAGCCCACTTGTTAGAGGTCTTGCGATATTGAGCGGATACTACGGCAGCATTACACATGGGCCATACCATTGCACTCAGGAAGGTTTCCATGTAGTTAACCAACCAGAAAAACTCTTTCAGGGTGTTGCTAACTACGAAAGCCGGGATACCCATATTGATCCAGTTGCCTTCTTCAATTGCACGAACTTCCAGAGGCAGATAACCCAGATCATGAAGGTCACCAAGAGCTTTAATCATGGAATCGCCGTGGTCTTTACCGATGGAGTTTTTTACACGACGTTCAAACCGGCGAATAACTTTCTCTTTGGACTTTTTGAAGAAGTTTTGATCCCACATCTCAACCATATATTGTAGGGAGAATTGCAGGCCAAAGAATACCATTTTACCGTTTTTATGGATGGTATTAGCCAGACGGTCAGAACGGGGTGTCAGGTTGGCGATTACCAGTTCGGTTCCATTAACATACTGATCAATGTGACCCCATTTGTAGAAGTCGGAAGTCATATGCGGATATTTCATTTTCTCATTTTCCTTATTACATAATTTGAGTAAAGTATTTTTCTAACGTATCTTTTCTCATAGAATACGTTGTTTCTGTTTTAACGTCAACAAAATTTACAGAACCATCATCACAAATTTTACAAACCTGCCCATCCATCACAAAATTATCAATCGCAGTAAGCCAACCGATGTTTCGATGGTCTCTCATAAATTCGACCCGATGTCTATCTGATTTGTAGTATATCGAGGTCACGTTAGGTTTAAAAGCAAATTTTTTGCGGTATTCATTGATGATTTTCGGGGTATCTTCAAATCCTACCATTCTGGTGAATTTACTAACAGGTTCCTCTTCAAACTGTTGAATATACTCTACCACGTCACCAAAGGAAAACAAAACGATTTTTTCTGATGAGTAACGATTTTTGATGAACACAAAAACACCATCTTTATAGTCAATCACATAGCTACTTGACATGGTAAACCGGTCCAACCGACGACGTAGGTCCGCATAATCAGAAACATCCCCATCTGCGTTTTCCACCACATAAGGAACATTACCAATAAAATAAATTCTCATAAAACCAACCTTGTTCTTTGAATAACCAGATCGCCACCTTCCTTAAACTCTAGGTTTACAAGAATGCAATCACCTTCATCTTTGTAAGAATGTACCACCAAATCGGATAGATTATATCCAATGTTTTCGAGTGTGAGGTCGATTATTTTTGTCATAACCCGTCCGGGGGTTTGCCATTTTCCAATCATACAGTTTTAACCCACAAATGTTGATTATCTCGAACAAAACCATAAATTTTTTGTTCTACAGGAGACAAAGATAGACATCTTTCCATTTCTTCATCTGACCACATAAGTTCCATGTCAACATTAATACCACGGATTACAATTTTGTGGATATCAATATAAGTTTTCTTTGTCCGTTTGTGTTCGTTCATAATATGTGCAAAAGCATCACATAGATATTTCATATCAATAGATGTCATATTATTTCTCCTTATTAGGTATGTGGATCATAACACGGGATCTACAATTTGGGCAAGAGTAAGTTTTCTTTTTTAATGAGTCATTATAGACCCACTTTGCAGTTACCATACTATATTCATGACGGCAACCATAGCAAATAAACTTGGTATCTCCCCAATGTTCCTTATACCATTTGTCATCCATCAAAATTTGTTCCCATCACAGTCAATACGAAGAGATTCACTTTTTCCGAACTTTCGTTCCCCACAAATAAACCCTGCCCGTTTCGCTCGACAACTACCAAGACTCTGTTTATGAATGATACGTCCAATGAATTCATCCATATGGTCATGGTTTACCAGCTTAGAGAAAACTACGGTCAAAACTTTACCATCTTTAAGATCATACTCGATGAATTTATGGTCACCGATAGTATCCCGACCAATATCAATGATTTCGATATCATTTTCTTCCGAACGGAACCAATCATGATATCGATCGAACATCCGGATCCGGTGTACCTTTTCCACTTCATCCATTGGAATTTCACCAATAATCTTGATGGTGATAGGTTGATATGATTCGTGACAGTCTTCTTTCTTCAATACATATGTAATTGAATTGATCATTTCTTTTCTCCAAAACAGAGAGTACCGATAGCCAGATTATGAACGAGATTCTTGATCTCTTCTTCGTTCATCCCATTCGCCTTTTCCCGCATCAACATTTCCTGAACAGATTGGTTAGCCAGAAGTTCATCGATACGGGAGTTAATGAATTGGGTCATAGTTTCGATACTCATCATGTTTAGTTCCTTATTTTGTCCAGTCGAAACGAGTATATACGTTGTCGATGTACTGTGCAAGGTTTTCTTTGGCGTTGTAAGAAAAAATTCCATGGGTAACAAACAGGTCCACTCGAACCGCACCAGACTCTTTCAATACTTTACCAAGATTGAGGAAAGAACGACCACCATCACAAATATCGTCTACGATCAACAACCGCTTACCTTTGACGTCAGAATTGAAACGAGGTTCGCTAACTTCACCAGTGTTGATATCGCGAGTCTTCATGGCTTCAATTACTGGAAGACCCGCATTTTGAGCTTGGGGATAGATCTTTTTCAGAGCACCCGCATCCGGGGATACAATCGCGTCATAATTACGACGGGAAATCCCTTGAGAACCCCAACACCACTGTTTGTTAACAGATACGTTATTGATCAATGCGGTTGATACATCGGAATGTGGATCTGTGAGACAAACCAAATCATATTTCATAGAGTTGATGAAATCACAAAAGACACGCAAAGACAGGCTTTCACCTTCTGTCATAACTCGGTCTTGTCGAGCATAAGGGAGATAGGACAGGTCCAAAACATATCGCACACCAGTCCCGAAAAATCGGTGGAGCGCGTCCGTAAGAATCGCCAGTTTCATGATATCGCCATCGTGGATACTTGCATCAACACGAACAGTTTCTGCCTCATAAGACCCATATTCAATAACATCTTTTGGAAGTTTGACGTTCCATTCCCCACCGGCAAACTGTTTAAAATCAACAATTGCATTACTGAAATTGAAGTCTTTATAAGTAACAAACAATTTATACATTAGATAATCCTCATTGAAATTATATCAGAGTTTAGGACGAGATATTCCCCTTCCTGTTTCAAGATCCTAAGTAGAATCTTTCTGTAAGGTTCATAATCACAAAATTTGCGGATCATAAACCTGATGTTATCGATTGAAAGAACAGGGACTGCTTCTACTTCATATGTATGCCCGTTGTCTGTCTTCTGGAAGTATGACCCAACAGACCTAGCCATCTTAGCACAAGAAGAAAAGCTATTCATCATGTGGTCATCATATGGATTCTTAGACGACCATCTATACAAAACACACGGTTTATTATTAAATTTTTCTTTCGCATAGTCAACAAGAATTTTAACTTCTTCGTCAGATACGGGGAGTCCGTCAAGATAACGGAACAAAACAGAATGTGGGGTCAAAGTTGTTCTCTAATCTCGTTCAAAATGTCACAAAACTCTTTTTCTGTCAGAATTGTGATGTGTGGATCCTTACAACCCATGGTATGGGCTAATACATGTGGTTTTGAGTGCACCAGAGCCTCTAGGAAGCTTTTGTTTTGTTCGGCCATCGAAAGATATGCGTTATACAAAAGATTGCTATACGCTTCGCTGAGGCGGTTTACCGGCTTTCCTTTATACCACATAGTAAAGTCTTTCTGCCATCCCCTGTTAGAATGGCAAACCTTATAAACTTCATGACCTCTCAGATTGTTTATGTCTGGGGGATTTTCATATTTGAGGCTTTGTAAGAAAGCCTCAATCGTCCGATAATACACACCATCGAATGTAAATGGGTGTTCTGTGAAGTTTGACAATTCGCGTTCGACCCAATCCCGACTCCCAGAATAGATGTCAATGATTGCCATACTTCTTTACCAGATCATCATAACCACTACTGTATCCATAATCTGTGGTCTTGTCAATCTTAACCTCAATTTCTGCACTATCAAATTGTTCGAAATATCCCGTTACGAAATCCATATCAATTTTGATCCGTCCATCAGAATGGTGAATGTTCATGGATGAGAAGAAATCGAAAGGATCTTCTACATCCTTGGCCCATGGACGACGAGAAGCCAGACCCTTAACCATTTCCTGTTTTGCTGGTGTCCAACGTTCGTTGTTGTATGCATTATAGAACTCATTGAACTCGTAGATCTCAACAAGTGCCTTCATAGCATCATCGTTGTCAAACCAAACTGGTGCTAGGATCCGGTCGGTGTCGTATGTAGTAAAACTATCACCAGTTCTATATTTTACCCGAATAATGAATTTCATACATCACCTTACTTGTAGAAAACGAATGATACAGATTGAAGTTTCCCACCCGTAACAACGGTCCCAATATCGAAGTTTTCTTGTTTGGTCATACTTTCAATAGAACGACCCATCCGACAGAGTTGTTCAATCATTTTCTCACCACAATCTAGTTTCTGATGGAATACAATGACCCATCGAGCAGGGGCAAAGTCATTTGGTTCCAAATCCTTGATCTGGATGGATACATGCTTATCAAACCCCTTAAGACAAGTTGGTTCATAATATTCATTCATCTGAACCATACGTTGGAGGGTATTGATAAACTTGTTCATTCCATATTGATATCGGAGTCCGCTATATTTTCCGAAGCCCAGTTTATTACCGAAAACGTCAATCTCGTTTTTGAAAACTTTCTTTGCGTAAGTCGTGATTTTCATTTTTTATTCCCCAAAATTGGTATACTTAGATTTAAATTCCATCAGTTTTTCTTTTGCGACTTTTTCTTTTGTAGTGAGGACGTCGATCTCTTTGGAGATGCTTGTCAATTCACCATTCAGACGATTGTATTCATCATTCAAAACTTTGAATGCATCTTCAATTGATGGTGTAGAAACAGATGTATGTTGCTCTTTCATATCTTGAGATGGCTCTACCGTACCAAACAACATGTTGATTTCAAGGAGAATTTCAAAATCCACATGAGACTCGACTTCCTTCCTGATAGGGCGACCATTAGATGTAACTGAATCCTTCGACTTCACAACCTTGAGTTTACCAACAGTCAATCCGTTTGTTACTTGGGCTACGGTAGTAATAAGATGGTGAATATGTCGAGCTACACCAGTCCGGTATGTTTTGGTATTACTTACTTTAATAACAACTGAATTTGATGATTGTTGGAAATCACAAGAATAATTAATATGACCGTAAACATCAAACGAGGTTCGTGGGCCATATTCCCTCATAAGATTGTGAAGGAATTTTTTGTTTAGGATACGAGCTGTATATGTTGCGGCCTGACGTCCGTTAAGCGGTTTCCGGTTATCGTTGTATGGGTTTTTGTATACATCAACCTCACCACGAAGATACTGATGTACATATTTTACAAATGAGTTCATAATTTATTCCTTTTCGTATTTTACAAGTTCACAGTCTAAACGATCTTCTTCAAAAAGAAAAGACATATTTTCTAATTTCCTTTCTTCACAGATCTCTTTGGTGGTTGACAGTTCGACTTGGAAAGTCTCACACACAGGATTGTTGTTCATATCGATTACACATGATGTAAGAATCAAAGCAAACAAAGTTTCCATATCAATCACCTCAACTGTTTCAATATCGATATCTTCTCAGATCTAAACACCACTGTCAATAACAAATTTATGTTTACACCGACGACACCGCATATCACAAATCTGATTGAACCAGTTAGTGATCTGGATCTGTTCAGAACCACATTCAGAACAAATTGGTTTCATCTTAGAAACGGCCTTACGACGATCAACCAAAATCTCCATACCATCAAAATCAAAATCAACTTCAAACATTCCAGTTCTCCAAAAAATAAAACGGTATAAGGATTATCTCCCTATACCGTGAACATGTCAACCTATATCTTTCTTCAATTCAGATATGATCCACTCAGCGAGGTCATACCTATAATCCCCATAAACACCATCATACATACCAGCATCTTTTCTCATCATCTTGTAGAATATGTCAGGTTTAACCCCACACCCAGAGGGGATAGGATAACCCAACATACCAGAATAATGAGGCCATGTAACAAAAGTCTCTTGAAGGATCGCGTATATCGTCCCAACAAAAGATTTTGTTTTGTCTGGCATTATATGATTTTGCTTTTTCTTGAGATCGTAATAAATGTTAGAACAAAGACCCGCAGTTTGTCTATAATTTGTAAAATCATTTTCAATTGCGGTTTCAAGTGACTCAATAATAGACTGCTTTATTGTTTTCATTTTTACCCTCTTATCGAGAGAGGAACCATTTGGTTCTCACACAACAGTTAATACTGTCAGTAGTATTTAGGGGTTTATCAATTAAATCAACAACATAACAGCGTCAATCATACCCCACACTACACCAAACGGGAAGAGAACCGCAGCCACAAACCGAAGGTATACCTCATTCGGAGCCCCCGGAATATAGATCATAGTGTGTACGTTCAGCGCCCAAAACGCGAAGTACAGAAGGAAAGGAATCATATTGGTGAATACAAAACGAAACATCTTGTAAAACATATTAATCAACCACATAATTCATCTCCTTCTCAAGTTCAACTAGAGTATCCCATCTCCCAGAACTATAGTCAACTTATTTTTTGAAGATTTTGATAATCCAACCAAAAATAGAAGCGGGCCACAATACAGAGTCGATCAATACTGTAATCGGGATGGCACACCAACGAAGAGGTTTTGGGTTAAAACCAAGACCAACCTTCTTTTTCCGGACCGGTTCATATCGTTCAATAAGGTCAAAATCGAATCCAAATTTTGGCTCAAGTTTCCCGTCCAAGATCAGAACACTACGAACTGACGTAATTGTACTGATAAAAGCAAAAACATAAATCATTGTTACATAAGCACTAAGCATTACGGAACCCTCTTTAAAAATGGTTTGGTTTCTACAAGTTCTTCCGGTAGATATAGGTTTAACTTTGTTTCCATACCACTACCACCACACATAGCACCAAGAACAATCATCAATAGTTCTTTCATGTCATCAATCGATTCAATTTTATCCATATCAACTACAACATGAACTGGTTTCTTAAAAACCATCTCGTTGATCCTAAAGCTACCACCATTTTTATCCACGTTCAATTACCTCGTTTACATAATATTCATAAATGAAATTGTTCCAATAATCATGGTCTACTTCATCGGGCATACCGTTTTTGGATGCAACTACCGCTGCTGCTTCTGCTCGGTCCATGACATCCTCAAGGTAAGGTTGAACTTCCTTCGAAAAATCCAACTTACCTTGTTTTACAAGCTTGATGTATTCCGCATTTTTCAAGGGGAATTGAAGATCGCCGGTTGTGTAAATTTCAAGAAGTTGTTCCGCACCACGAATTGCATGACTCATCGCTTTCCAATCGATACCAGACGAAGCCTTTTCAGCCCGAGCGCCATATTCAGATTTAATCCTCATAATCTGTTCTACAAACTCAGAGTAACGGATCCCAAACAGATATTTGCGACCAAGTACCTCGTAATAGTAGACGACCTGATGGCTGGGGTCTACAAACTTACCAATAATCAAGTTTTCACTCTGGGGCATACCAGATACAAGACCACCCAACCGGTCATCCCCATAGACACTTACAGGACGATTCTCGATGAAAGACAACACCGAATTAAGCTCTTGGAGACGAGACCCTTTAACCCCATACTTACTTGCCTGTTTACGAACATAGCCAAGATAAGCTTTCATCTTAGTTGTGTAAAAATCAGACCGGTTGTTTCGCAAATGTTGGAAAATCTCAGAGTTTGTCATTACTTTATCGATAGGTGCGTGAAGCATATCGATAGCCGCAGTTTCCCCCTTGGAAGCCATTTGAATGAACTTTTTCAGAGAAAAGTACTCTCGGTCGATGTCGTCAGCCGTATTAGCAGATCCTTTGGCTCCGGTATCCCTATGATATACCTCTTTTGTTCCCATGATGATCTGACGTGGTTCTGGGAGGAATACACCCTTATAATCAGTATCACTTTCTGGTGTGTCTGTTCCGTACAGCTTAGAACCAAACACACATTCAAAAATCAATGCACTCATCTAATTACCCCATAGTATTAATTGTATAGGCACATTCGGAAAGGTAACTTTCGACATACTTATACACATCGATAATACCACCAACTGTGTCGGAAGTTATCACAAATCCCAGAACATTATCATCTTCCGGAACGATGGAGGTATTAAAATCATCAACATATTGATCACAAAAATCAACAAAACTTTCGTAGAAATGGTCTTTCCAGATCTCAACATCAACGTCGAAATCCTTTTGAGAAATCACAACTTCAAATTTCAATTCATGAAAATGCTTTGTTTTTATATCTTTGAACATGATCATATTATGCCTTGATGGTATAGATTGGTGGACAGTTAAACCCACGCTGTTGTTCTACAGAAACCGTATACCCCAGTTTTCGAAGTTCTAAAATGAATTTATCTGACACAGCCGAAAAAGTTTTTTGCTCTTGGGCAGCAAGAGACATCAGTTCATCACCCATATATCGATAGGCTAGACTCTTAGTCTTTATCATAAACTCATAAATTTTACGAATGATCGGAGTAACGTCGATACCACTGACGTCATCCATGTTCAAAATAGCTTCTTTAAGACTTTTTGCTGAATAATCCATAATTTATACCTTATTTTTTAGAAGGACTTACCATTACAACACCATACCCACTCAAAAAATGGCTCCATTTAATATAAGAACCGCGATGACCATTCTTTTTCTTTGCGTATTGAAGTTCGATATACATGTGATATGGGACAGATCCCGCGACAAAAACTGCCTGTTCTAGATTTTCTTTATCAAAGAACAAAGACAACCCATTTTTAAATACAACAAGAAGATTCCCATCAATCGATACATGGTAATCAAAATGTGGAGTTCTATATGTTTTACCGAAGTTTCTATATTCAACGTCTGTAATACACGCACACAACCGACACATCACTTTGAATGACACAAATTGCACACGTCCAAATCCATCCAGAACAGAGAACCCGCGAGCACCGGTATCTGTACCATTGGCAGAACGGAATCCAAGAATCGATGCTACGTCGTTAATTGCGTTAATTGTTCTTTTCATACTTTACCTACACATTTTATATTGTTCATTTTGAATTCCGCCATGAGAACATCATACAAGCGAGCTTTTTTACCATACTTAGCAATCAGCATTTCCAGTGATATTTTCATAACGATTCCTCGGTTTGTTTCGACAAAAAGAGTATCCCACATCAGGGGATACTCTGTCAACAACTTTAGCAACCTTTGAGGATATCAAGTTGTGTGCGAAGGGTAAGAGCAATAGAAGTTGATTTTACCTTAGAAGATTTCAACTTAGACACAACAGACTCTAACTCGTTGATCGTCTGTTGGTGTTCATTTGCCAGAAGTTGTTTTTGGGATTCATAAGAAGCTTCCAAATCTTTCAGATCCTTCATATGTGCATTAGTGAGGTCATCCATCTGTACCATGGTATAACCAATCGCATTTGTATCGGTTTCAGCTCGTTTCTCTGCTTGCTCTTTAAGGGATTCAAGCTGCTGAATCATTGATTCTGTTGTTGGAATAGATGGAGGAAGCGGATCGCTATAAAACATATCTTTGATTTTAGAAATCATTAAATTATCTCTTTGTCAATACAATTTTAAAGTTAAATTCGAAAGTTTTTTCTGTTTCGTTGTTTGTAACAGAAAGAATACCATGTTCATTATCAATACTAACGAAGAAGCGAGGATCCTGTACACCACACCGGATAGTTTGATATAGTTCGTTACCGAAAAATTCTGGTTTCAGTACGCAGTCATAGAATCCCATGGAACTACCATCATCCTGCCACTCTTCCCAGTGAGAGATAACAGATTGTTCAAATCCATTATCGTTTCCAAGAATACGCCAGATAAAGAAAGAAACATCACTCAGACATGTGTTTACTCGATGGTGGGTTACATTTTCTCCAACGACACCAGACAGACCGTCCACAAATGTCCAGAAATTATCCGAGATAAATTCAATAAATTCTGGGGAATCCCCTCGTTCTTGATAACGAGTCAAAAACATTTCTTTGATATCAGAACGTTGTTTATCCTGATACCACTGGTTGTTCTCATAAACTGGTTTTTGGGGGTATACGAGTTCGACATCATACCCCATACGAACAACAAATTGCACAACTTCTGTATGAGTCGATATCATCACAAAATCAAAGGCTCCACTTTCTACATGAGATTCAATCTCTTTTAGATATTCGTTAGGCCAATCATTTTTAAATTTGGAGCTATCTAGATACACAACATTGTATTGAGGAAACTTATTGTATTTTACTACGGTGGATTTCCCAGCACCGGGAAATCCACAAATCACTTTAGTCTTCATGTTCTCGTCTCACAAACGCTTGATAACTTTCAATATAACCCTTTATGTTATCTTTACCAATTGGGTTTTTAGTATGGTAATAGATATACTCGGGAAGTTCTTTGTTGTCATATTGAGTAATATCAACAAGATATTTTGCACATGACAACCCTGTATATTCAACCCCATCCTCATCATAATCAGCTAAGTCGTGGTCGAAGCTAATATATTTCGGGATACCGTTCGTCCGGATCTCATCCTTAAAGTCGGAATAAGTCCGAACGACAGTCCACTGAATATCTGGGTCATAATGTACCCACCCGACATCAGACGGATTTCGAATATCGTCAATAAAAATACCACGAAATTTCTTACCCATCGCATTATTCCAATGAACTAGACCGATCAGAATTATCAACAGTCCAATCATGGATAAAACGTAACCGGTCATAAATCACCTCTTACAGACTTGATGGACCACGAATCAATTGTTTTGTTACAATCAATTCGCGTTCTCCAATGATATCGATAACCTGTGAAGGAATATACCCATTAACATCAATGAAAACATGAGTTGCATCAGGTACGGTCACCAACGCTTTTTCTAGTTGTTCTTTAAGACCAAGGGGACCATTGAAATTGGAACCAGATTGAACGGAAGATACCACCAATTCAAACGTCTCTGTGTCAGGCGAAACAAAGTCATAAAGCCGCTCAAACGCTTGTTGTTCATCAAGTTCATCAATCAATACAATTACAGGACTGATAGCCACTTGTTCCGCAGCTTTTGCCAGAAGACGGGAAGTTTTACCGGTTCCTACTTCGCCAAAAATCACTTCAAAAATTTTACCCATTTTACATTCCTTTTTGTTCAGAAGACCAACCATTTTGATTAGCCACGGCAGAAAGACGATAGAACCCCTCCTGATATTTGAAGGAACGTTTCATATCTTTTTCAGTTACTCCCTTGAGGCGACGCAGGTCACTATTATGACGGAAGTCACACATCTTTACAAGACACGCCATCCGGTTGGATTCGATACCTTGAAGGTAAGATTCATAAACCGCAGGATCTTTATAATCGTTACCATGTTTTTTGGTCAGGAGAACCACCGATTTTACTACTTCCGGGTTAAAACCCATTTCAAGAAGATCATCAGCAGTTGCATTCTGCACGTCCTCAAGATAATCATGAAGAAGTGCAACCTGTTTCAGCTTGTCGTCTGCTTTAGGACCAAGCTTTCGACATACTTCCATACAATGTTCGAAGTAAGGACGACCACCCCGATCAAATACTGTTGCAAATGCATCAGAAACCAAACCATAGGCAATTGCAGTCATTTTAGCATCATGTTTACTCATTTTGAATTCCTCGATTAGTTCAAAAACATTATATCAATCTGGAGTCGGATAATCAACTACTATTTTCATGTTATATCCGGGTCGATCATGGGTTCGATTCAAATTACCTTCAATGTATTCAAACATATTCTCATTGAATTTTTTATCAGTATACTCTGTATAAACAGAATTTACAAACATCATGACACCAAAAACCAGAAAAATAATTTTATACTTCATCAATCAATTCCTTACGACGTTGTTTGATTGCTTTACCAAGTTCTTTGCCTTGAAGTTCTGGGAAGTCCTTAGCACTTACAGATCGCCACAAATCGATGTGTTCTTGACAAATCGGTTGGTGCATCAATGCATATTGAAGCTTCGGTGTGTCATGAGTTGCACCAGCATAATCGAGAACTTCGAACCGAGACCCAGAAAAATAGTACATCTCCGCTTCCATCCGTTGATATGAAGTAAGATGAAGTTTCTCATGAACCTTCAAATAACTATCAAAATCTTCACAGTAGTAGCAAAGGTCTGCAATAGTGCTGTCTGTATAGATCTTTCCATCTTTACTGAGGTTCTTAACAAATTCCCTATCGAACCCAAAGAATTCTACCACGTCGAGTTCCCGAAGTATACCCATGAACACATCAACATGACTCATATCTTCCATACACTTCATAAACTCAACGAATACCCTCTCTTTAGATACCATATCCAAAGCACCACCAACAATCATATCGGTTACTGCCTTTTCCGTTTCTGGTTCCATCTTGAATCCGTAGCGTCCAGCAAAACGAATTGCACGGAAAACACGAAGAGGATCATCACGAAACGCATATGGGTTTACCATACGAATCCGTTTCTTTCCAATATCTTGGATACCATTATAAGGATCGATATAAACAGAGTTTATGGGGTCATACGCGATAGCGTTCATGGTGAAATCTCGACGGTATAGGTCTTCTTCGATAGTTACATCTGGGTTGAAATCAACCTGAAAATCGTTGTACCCAATACCAGTTGATACCTCTGTACGAGCCAATGCGATCTCTTCACCATCATCGTCAAGGTATACTGGGAAATGAGCACCGACACACTTATAACCAAGACCTTCCATTTCTTCTTTTGTGGAACCTACAACAACCCAATCACGGTCTTTGACCGGTTTCCCCATAATCTGGTCTCGAACTGCACCACCAACAAGATATTTTTCCATTTTATCTCCCCTTAGCGAACCATGGTTTTCATTTTCTTAACAACCACTGTAGTCTGGGTGGAAGGACCACGACGACCAGTACGGGTGAGGGTCATCGGAGTTTTCTTTTCTACATTCACCGTAGCGGAACGACCCCAGCGATTAGCGGAATCTTTACCGTTGTCGGTCATTTTACCGAAGGAAGCAGCACGAGCAGCGGAACGAGTACCAAATACGAATTGAACAGTCATAGTAGTCATAATAAATCTCCTAATGATTCGAATGTCTTTTCTGTCTACGGGATTAGTATCTCAAAACCAAACACGGATTGCAACAGGTTTTTCAATTCTTTTTCTTGGGCCAGAAAGGGGCCAAGTAAGCGAAATCAACAAAGTCTATTTCTACATGTTTGATATCAAAAACAAACAAGGTATTGATGTCCAAGAAAAGTTGATTTGCAGTCGAAATACTCACAGGGAAACCAAGAAGTTTATCAAGTTCATCCCTTTCTTTACTATTCACATAATTCAGATGGGCTTTGATAAACTGTTCGCGGGTAACAACAACCTTCATAACGATTCTCCTTAGTTTGTATGGCCTATTTTACTTTGTTTTTTAATGATGTCAATAACAAAAAGCCCCAATAAGGGGCTTTCTTTTAAAACTTGAATGTTGAAGCTTGGGTAGCTTCTTCACGAGTGCCGTGAGAAAGGGACTTGGAAGCAAACGCTTCTGCCTTCATAGCACGACGAACACGAGCCCGAAGTGCATCACCGAACTGATCAACACGACCGTTTGATTTGCGCTTATAACCCTGACGACCGGTCAGTTTCTTCTCTTCAACTTTTTGTACTGCTTTCTTTTGCTTTGCCATTTTGTATTTCCTTTTTTAAATTTTCGATGATTTCTTTATCAATTTCTTCTGTCAAGATCTTTTGGTATTCTTCTGGATTTTCTTTAATCCATTGAAAGATGCAAGAAGTTTCCATTATTCTTTATCTGTGTGAGTGTAAACACCGCGCACAGCCAGATGATGACAGGTAACATAGATGATATCTTTTCCGCTATCTTCTTTCAATTCTTTTCGAATTACACGAGGATCCCAGAATTTAGCAAAATTACCGGTAGTTGGTAGGGCAACCTCGGCACCAATCATTTCATTGAAATCTTTGGGGCAATTACCACCAACAGAGACGATGACACCATGGGTCGGGATACCACCTTGTTTGTTCTGGGTTGCTGTAGCAAGAACAATACCAGCAGACGATTTTTCTTCTTCTCCCGCACGAGCGGCTTCACACCGCAGGATGAGATGATCACCCATCGCCTTAAATCCAAGTTTACTTTGGTCGATTTTTTGTTGCATTTCTTTTTCTCTTTTTATTGGTTTATATACAACGATTATATCATGTTATGGGTATCTATTTAATAATTTGTATGAGATTTCATTAAAATACCGTCTCATCAAAAATAGGTCTTGATCGATAACCATATAATCTTTTGTATATGAATGACCCGTCCGACAAATATTTCTATGTTCTATTTCACTGATAACTAAGTTCATTTTATGAAGGGTGGGTACACTTAGTACCTCACCTTCAAACATATCAACGAAATCATGATAACACAGTTCTCGACTTGGTTGAACTTCAATTTTAAACATCAATATCAACCACACCCAAACTCATAGCTTCGATCATGTGATGAATATCACCCACAGTGGTAAATCCAACTTGGATCAAATTGCTAAGTTTGAATGTCCGAAATGCACCCTTATCCACATCAAAGAAACGAACAACATCCGGGTTTACTTTGCGAGGTTTGGATTCAGAACTACCTTCTGTAGGTTTACCAATCGCTTCTACAATCACCTCTGTATCCAAAGTTGCTTGACCACTACGAATAGTACCATCAACCTTCTCAAAAACCAAATCTACCACCCCAGAATGAAGAACTTCCTCAACAACAGATTTGAAGAAAACTTTCTGTACATCAGTTAGGTTTTCATAACTACGGGGCTCTTGTTCAACTAGAGCCTGACGCATAAAAGAATCACTCATTTTATCATCTCTCACTTTTGAATACGGCTTACTCGAACCGCATAATTGTTAAAATCAATTACATCACCACAATGGATCACTTCTATACCTTGATCCTCAAGTACCTTTTCCCAACCATCGGGAGATTTACTATAACGGGTATGATAAATAACTTTCTTGATCCCTGCTGCTGCCATATGCTTTGCACAGTTAGAACACGGACTAAGAGACGTTACCAGAGTAGCACCATCAACCGACTGACCGGCACGAGCTGCATATAAAAGGGCATTCATTTCACTATGAACAACATGGATATTAGCCCAGTTACTATATTCCTCTTCGTGTTCTGGATAAAGACGCACCATTCCACGTTGGAATCCAGCCCATTTCATATTAATAGCATGTTCATCAGGATTAATGCCACCCGCACGAGTACCATTATACCCGGTAGAAATAACCCGACCATCTTTAACGATAACGGTTCCAACCTTATGGCTAGGGCATTTACTTTCATTACTCACAGCCAATGCCATGGTAACCAGAGTTTTAATCTTCATTAGTTGATATCCTTTTCTGGTGATTGATATTGTTGTCCATGACAATAATAAACCTTATCTTTATACTCATAAACGGTAAAGATTTGGATAGGTTGACCAAAAGGATCAACGACCGCAATCTCGAAAACCGTGTCTGATTTCTTCATAACCCCAACTCGAAGAGGGGGAGGTACTGAATTATCAAAACGTCGAATTAGTTCTTTAACATCGTTTTCAAAGCTCATATCAAAATTCTCACTTCTTATATTTTAGATCTTTGACTTCAAGCACACGAATGGTACTTCCAATCTGATACATCTTTCGGATTTCTTCTTGAGATAATGGTTTATAAACATCACCAAGAATTGGGCGTTTCTTAACCAATACCCCTTTCTCGATGGAAGTTTCCAAATAAGGAACAAATATATCTCGCTCGTAATCCTCGGCTTCTTTTTTTGACTTAAAGAGCAGAGCCTGTTCATTTTGAAAAATTAAATGTGTTTTTCCTGATTCGTCAGAAAATGTCAATGCAAACATGATTAATCTCCTATTTCACTGGTGATCATATCACATCGTTGACCACCATTTAATTATTTACACGTTTCTGGGATCCCATAGACATACTCCATAGTCTCAATGAGACCTTTCAGATCCAAGGTTAATGACCTATGTTCTAGTGCGGGCGTAACATACCGAACCGAAATATAATCTGATTCCCACAACATTCTATAAGATCCTGTACATCCATACAGTTCATCGTAAGAAAAAAGCTTCAACGCAATGGAAGAATCCGAATTTCTTATTGTGGAAGCAACCCCTTTAAAACTTGAGTTCTGAGAACTATACGTTGCTTCGTTATCGCCAATAGAAACGGTTATAGGCGCTTTCGGGTGTATGTCCGTCTTCATGGTTGTCAGATTAAGATAAAATGCCCTATGGGCCTGTATAGAGCCTATATGAAGCATATACGGAAGGTCGATATCATCTTCGTAATCTGGATGTTGGAATGAACCAACCAAATGACGTTCTTTCAACGAAGCAGCATCATTTATGATGTGTTCTCTCCACACCCTCTGAGTATCTAAAACCTCAGAATGTAACTGGAAAGAAACAACAAGACACCAAAGAAGATATTTTACCATATTACCTCTTATAGATCTTGTGGTCTTCGGGGAGGTTAATAATTCCCCAAACACAAATGTTGTTCCAACAGGGGTGTCGTCTGAAATGAAACAGACGACCGTTTACATACTTGTATAATGCACCAAAATCATCAGTGTGGGTAGCCTGAGCTTTCAGGCGTTCCACTTTAGATTTTCTCTTTTTTGTAAACCAGTTCATACTAAAAGTCTCCGGGTTGAACCTGAAAACATTCGATACCAAGGTCACGCCACATTTTAACAACTTGATCTCGGTCATCAACGCAATGAGTTACGTTATAGTATGGTGCGATCTGTTCCCAGAAAAGTTCTTCTTTGATGATCTTGTCAGAACGTTGATCCCCCGGTTTACGTTGGATATGAACGTCGATAGGCATACCATGCTTAACACACCAGTCATAAGTATCCTGCATACATACACCGTCACGACCAGAAGCAACGATGATAACATAACCACGATATTTCAGAAGTTGTGCATATTGGATAACAGTATGGCGCGGAGTATCTTCCTTAACACGAGACCAGTCAAACGGGTCACGATCATTCTTTTCAGCTACAGTACCATCAACGTCAAAGATAACTGCCATCGGAAGAGACTCATCAGGAGTATATGTTACCTTATATTCGAAGTCAACAACAATCCCGCCACCATAGTAATCAAAATGAGACCACTGGTCGTCAAATTGAGAAACCATACGTTCCAGAACAGAATCGTTTACAGACCAACCACCACGAGTAGAGTTGCGGCGTTTCAGTTCTTCCATCGGAACAGGAAACCAAACCAGTGTTACACCATATCCCAGATCCTTAAGTTCTTTGATCATAACCTTGCGAAACTTTTCATTCAGGTTTGTATCAGAGATAACAATTTGTTTACCGGCCTCGTAAGCAGCCAGAACCTTGCGCCAGTTGACGTCAGTAACCAGAGCTTCACGATCTTTCCCGAAGTTATAACCTTTCCAGCTCTTGATCTGGAACAGGCTACGGCGAGTATCATCACGGTTGATATTAATCATCTTACCTTGTGACTTTTTGACCATCATTTCAGCCCAAGTACTTTTTCCACTAGAACTAGCACCGATAGTGATATATGCTTTCATATTTTTCCTTAATATTGTTTGATGATAAAACGGATACGATCTTTCATGGCGATCATTTCCCATCGCATCATATTTTTACCATGTTCAGAAATGTAATTCTCAAACATAATATTAGCTTCAATTGTATCAGATTGATAAACTTCCGCAACTTTCTGGCAGAAGTTTTCGGTATCTTGGTTTTTGAAAGGTTTCACAAAACTCTCCTATCTAAGTTGAGAATCTTTACTTCCACGACGATTATATAATGGTTTCATCTTTTTGTCTAGGTCACTTTGACATTTAACACAAAAATGAACAACCATTATTTTCCTTCTACCTTCTGGGATCCTAACTCCGCATTCTTCACAGAATTCAGAAGATACACCTTGATGAAGTTGGGAACGAGCAAAGTCAATTCCATTATTGATTGTGGATTCAATAGTTTCCAAATGGTTATCACAACCACCAAACCCAACAGCCATTACTTCACCTCTTCCAGAACGTTAAAGAGGAAACTTCCATAGTCTGTACCGAAGGTTTCGATACCCTCATCGCTCATCGCAAGAATATAATTTCCACGGTCCCCGAAGTTTGTCCACATCAGTTCGTCGAACCAAGCAACCCCAGCATCTTCATCAAAATCTGTACAGACAATGATATCGTTAAGACAATCCATGTGCTCAACAGCAACACCAAACATAGAAACGATTTTATAAGACTGACCGATTTTAAGTTTCATAATCATCTCCTTTTTGATTTATCTTTATTAAATCACATTACATTAATTTGGTCAACAACAAATTTTGGAACCATCACACGATAAATCTCAAAATCCTCAAGCGTGACGTCTCGAATGGTTTTGCCAAATGTAGACATCGGTTCTTCTGACAGGAAAGGGTAACCACGAAGAATAGAGCCTCGAAGAATACCAACAACTGTAGGTTGTTCTTCGTATATGTACCCAAGGGCATATTCGTTAACAACTACATACCGAACTTTACGGATCCCGTTATCATCATACCACTTAGCCATGTTTTATTCCTTATCAAAATCACCAGACAGAACTTTTGCAGCCAGAACACAGGAACCATACCACACAAGACCACCAATAGTAAGTACTGATATAGTAATTAGTTCGCTCATGTTTTCTAGTCTCCAAAAAGAAAAAGGTCTCATCCCGAAGGACAAGACCTATTATACTCATATCACTGACGATAGCAACCACAAGATCGTAAAAACTTGATGTTTTTTGCGATCCGTTCGTAATACTCAATCCCATCAGCACTGTTTGGGTTGTATCCAGCGTTATAGCTTTTAACAACCATTTTCCAGTCGCCATTTCGGATTTTCTTCCAGTACTCAAGCTCCATAAGTGCATAGTTTGCGGAACTCTCCATACTGTTAATGAGTTCGGACCTTAGCTTTCGCTGTTGTTTCCAACCCATCTTAGCGCCAGTTAGCTGTTCAACTCGTTTAACTGTATATTTCAGGTTGTTCTGGAACACACCATAATCACCAGTACGATTGTTGATTAAAAATTTACCTGCACGACTCTCGGTAAGAGCGATTGCAGCCAGTGTAAGCCCATAACCGGAAGACTCTCCCAGCTCATAAGCTCGCTGAATTGTATAAATCTGATTATCCGTTAGTTCACGGTTTTCATACATAACAGCATTTGCCGATATCGACGTTAGAAGTAGGAGGATCCCTACTAATATACTACCACTTTTCATCTTCGATCCTTTTTAGTGGAAGGGGTGAATTGTGGACTTTCTAACACTCATCTAAAAACAAGCAAAGCCCAAAGTATTATTTAGGGTTTATAAAGCATTGTCAAATTGTTTTACCAAACTCCAAATCCATTCAGGGCGAATTTCAGTGTGATACACGGATTTGATGTATGTTCTAAGAGCCTTTTGACGTTTCTCAGTAGTCTGGTTACGACCCCAGATCAGAAGACATTCACCAAGACATATAAGCTCCCGGTTGTTCAACTGGTGTCTTACATCTGAAAAAGCGTCTAAGACCTTGTTAGAATCTACTTGACACATGGTTAAATCCTTTTAGTTTCAAGTGCAATCAAAGTATAAAATCTCTATAAGTATTTATATAGAAGATCTATAATTAGAAAGTGTGAGCGAAGCGAACAGGCGGCTACGCCGTCTCACTACGTTCGAACATCTTTTCACATTCTTTGTCAAAATCTCTATTTTTATTCTTATTTGTAATAAAATTGTATAAATTTGATTGACCTGTAATCCATTTTGTGGAAGAACGTAGTTTGTAACTATACACATAAAAATTACAAGGGCAGCCATGTAGTGAGAAATTTTTGGTGTTAGTCATTCTGCTTCCCCAGTCATCATAGCGACCTTTTCAATCACGCTTGCAGCCTTTTCGATGTTCAGACCTGAGATGATACAGTTGTTTTCACGTCCTGTTTCATATTTGACCTTCATCCCAGTATAACGAGCTACTTGATCACCGGTCATGTCTGGGTGATGGAAGCGAACGATAACGTCTGAATCCAGACTCTTACCAAGAACAATATAGAAGTGGATTTCGTTGAGGATGACGTTCGGCATGGTTTTGTTTTTCCACACCTTCGCATCAGTAAGAGAGTTTTGGAGAATGTCGATAGCCGCAGGAACGAGGTCATTTAGTTCTGCTTCTCGTTGTGCTTTTTTGGCCTGACGTTCGAATTTTTTCAGACGATTTTCAACATCGATTTTCAGATCAAACAAGTTACCAAGAATCGTACCGGAAGGCTTGTGAAGAAAATCACCAGAAAGTTTCATGGTAACTTCTTGTTCGTTCCAACCGTAGGCTTTGCAGAAATCAGCAGTGGTAAAGCTCATATTATTTCTCTCTTTTGTTTTGATGTGGGTATAGTCTCATACCCACGAATTATAATCAATCATTATTTTGATTTTTTGCAAACTCTTTGATCACATCAATATTGACACCAAAGTTGTATTGGTCTTTTAGATTGTCAAATTCACAATCAAAACCACGTTGGTTTGCTTGTTTGATGACTTCAACCAATACAAGGTTTTCATCAAACTCCATGGATGCAGGGACAACAGCAGAAATATAATCGCACACCATTGAGTATGAAACGGTTCCAATCAGAGAACGACGATTGAGCATATCCCGAATTACAGCATTCAGTATTTCATCAACAATTTTATCGGTACTACGCTTATTCCGAATGGTGATCTCCGTCAGCAAATCTTTTGCGTCATACATTTCCAACCTCCAATTCCAAAAAACCTTTCTCATCAAGGATCTTACATGCATCAATTACAACAACGTAGTCCATAGCACAACACACTGGTGTCCCATAAACTGAACTGTAATAAACCACATCTTTCAATAGCCCCGGAAGGTTGTTTCCGTAGATATCTTTCAGCGGAGAACGGATTTTTCCTTGAAGATGAGGCTTACATGCCAACATCAACCGATCCGCACAACGCCCTGCTTCGTTCCAACTTACATTTTTCATCAGATATTTCCTCTTATTTTCCAAACCACATTCTACACAGTTTATACTGGTTTTCAACTGTTTCGAGACGACCTTTACCATAATCACGATTGAAAGAGCCCCAACGATTAGAACCACTTTCCCAGATTTTGATGGCCTTCTTTGTAGGTGCTCGCATCATAATTCCAGATGGAGCCATTACCTTTGATTCTTTTTTCGCGATGATTGTCTCACCTTCCAGATAATGGCCGTATCCGTCAGGGATTGAGTCCATTACAGTTCCAGAAAGAAGATGTTCCTTCTTAATCTCAAAAGCCCCACCACCACAAGTAAACGGCTTGTCGTAATTTTTACCTTGAATGATCATATGGGTGCTATTTGTAACAGTTACTTTACCATACCCCGGAACCATGTAAACAACACGTCCACGACCAGCAACTGGGAGACTATGACGGGATACACCATCACAACCAAGAGATTTCGCAATCCGTTCCCACACACGATCATGGTTACTTTTACCACGAGTAACATAATCAACAAGGTGTGCAATTTCGTGAGGGATCGTGTTGTGGAAAATATGATTCCATTCCTTCATCCCTTGCACCATCAAATTGATGTTAATCTTGATAGTGTACTCTGTATCGCTCCATCCTTTATTGGTGTAACTGGCGATACCTGCACAACGCCCTGTACATTCTTTAAACGTATACTTAAAACCAGCCATCTCTGGGTAGAGTGTCTTTGCAATTTCCACAACTTCCGCAATCCGTTTCTCAACAATCACTCGGGCTTGGCTCTTAATCAAAGACATCTCTATTTCCTCTCATCAGTTGATATGAGTATACTACATCAAAATTTATACCGGATCAACAGTTTTATTTCCAAAAACGCTAGAAGGGTCAAAAATCTTTTTGTTGACCTCTTCTTTCAACTCGTCATACCCAACCCCAGTAACCCATTGACTCATGGAATCGGTTGCAAATATGATAGAATCATCAATAAAATATTTGTAATGGGTGAAATCCATGTACATTTGTGATCTAGCAAGAGATATAATGAAATCAGCAAGAGTTTGTTTGTTCGCACAACCACTCATGACGAAAGCACTAATCACATTTCTATTTTGAGATTTGGATAGACGGTGATTCATCGGATCACCTTAACAACACGAGGGTCATTGTAAATACTGAAATTACTTCCCTCTTGGTCTTCTCTCCAAGTCTTCAAGCAATCTTCACACTCGATATCATACCAATATGAATCAAATCCATCCCAGTTTCCGGTATTGGAACCTAGTTTCAGGATAACAGCATTGTGTGGACATTTACACCGAAGTTCTTCTATTTGACTACGAAGTTCTTCAATCTTCTTCAATTTTGCGATAATTTTTACTCGACTCATAGCAATTCCAGATCTGCATCAGAATGAATTTCAAACTCTTTATCACAGAAGTCACAAGTTGTAGTTTCCCCTCTCGGGTCTACACACCAACCATCCAGTTCCTTATTGCAATGTGGACAAACCACATAAACACCACACAACTTAACACCAATTTCAGTTACTTTCATTATATTTTCCTTCATGCATATTGTTTTAGAGTCTCAACCATAGCATAACCGTGCCAAGAGATTTCTGCCACCTCTCTTTCGTATTTTTTCAGGTTTTCTTGATTGAACCAATATTCGTTACGTTCACAAACAGGAACACGAACACCCAGATTTTCAAGTCGTTTGAAGTAGGTTTCGCAGCAGAACGGAACAAATCCACGTTTCAACCATACGATCCGACCATCAAGAATCGCGGACGTAACAACTTTTGTTATACCAAGTGCCTCGCATATGTCAACAGTACAACGAAACATATGTTTAACAAGCCCTTTCCCTTGAAATTCTTCACCAAGGGAAAATGTGTCGTGCTCATAATGACCTGTACGCAGGTTAACGACACGGATCATACTGAGTTTCTTTCCGCAGGACAAAGAGAATTCGTATTGGTTCCCTTCATATTGAGTAACAAGAAGTTCCATATTTGAATCGTCGATTATTTTAGATGCAACAACCGCAAATTTTGTGAAATGCTTAACAACAATGTCAACACCTTTGCAATGTTCAAAGCTTGTGTAATCACATTCATATGAAACTTTCATTGTACTACCTCAGAACAGTTGATAACCATGATTATAATCTAACGGCTATGGGAGTCAACTATAATCGAACAAAAATTCTTTTACTTCGTCTGGCTTGAAAATCAAACCATCTTCTGTTTCGAAATACCAGTTGTTACCGTGTCCTTGTTCCCAGTTTAAGATAACAAGAAAGACATCGTTATAATGTGGTGGTTCTCCAAGGTCTTTTGTGCGAATCACCAGTTGTGCATCATATTCCATATAGATGGCATCACACATATACTCATGAAAGGGTTTCCAACCCAAAGAGTCGTAATATTCGACCATACCCATAATTGTTATTCCTCTTCTGATGTGCAGTATTCGCATACATCATCGATACCACCATCAAGGGCACCACCACATTCAGGACAAAAACATACTGGTTGATAAATGATATCGATGATTTCCATAATTATTACCTCAGTGATTTTATTAATTCAATAATCTCACGTTCTCCATCAGCTTGCTTGATAAGGTTCTCAGCCTGCCAACGGTAACTCGCTTCTGTATCAACACACCTAGAGTACACCTTAGAGATCCATTGGTCAATACCTTTTTTATAGGTTTTCTCATAATCATTACACTGACCTAGTTCTATCTTCTCCCCGTTAATAACCGCAACTAGATAATAACGACTACTCCGGATTACAGAAAATGGGCCTTTGGTTTCAATCAGCTTGTCATTTTTGTATTCTTGAAAAATTTTCATTCGAATTCTATTGCCTCAAAATTCTAAAAATCGCTCAACCAATTTACCATTTTCATCACGAATACCACCTAACCCTTTATTGATCAGATGGATATCACCAGTATACTTAACAACTCTGTCATAGTCTCGGTTATGACGGTTGTTCAACCACATTTCATAGTACCCCTGTTCATGCTTATGAACATAGTAGAACCAACATTTCTTACCTAGTTTAAACACGCGACCTAACAACAGAGTAGAACCGTTATCCATACCATGGATAACATAGTCTCCTATTTTTAGTTCATTACCAAACATATCCAACATTTTTAAATCTCCAAAAGAAAAGGGAACCCCGAAGGATTCCCTATAGTTTACTATTATTCACGGGCATTAGTCAACAGAAGTTTTGACTTAATCTTAGTGATTTGGTTCTTTCGTCCCCGCCAGTGTTTACCACAGTGGGTACATTTATACTGCTTGAACTTACTGACTTCGGTATACGCAAATCCAGCATCTTCAAATTCATGATTACCACATACACAAGTGAATTTATCGGAGTCGGTATAAAGAGAGAAGTTCGGAAGGCGATCTGACCATGGAGCCAATTTAACATACAGTTCTTGGAGAGATACGATATCATCAATATTATATTCTTCCATTTCTTTCCAAGCTTCTACATTACCAGCCAAACATTCTTTCCACAATTCGAAACCGGGGAATTGAGTATGTTTAGATTTCTTGGTTTCTGTACATAGCTTATCGGTCATATATTCCAGCTTATTGGAAGTAAAACCAAACGTGCGTTTTGCGATCTCAAGAGTATCAATATGCTTCACGGTAGAGAACGGTTTCATACCATGAACAATCATACGACTGCGAATCTTTGGAATATCAAACCGACGACCATTCTGATGAAGAACGATATCTGCTTCATCAAGAAGCTCCCATAGAACTTTCAACATTTCTGAATCGTCTTCGATATTTGGAGCATTTCGCTGATCCATATAAATGATTTCGTCACTGTCAAACCATTTAGCAGCAAAACTAAGCATATACCAATCGGACTCGATCATATTCAGACCAACGTTGGTCTTAAACAAGCGCCATACATGAGCCATAATCGGGGCAGTTTCAATATCTAGAACTAGAACACGGGGACCGGTTTTGATGTCATCCACGATATTATTCTCTTCCATGAAACGCTCGTAATAATAGTTTACGGAAGATTTTGAAATACCAAGTTCTTTCGCAATTGCTCGCGAACCCATACCCTTGTTCTCTTTCATCTCGACAATCTGCGAGATGACAGTTTCGTAATTACTGATAGCCATTATTTAAAGTACCTTATGTGTTTTGTTATAAACATTATATATCACAATGTACTCATGTTTTGATTTTGATTTTCTCATAGGTTAAAAGGGGATTACTCCCCTTATTTAGAACTCGTGAGTTACGTCTGAGATTACTTCATAAGTCCAAGTACGAAGTTTCGCATTGTTGTAATCAGTTGGAATAGCAACAACGTGAGCTGGGTTGATCTTAACCATCACAACCCGATCATTCTCACAAGATGAATAGTATGGGATGTAGTGACGAGCAGCAGCATGAAGACCCGCAGCACAAGTATTGTTTCGGTCGTCATCTACCTCAAATGGCTCGACTCGTGGCTTAGAACCAATACTATTATCAAACGTGCGAGTGCGGATATCCATATAATCACCCGTGACGCGCTTGTACGCTAGGAAATGACCATCGTTGGTAATTTTGATGTCACTATGAGTAAGGAAGTCAAAAAGCTCGTATACAGCCGCACGGCGAGGATTCTGCAACAGATTTTTCAGGAAGATAACCATATACTCAAACTCTTCACCAGACGCCCACATATCAATGATTCGTCGGGTCATCGATGTATCAAGAACAATATCACGATAATAGAGTGTGTCGCATTCAATCCGAATATCACCAGAAGAATAGGTTTTTATCGCTTCTTTGATAGAAATCAGGTTTACCGCACCGACCACATCATTGTCACGGATCAGGAGTTGAAGCGCATCTTCAAATCGTGGGTGGGCTCGGTCTGCAACGTATGGGGTTCCATCAATGAAGCAGTTAATAAAGTCATAACTTGCATTCCAAGATACCACTGGGGTATGAACCGGTTCTATGATGTCCTTCAAATGGATTGTTTTATCCGACTTCTTCTGAATCCCCTTATAGCGACGAACTACATCACCTACTGTTGAACGAGGGATACCAGTTTGACGGGAAATTTCGTTTTGACTGATTCCTCGATTATGAAGTCGAATAATTTTATCATCACGACTTTCTTCAACTTTATTTTCAGAAGAATCATGTACATCAAATTGCAAATCGATTTTATTAGTCCCAACTATCAATTTAATCAATTCTTTTATTGTAAGAGCTTCCCATCCTTCAAGTACATCGATATCGCCAAGATCTATATCAAGTTCTTCCTCGATATACATAACAAGTTCTACAACATCGAGATCGTCTAGGTTATAATATGCAAAAGTTCTATTATTATCAAGTTCTTTTACTTTATGACCACTCACATCGTAAATACCGCTACGAATCAATGCTTCAAGTTTTTCAATATGGATAGTTTCCATTTTATTTCCTCATTTAAAAGGGGCTTACACCCCTTTGTAGTTTTCCATAATACGTTTAGTTGCAAGTTCGAACTCTTCGTTTTTTACACAACTATAATTTTTCTTCAACCTAAGAATCGCACATTCCATGGGGAATTGCTTTTTCATTTCGTCATAAAAATTATGATATACATCATACATACTCTGACGATAGTTTTCAATGATATCGGTGTAAACTTGATATTCTGGTTCGCTCAAATACTCTTTGGCGTGAACATAAATATTACCAAGATCATGATCCCAATCACCGGATTCCGAGACACCAAAATGGTCCTTCATTTCCCGAGTAATTTCCATATCAACCCTTGGCTTATCAGACCTATTGATATTCCAGCCAATTTTCTCATCCTTTAAATTGTTATTGAGATATTCAACAAGTTTATCTTTGATCATTTCCTTTGTAACGAGAGCCAAATTCTCATTCATACCAGCCCGTCGTTCAAGGGTTTTCGGAAGTGCATACAACGTTGTATCAAACACCTCAGACAACCAACTTTGAAGACCATCAGTTACTTCATGACCATCAACAACAATATATTCACCAGAACGAAGACCATACAACCCACTAAGCTCGTGTACATCCTTGGCAAGGAAATTGTCAGTACTGCGATACCCTTTATTATAATAATGTGAGTTGTCGGGTTTGTCTCGTGGAGTTTTAGCCCGATTCCGCTGTGCTTCTAAGCGACGTTGGCGTTTCTCTTCTGCTTCTTTCTCTTCGATCTCTTGAACGTGCTTACCATACAATTTCTCAACATGGAAAACATCGATATCATCTTTATGGTAACGTTTTGCAATTTGAATAAACAGATTGCGAGTCACATTCTTGAACGGTTTACGAGAATACGGGTAATCACTCATAACGACAACACGTTCATTAGGAATGATACCATACTTCATAAGAAGCTTGATTCTCACCTTCCACTTACCATCCATATTAGACAGAAGGATTGGGAATGGATACCGTTTATTTTTTACTGATGGCATGAAGTAATCATTGAACTCGATTTTACGAGACGACCCGTAATATCTTGCGCGTTCCAGATTCCAAACATTTCGTACAGCATTACTAAATGTATCGATATAAACGAAATTTTTATTTTTGTAATTATAATCTACACAGAAATCTTTAAACAAGGACCACTCTTTAGAAGATGTAATACTTTCGTAGAAGAAGCGCCAATCTTGAAGAGACTTACCGTTATGGTCAATAATCTTTGATACTTTGTTAAAGATATGCTCACCAAAATCCATGGACAAAATAGCATGAATTTTACTTCGAGCATCCTTTCCATGTTCAGAAACCTTCTTATTGACTTCATCAATAACTTGGTCCGACTGGGATTTAAAATAAGAATCCAGTGTATTCAGTGTGTGTTTATCAAGACTCAATTCTTCCCGGTTCGGGAGAGGATTGAGAGACCCAACAGGAAAATCGATAAAGCTATATGAATTATTAAAGAATACCGAACAAACCTCATTTTCATAAAGCTTAGATGGGATCTTGTAAGAAACACCACCCATAACAGCATACACGCCATTATCCATGATGGAACCATAGTAACCAGATGACTTGTAGTTAGTCAACTCGAAATTCTGGTTGACGATGTTCGGATAAAACCCATCTTTATCAAATGTGTGGTACACCGCCCTAGTTTCATTCCGAACTTCTGTAATATCGTCTTGATCGATAGGGATCACGATTTCGATGCCTGTATGCTCGTCTGACGGTTCTTCGAAGATAGGTACACACTTTGGTATACCGTTGTTCATGAAGATGCTATAGACGGTTTTGAGGCCCTTACACCACGATGTAACAGTGAACGTAGTCGTATAACAGAATGGACTTTTAGAACCAAGACCAAACGCACCGATAAAATCGTCAGAATCTTCCTTGGTTGATGCGAAATATGTGGTGAACAAGTTGAAAATACCATCCTTGTCCATACCAATACCATAATCGCGCAGTCGCCATTGCAAATTAATATCAGACGGAAGCTCTACATCAAAATATTTCGGTGGGACTCCGCCAATCTTTTCCAGTGCAATGTGACCATCGATTGCGTTACAGCTCAATTCACGAATGAAAGCACGGATCTTAAATTTATAAAGACCGGAACTAAGAATGGTATAAGCTTTTTCATCAAACTTCATACCGAAATCGCGGGACTCTTCCATAACAGTCCCGAACACAGGTTGCTTATTTGTAACAATTTTCATAATGTATTTCTCATTTAACCTTTTAAACTACTTCGAGATAATGATGTACGTCTTCCGGGTAGAAGTGGAACAGAAGCGGTTTATCGATATGGATGATTTCCGCGATTCCAAAATCTCCGTCATCGTCTTCAATCATGATACAATACTGATGATCTTCCGTTTCGTCAACATAAAATTCTTCAATACCTTCCATATCCAAGAATTTACAGATGGATTCGTTATAGTTGAATTCCATTTCATCCTCAAAATCCCACGAAGAATTCAGAAATTCCTGTTTATGGTTCTCACTTTTAAACCGGTATTTGTTCATTATTCCACCTCTACAAGATAGTTTTCGATGTCGGCTTGGCTGAAATGGTAGATCAAGTCTTTCAGTTCATCCGGGGTTTCTTCTAAATCGATTACGTATTTTTCATCAGGTACAAATGGTACAAGATCAAATTCGTAACGACCAGTCTTTTTAAGAAAATCAACGATCACCTTGTTTGAGTTAATACCACCCTCTTCAAATTCGGTAAAAACCTCACCAACAGAAATGAACTCTTCTTTCTCATAATCACTTCGGAATTTGTACATACTCATTTTTTAACCTCATAATCAAGATACAGATCTAACCAGTCAAGCGCAAGCTTGTCAATGTCAACATTATAACCCATAACCAGTTTCCAATCAACAGTTTTCTTTGTGATTGTAGTACCTGTTTTGATTGCATTGAGAAGTTTCATGTTCTCTTTTAGAACCTCTTCGATAGGTTCTATACCATCTTCTTTACACCATTCAAGCCAGTATTCTACACTTTCTTCAAACCACCCTACAAGCTTTTCACGGATAAACCACACAGGGGATTTGTCTCCGATTGAGATTGTAGGTCTTACTGAGTGAGCGATATCATTTAGGTTAGCCATAATTGTTCCTCTATTTTCCACTATTATACACAATAAAAAAGAAAAGGGAACCCCATCGGTCCCCTTTTTATTAATCATCCATCCACACCTTACGAAGATCAGATTCGGTCCCAAAGAACATTTCTAGCGCATCGGCTGCTTGTTCATCAACCCGAACAACCTCCATATAAGGGTCTCGAATACATTTCTTGTAGTCGGCTCGGTCTAACTGACCCAGACCCTTAACGTGTTCATGTTTCCACCCAGACCCCTTAAACGTCTTGGAGTGGAATTCTGTAGTGTCGTAACTCCACACAGTTTCCTTACCATTTCGGCTAATAAACTCAGGGGTACGACATACCAGCAATCGCCCTTGGTCAATAAAGTGTTTCCAATACTTATGGAACAAAGAGATTATCAGGTTACTGATGTGTCCGCGACCATCTGGATCCGCATCCACCAAGATAGCAACATAATCATAATTTGCCTTGGTGTTACGTCGAACTCCTTTTTGACCACGATATTTTAACATATCAGGTTGTAGAGTTTGTTCCCAATCCTTACCGGTTACAATACCACGAGTTTCAACCCATTTACCATTAACCAACATTTCATCATTTTCTGCAACAATGAAACCATCTTTATTTATAAAGAAATCTCCTGATGGTAGCTCTTTTGTATCATCTAGAGTCATACCAAGAATTGAAATAATATTGGCAATCTCTTTGTTGGCAATTACCTTTACCTTTTCGCATTTATGAACAGATAGAAGTTTACCCTTCAACGGGAATCCACCCTGAGTGTCGTGATCGCGAGTTATACCCAGCGGGCCACTTGCAGAATCACCTTCTGTCAAGAACAGAGTTGTTTCAAACCCTTTTTTTCCATATTTGTTAGCCTGAATATGTTTTGGTACGTTCGCCGTTAGAGCCTTCTTTTGTGCCTTGGTCGCTAGTGCCTTTTCCACCGCATCCCGTTTTGCAATTGCACTCTCTACAATTGGCATGATAACAGAATCGTTGGAGATCATCTTTTTGGCAATAGACTTGATATCGATCCCACAATGGTCCTTAATCTGACCGTTGGAATTACTCAGCCGCTCTTTAGTTTGACCGTCAAATTTAGCACCTTCAAAACCACGAAGAGAAAGGAACAATAAAGTGTTTTCCTTAATACGAGCTTTGTTAATCTCGACCTTAAACTTACGTTTGATCATCGGTGTCAATTCATCACACAGGCTGTTGATCAGATATTCAACATGGTTACCACCCTGTTTAGTGTGAACCCCGTTAACATAACTCAGTTGACGGAATTCGTCTGATGTACCGATAAAGAACGAACAATTCTCATTTTCAAAGACAACAGGATCCCCAAAGTCACTAGCAAATTTCTTGAACTTGGAATCTACTTTTTTCTTATTGAATGTGAATTTTACTTGTGGGAACAAAACAGAAAGGATTTCTACCCGAGAACGGATAACATCAACTACATCAGGGGGCATACCACCAAAGATGTTAAATTTATCAAGCAGGTCTGGGATAAATTCAACAGTTGTGCCCTGAGTACCACCTTTTTTCTTGGTGTATGATTGGTGTTCTGCATTTTGTGTACAATAGATGGTGACCGTATTTTTCCCATCACAAGTTGTCGCCCGGAACATTGTAGAGTATAGATTAGTCAATACTGAACCAACGCCATTTTTCCCGATACCCTTACGATCAGCAGAGAAGTTACCACCAGAACGGGCTCGGGTGTAACAAGCTTGTGGATATGGGATGGTTTCGCCTTCCGGGGTCTTTACGTCATATTGTGGGATACCACGACCATTATCAGAAATGGATACCTGATTTGTCTGATCATCAACAATAATATCAATTTTATTAGCAAATTTAAAATCAGTACGAATAGCTTCATCAACTGAGTTATCGATTATCTCATCAATAATTTTAACCAAACCCGGAATGTATTGCTTTTCTACAAATTTCCCATCAACCAACACTAAATGGGTCTCTTCCGAAAGTGATCCAACATACATATCACTATTGAGGAAAATATGTTCATAATCACTTAGGATTTTACCTTCTTGTTCTTTCATTTATACCTCAATGATAAAAGGGGACGAATCCCCTTACAAACCTTTTTCTATAGAATACAACGTATCTTTACTGGTTGTGAATTTTATTTTTGTAGCCATGTAATGAATACGGTTTGAACCGATCTTAAGATAGTGTCTATGTCGCTCCATTGATGGGTGAAAAAGGTCAGGAACCACAGAAACCATATCGTCCACGGAAGTTAGATCTATGAATCGCTCAAACGTAATATATTCTTCTTGAGAAGGGTTTAAGAAACCCCCCGGTTTAATTCTGGTTTGATAATCAACATTGACATCAACCCATGGGTGGTTAAATGGGTTTAGATCACTCGCGCCCATCATCCACCTCGACAAATCGAACGGTTACGTTATCAGTACAATCCATCTGCGCAACCAGTTCACCATCCAGATAATACGCTTGGGTATACCCTTCCGGGTCGTAAGACGAGCGCATTACAACACCCTCTTGGTTAACGATTGATTCAAATTCTTCGATAGACAGATATTTAATAGTCATTTCAATTACCTCATTGAGTTAGGGTCTACGTCAGTCGGGATATCTTCCAGACCATACGCATATCGTTTTGAATAGATTAACATAAGAATATCACGAGCGCAATCATGAAGTGAGTTATGTTTTACGAAACCCGGAAGACTCCCGTTAGGGAGGGGGCAATACGTCACATCACGATCCATATTTGCTTCGATTGCGGTTCGTACTTCACGGAAGTTGTTGAACATCACAGGCATAGCAGCAGAAATATCATCATCTGCTAGATCCATAGCATCACAATACCAACTACGGAACCAAATGATATCCATTTCCCCACGAGTCCATATATGTGACTTCTTAAACTCAACCCCAGTTTCCACAAACCAATCTTTGATATCCATATACCCATCATATAGGGTCTTATCGTCGCGGGATGGCTTCAAGAGAGCTTTTGCTTCATCTCCCTGAGATTTCCACCACTCCACGGTGGAAGCACTCACACGACGTCCTAGGGCCTTTTGATGTTTCAGATCGAATTTGATTTTCTTTCCGGATTCAACCAGACTTTGAAATGTAGGTGGATTTTCAATATCCATTTTGAATGGTATCACAGAAAATTCAACTAAGGTAGCTTTTTCTACCGTATTCAAAGTCTCAAAGTCAGTAATATAATCGGTAACCATTATTTTGTCCCCGACGAACCAATCCCAGCAGAACCACGAACAGTTTGTGTATTGAAATCATCAACTTGGTTAAACTTGATCTGATTGAATACAGGAATGAACACCATCTGACAGAAACGCTCACCCTTCGGAATATGGAGAACCTTGTTGAAACTCATCGGGTCATCTTCGTTAACAATATGTTCATTCCGAACCTTCACCATGATCTCACCATGATAGTTACCGTCGATAAGACCAACTGTGTTAGCCAATCGGGTATAAAATTTGAACCCGAGACCAGAACGAGGGAGAATCATTGCAGCAATACCAACACCCTGAATACCAGTATCGATCTGGCTCATATCAAATCGCATACCAGTGTTAACGATGATGTCTTCGCCCGGTTTCAACATAATAGCTTCTGGGGTGCGAAGGTCAATAGCTGCATCGCCTTCTCGTTGAAAATCAGGACACACACCATATTCAAAACCACTAATAAAATTCATTTCCATTTTTATTCTCTCTTATTTCAATTTTTCAGATAAAAAGGCTGCGAGCTGCTTCCGACTCTCGCCATATTCAAGTTCATAGTGACTATCCGCTTCATCGTACATAATCCCATGATGGATATCACTATAAGGGGATTTTACGGGATAACCGTCATCACCAGAAAAATGTTCCCATTCAACCCAATACAAGGCAAATACCTCACTCATACAAACACATTCTATGTGGTTCTGTTTTTCGAACGTATCATCATAGTCTGTACAATAATGCCAATCTTGGTTGCAAAGACCAATTTCAAAACACCACCATTCAGGAAAGACCCCAACCGATACGTTACAAAGAACCTCAGAAACGGTCATTTTATAATCTTGTTCATTTTCAATATACATCACGAAATCCTCTTATGTCCAAATTTACGCCACTTGCTAAGTGCAAGTTCAGCTCTCAAACCACTATATGTGTGGTCTTTCAGGTATTGTACCACATCATCTATGGTTGCGCCATCGTTTTTAATGAAATCATTGATATCCTTGGAAGGCCAAGGACATTCATCCCAGATAACAACCTTTTCACCGGCTTTGATTAGATTTTCGATCCGTTTTAGTGTGTCAAATGATCGACCCTCTTTATCAAGTACCCATACCCGTTTATCTGGGAACGGTGCATCTTCAAGAGCCATAACACCACCGACGATAGCACATGCATTAGGGATGAACACACTGTCAATTGGTCCTTCCAACATCCAAACTGTTTTTGATTGATCTACACGTTCCATACCGTATACTTTCGACGCTTTGTCATCAGCCTTGATAGTCAAATATCGTCTACTCTTATCAACGTTTGGGTCTAATGCTCGACCCTGCAAAGATGAATATGTTCCATCTTTGTTATAGATTGGGATAACCAATCGATATTCTTTCTTATCGTCATACAGATAGGTTTCTGGTTTAACACTATTAGCAACCTTCTTCCAATCCGCAGTAAAGAAGAACAGTTTGTATTGATGTTTTGGGATTTTACGAGCTGCAACCCATTTCACGGCTGGATGATTTTCTGGGAGATCCGCTATACAAGTTGAATATGGTATCACACTCTTTGTGATTAGTTCAACTGGTTTCTCAACTGTTTTTTTAGTTTCGAACCATTCGCTGTCGTCTTTGTTTGCAAATTTTTCCTTTGCAAATTCTCTATACATTTCAGGTTCATTATCATAAAGATAATTGGTTAACTTCATATTCACGTTACAGTTAAAGCAACCAAACCGGACATGACCCTCTGATTCGTATAACCACCCACGGGTTTTACTGTAGTCAGTTTTACTATCACCACATACAGGACAGCGGAAATTATACTTTACCTCAACACCACGGGAGTGATCTGTGCACAATTCCATCCGGTAACTAAGTCTAGTTGCAAACTGTCGTTCTATATAAATTATGTTCATATAAAAATCCTCTTTCAACCTATGATATCACACTCACCAAAAACAATAAAGCCCCAATTACGGGGCTTTTGCTTCAATTTTACGACGCTCTTTTTTCTTACCCATGACAGACGGGCCTTTATCTGTAACAGAACCAGATTTTACCCCAGTTGCGATATTTGTCACATTACCCCCGGAATCACCAGCGATCATCTCTTCATACAACATTTCAATTGTGTATTCTGATTGACCATATGATTCTGTTAAAGTGTCATATCCAGCCTTCACCGCCAACGATTTAGATACCGATTCACCACCATACTTTTGAAGGTTTATTTTCAGTGATCTAATTGCTGCGTGAAATGATGTATACGCCGCTTTTTCTCTCACGGTTTCCGGCTTCTTAATAAACTCACCGGCTTCGTCGATAATACCGCGTTTGTATGCTTCCCAATTACGAAATGGTTTTCTTAATAGGTCTAGCATACGGACGGAATAAATCCCGTCCATAATAGTTTTAATACTCACGTTAAATCCTCCTTGGTATCCTTTTATTTAGTTATCCCAAGGCGCGTCGTCTTCATGTGTTTGTTCAGCAAGGAGATCGTTGAAGTCAACTTCTGTTTTACTCATACGGCGTTTGAACATAGAACCACCCATCGGAGTAGTATCAATTTCATCAACAACTTCCGGAGTTACTTCTACAGGAACAGAAGTAATTTCATCACCACGACGAACAATAACCGCATCGTCTTGAATATCAGAACGTTCTTCCAGATCCTTCCTTTCGAATACAACAGTATATGGAGTTGTTTCGTCAAGGTCAGACCAACGCATTTTAGCTTTTTCTACAACCATACAGAATTTATTATGGGTGTTGATATCGCCATAACGAGATTTAAGTTGCTTAAACAACTGTTGTCCCATCTGTACCAGATCTTCATCTTCTGAAATTGCCAATACGAAGTCGCAACCATGAAGAAGTGCATAAGAATCTGCAATATCAGCTTTGTCGATCTCAAGGGAACCAGAAGACCCACGGTTGGTTTGTGCACCAGACCAAGCAACAATTTTCTTCTCGATAGCAAGTCCACGTACTTCTTCTGAAATTGCCTTGATGAAAGAGTAAGAGTTATCAGAGAACTTCATACGGGACGAAGCCATGATACCTAGGTAGTCTACCATGATAACATCTGGCTTGAAACCTTTTTTCATTTCAAGCTCATCCATCAGGTTTCTGATGTGGTTTACGTTTGCCCCTGATGTTGGGAACTGTTTGACATAAAGCTTACCAAGCTTTTTACCTGCAACCTTTTTGTTGAACCGGTTCATGAACTCAGATTTTTGGATAAGCCCACTATCTAGCTCGTCTAGAGTCAGATCCATTAGGTTTGCGTCGATACGCTTACCTACAGTCTCTTCTGACATCTCAAACGAGACGTACAACACGTTCAACCCGAGTTGCATATACTCAGTTGCAAGGTGACACAGACCGATAGACTTACCAACGCCAGTACCGGCTAGAATAACGTTCAGTGTACCACGTTCAACCCCACCCTTGGTGATCCGGTTCAGCATATGATTCAGGAAAGGGATCTTATTTGTCTTTTGGTTATATGCTTCCCAACGTTCTTCTGCGCTGTTCATATAATCATGACCAACATCAAAAGTAAAGCCAACAGACATAGCCTTTTTCATGATCTCTTGCATTGCCCCGATATCTTTTATTTTCGGGTCTTGCTCATCCAGTGGTTTGGCGAAGTTTTCACGGATCTGGATACACTCAGATAATGCGATATCGATAGCACGTTCTTTACAGAAAGATTCTGTTTCTTCAATCAACCAGTTTTTATCTTCTGGGATTTGTTCAATTCGAGATACCAGAACTTTAGTCTGATCATACTCTACTTGACTCATATTCTGTTTGCGTTCCAGCATAACATCCAGAGCCGCAACCGATGGGGCTTTGTTATGCTTTTTTGCATAGGTATCAATCAAGTCAAATGCAATACGATAAGGCCCCTTAGAGAAATATTCAGATTTAAGAAAAGGGTACACCTTACCAAAATACTCGCCGTTGAAAACGAGGTTATTGATAATAATTTGTGAAATACTCATTAAAAACACCTGTAAAAAGAAAAGTCGCTTACGTTAAAGATTATCCCATAACGTAAGCGACTTTTTAATTATTTATACAACCTTTTTCTGTGAGGAAAAATGAAGAATACCGGTATCATTCAGCACGAACGGTACATCGTCCTCGGTGATGATATGCATCCAGAACCTAGCCTTATATTTGTATTGACGAACCCGTTTTACCCGATTCACAACACCACCATCAGGAGTACAATATTGAGCTGCATATAGAGCCTGATAGGGGCTCTTGCGGTCATATAGACTCAGAACTTGATGGTTCTCTGCACACAACCAAGATTTCCCGTTAGACATATGGATTTCCCATACGTTCGGGTTGACCGGTTCTGTGAACTCCGTATCGACCATACGTAAGATCGTTGCGTATTTACCGGTTTCTGGTCCCTTTAGAAGGATCCGGTTGCCCTGTTGAATCTCTAGAAGTTGATATAGAGTCCATGTTTGTTCCCTCATGTCCCCATAAATGTCGGGAGCGCAAAAGGTAACAAGGGTATCCTCTGGAAATCCAGTTACATCATAACAATCATTACGGTCGCAGGTTTGTTCTGTCATTTTATTTCCTTTTGAAAAGATCAAGAAAACGCCCAAAGAAAGATTTTTCAATCTCAACATTGGTTTGGTTATACATGGCTTGTACTGCATTTTTAACATGTGGATATAGTTCTTCCTTCATGTCTTCATGTGGGGTACTCCAATCTAATACAACCTTTCCATCATGATACTGTATATCGTTGATAAACACAAGAAAATTCTCACTATCAATCCGGATAACCAATTCGGTTTGTACATTCTTTAATGCGTCATTGATTACATCTTTATAGGTATCTTCGTTTATTTCTTCCATATATTACCTGTAAGAAATAGACCTAGTTTCCTAGGTCATTGTTATTTAGGGATGATACTAACCTTGGCATTACAAGAGGCTGCAACAGGATAAACTATTTCATCAAAATACTTTTTATTTTTGAAACCATCTAATACCAAAAGATGACTATAGGAGAACCCTTTTAGTCCTAATGGGTCTCTTACTAAGACGAAATACGATTCGTTTTCAAGTTTTATGTATTTTGAATTTGAGGCCAAAACGAATTCATCACCAAAAATATTACCCAATTCTTTTAATTGATATTTTATCTCATTGAATATAGTTCCATTCATTGGTTCCATAACAATGGTTTTTCTCCCTTGGGAATTAAAATAACAATCATGAACAGCAGCCGAAACTGGGGTATCCTGAACTCCGATGTGAGTCAAATAAAAACCATAGTCGTTACGAAGATTAATAAACAATTCTACTATTTCTTTTGTTAAATTCATAATAATCCTATAATGGGGCTTTCGCCCCAATAATATTAACCAAACAACTGGTCAACTTCATCAAACACTTCCTGAGATACTTCAACTGCTTTCAGTTTATAAGCGTCGGATACCGCATCCATAAAAGGCTTGTGAGAAAACATAGGTTTCCAGAATTCCAGAGAGTTGGAATCCTCTTCTGTCCATTTCTTTTCATCATCGGTGATCAGATACATCTCGCCGGTTTCAAGGTCGAGATAATTTCGCTGATAACGTGCGTTTTGTGGTTTGGTAACAAAACCAAGTTCTTGTGCAATCTTTAGCAAACCAGAGTATGTATTAATACCACCTTGGAAGGAAACTTGCAAGTCTAATTTGGATTTTTCTTTGATAGTGCGGCTCTTTTCCGCATTCATCACAAAGTTATAACCCAACAGCTCTTTACCATCTTTATCCTGTTGCTTACCAAGAATGATAACGGTGTCAGCGGAATACATCGGACCAGTACCACCAGACATAACAGTTTTGCTGTACATCTCTTGGGTTTCGTATGTGTGGTTTACAGCAATACACGGAATGTCGTTGACAGTCAGGTAAGGAGTAACCATACGGAACAGACTCTTAATCTGCTTTGCACGGGTCATATCCTGTGCAGACTTTTCATTCTTCGCATCTTCTAGTTCTTTCTTAGAAGCAACGTTACCAATAGAGTCAATATAGATAATAACCTTATCACCACGTTTGACTGCTTCCAGTTTCTTAACGATGTCGAATTTAAGTTCTTCTACGTCAATAAACGGACAATGTACAACCCGTTCAATATCCACACCTTGAGAAGTAAAATAATCAGGAGTAGAACCAAATTCGTTATCAAAGAAAAGACAAACTGCATCTGGATACTTACGAAGATAAGCAGAAACCAGAACCAAACTCAAGTTAGATTTGAAGTGTTTAGATGGACCGGCAATACAAGTCAGACCCGGCTTCAAACCACCATCAAGATGACCACTCAACATCAGGTTAATGATCGGGACACGAGTCCGGATTACATCCTTGTCGTTAAAGAAAACGCTATCGGATAGCATAGAACTCATTTTATTTGAGGAAGTACCAGACAGACGTTCCAGAAGGGCACCAGTATTAACCGTTTTTGCTTTTTTAGCCATTTTAAATATTCCTATAATTTTTGATATATGATTTATTTGAATTCGCGTTCTAGTTCTTTTCTAATTCTTTTATAAAGACTAAGTTTATCTTCCTTATCAGTTACAGCCATGTCTTCGGGGGTAATATTGTTTCTGGCAAGCCCAGTCGATTTAACTATCAAAGATTCCCTGAAATGTTCAAAGGAAACGTCTGTATTTTTCCCCCATTTCCGACGAAGGAAGAATACCAGTTTGATAGCATCAGAATATTCGTTAAGATAAACACATTCAAGTCTCAGGTCGTTATCCATTCCAACTTCTTCTAAAAGTGAAGAAATTATTTCGCCAATATTATTGGGATATGGATCCAGATTATCTAGGTCATCTCTTTCGAGCATACGGCTGTGAAGTTTACTTACAACCTCATTTAAATGAGGGTGGGCGTCTTGAATTCTCATTTTACTTTCCTTTCGTTGTTTAATAGGGTGATTATATCACAAACCACCCGTGGTTTTAATTTTCCAAATCAACCAAACAAGTCATCCAGAGAAAAATTCGCGGGACTTTCTTGTTTCCACCCAATAGCATCACAGATATTACCAAGTGGCTTTTGGAAGTGTTTACAATACATACCAACGAAATCAATATCTTTTTCCGGATTAATTCCGAATTCGTCTGGGATCTTATCACCGGAAGGCCAAGCAATAGTTTCGATATGATATTTATTCGGAACCTTCAACATTGCATACTGAATTTTTTCACCGGAACGGATTGGGTCAACGTAGGATACCGATTTCAACTGATCACAAATCTTGTTGTAGTTAATAGCTGCTTTAACGTGACCGGGACAACCAGATTTATGATTGAAAAATTCGTCTGAGTTCTTTTCAATATTATTTGCGCTACTTACTTGTGCAATCTTACGATAATCCTGTTTTGGATATTCACCCTTTACCTTGTCAACGTGAGCATGGAGATTTGTTTCATTCTCAGTCAAAATGATGTCAATCGCTTTTTCAAGACATTCTGACGCAAAAGGTGGTGTACTGCTGCGGCGTGTTTCGATACCCATAATCTTGAGCTTTGGAACTACGTTACCATGAGAGTCTAGCTTTCTCTTACCTTCGTTATCCCACACAGAAAGAGCATATCGTTTCTTAGCGGTCCAGAACCCACGAGTTGCGATTACTTCACGGTCCATGAACAATTTATGATCGAAATAGTTCATGTAATCTTTCAGTTCGCGATAACATTCATCGATATATGGCTCAATCATATTCTTTGCAAACTTATCAAGCATATCAACCCATTTAATAGGTTCGACATCCTCAATCTTAACACCTTTCTTGTCTGCCATCATTTTAACGAAGTTTTCAACACAAACATATTGGGAGTCAGTATCACAATAGATAACGTAGTCTACGTCTTCTGTATTACACAGCTTATTGAAATATTCATTCGTTTTTCTGGCAATCCATTTAATGGATAGCTGACCACCCATCGTAATTGATTCTGCCATTCTTAGATCATAATAGCGACCCACTGGATGACCCAAAGACCCATAAAGAGAGTTGATCAATACCTTTTTTGCTTGTTGGGTTACGTTACATACTTTCTCATATTTCCGACAGTCAGAGATGAGCTTTTTCAGCTCATCGTCTGTCATATTTTCCAATTGTTCATCGGTATAATCTAGATTCATTTATCATTCCTCTTTGCCAAGATTGCAGCAGCTCTAGTTGCAAGGGCATCAGCTTTAAACTCTTCGGTCTTGGCTTGTTTCCGTTGGACAAACACCTTCTCAACTTCAATAGGAAGGAAACCGCGTTTGTCATTTCGATAACGAACACCATTTGGGGCGACGGAATATTTACCTTCATGAGGAACATCAAACGTCTTGTTAACCAAACCCATACCTTCAATATCCGGAACCATGCGGTCTTTAACCAAGATACGAGGGAAGTCAATCTGATCAACCAAAGTCTCGGGAGAAATATTCTTACCCATGATTTCGTGTGGATAAAGCGAAGTCAAGTCAAACGACAGAAGCCATTCATACAATCCCGGAATCGGATCCTTAACATACGCACCCGCAAACTTAGACCGTTGAGCGTGTTTGTTTTCTGGAATAATCACGTTGTTGGCAAGGAGACTGTTATAAATGATAGCATCCCAAGTTTTCAACGGACTGAATACGTCTGGTGCGTTGATACTCGCATAATAGGACACAGACGCAATCAGGAATATCAAACTCAAGGTTTCTTCCAGTCGTTTGATAATTTCAACGTCTCGAATAGAGTAATCGATATAAGTTTGTGGATCCTTTTCAGCAAACATCAAGTAAGTTTTATAAGTCATTTCGACTTTATTTGTTTTCAGTTCTGCTTCCGCAATCGTATCTAGTTTATAGTTTGGTCGAGTGGTAAAAGTAAACTTCTTATATGCTGCCATGAAGTCAACACAGTTTACACCTTGGATAGTGTAGGTGGTGTAATCTTCATCGTTGTCATCCTTTTGGGTGATCTCTGTAGTCTCACCAAATGGACTCAGCTTATGGATAAATTTTTCACCAAGGACTTTTTTAATACGACCCATGATATAGGGAATATCAAAAAACTCACTATTCCACCCACTAAGATAATGTGGTGTATTCGTACAGAAAAAGTGCATGAACTTAATCAGGATTTCTTTTTCAGAACCACACAAAACATATTCCACATCATCGAGAACTTTTTTATCTAGAATAGATTTACATGCATCCCATTCACGGATAGTCCAGATATAATATTTTTTTGATTTGGTACTATAGATCTGAATGGTATCTATTTCATACTTAGTTTCTTCTGCTTGTGGGAAAGGTCCATCAGTTGGGACTTCGATATCCAAAAACATAATATCAAGATATGTATAGTCATAATACACATTAGAACCGTAAGTATCAGAGATATATTGGAATGTGTAATTATCCATACCCAATACGTCTTTTCCCATAGACTGCATGTCTTTAAACCATTTCCTAGCTTCACCAACAGAATCTAGTTTCTTGGGCAAACAACGCTTACCGAAAATATCCCGATACGGAGTCTCAATATGATCACCAACATGACGATACATAGTTGGTTCATATCTAACCTTTCGGATCTTATCATTACCGTTATCATCGAAATACCGGTCATAAATGGTATTTCCATCTAGCCAAACACTTGTATAAAAATTCATCACATAATCCTCTTATAGATACGGGGATCTTATCAGATCCCCATAGATGGTTTAACTTTTCTTGAAAATATACTTACTTTTTAAAGTCCAATCTGGTTTATCTTTATGTTGGATAATGTGGAATTCATAAACTTTGGGTGGGTTGATTAGGTCTATGATAGAGCACAAACCCCAATCTTCTAAAAGAGATGTAATGTCGTCTCGACGGTCGATGTCCTCTTGGGAGATCACAACATCAAGTCCATCCCGACGTAATAGCTCTTTGAAGTGAGCAATATAATAGAAACCATGTTTTCTAACAATGTGACAACTTTGCCACAACTTTTTTTGTTCTCGGTTTGCAATACCGATACGGGTTAGGGTTTCTTGAATTGAAAGGAAGTCTGTTGCTTCCTGAATACCGATACGAATCATATTTTTACCATTTCTTGACCACACCATATAGGCGGGTTCTTTCTGTTTTATTTGGTGCAAACTTCAAAAAATCACAATCCGGGGAAGTAACAATACCCTTGTAAAGCTTCTTAATCGCTCTCAGTTGCGTTTCATCATGAAGTTCGATGAAATCCTTAGCCTTGGAATCGGATACGCTGTAGTGTCGGGCCAATAGCTTTATGATAAGGATATAATCCCAATCGTTACTAGCTTTAGCAGCCTTCATAAAAGGTAACTGACATTTAACCACGGTATGATACAAATAATCATAATGCATTTGATCCGTGATGCAACCAGCCCACTGGTTAAGCTCGGAAGCATAACCAACCATATGTGCGTGTTGGGATATCATCATGTTTATCATGAACTGGTCGTAATCTGCAAATTCCCTGACATTTTTGTAACCCGTTTTCTGGGTTACATTTTTAATTATCTCGAATAAGCTTTTGTCTTTATCAACCTTAAACTCGTTACAGAGTTCCTTGACTTTATCCCAATCCTTATTATCCCATGCTAAACGGTGTTCATTTGGGGTTTCTAGCCCAAGGAAGTCTAAACTCATTTCCAGTTAACCTCACATGCCATATCAGACAACATATCCATAAGATGAATTTCCATATTTGGTACTGTACTTGCAAATTTCTGGAATTCGGCAAGGATCTTAATCATCATACGATAAGATTGCCCGGTAACTTGGGTAGTTGCCCGCTCATAAAATGCGTTTACAAAGTTCACGTAGTCGCTAGAGAAGTTAGGAACCAGTTGACGGATTTCTTGAACTTTCTTGGCTTTAATAAGCTCGAAAAGTTTTTCCATTTCCTTTGTAGAACGATTTACGGAAGTCAGTACACCTTCGTCAATATAACCACATGCTGCATATTTGTTCATCTCTGTAATAGTGGTTCGGAAGTTTGGGAAATTCTTTTTAACCAAAGCAGCAATAGAATTTTTATCCCGAATTTCGATTCCCTCTTCTTTACAGATTGCAAAGCAGCGAACAATCATTTCTTTCATCATACGAAGTTCGTCAGCTTTGACCAATTCTTCTGATTCTTCAACTACTTTACCAAATTCAAAAATACGGAACCGGCTACGAAGAGGATCAATAATCTTTTCGATATTGTTACAAGTCATAATAATGGTACAGTTACCACCATATGCTTCCATCCAACTACGAAGTTCTTTCTGTACGGCTGACATATCATCGTTATCACCTTCGTCGATGATGATAATTTTGCCACCTTTCTTACGGGTGCTGGTGCTGGCGAAGTCGGTTAGAGTAGTTCGAAGGTCATTAATCCGAAGATTACCACCCGAAATAAACATCACATCAGCATCAACGTCATTAGCAAGTGCGAGCGCCGTAGTTGTTTTACCAGTACCGGGAGACTTAGAACAAAGGAGAAGGTGGGGGATCCGTCCAAGTTTAATCAGACCGTTAAAACGCTCAATATCGTGACGGGGTAAAATACATTCGGAGATGGATTGTGGGCGAAATTTCATTTCCATCATATGGTGGGTATTATCAACTGACAACATATCTTATATTCCTCAATCAAATAGATGTTTATATTTATTTTCTAGTGGATCTTCGAAGTCCACATATCCAGACCATGTATTGTTTATATATAAACAATACTCAACGACTGGTGCACAATATGTAATCTTAACGTTAGACTCATGCAATCCATAATTGTTTGCTATTAAAAGTCTAGTTTTGTTTATCTGTGCTCTCGTTTCTGGTCCTTGATGATCCCAATGGTAATCATCACAATCCCCACTATCCTCATAGTGGGAATCAATCTCTTCTAATGTCAATTTCATATTAAGACAAAGTAGATGCTTTGTTCATGGAAATTACATAAGTCACTTGCGGACACTTAAACTGTGCGGCACCACGGATACATTTTACTGATGTGTCGCCGGTAAGATAAGAAAGATGTTTCATATCAAAACGAAGGTCAAAATCACCAGCATATTCAGTTTCACCGATAACCACATCGAACTGGTTACTTTCCTGTTCGGACACACCACCAGATTTATCGACATAAAACAGGCGAGCTACGATTTTACCATCTTCTTTGATGAACTTCAACATATTCAGTTTCAGAGTATTACCCATTGCTTGAAGACGGGAAATATCATCAGCTTTCAGATCAAACTCAATTTGAGCCGCTGGGAATACAATAGGCTTTTTCGGGTAAACAATCAGACTTTCTTGACTCATAATCAGAGTTGCTTTAGCCCCGGATTCGTGTTTGAGATTCAGTTTCAGATCATCATCTTTGTTATCGACGGTCATTTCCATTTCACCCTTGAAGTTATTAATAACACCAAGGAGTTGATCCATCGCATAGAGACAGATTTTGTGTTCGAATGTATCTTCTACGGTTGCTTCTGCGTAGATATTACCATCGGCGGTACGGGTGTTGATATAATTACCCGGTTGGATCAGGATAGATGGGTTGATAGAAGAAAACAATTTCAGAATTTCGATAGTGGACTTATTAATTTTCATTGAGACATTACCTTTTAATCAGATTAGTATTTTTTGAAGGCATCCCAAAATTTATGGGAGCCGTTTATAATTTTAGTTAGTTCTTCTGGTGAGAACCGTTCTTCTAGATCCTGCATTGTAACAACAAGCTCTATAGGGTCATCCATGACCTTATTAGTAAGAACCCAGAAGTCCTTATATTCTGGGTACATTTCGTGAAGATTGTAAAACATTATTCTCTTTCCATTACGGTGAAACGACCTTTCTTTGTCATTTTCATATGTGAGGTAAAGCTATCATCACGGTTTTCTACTCGGTGGGAAATAATAAAGGTATTTCCTCCAATCTCATTGAGAAGACGGTTAACCGCGTATACACCTTCCGAGTCCATACCACCATCAAAGATTTCATCAAGAATCAACATGGAAATATTTGTTCCAGAAACCAACGACGCGATATATCTCCAAGTAAACAGAAGCGCGATATTGATACGGGCTTTTTCACCTTGCGAGAATGACATATAAGTAAACTCATCACGACCACGAGATTTGATAGTTTCCTCGAAAGATTCATTCAGAGAGAAAACATAATCAGCACCGGTAATACCAAGGTACTCGTTGATCTTTGAGTTAAACAGTGGGATATATTTCTTAACGATGTCACCCTTGATGGCATCATCCTTGAGCATGTCCTTAAGTATACCACAACTAAACTTCTGATTGAAAAGTTCTTCGTTCTCTTTTGCCTTTTCAGATAGAATAGACTGAACTTCCGCCATTCTCGGAGATTCGAAAACCTTAGATTTGAGATTGTCAATGTTATCCTTGATGAATTTAGCCATTTCGGTATTTTCAACAATAGATTTTTCTGTTGCGGCGATGGTAGATTCAATTACCGCACGTTGACGAGCAATATCCTCAACTTTCCGGTTATGTTCAGCCGTCAGATCAGTAATCTTACGGTCTTTATCGATATCAATCCGATCAAGTTGGGATTGTGTAGTACTCAGTTTGGTTTTGAGATCGATCATCTCATTTGATTTCTGAGTTTCCAAAGAAGAGATCTTTCGTTTTGTCTCACCGGAAATAGTCTCAAGACGAGTTTTTAGAACACCAATCTTTTCGCGAACACCACTATTGTGTTCTGATACCTTGCGCTGTTCCTTCAAAACCTCGTCAGAAATCGATTGGTTGAATTCCTTCTCTTCATTAGACCACTTGGTTAAGGAAGCCGTATACTCTTCTTCTGACGCACGTACAGCCGCTTTATCCGCATCAATCAATACAGTAATCTCAGAGATTTCAGACTCTACCTTTTCTTTTTCAGATTTGGCAGATTCCAGCTCATCACGGATCTCGTCAACGTGACTATGACCATCAGAAACATCAGTACCACAAGTAGGACAAACTCCATCAGCGAAGTTTTCAAGCGCCTTTGTTTTCTCTTTGATAATGAAATCAAGTTCGAACAAACGACTGGTCTTGACTGTTTTACGATCCCCCAGACTAACATCAATCTTGATTCGGTTATCTTCCGGTTTTGGAACCTCAAACGATTGTGATTTCAAACCAGAGATTCGGTCGTCAAGGATCTTATCATCAATCAGAGTAGATTCCAACTCTTTGATTTCATTCAAGAAAGATGATTCATCGACAACTTCATTTTTTGCCTGTTCAATCAGTTCATCATATTTTGACTCAACACCAGAGATCTGATGTTTTGTGTTATCGATAGACAGACGGAGAACGTGACCGGAGTCAAGGTATTCCTGTTCGATACGTTTGACAATTTCATCGATATCAGACGAATCAGGCTCAACAAGATCAACAAGGGATCCTTTCAGTTTTTCGATTTCACCTTTTGCTGAATGAATACGAGAAACCAGAGTTTTAACCTGTTCTGTTTGTTGACTAATCGCAGCTTCGTTAGACGCTTTTTGTTCTTCGATAGACTTTTCTATAGAACGATATTCATTCTCAAGACCAGTCATTTCAACTGAAACCAAATCATAAGCTGTATTAACTTGCTTAAGCTCTACGTTGTTCAGCTTGTTCATTTGACCAAGAACAGACAATTTCAGAAGGTCTTCGACCATCGTTCTTCGTTGTTCTGGTTTCAGTTCCATAAAGGGAGTATAACCCGCAGTACCCAGAACAATCAACTGTTTAAAGCTCTCGTGGGAAACTTTTAGAATATCTTCTTCTAGGATCCGTTGATATTCAATTGCGCTTGCTGCTTCTGGGATGGGTTCTCCATCAACAGTAACCTTAAAAATTGTGGGTTTGATACCGCGCTCGATATGAACAACTTTACCACCGATGGTAAGCTCACCCTCGGTATGAAGGTTTTTCTTATTGATCTGGTTGATCAACTGGTCTTTCTTCAACTTACGGTATGGTTTACCGTACATAAGGAAAGACAGAGCTTCAATCATCGTTGATTTACCAGCACCATTAGACCCTGTAACCAAGGTCTTGGCGCTTTCATCGAGTTGTACACGAATTGGAGCCGCACCAACCGACATAATATTTTTGTAACTAATCCAATTAAACGTAATATCCATTAACTCATAGCCTCAATAAGTTCATTACAAATTTGTTGGATGTTATACCGAATCATATGATCCTCTACCATATCTTTCTCGTCATATCGTCTCACGATTTGATATAGTTCTCCATCATCACCATAATATTGAATTTGGATAATAATAACACCATCAACTACCATTACGCTGGGTGATGTATCATACCACCCAAGCCCATCATCATCTTCGTTTGCTTCTCGGAGAAAAGTACATATTCTATATACATCTATCATGAGTTGTTCGCTTCTATGAAAAGACGGCTGGCGTATTTCATTGCATGTTCACGCTCTTTCTCATCAAGATCCATAGAGTTAATATATTCCTTGATTAGGATATCAATTGTCTTGACTTCAAGATCTTTTTCGTCCGCATCGTCAATAGCACCTGAAAAATCTTCCAAGTTCTTTTGAGACAATTTTTCTACCACGGATTCAAGCGCGGTAAGAGTAGCATCTAGTTCTTTATCAGATTTATGGATTACCAGCATAACACATTTATCCGTGTACATGCTAACATCTTTTTTATCCACATCTTCATAATTTACCTTGACATGCCACATGTTTTCGTTTGCGACGAATTCAAGTTCCTCGGTATCTGTATCGAACACATAGAAGCCCCGAACATCATTACAATCGTTCATGGTAATCGTGTATGGGGTTCCAAGGTAATGGACGTTACCCTTTTTACTGGCGGTGTGATAATGACCGGAAAATGCAGTTTTATACTTACTCAGGAACTCTTTATCCTCTCCATGAATGGCGGGGATACCAGAATAAAAGTCAAACCCCATCAGCTCCCAGTGACCCATAGAATATTGAGATGCACTATTCTTGATGAACTCGCGGATCTGTTCTTTGTTTTCTTTACATTCCCAAGGGATCATATCAAACATCAGAGAACCAAGCAAAATGGTGGTTGGTTCATTATAAATCTTGAACAGTGGATCATGACCAAAGTTTTCATGAACGGAGTTAGGCATAACCGAGTTTTTATAATGACAATCGTGGTTGCCCGGTATCACATGAATGGTATCAAATGCTTCTACAAGCATAGGTCGAATTTCTTCACGCATAAAGCGCAATGTTTCCTGAGTTACACCGCTCCGCACATCAAACCAGTCCCCGGCTTGAAGAAGTACACGGATCCCATTTTCTTTTGCATAATCACACATCTGTTTAAAAAACAGCTTCTGTGCTTTCTGGATATATGGACTGTCCTTGGCTTCTCCCAAATGGGTATCACCACACTTTATAGTCTTCATTTTAACCTCATAATCAAAAAGACCCACCCGGTTTGGATGGGTCTGGTGGTTCATTAAGCTGCACATACTGGGGTTGTTTTACCCTCAGACCGTGGCACTAGGTATGTTTCTTGTTCAGCTTGTTTGAAAGCATCGAACAGAATTTTATCTGTTTGTTGTTTCGAAGTCAAGTACAGAGTTTCGAGAGTTTCACGGTCCAGTCTTGGTTGCTGTGAGATAAAACGAAGTTTCTCAATGGAATAGATATAACCTTCTTTATTCGCAGTGATCAGACAGTCGCGAGCATGGGAACTAAGACGTTTGATTTCTTTTTCATGCTTCTTATAGTGTTTCTTCGCCAACTTCTCTACCATCTTTTGTTGATATTCAGTCAGTTTTACACCAGAGTTATTTTCTTCAATAACTTCATCTACTACAGTAGACAATTCTTGTTGTTCATTCATCGAATTTATATTCCAGTTTTATATTGTCAGTTGATTCTGTTTTAATTATACCATGAACAAGAGATGGTTTTGGATTATGTGGGTTTGTATAGTCGAAATCGATTGGAAACCCAGAACTTTTCAATTCCACCATCAGGATATATTGCATTGCTTTTATGTCGTATTCACTATATTCAAGTAAATCAAGAAGATCAATTGTCAGGTAACGTTTCATTGTCGTCATCCTCTTGATTTTCTTCGTAATCATATAGCCAATCAAGTTCTCCGACTTGTTCTTCTTTTTCTTTATCTGCTTTCTTTATAGATTCTTCATATTCGTTGACTTTACCAACCAAGTCAAGATAAAAATCCGGGTCTACCATTTCAGCCATATCGTCGTCGTCTGAATCATAAACACATTCAACGAAATATCGGTTTTTGGTAGCTTCCTTTTTCTTCTCTCTCTTTAGTTCGTCAAAGAATGCCCGCATTGCAATCATTGTAACATAAGCGTGGGCATTACCAAAGGACTTTTCGTCAAATTTATGGATTTTTCTGATAAGGATCTCTTGCGCTTCGAGTACAAGGTTTTCTTTCCATATCGGGGTCATTCGTCTAAATCTATAATACTCTGTACATCCTTGTACAATATTCATTATTGCTTCGCCGAGAGAATCAGACATTTTTTTCGTTGGGTCTTCTCGGTCTTTTTTCCACTGAACTATATCAGCAATCAGTTTTTGATTATCTACGTATACAGCCATTATTACACCTCATCGTTTTATGATTTATTATAACACACAGTATGCATGTTTTTTATTTTGATTTACGACGGGTGGAAATCCAATCAGAAACCAAAGCAATATCGGTTGGTTCCAAGACAGATAATTTACGTCCGATCTGCTTTTGATAATATGACAATGCGGATTGCTCTTTATTATCAAGACCGAATATAGATTTAAAACTCTCTTTCCTAGCTCTTGGGGTAGTTTCTTTCTTTCTTGGTTTTCTTTCCTTTTCTGCGAAAATCATCAATGAACAATCGATATTTGCATCCGGAAGATACTTATTCTTGAGATATTCTGCAACCCTCATATCAGGAACAATAAGCCTAACCGGAGACATACTTTTATTATTTCGAATGTCGGTTCTCAAACAAAGTTGGAAAGCTGGCTCTAGATATTTCGAAACCAAGAATGCGTTTGTCAGATGGTCTACATCCAGACCCTGATTATAACTCAGAGACTTCAACAACTCCAACTGCCATGGGCTTGGGTTATAAGAGAATAACGCAACCGCAGTTGAAAAGTTCATATAGTTGTTCATCCCATGTGGGTTATATGGGATCTTAGTCCCACCATTCAATGGACCTCTATATGAGTTTGTTGTGTATATGTAATTAACTGGACCAACCACATTATAAACAATATCCTTGACTTTGTTGTATACAGTCTCACCACCAATTTCTATATCGGACGCATATCTTGACCAATTCCCATCATACATAGGTATGATCTCGATTCGTTGAGTGTTCTTATAGTTTCTGAAATCCAAATCTGAAACCAAAGGACTTTCTACAAATTCCCAACCTGCATATTCTTTAAGAACAACCCCAGTAAACGTTTCTCGAAAATTTGCACAAGCAATCGTGATTTTTGTAAACAATTCCCATGATTGGGTACTCATATCTTCAACAAAATAAGCACAGCTATCCTTAATAATCACCGGTATGTCGGTTAATAGTGCTTTAACCAAAGGGAATACACTATTAGACACGACGTCTAGGTTATGCATACCATCCATAGCAATTTCTTCAAGAGTCTTTCTATGCTTTTCTACGACGGTCATACGACCATTACTAGCAATATCACAATATCTTGAAACAACGTCGATGTTTGTCTTGAATTGAACCTGACGAAGATCGACCATATCAGGAACTTCATCTATATAAAGCTCATGACCTTCAAATAAATCAAAATGTGGGAAGTTCATTAAAGCAGAATGGGTAATAAAAATAACCCGATATTTCCCAATAGATTCCTTTATAGAATCATAAACCGATGCCCGTTTTTTAATATTATCAGTATCTAAGATGATTGCGTTATCATAACCAAGGGTCATTGTAAAGAAATCGTAAGATTGCTTAGATAGCTGACAGGAAATTGACGCAATAATGGTCGGTTTTCTACTCCGACCAACATGTTTTAGAATTGCTTTTGTTTTTCCACTACCGGGGACCGATGTCAAAACCTCAACGTTTAGCGATCCCATTATCAACTCCAAAAGACTCCGCGCCATATACCTCAAGAATGTATCCAACCGCAATTTCGCGTAACTTGTTCTTGTGGATATTTCCAATATGTGCAGTTTCTTTTGCCATGAAGTTAACAATAACGTCTAGGAATTTTTCAGTAACAATATTTTTATTTTCGATTCGAACTTCTACACTTTCTACAATGTGTCGCTTGCACAAGTTCTGGATACTAATATAATTTTCACGAGTCAATTTCATTTTGCTTTCCATCATGCTTATTTTTTATGTTCTTTTCAACAAGATTCCAATAACGATACCCAAGTTTCCTGAGAGACTTGTCATAGTCTTCTTGTGAAGATTTATTACCATGAAGACGTTTGGCGTCTTTAATTACTCTAAATTGATATTTTTGATTATGTCTATTGACAGTTTCTATATACATCAATCCGGCAAAGGTAGGTATTTCTTCCGGGGTTATCAATCCATATGGAACAATATACCAGAAATAGTTGAGAAGTCTACCTTTTTCTAGTGCTTCATATTTGGTCATCTCTTCAAGGTCGGCTTTGTATCTTCTACCGTTATCTCTTTCAGGCCAAATTTCAACCATTTTCTTAGCGTCGTTCTTGAAATCGGCTCTACTGATCTTGATCTCAAACTCGTCCCGAAACCCGCTTTTCCTAAAGGCCAACAAATCAGCTTCTAGATCACTGGTGTAAAAGCAGTTTGGTACTATTAGGTCATACTTCTTCTGCATTGGGAAATATGTCCCAAAATATCCCTGTATATCACTTTCGGTCAGTTTCTCTTTTACTTCCCGGTCTTGTTCTTTTCTAATGATCGCCATATAAGTCCCTTAGTTGTTTCAGAGACCCAATATATCGACCATCAACAAATATTCTAGGAAATGATGTCGGACGATACGGAAGATTTGCTCTGGTTTTTATTTCATCAAATTTTTCGATTATATAATCAAACCCCAAACTATTATTAGATTTAGAAAGAACGGGTATGAGTTCATATTCATACCCGTTTTCGATACAAAATCTAATAGAGTCGATACAACCGGCGCATTTTGCAATATCTTCCGGAACTCCATAGATTTCAACAAACATTACAGTTCACCCCTCATAGCAAACCCGTTTCGCAATGCAGAATGCCAAGAGACGAGTCTAGGAATATCCTCATTAGATGGATAGTTTTTATTCATATGGTGGATAATCAATTCCAATGTATTAAGGTCAATAAGTTTAAATTTGCGACCATAAAAGAAAGAAAACACACTGTCATATGTCAGTTTAGAGTAATTTAGGTTTGGTAGAATGATATCAGAATTCATAATTTCTCAACTCATCAAAGCCACCAATAAGAACATCACCAATGAAAATTTGTGGCATGGTGAAACCGGTAATTTCAAGACCAAGTGCTTTACGTCGTTCCCCGAGTTCCTTCTTATTGGAACGAGATTCCTCTGATGTACCGGTTTTTAGAATTGGTTTGAAAACATAATCAAGCTTTTTCGTATCTGCAAATTTTTTCGCTTTGATGCACGGGACACATTTGTAATTATCAGGGTCGAAACCAAAAATGGTAATCATTTTATTTTTCCTTATTGAGTAGATGTATAATTTGATTAGACGAACCTCGCCATTTAAGATCTGGGTCTTTCTTATCTTCTTCAAATTTCCCATCGATTAGTACGTCTATGAACCTGATTATACCACACATGGATACATCTTTTGAGATTTCATCTTTTGTATACCCTGTCCACATCCAGATCGTTTTTTCGGGATATTTATCTTTGAACCAAGCAACGAATCTAAGAACCCCACCACGATTCTTGTGAAATAAAGGGTCTCCACCCAGCAAGGAGATGCCATCCCGCTTTATAATTGGGTCGTTCATGTCATTGTCAACTAGTTTATAAATGTCAATGTCAGACCCATTATCATAATTCCAAGTGTTTTTTGAGAAGCAACCTTTACACATATGGTCGCAACCAGAGAACCAAATTGAAGAACGGGTTCCAAACCCGTTCACCACATCAACCGACTTATAGTCAATAATTTTCATAGATGTTTTACCCTTCTGATGGATTCTTTATGTTTACCTTCGTTCAACGGACGTTTTTCTACATCACCAAGATATCCACAAACTCTACGCTTAACATCCAATTTACTACCGTCATGGTTCCCACATGATGGACATTCATAACCCTTGGATGTAGGAACCATTTCCCCATGATAACCACAATCAAAACACTGGTCGATTGGGGTATTTGTCCCATAATAAGGGGTATTTTGATACGCAAAATCCCAAACATCTTCGAGTGCCTTTAAGTTATTTTTCATATTTGGAAATTCGCCATATGAAATAAAACCACCTTTCGAATATGTAATGAAATCTCGTTCAAACAGGATCTTGTGGTATGGGTCTGTTTTATACTCAACGTCAAGATGGAAACTATTCGTGTAATATCCTTTTTCATGAACCATATGAGGATATTTCGTTTCGTCGATATCAACAAAACGCTTACAAAGAGATTCTGATGGTGTTCCATATAATGAAAATGCAAACCCAGTTTCATCTGTCCACCGGTCTGTTATATATTTCATCTTTCGAAGAATTGAAATACAAAATTCTTTCTTTTCTTCATTTCCGAAAATATGAGAATCGTCATTGAATTTCACAATTTCACTTACTTCATGCAAACCAATATATCCACAGGAAACGGAAGAACGTCCGTTTTGGAAAAGAGGATATATCTCATCATTTGCGTTTAAACGAGCTACTGCGCCATTCATATACAATATGGGGGCACACGATGCTTTAACACCTTTGAATCTCTCTATGCGCGACACAAGAGCTTTCTTCACCAATTCCATTCGTTCTTCAAGAAGGGCAAAGAACAATTTCTTATCTCCACCAACTTCTAGGGCGATCCTAGGGAGGTTCAGCGTTACAACTCCAAGATTTTGACGACCATTATATTCATATTCACCATGCTCGTTTTTCCATGGATTTAGGTAACTTCTACATCCCATAGGGGAGACCAGTCCACCAGTAACCTTTACAACTTGATCATAGCTGATGATATCCGGATACATCCTTTTTGAGGAACACAGTAAGGCTTTCAGCTTAACATCATAGAAAGGATCAGATGGTTTAAGATTATGACCATCTTTAAGGATGAATACCAGTTTTGGAAATACAGGAGTTTCATTATCGGATCCAAGACCATCGATTCTAACTTGTAGAATTGTTTCTTGGATCAATTTGGCTTCCGGGGTATCCCCCAATCCGAAAGACAATGTGGTAAACGGGGTTTGTCCCTGTGAAGTACTTAATGAATTGATTTGATATTCCAGTGTTTGGATCGCATCATATACAATCTTTCTGATTTTATTTTCTACGTAGGAATGTTTGTCTGGGATTTTATAATAATCAGCTTCGTTACAAAGTTTGTCATAATCCATTTTCACATATTCAGCTAAGAGAATATCAATATCCGCGACAGTATTACCACCGTATATGTGATTAGCAACAGAGCATATGATCTGAGAAATGAGGGTAGTTGCTGTTTTAATGTTCTTAGGTTTACTGATCTTAGCACTAGACATAGTGAACCCTTTATCGAACATATCCTTTACGTTGATCAACATACAATTAAAGAACGGTAGGAGAGGACTATATCCAAGATCATGATAGTGGATGATACCTTCATTGTGTGCTTCCAGAACATCAACCGGAATAAATTCTTTTGCAAATTCTTTACTAACAGCAGAAGCAAGCGCATCTCTCTTCGTCACGAATATTTTCAGATCTTTATTTGCATTTTCTTTAGCCAAACCAGACGAAGAATCGTGAACAATTTCCATTACTTCTTTATAAAGATTCATTTTACATACCTTTTCTTTTAAAAACAAGAAAGGGAACCAATCCGGTTCCCTTTTATCTATTTATACATCAAGAGAAGCCAGTTTCTCTTTGCTCAAGTCAGCAACAACCGCAGACAGATATTCAGACACTTCCACCTCTTGGGGGGCAACCTGAACAGATTCAGAGTTCAGCCACTTAGTTACCCATGGCAGAGGGTTCTTTCTCTTCGCATACGAACTAGGGAGACCCGCTGCCCGCATTCGGTTATCAGAAAGATACTCGATATAATCGCACAGATTTTTAGCAGTAAGACCATTAAGAGCCTTATCACCAAAAAGGTAATTAGCCCATTCTTTTTCTTGGTCTACCACATCTTCAAAAATCTTAACCGCAATCGGTTCAAGCCGTTTCGCGATTTCTACCATCTCTGGGTCGTCTTTACCGCTTTGCCAGCGATGAAGGATAGTCTGGGTTGCCTTAAGGTGTACTGCTTCGTCACGGGCGATTAGACGCATGATCTTAGCACTACCTTCCATCATCCCAGTGAATTCTGGGAAAGAGAAGTTACAGACAAAACTAACATAGAACCGAATGGCTTCAAGTGCGTTAATTGTGTGGACACACAAATACAGGGCTTCTTTAAGCTTAGTCAGTTGTAGCTTTTGCAAACCCTCATCCATATTCATGATCCGCATTGCGGTGAGCATATCGGATTCTTTTATAACATCGTCGTAATACTTGGTAATGGACTCAGCACGTTTCATGATCTGAGGGGTTAACATAACACCATCAAAAACAACGGTTGGGTCTGTATAAACGGCACGAACGATGTGGGTATATGAATCGCTATGAAGGTTACCTTCTGTCATTGTCCAAGCGGTAATGAAGTTCTCTAGAGTAACATCACTAACGTGAGGAAGCAATACCAAATTAGGCCCTCGACCTTGGATTGAGTCGAGTAGGGATTGAACAAACAGGTTCTGAGTGAAAACATGTTTGGCATGATCAGATAATTGCTGAAACTCGATAGTATCCTTACTAAGGTCTACCTCAGTTGGTCGCCAGAACAGGCTTAATTGACGGTCCATCAACTCATAGAAAGTTCTGGTGTTCATGGTATCAAATCGTTGTACGTTTGGAGACTCACCGAAGAACATATATTGTTTTGTGTGGTCGATAATTTCTTTATTGAAAACAGTTGAACTCATTTTTTAAATCCTTGAGAAAAGGGGCTTTCGCCCCTACGAAAATTAAATACTGCAACCAGCACACTCAGCTTCTTTGGTTACTTCGATCCCTTCTTCACTACCATCACGAGTATTATGATAGTAAAGGGATTTCACTCCATACTTATTAGCAAAGACAACATCACGAAGAATAACGCTAATAGGAAGCTTGTTGTCTTCATAATTAGATGGGATATAACTAGTGTTCGCACTAATACCCTGATCGAAGAATTTTTGGATGACCGCACAGATAGACAGATAACCAGTCATCCCGCCGCGATTAACCATCTTCCACAGAGGTTCATATTCATCAGCAAGGAATTCTACATCTGGAACAACCTGATTAAACGAACCATCCTTAGAAGCTTTTACGCTCACCAGAGATCGTACAGGTTCGATACCATTAGTTGCATTTAGAAGCTGTGAACTACTCTCAGCAGGCATTTGTGCAGTCACGGTATCATTACGAAGACCATGTAGGCGGATTTGACCACGCAACCATTCCCAATCTTGTTTTAGGTCATTTGGGGTTAGGTCGTCCACATTCTTGTTATACCAATCGATTGGAAGCAAACCGTCAGCCCACTTGGTTCGGTCGTGCCATTCACTACGACCCCGCTCTTTAGCAAGTTCCATAGACGCTCGAAGCAAGGAGAACTGCATAGCCTCGATATGCTCATGTACCAGAGCAAGGGCAGCTTTGTCGTTGTATCCAACATAATTCTTTGCCAAGAAGTATGCCAAGTTTACCACACCAACACCAAGAGCACGACGTTTTTTTGCAGCAAGAGCTTGTTTGACTGGATAATCTTGATAGTCCAACAGATTATCTAGAGAACGAACGACGATTCTTGCCAATTCGAGATAATCATCTGTTGATTCAATCATACCCAAGTTAATCGCAGATAGGGTACAGAGTGCGATTTCTTCCTGATTTGATCCCATTGCATAAGTTGGTAAGAAAATCTCTTGACATAGATTTGACATTTTGATCTTTTCTTTGTATGGGGTCTGTTTGTTCATGTTATCAACAAACAAGCAATAAATCCGACCAGTACCAGCCCGTTCTGTCGCAAATGCAGTAAACAATTCAGATGCTTTGATACGCTTTTTGCGTATGACGTGGTTCATCTCAAGTGCAGCATAACGTTTCCTGAATTTGGTATCATCTGCATCATAGAAGTCTTCATACAACCGACCGCAATCAACGTCAGGGCTGAATAGGGTGATATACCCATCATCACGCAACCTCTCTAGAAACAGCTTATTGATATGCACACTGTAATCAAGACCCCGGATCCGGGTTTCATCAGTACCCTTGTTATTCTTCAATACAAGCAGTTTCTCAACCTCCAAATGCCACATAGGGTAATTCAGAGTAGCAGAGCCGCCACGTAGAGCACCTTGCGAACAGCTCTTAACCGCAGTATGGAAGTGCTTGTAGAATGGGATTACGCCGGTATGGGTTGCTTCGCCGTTGCGAATTGGTGAACCCTCCGCACGAATAGCACCAGCATTAATACCAATACCAGCACGTTGACTGATATAACTAATAATAGATGCAGACGTATCGTTAATAGATTTCAGAGAATCGCCGGATTCAATTTTCACACACGAACTAAATTGGCGCGTTGGGGTGCGGGCACCACCCAAAATAGGGGTTGGGATTGAAATCTTAAATAGAGAAGCCGCATTATAATAATTGATTACGTGTTGAAGTCGGTTTACTTTTTCACTCTGATGTAGAGCCATAGCAATTCCCATATAAAGGAATTGGGGGGTTTCGTACATCTCCTTAGTTACTCTATTTCGTACCAAGTACTTTTCTTTTAACTGCATTGCACCAGCATATGTAAAATTCATATCTCGGGAATGGTCAATATGAAGATTGAGGTATTCAATATCCGCTGGTGAATATTGTTTCAGAAGGTCTTTATCATAAAATCCAAGACCAACCAGTTTAGAAATATGGTCATACAATGAAATTGGATCGAATTGTCCATATACATCCTTACGAAGGGTGTACATAGTTAAACGACCCGCTACATATTGATAATCCGGTTCTTCAACGGAAATCATATTGGTTGCGGCTTTAATAACTTGCTTTTGGATATCCTTCGTGTTCATACCATCTGTAATGGATGACATTGCAGCATCAAGAATAGCGTGTGGATCTGCCTCTGTATTCTCACATGCAAATTCTATGACTTTTAAAATCTTATCCTTGCTAAATTCTTCGGTAATACCGCTCGATTTTACAACTTTACTGATCATCAATTTATCTCTTCCTTTTGTTTTCCATTATTATACCATTTCCCTAAATACTTTTAGATATTAGAGGAAATTGAAATGGAAAAAATTAACTATGGTCACTGGGTAACTGACGAGCAGTTTGACCCAAAAACGGTTCTTGGTTTTGTGTATATGATTACTTTCTCCAATGGTAAAAAATACATTGGAGCGAAACGGGTTTGGAAAAACCTAAAACGCCCACCATCCACATACAAGAGGCAGGGTAAAACAGAATTTATTGAATCTGATTGGCGCTCATATAGATCCAGTTCAAACGAAGTGGTTGAACTGGAAACCAGAGGTATAGAGATCTCAGAGATGAGGATCCTTGCCACTTATGATTCTTGGGGTAAAGTACTTCTTTTAGAATGTATGCTCCAATTCTCACTCAATGCGTTAACCTCCGATATATACCTAAACAAGCAAATTGAAGGCATGTTTACGGGGGCATGTTTTGATAAAAAGGTATACGATGACGTTGCTCGCCTCGTTGCAATTGAGCAATATGATGAGTCTATCCCACAGGTAATTGTTTACCGTGGTGGAGACAGAAGCGTTATATGTGACAAACAATCAGCAAAAGAATACATCAAAGCTGGTTGGTCTGTTGCGTCTTTACCAGAAAAATATCATCGTAAAAGTATTCCAATGGTTCCCTATACAATCAAATGTAAGGAAACTGGGACTGAATATACCATCAGTGATTTCAAAACTCAATACGAAGTTTCAAAAAAACTTGAATGTGTTGCAGGGGATCTTAGTCGGCTTCGTTCTGGTGAAATTCTGAACATAGGTTCGTACACCATGAAGATTCAACGGGAACCCCAACGTTGGGTAAAAGACGGAGTTTCATACTACAGTACAGCAGAATTGAAATCCGCAAAGGTTGACAAATCCGAGTGTGAACACTTCCCAGCAGAAGACCGGGAAGCTTATCGGATTAGATTGTCTAAGGCTTAATAAAGCGATGCCAAGACAGCGAAAGCCCACTCAACATAGAGATATGATAGAGATGGGTTTTTGTCAAAGGGGAACGGGATCAGTGGGATTGTTACTGAAAAAGTTTTACTGTTCATCAAAAATTATCCTTATGGTTAGTTGATTACTAGATAGTACTACATCCAAAACAGAATGTAAACTATAGATCTCGAACGTAGTGAGACGGCGTAGCCGCCTGTTCGCTTCGCTCACACTTTCTAATTATAGATTTTCTATATAAATACTTATAGAGATTTTATACTTTGATTGCACTTGAAACTAATCCATAGACACGAAAAGCCTACCCAAAACAGGGTAGGCTTTTCATTTATACCTTTTTCCAATTAACTGTCTGTAGTTTTACACCTACCAGACCGATTGGTCTTATGTCAATAACTTTGTATTGACTAGATGGCTCTAACCAGTTATCGACATCAATATCTTTCGATACGACATAGTTACCAGTTCCTATATATGCATATTTAGTTTGCAATATACCACCAATTTTTAAGGTTACTTCTAGTTGAGAATATGGTGTCACTTTTCCTTCAAACTCAATGATCATACTATGAGTTGAACCACCACTAACAATTTTAGATATCTTATCATTGTATATATAGATATCATCCTTCAACCTACCGTTCCCGGCTACATCCCCAAGCACAGAATCCCATCCAACAACCCCTCCACCAGTTTTAAGAAGAACAGAACGTAGCTTCTTTCTGAATGTCAGAGTATTTTGAATAATATCGTTTTCTGGGATTATATATCCATTGTCAACTAAGTTATAAACTCGTGAGCTAGATACGGTATTTGTTGATTCTATCATATCTATTTGTTTGATGATAGAGGATGAATTCCTCATACACATATCAGAAGATATCCCATCAACATGGTTATATGTTGAATTGCTAATAACAGAGTTTGTTCTGATATATAGGTTTGGAAAATTGTATTGAATGTCAATATCAAATTCCTTACCAACAGTCATACCATGGTTAATGGTAATATTGCTTATATTAGAACCCCGATTTTTGACAACAAACTGCAAAGTGGTTGACGATAAAGTGATGAATATACCATGAGTTTTATCCGTATTATCAAGGTAATAACCACTAGAGAAATTATCACCAATGAATCTCAGTCTCCACGAATCTTTTTGTGGTAACCACGCTGGTAATATATTTAGGTAATTGTTATTTGATAGGTTTGGAACCCAAGAACTCATTGTATTCCCGATCATTTGAGGTTCTTCAAATGTATTAAAGAAATACGAAGCCCCTGCTACGTTATACCCGATGGCATCCGTTTTTGTGGAATATGCTACTAGACTTCTAACAGTCACAACATCCCCATTTCTTGCATTTGGTACACAGATATATAGACCTGAATCATGAGACGATTCTGTGTGGTTATGATAAATAACACCTTTAAATCTACCGTATGGTAAAGATTTGAGAATCTGACCGACACCAACTGTTGTACCATATACATCTTTAAGAAATAATGGTCTAGGGCAATCGATATCATATTCTATTCTATATCTTCCCTTTGCTGGTAAGTTAAGATGATATGTCATCCCACCTTCTGATACATCTTTTACAAATTTGAATCTGTTGTTACTAACCACACTAATCGGGGAGTTCAAGTCATCCGACATTTTCCATTTAGACAGATCAACAGTATCATATACCAATACACCAGCATTATTCTGATCTTCTATACCAGTTGAGTAGTAGTTAAATCTAGATTCTTGAGTGTTTATATATGACCTAGAATCATTATCCCCGACAATATTAATGTCCCATATTTGACCATTCAAACATTCAGTTTTTGAATATCTACCACCAATATTTCTTATTACCGAACCTTTTTTCAGTTCGACAACAATACTATGTGGAATATTAGGAGTAATGGCTTCACCGTTATATGGCTTTCCGTCCAATTGAACAATAGACATATATGTGGAAGAAAAAGTCAGTACCTTCTGTCTAGATATATATAACCATCCACCTTGAAGTTCTTGAGCGTTAGAACTTCGTCCATCCAATAGGTACATATTGAAATCTACGTTTCCAAAAATGAAATTGAATGTGGTATAACCAGATTTATTGATCAAATATACTGGTGGAATATCAACCATCGTACCCCCATTGAAATTGAAGGTGTATTTGTTGTTTTTAACCCATGATATAGTAGGTTTCTCACTAATTATATCTGGGTCAGTATAACAATCAACATCAAATTTAAGGTTTGTCATATTACCGGCAGATATCCAATTCACGCCATCTTTTCTAAAGAAGAACATGTGTCTAGGCTGTAGTCCCTGTGCTGATTGTCTTTCTGCAATAACCTCATATCTTTTGTTCATTTCAATACCGGTATTCAACGTAGCACCGTTATTTTCAACTATGGTAACATAAGCCTTAGAACCGGTTTTCATTCCTGCTGGGATTAGTTGACTTCCGATGCCGCAATATAGCCAACCACCACCCGCATCCGGTGTGATATTGGAACCGGAATAATAAACACCACTAGCCGGAGAAGACCCTTTAATAAAAGGTAGTTTTTCTGATTGTGGATATTCATAATACCTTGAATTATTTGGTATCTCATAATCTTCATACTCCGAAGATATGATATACCCACTCATTTCAGATCCAACTCGAATTTCTTCAAACTCTCGTCTTGCTAAGTCTTCTATTGTTGTACTTCCAACTAAAACCCCGTTGACATAAAACTTCATACTTGGGCTATCAATTTCCAACTTATACAAATATTCTTTATTACAAGAAATGATTTCATTCGTGGTAATCGTTTTTCCAGCATAAGTAACAATATGACCCATACCGGTAGGATGAGTCTTTGTTGTCATACCAATGAAAATAGTATCATCGGATCCAGATCCAACCCGGTTTACCGGTACGTTAGTATCTGTATAAACCATTGATATAAAATAAGAAAATTTCTTACCGACTACCAATTTAGGGTCTTTTATATATTTTCCATCATTATAAGTGAAGTGAGGAAAACTAACATTTTCTAAATTACCATATTCAAATGCCGTAATATTTTTCTCTTTAATTCTACCTACAATATCCCCACTGGTTTCTATCGCATCTTCTGTAATAAAACCCCATTGACCAATAGAAGCAGTTCCGGATTTAACAACTACCGGTTTTTTCCTGAATACGGATACCGTGCGAACCCCAGTAGTACCAACATATTGGGATTTAACGGGCCATGACGTAGCATATACGGTTAATCTATCTATTGTGGTTGGAACAACAAAATCGTTATAAACAAAATCCCACTGCCCAGACGTATCAAGAGAACTGACATATCCGGAAGTTACGGAAGTATTTCCGTTGTATCCAATATAATATAGTCTTATTGATTCACCTGCCGCAGCCGCAAGGTCGTCCCTATACGTCTCTAGAGTGAATCTGAGGGTTTCCCCCCAATTAACCACCATATCAGATATAAGGGTTTTATTCATGAATGTTTTGAATTCCGCTGTTTTTGATTTTGCGTTTATATATTCCTGTTGGTCTGAGATGATATTGTTTCCATATCCAACAACACCAATATCATTGAACGTATCAAAAACAACTTCTAGAGAAACATTTATAAACGAACTAACCCCAAATTGTTCTACCATAATCTTTTTGAGACCACAGTCATATATTGCAGCGTATCGGGTGTTCTGTGTGTTTGTTGATGGATTCCAATGATTTGACCAACCAATACATCCAATCTTTTTGAAATAGTTGTTGATTGATGTAGTTGTTATGTTTTCACCATGAGAGATCATTAGAATAATCCCACTACCAATGGAATTGATCCAACCTTCAAACCGATTTACGTCAGTTTGATTCTTAAAATTAAAAACGTCTCTGATTCCAACACTAAGGTCGTTGTTTATACTGATGCACTCAAGACCGTCTATTTCGACTGGGTTGATTGAGTATCCATTGATAGACGCAATTTTATTTTGAGTGTCTGTTTTTGGGGATATCTTGATCTGATTTAATCCAGAAAAGTTCTCTGATAATTTATTAGACTTGATACCACCGTTTGAAATACTTGATATAACAAGTTCGGCCATTATATTGCCCCTATGAAAAAGCCACCCCGTAGGATGGCTTTGTTTTATTAACTGATCCAAACAAAGTCAACAGACTTGGTAGTTGGGTTTGCTCTTATTTCTAAGAATTCCCCGTTACCAACTGCTATCCTAAGTTTATTTACGGTTGTTGTTCCATTCAGGTTAGAATCACCATTTACGGTTAGTGCTTTCACCGAATTGATGATAAGCTCACCTGTCATGGTATCACCGCCCTTAAACACACGAGAACCAGATGTAGTATTCATATCGTCTATCACGGAATCCAGATAGTCTTTACGAATTGCATCATCAGGGTCAATCGGTAATGCACTTCCTATCTTAACTTGAGCATTTACCTTTAAGTCACCATTTGATTCAAACGATGATGTATTGGATGGCGAAGATAGACCGTTAGGGCGAATTTGTAATCCACCAAGAGAACCAATATTCAAACTCTCGTTTGAGTTTATGGTTATCCCACTCTTAGAAGTATTACCCATCCATATGTTTTGAACACCACTGTTCTTAAAATATGTAGTATTAACAAAAGTTTTGCTTCCGGTAATAGTTTCTGCGAAGTTACCCGGTCCACGAACATATCTTTCTTCTGCATAAGCAAAACGAACAAGGTGATTTCCTGACGTTGGGTTCTGTCCGCCGTTTTGAACTTGGTTGGTGAATATTGCGTTACCATCACGTTCGACAGTAAAGATCCTATAGTATCTACTGTTTTCGTCCATTGCGTTAAGGATTAATGGACCATCAATCGTGTTTACACCAAGATCCAAAAACGCATTGCTACCCTGACGTTTCCACTGGATCATGGATACATGAGATGTAGTCGATGTTTCGTTGAGGTAGAAATAAGGTCTAATCTTCTCAATAGACGGATTTGCAGTAAACGTCATTTCACCGGTTATTGTTTGTGCAATAGTACGACGAACCCAATCAGTTGAAGGTATACGGTTTCCACCAACCTCCATTGCACTGGCACTTACAGCCACCGCTTTTAGTGGTAGGAAATTGGCTAATGCTGTATTCAAACCTCTTGGGGAAACCAATACATCCCCGTGTGCATAACCGGTTAATGCTCTTGTAGAACCAAGAATATCATTACCTTCAAACACAGAGTTGGCGGAGTTGTTGTTTGACAATATCGCAGTAATACCAACACCATATCTGGTATCCGTCATTCTATATCCTGCACTATTTCTAGAGCTGGTCAGAGCGGTTAACGGGGTTAGATATTTTGTGTTGTTAGTACCGGTATCAACCTCAGATTGAGTTGCAATTTGCGACAAACCAGTTTGGGTTGTAGTTGCCAACCTAGCACTCAGTTTCTTTGGAGTTACGATAATTTCGTCATTTGCGGTTCCGGTCATATCGTTTACTTCGATCTGAGTTGCAATTCTCGCAGTACCTCGTTGTGACTCAGTAGGAATAACGATATTAAAAGATTGACCTTCCCAGATGTTACCAACTGTTCTAAGTCCTGCTGTATCAAATACAGTCAGTCTTTCTCTAGCCAACCAATTACCAAATGTTTTTGGAGTAACAAACCATTTGTCATGTAATGTCCCTGCATCTACTTCCGCTTGTGTTGCGGTTTCGGACAAACCCCAACGGGCTTCCGTTGCAGTTCTGCTTACAAGTCCTTTTATGCTAACGTGTACGTTGTCACCAGCCGGTGGGGTGTTGCTAAGTACTTCTGCGGCGGTTGCAGCCCTTGACAACCCGGTTAGTGATGCTGTAGCCTGACGTCCTTCTAGGGTGGTCGCTGTTACTACTAACGCACCAGTTGCGGTGTCAGCAGTACCTGTGTTAACCTCCCCTTGGTTGGCAATGTACACCATACCTTGTGAAAACTCAGTTGCATTTTTCTCAAATAGAGTTTTCGGAGTGATTACCTTGCTATGATCGTTATAATCATAAACACCTGTACCCGGAGTTGTTCTTGTGGTAGGCTTAGTTCCATTAGCTGAGACAAGAGCCGATAAACCAGTCATAGACTCGGTGGCAACTCTACCGTTTAGGGTAGATGGTGTGATTGCAACTTGAGCCCAGTTTTCACCAGAACCGGATTGTGCGTTTGCTTGACTCTGTGTCGCTACCTTCAACAACCCACGCATTGTTGTTGTAGATAGACGGTCGTTTAACAGGAACGGGCTTATTGCCACCCCAGACCATGCTTCATCGGATAGGTTTCCACTAACTGCCTTGGATTCGCCATTAGATGCATATCGGGTGATACCACGACGGACGGTACTTGCCGTTTTATTAGCCAATGTTTCTGCGGTAACAAAATCCTCACAATCTGGGTTTTGACCGGTGGTGATCTCTTCTTTGTTCTTGTTTACAGATGCTTGAGAAGCAATAGCAGCCATACCATAAAATTCTGGTACATTGCGGTCTACCCGATACGGAATCTCCGACATAGTAACAACAGACCAAACGTCTTTACCAGAACCCAGAGCATTTGTGAAGTACACAAATTCCCACTGTTCCCCCCGGTTTTGGATATCAAATGACTGAGTTTTTACGGTCTTTGATTCCATATTAGCGAGAAAATCACGATACGAGCTGATCCGTGGATTCATCAACGTATTTCCATCCGGAACAAAGAAATCATTTGTGCTGGTTGCGTCGATGTTTAAAGTTAAAGTAGAACCCCTTTTCATGTATCGTGTGTCTATAAAGAAGCTATCACCTCTTGCAGCATCGCGGGGGAATGTAATGTTGACAGTCGAGGGTGTTTCAGTATAAACTACTAGTCGGTCGTTTGGTTGACCCAAGTATGTAGATGTTTTAACGCTTTTCCAACGACTATAGCTATCAGAATCAAAAACTCGCCATGCGTTGAGGGTTGAATCAAAGACAAACATACCCCAATCAGTAGAATCGAAAACAACCGTTTTCATTGGGGTCGATCCGTATTCAACTATGATGTTGTGGCTACTACCCGGATGAACGTTTACGGTTGTCTTTGTTACTGGGTTATTACCATCAAGGTCATATGTGGTAATGGTATCACCGTTTCTGGCGAATTTTGGTAGTTGGATCTTAATTCCACCTGCATATCTGGTTTCTCTCATCAACTGATCGCCAACAATGGATTTATAATATCCACCTGCTGGGTATGACTTGTTGCTAATAAATGATTTGTTTACATCACCAGCGTATTCAGTTTGAACAAACCATTCACTACCATTCAAAATGAAGTAGTTGGATGAATTTTTGGCGGTAATTTTATAAGAAGCCAAACCGGAAATAGTTCTTCCATTACCAGAAACATCTATGGTATAATCGTGAAGATTAGAACCATTATCTCTGATAACAATAACGTCCCCATTAAGGGCATTAGTTGGTAGGGTAAATGTTACGTCACTACTTATGGTCTGTGCCAAGATGTGATCGCCAGCAGAAAGATTTGTCAACGCTGGTGCATTAGTCGTAACCAGCTTCCAACTTGGGTCTGTACGTACTGGTTTCCATTTTACCGGGTTGAATGCCTCTGGTGAGGTTATATCAACTTGACTTAGGTATATGCGGTTATCATAGATAACAGCAAAGTTTTTGTCGTATGTTCTAGTTGCGTCATATAGTTGGATTGTGTTTTCTTGTACAAAGAAATCGACACTCACACCATCCATCTTTGAGTTAATATCGGGATATCCGACGTTAACTATTTTTTGACCTGCGGCATCTAAGCCGTCGGTAACGCGAAACGGAATTGAAGACATTTACAAGATCCTCTTGTGTTAGAATTAGTTATCATATATTATTTAGGGAGATTAACAGATGTCATTATTTGACAATCCAGATCTTGGGCTAACTGGCGAACCCAATATTCAACTAATAGATTATAGCCAAATAGTAATTTCAAATTTGATGTTTTACTTCAAACCGGAAGATATCATCACTCCAAAAATCATTCGTAATATCATCATCGATGCATTGCGTTCTCATGTTTTGAAAAACAAAAATGATTATCCAAATATCATTATTGCAATAGATTCCGTTGATGGATATTGGCGACGGGATGTAGCGCCGTATTATAAAAAGAGTCGGATCGCCAAAAAAGAAGAAAGTGGTTACGATTGGAAAGCTATTGGTGAAGCAATGACCGAAGTTCGGAAAGAAATTGCGCAATACCTTCCGTATAAGACTATTTATGTTCCGGGTGCAGAAGCAGATGATATTTTTGGTGTTTTGATAAAATACTTCAAAGAGAAAGACCCAGATGTTAAGATACACATAACGTCAGCAGATGGAGACTTTACCCAGCTTCAAAAGTGGAAAGGTGTTCGTCAATGGAACCCAATGCATAAGAAATGGGTTAAACCTGAACATGGTAGCGCCCAACGGGATCTCCTTTATAAAATTGTAAAGGGTGATACCAAGGACTCCATCGCAAATATCTACTCTCCGTCTGACCTTATTTATAAAAATAGTCTTCTGGAAAAAGAAGACCGAGTGAGACAGAAATCAATTCGAAAAGAATTGCTGGCAAGTGTATTTACTGCCAAGGAACCAAAATCGCTTTTTGAAGGTGATGTATTGGAAAGATTTGAAGAAAATGAAAAATTAATTGATTTTAACTTCATCCCCGATGATATTTCTGCTAAAATACTCACAGAATATCATTCTTTCAAAGTTCCAGCTCGTGGTAAAATCACAAATTACTTTATCTCTTCTGGTATGTCAGAAATGATCGGAAAAGAATCTGAATTTTAATTGAGGAAATATAATATGGCTCGTGAAGCAAAAGAAAAACCTATTTTTAATATCCATTCTTCTAAGCAAGAACTTATTCAACTAGTAAAAACTTGCTATGAACATCACACCAAGATCTCTATCGAGAAGGAAGGTATCAAAGCCGCTAAAGATGCAGCAAAGGCGATGGGTGTGGATGGTAAGCGTTTCAATAAGGTTCTGAAAATGTATCTTGATCAGAACCGTGACGAAGTAGAACAAGAAAACGAAGAAGCAATCGACCTCTTTGATACTCTGTTTGTTAATGGTATGAAACAACAATCCCACGACTTTGATGATGAAGTTGAGGAAGATGAATAATGGCTACAGAAAACGATAAGATTGAATTCTCTAAGAGAGTTGAAGAACTAGCAGAGGCTCAAGGTTTGAGCCTGCTTACCGCCTGCTTTGAAGTGGCTGACGAACAATCGGTGGAAGAGGATCAGATCCATTCACATATCCACCCTGTTTTAAAAGAGAAAATTCGAATGGAAGCTATCAGTAACCGAGTACTTCGAGTTGAACAAGAAAATAACTTGGACTTTCTATTTAACCAATGATTAAACTAATTCTCCCTCCAAAACCAATGATTACGATTGATGGGAGAAGCTGTTATCGCCTTTATAGGTCTTTAAAGACCCAATTTTCGAACCCTAAATATCAGGTGGTTAAAGGTGGTGATTGGAAACTCCTAAATACATCGGAAGCAACCTATAATAAAATGGCTCGAAAGCACATTTACGAAAGGTTGGCGAAGAAATATAATCTGGGTACTCTCTGTGGTATAATGATCACGAATCTGTGTTCTAATCCGGATATGTGGGGTGGTGAATTCGGTGGTGAAGACGCCCACGATCATTACTTAAAAACTACCGGTAAATATGAGAGAATGAGTATAGTCTTTAAGAAAGAAATTCAAGACTTACTCAGGAAATCAAAATCAAAAGGTGTATCGTTCCGTGATATGATACTACCGACTGATGGTCAACCTTGGTTATTTAAATACGTCCAACAAGACGTTATTAGTTATGAAACGATGTTGCTTTTGGATTCATTATTCAATTTCATTGATTCGTATGATAAATTAAACGACCATGTTTGGCAGAACGGTTATTCTAGCCGTATCAAAGCTTATCGTAGCTTAGTTAAAATAGATAAAGAAAAAGTAAGAAAACATTTCAAAAAAATAATCGAAGATTACAAAGAACTAAACAATATCTAAAAATAATCCAAAGGAAAATAAAATATGTCTACTGCATTTGTTCGTCGTAAAAAAGACCCGTCCGCCCTGCAAGCTCAACTGGAAGCTGTATCTAACAAAGGTGGTTTCCAACAAGACCTGACTGAATGGAAACTGACTGTTGATAAGAAAACCAAAGAAGGCTCCGCTATCATTCGTTTCCTGCAACCTAGTGATCTGGAAGGTATGGAAGATTGGCCCACCATCGTGACCATCTCTAACCACTTTGTAGAGCGCGGTGGTAAGTACTACGTAGAAAACTGTACCGGTGGTACTCACAAGAATTACGACGGCTGCCCTGTGTGTCAATGGCGTAATGCTCAAGGTTGGGACTGGTCTAGCGAAGCTGATAAGAAAGCTGCTCGTGAAACTGGAACCAGTATCAATACCAACTACTGGGCTAACATCATGGTCATCAAAGACCCGGCTAACCCAGATAATGAAGGTAAAGTATTCAAATACCGTTTTGGTGTTACCATCCTGAAAATGATTCAAGCCGCTGCCGCTGGTGATGAGGAAATGGGTGAAGCCAAGATTACCGTTACTGATCTGGACGAAGGCGCTAACTTCCTGCTCCGTTCTACCAAGAAGAACGAAAAGAATGGTACTCTGGAAACTTCCAAGTTCCAGCCGGTTGGTCCTCTTCCGGGTATTGAAAAGCCGGAAGTTCAGAAGGCAATTCTGGAAGGTATGCAGGATCTGCGTAAGATTGTAGCTGCTGACCAATTCAAGCCCTATGATGAACTCAAGAAGAAGTTTGATACTATTATGGGTGTTCGTGGTTCTACTGCTTCTGCAAAGAAAGCTGATCAAGAACTCGATTCATTCGAAGCAGATATGAAAAACTTCGAAGCAAGCACCACTTCCAAACAGGAAGTAAAGAAAGATGATACCGACGAACTGGCTAAAGCTGTGTCAGAAAGTGTAGGTTCCTCTGATGGTGATGACGACCTAGACGCTCTGTTGGCTGGTCTGTAAGAATTCAAAAAGAGACCTTCGGGTCTCTTTTTTAGTTTACAACGTATGAAATTTTGTGATAGAATGATTTAAAACATAATGAGGTGAAAATGAAAAGTGCATTTCTAACAGACATTGATGGTGTATGTGTTTCATGGCAAAGTAATCTACCGTTCTTTGCGGCTGAACATAACCTACCGACTGACGTAATTATCGAGATGATGATGGACGAGAAGTTTAGACCGATGAGCGAGATTTTTAATTGCTCCCCTGCATTTGGTGAACAACTTCTCAGGAAATACAATGAAAGTAAGTGGATTCGTGGTCTCAAACCTTATAACGATGCACTGAAATTCATCAATGAAAATAAAGATGAATTCGATTTCATTGGTATTACTGCTTTGGGAACTAAGTTCGAAGTTGCTGCAAACCGGATGTCGAACCTGAACGTATTATTTCCCGGTGCGTTTCGTGAAGTTCTGATCTGTGATCATAACGAAAGTAAAGAGAAACTGTTTGAAGAGGCATTTCAACACTATGGAAATCGGATAGTAACTTACGTGGATGATCTACCTCATCACTGTGATATGGCTCGTAAGGTGCTAAATGACCGTTGTGGACTCAATATCCCAGTTTATGAAATGAACCGCCGTAATAGCGACAAATCCGAATTCGTAGTTAACGATTTCAGTCAACTAGTAGGTAAAATTTAATGCAATATGAAGTAATTTGTGATGAAACAAATAATCCGATGTTAAATATTCAGTCTCCTGTTCCAACCTATTCTGTACCTCGCAGGGGGTACGTTTTTGTGCATCGTGGGATCTCTGGTATCTATGCTGGTATTCAGCTTGCACATGCACTCGCACGACTTGTACATGACCAATACGCAAATACTGATATGATTGAGTGGATCCAAAACCACGAAACGCTGGTTGCTCTTGATGGTGGTAATTCCGATAATATGAACCAGATTATGGGAATTTTGTATGGGGCAGATAATGTATTTTCGGCGTTTGAAGAACCCGATATGAACAATATGGTTACTGCAATTGCATATGTTCCATCTGAGGATGAAATGTTGGATATCGAATTCTATAAAAATAACAAGGAATTGATCCCTACAAATCCAGTAATCGATCTCCTTATTAAAACTCGCACTCACAAAGGTTAATATATGATTCTTGATATTCTGAACGAAATTAATACAGCCCGTGGTAGCGCAAAGCTGGAAGTTTTGAAATCACATGTAGACAACGAACTTCTCTCCCGCGTATGTCTGATGACATACAGTAAGCAGATTACCTTTGGTATCAGCAAAAAGACATTCCCAGTCGTGTCGTCCCATACAGGGGAATGTAGTCTTGAAAAAGCTCTAACTTTCATGATGGAAAAATTTGCAACTCGGGTCTTTACTGGTGGAGATGCAATCAGTAGACTTTCCGAAATTCTCAGTCAATTGTCTGAATCGGATTCGGAAGTAGTTAAAAGGATCATGTTTGGTGATCTGGATGTCGGTATTAACGTATCCACTATCAATAAGGTATGGAAAGGTCTGGTTAAAGAACAACCTCAAATGTTGAGTAGCCCGGAAGATCAAAAACTAATTGATAAAATCCTCAAATTGGGTAATGCGTATGCAGAACTTAAGGCGGACGGGGCTCGTGGATTTGGTGATGTGACCGGATTATCCACTGATGATGGTGTACATTTCTTTACCCGTAGCTCAAACGAATATTTGGGTCTTAATCGCATTATGAGAGCGATTGATAAGATGCAATGCATTGGGTGGGTGTTGGACGGGGAATTCGTTGTACGCGCATCTGATGAGCCAGAAATCGATGTTATGGCATCCCTCATGGGTGATGTTGAAGAAGTTGAACTATCGAAAAGTAAAAAATACGATAAAACTGTGTTTGACCGTGAATCTGGTAATGGGATCATGAACACCTCCCTTAAAAACAGTATCACTCCGGAAGACTCAGAACGTGTGGTTTATCAGGTATGGGATATTGTACCCCGTGATGTGTATTATGGTTTGGTTCCATGTCCCCCAGAATTGACCCAACAGAAACGACGTCAAATTTTGATTGACTTCTTGTCTAAGTTGGATGATGATTGTATCCAGATCATTGAGTCTACCCCCGTAAAAACTCTTGCCGATGTACGCCGCGTGTATCAGGGTTATGTACAAGATGGATATGAAGGTATCATTCTTAAACACGGTGATTCTTTGTGGGAAAATAAGCGTAGTAAACTGTTTGTTAAGTTCAAGGAAAAATACCCGTTTGACCTTCGAATCATTGAGGTTTATCCTCATGACAAAGACCCTAACAAGGTTGGTGGATTTGTCATGGTTTCCGAATGTGGTACTATCAAGACAAACGGCGGTAGTGGTCTTACTGATACAACACACAAGAAGTCATATAGTTCGGTTGACATTTTTAACCATCCAGAACTAGAACGATTTGAAGATAAGGGTGGTCAATTTATCGAAATCTATATCCCGTTGGAAGAACGTGGGGAACTAGACAGAGAAAAATTGATGCAGATGTACCGCGATGGGGAACTTGATGATATGATTGTTGAGTGTGAAGTTAACGCACCAACCACATCAAAAACTCGGAAAGCTGGTGACCCAGAGTATAGTTTCTTCTTGCCTATCATCAAGAAACTGAGATGGGATAAGAATACCGCAAACCGCTACGAAGATGTTTTTGTTATCAGTTGACAAAAATGTACAGGGGGAGTAAAATCCCCCATACAATCAAAAGAGGAATACATTATGAAAGGTTATATCTCATACATGGGTAAAGTTGTTGATGTAGAGCTTGACGAAAATGGTAACATCGATTTTGAATCTATGGGGATCCCAATCGTCGGGGTTGTACCGACTGCGTTTAACCAAAACACGTTTGTTGATGCATACGGTAATGTCCTTCATTTCAACGTACATCGGTAAGGGATTTTATGACTCGCAAATTTAAATTCAAAGACGAAGAATCATTTAACAATTTCATCAATAAACATCTTTATATGAAAGGGGTTTTGTTCTGGTTCAGAGAATTTGAAGTCGATTATGACGAGGACTTTGGTGGGATCTATAATATCCAAGACGTTTTTGGTGATTGGCATACCACCCAGTTTGGTTCGCCTTTTTTCTGGTATGGTGATATTAAATCGTCCCTTATCGAAATTTATGATTGTGAATATCGCAATAAGTATGGTATGACCAGAGAAGAATACTGGGATGAGGTAATGCGCCGTCGTCAACCAGAATGGTGTGAGCTGGACCGTCTTAACATGATCGGGTCTCATTTCTTCCATGAAGATGAATACAAAGACACATATTATGATGGTAAAATGTCTGTATTCCTTAGTGAGGCAAAAAGACCTTATGGGAACAAAGATATTCAACAGTCTATCGCCTATACTTTGGGGTGGGATTGGGGTCGTGAACTTTGTTACGATATGAAGGGGTTGCCAGATAATGTAAAAGAAGCAGCTACACAATTACATGAAAAATTGATAGCACAAGTTAGAGAGAAGGAAAATAATGAGGAACGAGAACGAAATCACACTAACAAATAGTCAACAAATGGCGGTGGATGCGGTTCAATCTGGGACTGGTCATATTACGATATCCGGTCCCCCCGGTAGTGGTAAAACATTCTTGGTAAAATATATTATCAAAATGCTTGGTGACGAATTGGGTACAGTTCTTGCTGCCCCCACACACCAAGCTAAAATCGTTCTAACCGAGATGTCAGGTATTGAGGCTTGTACAATCCATAGCTTAATGAAAATCCACCCAGAAACACTCGAAGACATTCAGATCTTTGACCAAAGTAAAATGCCAGACCTTAGCACGGTTCGATATCTCATTATCGAAGAAGCGTCTATGCATTCAAAAGCCCTGTTTAATATTACGATGAAATCTATTCCTCCGACTTGTCGTATTATTGCCATAGGAGATAAAGACCAGATCCAACCAGTAGATCACGCACCGGGCGAATTGAGTCCGTATTTCACAGATAGTAGATTTACTCAAATCCGAATGACTGATATTATGCGTCAATCTCTGGATAACCCGATTATTCAGGTAGCGACAACTATTAGGGAAGGTGGATGGATCTATCAGAACTGGAACAAAGAGAAAAAGTCTGGTGTGTATAAAGTAAAAAGTATCACAGACCTGATCAACTCATATCTCCGAGTTGTGAAAACTCCGGAAGACCTAACCAAATACAGGTTCTTGGCATTTACAAACAAGGTAGTTGATAAAGTCAACTCGATTGTTCGTAAACACGTATATAAAACAGACCTACCATTCATCGAAGGTGAGAAGCTTGTTTTACAAGAGCCGGTTATGGTTGAATACGACGATGATACGATAGAGACAATCTTCACTAATGGTGAGGTAGTAACTGTCGATGAAATTGAAGTGTCAGATATGAACATTCGTATTGATGGCTCCCCAGCATTTTCTATTTCCGTTGCCAAGCTTAAGGTAACATCAGATTTTTCTGGTGTGACCCATGACATAATGTCTGTATATGGTGAAGACTCAAAAGCTGAGTTTAATTACCAACTCAGTGAAGCGGCGGCTGTTATAAAACAAATGCAACGTGGACAAACTAAGGCAGCATGGGCTTCGTTCTGGGATGCTAAAAAGACATTTACAGAAACAAAATCTCTTGGTGCATGTACCATTCATAAAAGCCAAGGATCTACTGTAAAGGGTGTCTGGCTTGGGTTGCATGATATCAGTTACGCTGATACCGACCTACAACAACAACTTGTTTATGTTGGTGTGACTCGCCCCACGGATTTCTGTTTGTACTTCGATGGCTCTAAATAAAGGAAAGGGGGAGTACCCCCTTACTTGAAAGGAATATGAAAATGAAATGTATCATTTGTAAACAAAAAATTGAATCTCATCAAACCACTGTAGATACTCCCCATGGTACTCTCCATTATCAAGGATGTTATGCATACTACAAAGATCAATTTGAAAACTCTAAACTGAACGAATCGGATTTGAGTTCTAAAATTGAAGAGGTGCAAATGCTGTAATGGATTACTCATTGGAAAGCTTACAAGCCGAATTGGAAAAAGACCTTATTATCGACCGTGGTAATATTCAAAATTCCGCTATGGACAATCCAGTAATCTATGGGAAATGGATCCGGTATAAAGCAGACTTAAGCCGTCAGCGTATTGGTATTCATTCTTCGCATGTTGTTATCCTGAAAGATAGTCTAATGCACAATACTGGGCGTGGTGATGATATATGCGAGTTTGATTTTAGTGCAACTGAATTAAAAACTATCATCCCAGCGGACGATAACGTTCTTTTGTCATCCAAAAAACTGGATTATCTTGATCTTATGATTAAGTTTTGTGACGGTGCAATCGAATCTATCAGACAACGTGGGTTTAGCATTCGAGCGATTGTTGACCACCAAGCCCTTATGGTTGGTGTAAAGTAAAGTAAAATCCCAAGTGAATCAATCACTTGGGATTTTTTGTATTTATTTTTCAAAAATCGCTTGCACCAAAATCCAGTTCTGGTAATATTACTCATGTCGGGACGGGTTGTCCCTCTTCTGAAAAGGAAATGAACCATGACTATGACCGCTCAAGTTTTCTTCACCACTCGTTCTGCTGCTCGTGTCGCTTCCTTCGGTAAAATGACCGACAACGGTAAAGATTCTGCAAATCGTTGGGCTCGTTCTGTAGAGGTTACCCCTTCTCAGAAAAAAGAGACTATGACCCTCACCCGAACTGGTCGTCGTGGACCTTCCACCCAGACTACCGTGGTTGTTAAGAAAATGAAAACCATGGTTCGCTAAGGAGAGATAAAATGAATCACTACAACAATGAAGTTTTGAAAAATGGTGAATTTGGTAAAGTTATGGAGATCCGTGAACTGACTAACGAGGTTCGAAAAGAACTTAATTGTCTTGTTCTAGAACACTCACGGGGAAAGAACCGCCAAAACTGCATCTTGACTCTCCTTTATGATGTAGACCCAGATCTCGCCCACATGTTTTCCGCGTCACGTTATGTTCGGGTTGGTGGGACGATCTATCAAAAAGAAAAATGTAGCGTTGGTTTCATTTCTCAGTTGGTCTATGAAACTCTGCGTGATTATGAAAAATTCCTGATGAAACCAACAGGCTACGACCCACTGTTCGTTAAAAACAAAAAGCCCGCATAAAGCGGGCTTTAAAAATCAAAAGTCTTCTACTTCCTCACCACCTTCCTCTTGTTTAAAGGCTTCACGGCGACCATCGATTGCATCCCGGATCTGAATATCATCAGTATCCGAAATAGCAACGGATTTTATTCGACTTTTATAATAACGTTCTAGTTCGTCAAGTCCTTTGGGTGTCATTGCTGACATAATTTTACCCAAAAACTTTTCGATACTTACAGCAGGTTTGTCATCACCACCATCGGTGTTTTTTTCTTCTACCTCTTCTTGAAGGCGAAGATAATCAGCAAAATATATCATTTTATACCTCTTGAATAATTGATAATACTCTTGGTAAGTCTCTTTCATATATAGTCTCTGTATTACCAGAGTACAACCAATCAGACACACCAGAAAATTGTTGTTTTATTTTTTGTTCTATATTGAAAGGTACGTTTCCATCGTCATATAACCGTTTAAACACGTTTTCGGATATTTCCATATCTACACCACGTATATGTTCGGATGACCTTTCGTCGGGGTCTCTATTTGTTATCCCATATTTGTATATAACAGGGAGACGTTCTGCTTTGTATTTATACACATAAAACCAACCAGATTTTGATTTGTCATATCCGCCGTGACTAGAACACCCAGAACACCTATAACCATTTATAAAATTGTTGGCAGTAGAACTATTTATTCCATGATCAGGGCAAATATATTCGAATCTCGATTTTTGGTTTTTATAGCCTTCTGGAAATCCTAAAAATTCATACCCAGAATCATCACATAAAGACTTAATGTGTGATGATATCTCTTTTAATGTCTTCCTTTTATTTTTACTACACGAAGGGCATCCAGTTTCTTTATTTACAAAATTTACATAAAATGATTTTTGTGTTCCATGATGTTTACATTCAAATACAACAGAACGCATATCATTTAACTCATAATCAGAAAATTCTATAAATTTATATCCAGATTTTTCGCATCTTCGTTTTATTAAAATTTCGTGCTGTTCTTTTGTTAAATGCTTCTTTTTAGAGCACCCACAATTGAAATTACCATTCTCCAAATTATATTTTGTTGTAGAGAACGGGTGTGGGTATAACTCTTTATCTTCCGAGCATATCGAACAAGTATATTCGAAATGGGTTCTTCCCAATTTTTTAATTTTATTAATTACAACAATTTTACCACCACGGTCGGTGGTAAAATTGGAACCTACGAAATCACATATCAAAGCAAAATCTCCTTGATCTGATAATCAAACATCTCACTTGCATATCTTTCGATACGAAGCATTGCATGTTTGTAAGCATAATTTTTATGTGCATATTTAACCGAGCCCGGTTTTGAATTTTTGGTCTCGATACATAGGTTATCTACAATATCCCATAGAGTGGCTATAGTCTTCTCACCATGCTTTCGAAGAACCCGACCAATACTCTGTAACGTGGTAACCTTAGATTTAAATGGGGAAGCGAATATAACGTGAAATAGCTTTTTGATAGAAATACCGGTTGAGAATATACCGATAGAAGCAACGATGATCATTCCATCGCTACCTTCTGCAATTTTCTTAAGCTGATCCCGTTCCTCTACGTTAGTATCACCATTAGCAAAGAATACATTATCGTGCTTTTTGCTAAGGGCCTCATAAAGTTTCTTCCCATGTTCCTTATGCCTAAACAATATCAAGGTATTCTCTTTCTTCTCTTTGGCTAATTTTAAAGCCAAACGACACACAAAAGCATTTCTCTTTGTATGTTCCTCGATATATTTAATCTCTTGTTGATATTCTATTCCTTTAGTTAATACACAATCTTGTTTAGGATACCGCAAGAACAGGTTATTTATTTTAAGATCTGTTACTTGACCCTCTTCCATAAGTTGTTTAGTACTAACCGGCTTGAATACATCCCCAAACAAACCAACATACGACATAATATTACATTTACCATCTTTCAAAGAACCACTCATACCCCATTTAAACGGGCACTCAGAGAGGTTTGTGATGATATTCTTAATCTCACTACCTACGTTGTGACACTCATCAATCAAAAGAGCCCCAAATTGACGAAACCAATGAACAGGTTGTTTTGATGCACTTTGCCATGTACTAACGAATACTGGTGCTGGGTGATCTTTTGTTTTGCCAGCCATAATACCATGAGAAAATTCCCGTCTCATAAACTGGTAATCCGCGAAATCGTCCATCATCTGAGTAACAAGGGAGGTTGTTGGAACGATCAGCAATATTTTCCCATCATAATTAGTCATATACCAGTAGCAAATAAGAGCTGCTATTAGGGATTTACCGGCAGATGTAGGAAGGTTTAAGATACCCCGGTTATTCTGAATTGCGTAATAAACCGCATCAGCCTGATACCAGTGAGCGGTAATCTTATTTCCCCCAGAATATATATCAATATCCGCCAACCATTTGTCAAACTCTTCTCTAGATGTGAAATGGCTAATAGGGGTGAAGTCTTCTTCTTTTTCAAATTCGTATTCGTTTCTAGCGCAATATTTCTCAAGGTTATTGACCAGACCATAAGGGAATTTCCCATCCGGTTGTAGGAGACGGATCCGACCATCCCAACCGCTATATTTAAACTTAGGATTAAATCTAGCGCCACCTTCCGTCTCAAATGAATAATACTCTCTCAACTCCATGAAGATGTCACGTTCACACTCAATAATCGCATTACTATAGTCGTTGAATTTAACTGATACTTTCATCTCATCTCTCTTTAAATTTTTCACATATATAATTTATTTAGGGTAACACTAAATAAATGCGAGGGAATACCATTTCCTCATGACGTAGGGAGAAAATAAAATGCTTATAAATAGTAAGCTGTTTAAAGACACCCTACCCGTCCTAACCGTTATTGTGGCGATTTGGGCCTCTATATTTTCATATAATGAATTTATAGCGGATTCCCGCCAAGTAGCTTTTAAAGAGCAAATCACTTCCCACATGGACAAATCTATAGATAACCTAAGAACGGAGATTAAATCTCTCCCAAATAAGGATTCTGTAGAAACTGCTCAACTGCGGGCAATGCTTTATAGCAAGGATCTTATCGATGAGGTTAATAGGGGGAACCGAGTTGAATTGGAGAGACTTGAGAAGCGGATCAGTGAAATGGAAAACGCCAGAGTTGAGAAGAAAACTCAAACAAAACGCGAGGACGGTTAAGTTGTCTAACGTGGGTCATGATGCAATTTGCTCATGGCCTTTTTTCTTTTTAAAAAGGGGTTGACTCATGAAACTTATGTGTAGTATTATCTATCTCGTTGAGACACGAAAGAGGAATTACAATGCTGAATGATCCTTATGAGTTGTTTTTTGATATGGATGGGGTGATGGCGGACTGGTGTCGTGCATTCGATGCTCGTTTTGGTGCGGGTGCGGCGGAACAGTTTGATAGCCTGAACAAAGAAGAGAAGAACCTTATCAAAGAAGAACTGGCAAATGGTAATTTCTATCGTCATCTTCCGGTGATGGAAAAGGGGGTTTCTCTGGTTATTGAGATGGTTCGTCAGGGTCGCAAGGTAAGTATTTTGACTAGCGTCGGTCGTCAAAACCCAGAAAACGTAGTTCGCCAGAAGAAAGGTTGGATCTCTTATGTATATCCCGCTGATGTTGCTGCGGTTCTGTTAGAAAACTTCCATTATACCCTGTGTAGCGAAGACAAAGCCGCGTTTGCTCGTCCGAACGTTTGTCTGGTTGATGACCGTGCTAAGAGTCGCATCCCGTTCATCGCTGCTGGTGGTGTTGCTGTTGATATCGCTGACCTTTAAGAGGAATTGATTATGTTGGTAGAAAGTTTGTCTGTTGGTGTTGTTTGTCTTGGTCTGGCATATGGTCTTGACAAGTTTTTGGGAACTGGTATCTTTTCTTGGAAAGAGAAAACCCCATCAAAATTGATGCGATCTAACTCAGATCAAGATTCAGTAATGAGGAACCAACACAACCAAAAAGGTATGATCGCCAAAAATGTGTTTGGTAAATTTTATGGTGGAAAGCATAAAGCTAGGGTAAACTATGTCGAGAAAGAACTTTGTGTTCCACACCCGGTAATTGTTAACTTTATGAACAACCTTTATAAAGAAAGGAAACAAAAATGAGTAATGAAGAATTGCAAGTAGAATATCCAAACATTTATTTTTCGAAGTACAGTACAGGGTCTTATTGGCGAAAAGGGGCTGGTGGAAGGGATGCAGAAGCACTACCACGAAACAAACCACTTGAGTTTCTTAACGAACAGTGCGGTTTGGTAAATGTAGGTGTTCGATATTTTGTATGTACTTGTTGTGGTACTGCACAAGACGAAGACCAACTGGTGGGTAATGTGTTTGCGGGGAAATATTGCAAAACCTGCTATGACAAAGAGCCACAAATTCGCAAATCTATTGCCGAAAGCAAAAAACCCGGTTTTTATGACTAAATAAAAGGAAATAATATGATTTTTGTAAAATATAACTCTCTTGAGAACCACTATCGTCAAAACGTCATCGACTCTTTTACAACTTCCGGATATACTGCAAAGGGTGTTGAATGGGTTGCAATGGAAAAGATTCATGGTACGAATTTTCAACTTGCTGTAAATGATGAACATGTACAGGCGGGTCGTCGAACTGATCTTATTGGTGATTTTGACCAGTTTTATGAAGCAGACCTGATTGTAAAGAAATATCATGACAATGCACGAAAAGTATACGACTTTGTTAAACAAAAACACCCAGAAGTTGATCAAGTAACAATCTTCGGGGAATATGCCGGTAATCTTACTACTGGTAAAATGATTCAAAAGGAAGTAGAATATGGAGATCAAGACTTTTATGTGTTTGATATCTTCATTTTCTCTGGTGAAACTGGAATGTACCTCTCCCACGATTTCGTGATGGAGTCCATCAGAGGAATCTTCAAACATGCCCCGGTTATCTACCGTGGGGATTTCGATGGTGTGACAAAACTCCCGAACGACTTCCAATCCGTTGTTATCCCAAACAACAAAGAAGGAAAATTCGGTCTGGTGGTAGGAACTGATAACATTGCGGAGGGGTTTGTTGCGAAGACAGTAGACCCACATTATACCCGTCAAGGTCGGACTATTTTCAAATCTAAAAACTCCAAGTTTACCGAGAAAGGGAAATCTGACAAACCGGTAAAGGTAAAAGAGCCTCTGGGTGAATCTGATCTTGCTATGGTCCATGAGATCGCAGAATATATCAACGTAAATCGTCTTAAAAACGTCCTAAGTAAGATCGGGATCCCTACCACTAAAGAGTTTGGTAAGGTTTCTGGTAACCTCTCGAAAGACGCAATCGAAGATTTCACGAAGGATACCAACAAAAACCTACGAGATGCAGAACGACCTTCTGATGTGGGTAAAGCAGTGAACAACCTAGCAGGGGAACTTGTTCGGGAACACTGGATGAATATCCTTGATGGAAATTTCTAAAAATAAATGAAAAAAGGCTTGCCAACGGGTAAGCCTTTTTGATATCTTATACATATCGAAACAAGAGACAGAAAGGACGAATCATGAACAACGAAAAATTCAATGAAATTATGGAAAACGTAGTTGGTATGGTAGAAGCCGGTTTTGTTTCTAAGGCCGGTCAGAAACGCGCCCTGAACGAATGCACAAAAATGATGGATCTGGTGCGAGCCGAATTTTCTTCCTTCTATCTGGACTCCATTAGTATCGAACAGCGTAATATGGATCTTCCGGAACACGAAGCGGCGGTAGACCTTTATTATGCACATCCAAACACCGCAACTTTTGCCAAATATCTGGTAAAAGCAGAAAAAGCAATGCCTTGGATGGATAAAGCTCTGTGTGAAGAATTGGTTTCTATGGGTGAACAGGTTGTTGCTATGATTGCAACAGTTAAAAACGCCCCCATCAACCAACCAGAACCGAAAGTTAGCGAGAAAGAAGCAGTCATCAAGAAAAACATCATGGAAATCATGGAACTTCGGGGTGAACAGTTCAACCGGTGTCTTCGTTTGGATGAGATGTTTGGTCGGATGATGGTAACCGCTAACGTTCACCTTGTTCGTGGACACAAAGGTACTGTGTTTGTTCGCGCCTTCTACTACGTTTGTGGTCACCTGACCCCTCTGAACGTAATCATTGCTGCAATGGAAGAAGCAGCAAAAAAAGAAACCAAATAACTTTAAATTGAGGAATGAAAAATGAAAAAGCGGTTTGTTAGTTTTGCTATCTTAGGTGCGATGTGCGCTATTAGTGCGGTACAGGTTAATGCCGCATCTTTTGATTGTGAGAAAGCATCAAGCAAAATAGAACGAACTATTTGTACAGACGAACGTTTGAGTGAATCAGACGAGAAACTAAATTCTGTTTATAAAGAAGTTCGAAAAATTAACCCGGCGATTATTGAAGGTCAGCGGGATTGGGTCAAACGTCGTAATAAAGCATCTTCAATCGAAGAACTCGACCAACTTCATGAAACACGGATCCAAGAACTTGAATCCATGCTTAAACCAATCATCGAACAAGATGATGAAAGTGTATTCACTCGTTCCGAACAACCAAAAATCAAGAAAGTGTCTGTTGTTGAAAATAAAAACGTAGTGAAAGACATTAAATATTATATCGATGAAGTACAGCGCACTGGTGGAATGACTAATAAGGATGGATTCTTTTCCGCAAAAGAAGTGGGTAAGGGTTATCCTAGTTGGTTAAAAGGTTGTGGGATGGTTGTGGGTGAAGCACACGGTACAAAATATTTCATTAGTGACGCCAAGAAATATGGTCAATTTGATATCTATATCCAGAATGAATTGAGCTTTAAAACTGTCGCGGCTAATATCATGATTAAAAATATGGTAGATTCCGTAAAAGGCGATCTAGGTCTTGTTAAAATTATGTGTGATTCCGGAGAATTATATTAATGAACCTCAAAGCTCGTGAATTGATGATAGAGCTATTCAATAACGGGATCGAGTGTAGGTTGGTATCTTCATCCACAAGCTCTTATATCGACGTACAGGGGCATATGGTGAGGGTTTCAGATCACGGAGGTCATTCTAAGTTCAAAGGAACTCAGATCCGAAAAGACCATGGCTATAAAAAGACCAAATATGGTATGATCTTTGGGTATAACGAGATTGGAATGGCAGTAAAATATCTCAAATCCCTAAATACATTAACAAACTAAGAGGAATGCGAAATGGCATTGAATTATGTAGAAGAACCAGTAGAAAAAGAAACTAAACCAAAAAAGTCTACTGCGAAAAAACAAAAAGAACTTGACCTTGGGGTAATCAACGAAATTGTTGATGCTAATACCGCACCAGAAGCAAAGGCTAAAATTCAAGCATATGCTAAAGAGTGTGGATTTAAAATTAGCAAGTCTAATACTTCTGTTGACGATATGATCGTCAAACTCCTTGAAATGGCGGACGCCAAAGAGAATGAAAAACTGGATCTTGCACCAGAACCAAAAGAAAAAACCCCTTTTATTGAACCTGTTGTAGTCGATGATGAATTCGACGTTGTAGATGAGGTTATTGAACTTGGTGTGGTTGAATCAATCAAAATTGATGATGGGGTAGTTAATATAAATACTCCAAACGATGTGAAAATTGAATTCACTCCACCAAAACCACTAGAATATGTTGATGCTTCTGGGTTTAAAACTCTAGACGAATTAATTGAAGATGAAAAGACGTTTGTTAAAGAAAAAATGAAATCTGAAATTGAGGAACCAAAGGATGATTGGTCTCCAATTGCAGGACCAGAGCGCGGTTTAATCCCATCGTTAAAGAATAATCAAAACCAATATACCAGAGAACCAGATTTGACCTATGGTTTCAAACCAAAAGTAAATCTAATTGGTGCAGTTGGAAACCAATACCTTAATTGCCCATATTGGATTCTTGATTGGATTCTTGAGAAGGGGCCGACTTGGAAGAGTATTATTGATACTCATGAACGTGAACCGGATAAAGCACTTCTGAAAACAGTTCTTTATTACATCCAGATTAATGGCAGCGTGACATTGCGAGAAAGTCGAAATTCTCGTTTCCATACCATTTACTAATATCTAGCCATCCTACGGGGTGGCTTTTTTGTATCCCTAAATACTAATTGACCATTTTGGTCAATATAATAAGGGTGTTTAATGGAATACAATTTCATCGAAGTTAATGAAAATATTTTTGTTCTTACTGGATATTTCGGATCTTATAATTTGATTGAGAGATGGAAAAGACTTGAAGAAGATGACCATTTAATGATCGTGAAGATAAAGGAATATTTGGAGAGGGGAAATATTGTGGTTGTACATGATGTACAAGAAGATTTATTCGTTAAGCTAGATGGAGATAAATTTTACGTTTTTTGATTTCGTATTGTATCAGACACTACGAATGTTTTTAACTTTTATACTTAGGTGATCTCTCGATCACCTTTTTTGTATCTTTTATATACAAAAATAATTAGTTTCACTTGCAATCAAAGTATAAAATCTCTATAAGTATTTATATAGAAGATCTATAATTAGAAAGTGTGAGCGAAGCGAACAGGCGGCTACGCCGTCTCACTACGTTCGAGATCTATTTATTTATAATGCTATTTAGGTGTGTTAAAATACTATCATGAAAAGGAAAATTGTAACTCTTATAGGAACCAGATATCCTAATGAAGAGTATAAACAGTTGATGATAAGAATTGGAAAAGCTTTTTCGGATCGTGGTTATGGTGCTAGGTCTGGTGGTGCCATTGGTTCTGATACACTTTTCCTAACCGAATATGACCCAACATTAACCATTGTATATCGTCCTGATGATAGACCCGGTTGTGTTAATGTCAAAAACCATGAAAACTATTATGAATTTGAATTGCTTGCTTCCCGTGTTCATGGGTCTGGAGTTGGCTGGGAATTTATGCCAATCGGTCACCAAGAATTACACGCTCGGAACGTTCCTCAAGTTATGGGATTAAACCTCAAGTCTTATTCTGACTTAGTTGTATTTTGTGCAGAGGAATCGATACATGGTACTGTATCTGGTGGAACTGCTACTGCGGTTAAAATAGCAAGAAGCCTAAATATACCTACCCTAAACATTATGAACCCAGTTCAAAGATCAAAACTTTGTAAATGGTTGGGTATTGATGATATACCAGTATTAGAAAAGGTTGACATTTTCAATCTCTAAATATTGTTGTGGAATAATAACAATAAACGAGGTTGAAAATGAAAAGCTCACCACGTAAGATCGCCAGAACTGCGCATGATGCGATTCGACGGTTTAATTTAATACTAGGCGACACCGATACATTGTGGAAAGAAGAACCCGAAAAGGTTAAACGGGTCTGGACTAAACATGTAACATATATAATCGACCACCCTGATTCTGATGCTCGAACTGTTCATGAGCTTTGGAGAAATTATAAAGAGGGAGAAGGTTGGATATTTGGTGAAGATAAATCTAGAGACGAGAAAACCCATCCATGTTTGACATCTTACGATGAACTACATGAAATAGAAAAGATGAAATATTATATTTTCATCGAAACTGTTCTTGAGCAATCAAAATAAAAAAGCCCCGACCTAAAAAGGTTGGGGCTTTCTTTTATCCAGAATAAAGCTTCTACGTCTTTTTATCTGGAAAATTAATTATGCGTAATCTTTCATTTCAACCATACACATACGAGCCAATTGAGACTTGTTGGCAGCACCTACCCAATCTTCCCCATCATATACCTTAGCAGGGTTGGATTCAATTTTTCTGAAATCCGGGCTAGTAGATAGAGCATATCTTGAGATAATACCAACCACTGGTTGTAGCGCATCTGGATCGGCAGCAACCATAAAAGTGCCTGCTTCATCTTCTTCAATATATGGACTGTAATAAACAGCACTTACTGTATCAACACCTTCATCAAATTTAGCCTTAACACCAACCAGCATATAATGGACTGGGGTTTTTGAATCAACAACCAATTTCATTTTAGTACCGATAATTCGGTGTTGATCGTCAACTAATCCAGACGTTTGAATAAGTGCGGCCACATGAGCAGAAGCAAGAATATAAGTCGGTTTGAATGTGGTATCCAAAGTAATTTGAGCAGCCATACGACACGCACGAGCAACAAGATCACGACCAGCAAAATATTCAGTGGTTGCTACATTGTACGGAGTTGCTTTAACCTCTTTAGATGCAACGGTCACCAGCTTCATGATAATATCGCTGTTAATCTCTTCTGCAATGGCAACAGACAATAGATCTTCTACTGCTGCATCACCATCCATATTCATACCACCCATATCTTGAAGAAGTTCAAGAGTGATGTTAGATTTTAGTTTGCGACTACGAACAACGGATTTCCATTTGTTCATTACATATCTGGTTTTTTGGATTTCTTTATCTTCTTGGGTGTTCGGTACAATAGCATCAACAACAAGACGAAGGTTACCAGTAAAGACATTCTCAAAAAGAGAATTCAAATCGCCGGAATAATCACCATCATTGATAACTTGGAACACATAACCTTCACTGGCAAAATATGCTTTTGATACCATACCAGCACTACCAGCGGGTAATGCAGAAACGGCTGCCATATCAAATTCACCACCATAATTACGGTTATCAAGGTTAATATCCCGATGACTTTGATTGTCTTCGCTAATATACTCGTAACGTACACCAAATACGTTTGCTACTGGGTCTGTAGTTGGTTGAACACCAGCAAGCTCATCATAAATTTTATTAAATGTTTTGCGAGTTAGTGAAACTAAAGAAGGGCGACCAGTTACGATATCACCACTACTAGATTCAACCAACCGCCCGGACATACCAGACTCTTTAATTAGGTCTTGTATTTTTTTGGAGACTACTTTAGCCATTTTTAAGATTCCTCTTTTTCTTTTATTTAGGGCTCATTCATTGGTTGACTGTATGAACTCTATCTAGTATTATTTAGACCAGTAAGAAAAACGAAAAGGGAACCCGAAGGTTCCCTTATTTTTGGATTTGCTATTAGGCACCCAGAACACGTACACGACGGTAGAAGGAGTTCTTACCGAAGATTGCAGCACCCGGCATACCGGAAGTGATCTTGGAGAAGCCTTTGTTCTTGGAACCGTCAGCGAACGGGTGCAGTTTAACACCGTAACGGGTCTTGAAGCCAAGAATGGTAGCGAAGGACTTAGGATCCACACCACGCAGCGGGCTCAACGGGATGTATGGGCAGTAGTACAGACCTGCATCCAGTTCGGAGCTACCCTTGAAGCCTACAGTGAAGTAATCTTCAACAGCGTACTGGTCGATGAAGACACGATACTTACCAGCCAGAACACCAGCGAACTGAGATACAGAGGTATCAGTGTTCAGCTTGGTAGTACCAGCAGCAGCCGGAGAAACCATCTGGTCGGTGGAACCGAGCATTACAGCAACGTTACGGGAACAGATTACGAAGTTACCGTTACCACGACCGGTTTGACGACCGATTTCAGCAGCTTCCTTATCGATTTGGGTAACCAGAGCCTTGGCGCTCTCACCTTGCCAACGAGCACCGCGAACGTCGTTCGGGTCTGCAAAGTTAAAGACACCAGCTTGTCCGCCATGTTGGTTAGTCCAACCAGTCTTACCGATTTGGGCGGTAGCGTTGATCCACAGGATCATTTCGCGGTTGATTTCCAGCATGATTTCGTTAGCCAGAATGCTGGACAGTTCGCTATCTGCATCCAGACCGTGAACGTTACGCAGATCCTGAGCCAGTTCGATGGAGTACTGAGCTTTCAGTTGACGAGCCTTAGCTTCAACTACTTGCTTATCAATACGGAAACTCATTTCAGGCCACGGGTTATTGCTGGAACCATTAAAGTTCTCTTGCAGTTCCGCCATGGAGGTAGCCATACCTTCACCGATTTCAACCGCGATCTTGTCGTGGATCAGTTTCAGGTAACCAGCGGTTTTAACGTCAGCAGCAGTACCAGCAGTATAAGCGGTAACGAACTGAACAACCTTAGTACCGGAGTTGGAATAAGCGTCTACTTCTTCATCCAGTTGGAAGCGAGCCAGATCACCGATTGCATAGGTTCCGTCTTTATCAAAAGCAGGAATCAGCGGAGCAGTGGCACCACGACCAGAGAAGCTGGAATCAGGTGCATATTGCGGGTGGAAAGCTTCGCGAGCTTGAGCATCCAAAGCATCAGTACCATAGATGGCACGGAGGGTGAATACTTGACCAGCAGAAGAGGTCATCGGCTGAACACCACAGATATCAAAGGCAATCAGGTTGCTGATAGCACGACGAGCCAGACCCATAACAGCCGGACCGACGTTGGTGATGTTACCGGAAGCTTCACCAGAGGCGATCTTGATAGCATCATAACCGTGGTCACCGACGATGTTAGCTTCGGTCAGCATGGTTTCCATCTCTTCGCCGGACAGTTCGCGACCTTCTGCCAGAGCAGCGGCTTGAGCTTCGTTCAGCATCTTTTTGGCTTCTGCCAGTTGAGCTTTACGACCTTGTACGTCAACCATGGAATCGATTACGGTTTGGTCGGTATATGCAGCACCGTCGTTACTCTTGATGTCTTCATATTGGTTTTCCATCAGACGAGCGACGATATCCTTGCGCTTCATGGTAGCAATTTCCGGCATACCTTCTTTTTCAAGCAGCGGTTTCCACTTAGCGATAATAGCGGTCTTAGACATTTTTGTTTTCCTTTTTGGATTTGAAATTTAATTTTCGGGGAGAAGAACCATTTCTTCTTTCCCTTACAAATATATTTAGGGGAGTTATTTCAGTTATTTTTATAACTCCCCGTTAAACAGAAAATTACCAGCGCATGAACTCTTGTACAGACTCATCGATTTTTGATTTGGGTTCTGGCTTTTTATCTTTCTTATCTTTTTCGCCTTTCTCACCCTTTTCATCTTTGTCGTCTTTCTTATCTTCGTCATCATTGAAGTTAAGATTTTCGTTTAGAGGTTTCTGATTAGATTCTTGCTCTTTCTTCTGAGAAACCATTTCAACCAGAGCACTTACACGAGTACCGAATTGTTCAGCAGAACCAAACGAAATTCCCTCACAAAGAGTTTTAACTTGTTCTTGTTGAACCATAGTCAGCTCTTTAATAGACTCAGCGATAACAGCTTCACGTTCTTTAGCTTGAATACTTTCGGTCAGAGCAGAGTTTTTACTAACCAGATCGTTAATCATGCTTTGGGCTTCTTCCAGCTCGGCAGCTTGTTCGGCAACGATATCAACTGCATCCTCTGGAACAACAACGTGATGAGAAACAAATAGTTCTTTCATACCAGCAAGCAGACTTTCAGCAAGTTGGGCTTGGATACCAGTTTCAATAGCTACTTTGTTATCTTCCATAAAGCTTTCTGCTAGATGTTCGAAATAGCTATCCATGGTTTTAATCAGTTCTGCATTCTTTGCTTCGGCGGCTTCTTGAACCAGTTCATCGGATTTAGCGGCTAGGGCTTCGATGTGCGATTCTGCGAGCTGTACGGCTTCCTCACGCAGTTTGGTTTGAAATACTTGGGTCAGTGCGTCAACGACACCCTCGCTCAAATTGAGCCCTTGCAGAGCGCCAGAAATGGCATCTGCTTGTACAGTGATATTTTTAGATTCACTGAGCAGTTGGTCTTTAATAGACATTGGTTTTTCCTTATTTGAAAGTTAACTTTTCAATGCTTCGATTAATTTGAGAATCTTTGCATCGTCTGTATTATTTAGGGTAGATTTTTGATCGGTTTTTGATTCGTTAACTCGGTATGCGTTTGTATACGCATTAGGTGCGCTTGGTCCCCAAACAACATCCACCCCAACAGTTAAACGATAACCTTCTTGAACTTCATTTAAACCGCGTGAATTGCGCTTCAAAGAACCAAGACCACGAGAACTAACACCCGGAATCCAACCAGCTCTAATAAGAGCAGCGACCTTATCACCTTCCGCGTGGTCCCCTTCTACAATACGAGCACGACCATAAACGTCGTTACCTTTCCACCAGAGCTTTTCGATGACCAAAGCTGATTTTGATGGGTCTGGATAAGAACGATCACCGGGGTGATTTAGTTCACCAAGAGATTGTTTGGACTCTACCTGATCTTTAACGTATCTTTCGACGGCTTTTTCCATTACCCGTTTTGGATAAATACGACCATTACCATTAGGAACTTCCGCTTGGAGGAAAATACCCTCGATATAAAGATTACCAGTACCTTTGTCATCCACTGATTCAATCAGGTAATATTCTTTATTGGGAACCCCAGATTCATTTTTCTCGGTTAGATTGTTATCAGTCCTATATTCGGTGCTCCAATGCTCAATTAAAAGCATATTTTTTGAAGGTTCACCGTTATCTCTACCTTCCCAGTTTTCGACTAGAATATTTTCATACATGATTAGAGCCCCATCGAATGGCGCTTGCGCATAGCCTTTTTATATTTCTTATTAGCTCGAATCTGAATAGACGGGTTAGCTCTTTTGGTCTTAACCGCATGTCTAGCAATTTGACGACGCTGTGACTTACTCAATCCAGTTGTTTGTGACGCTCTACGTCTACGGGTTTCACGATCATGGATACGGGTAACAGTACCAGCCGCGTTTACACGTTTTACAAGAACTTCATCAAGTTCCTCAGACTCTTCCAAAATACTTAGAATAGCTAGTGCTTCAATCGCATTTTCAGAAATCATATTTTCTGCAATTGTCAAAGAATCTTCTTCACCAAATACAGATTTAAGGTGTTGTGCTTTTTCGGGAGCAGTCGATTCGACGCATTCAGCGATTAACGAAAGGAGTACGTCGTACTCCAAATCGGTTTCAAGAATGCGAGAACCTTTTACTCCCCATTTGGAAATTACTTCTTGTTTTTCCATTTTTATTTTCCTTATGGGGTTGTTAAAAATTATTCTTGTTCGTCTTCGAAGGGGGCTAAGGATGCTCCCATCTGAACCCGCATATCATGAGTTTTAGCGGCAATACGTGAAAACATTTCAGTTTCGAATGCACCTTTAGCGGCAATAAGATCGCCAGCTCGTGCTGCATTAATAAATTCTTCCATCACTCTATACCTTTATTTAGTGTTGTTAAAAATCAGCGAGACCATCTTCTGGATTTGGTGGATTGAGAATTTCGGATTTCATTTCTTCCTCAATCTTCTTCGCCTCTTCTTCAATTTGTTTATCTGTCATTTTCATTATGTCTTTCATAATTGTGTTATGAGACATATATTTCCCGACGATATTATTTTGAATGAGACTACTTACCACATCTATTCTACGTTGAAGAATCTCAATATCTTTAAGTTCTTCATAATAAGAATCTTTGGCATATACAATCTTGATGTTATTCTTTTCTTCGTCCCATTCTTCCTGACTCATAATACCTTTTAGAATAAGGTTTGTAACGAGTGGGTCATAGAAAATTGGGTCAAATTGGCGCTGCATACCGCGAACCAATTTAGCAAACAACAGCTCATCACGAGATATTTCCCCACCATTCGAGAATGTAACACCACCAGATTCCATTGGGAGGCGACTAAGAGGCAATTTCATTGCTTCATAAACTTTACGGTTGAACCAACGAACGTCGTCCATTTCACCAATAGACTGGGCACCCGGAAGAGTAGAAATCTCAGTGGAAGCCTTACCATCTCGACGCATCAACCAGAAATCTTCTGTCATGCTTAGGTTATTGGCTGCTGTTTTAACCTTACCCGTCGAACTGTCATAGATAACTCGGTTTTTAAAGCCTTGCATGACTTTGTTTACGTGTTCGGTTGCTTTTTTAGGTTGCATATTACCAACGTCAATATAAAAAATACGACGCTCTGGTGCGCGTGATACGCGATATATAACCAACGCATCTTCTAACATCTTCAAAATGTTAGCTGGCTTTATTGCAGCATGTAGATGCCCTATAATAGACCTACCATCACAAGATACTTTACCACTGTGAGCATAAACCATCGCATCGCGGGGGATAACGATATGGTTTGTATTGGCTTGGTTTATATTATAAGTTGAACATTCAGTACCTGAATAAGTAAAATATTCCCGATGACCTTTATAAATGCTATTACCACCTTCAACCTCTTTAAAGTTTTCTCTGTGATAATATACGGCTCGGGGGTCTAACAACCGAAGTTCTTTAATACCTTCTTTTTGGTGTTTCGGGTCGATCATTTTATGGAAATAGATTCGACTATCGACATACCAACGGCGATATAATCTCTTACCTTCTTTTTCGAAGTTCAAAAGAGACAATATTTCTTCAAATTCTTCTTGAACCCGGTCTTTAATGGATTTATTCCATTTAGTTGCATCCAGATCCAATGAAACAGTATTCTTTTCGTCTTCTTGAACAATTGCATCATTTACGATTTCATCAATCGCATTATCAACTTCATGATAATTTGTTAGAGCGCGATATTGATCTATAAGTTGACGAGTTGAATTAATTTTTTGTTCAGTACCATATGCATAAGCTTGATATGCACGACTAGGAGCTGATGTATCGGTCCTATCAATAGAATTAGCACCATCAGGATTGTCTGGTGCGGAGAAACTATCAATCCCCGATTTGAGTTCTATATCTAGTTCCTTATCGTCGTCTTTCGCCCACGGACGAAGAAAACTTGGAACAGTAAAACGACCATTGAACATATGAGTAATCCTTTTATTTTATCTATATTTATTTAGGGCAATAAAATTAAAAGGATATGGGGTATTTCTACCCCAATCATTTTATTCCCACCAGTCCAAAGCCATAATAACTTCAAACATTTCAACCTCAGACCCAGTATCCCAGTCCAAAGCAAGTTCGGAAATTTGGGTAGGCCAAGTACCATAAACTGTATAAGAACGAGTACGCTTACCAGTACGGTCGAGTTGATGTACGGTTGCTTCCTTCTTATATACGGTTGGAACTTCACCATTGATATTACGACCAAGGGATTGAGCTATATTTTGCCACTCAATAAATTGTTGACGTGTGTTGTGTTCGGTGTCATTATAGACTGTGAGTGTCCAGTCATCGAATGTACGGTCACCAGCCAGTTTGAGCTTTTTATTCTGATAACCCAGAATTACGGGTTCTACAGTTGCACCCGGCATAGAAGCAGCTTTACATTTGAATGAAAAGTCTTGCCCCATGAAAGGAATTTCAATCTCAAACAGGTTAGGGCGAGCCAGATCACCGTTAGAAAACGCACGGCTTACATCAGTAAGATCCATTTTAAACCTCTTTGTATTCTTTAATTATTTAGGGTGGTTAAAATGGGGGATATTATCCCCCACTCTATTAGTTTTGTGGACCAACCAACTCATCGAAGTTAGCGGAAGTTCCCACAGCGGAGAAGTTCAGGCTAACATAGTTGATAGACCGTGCTGGTTTGATTAGAATAGTTGCAACAAACTCGTTACGGTCAATAACCGCCGGGGTGTTGTTTGTCTCATCACACACGACGCGGAAATCATAGATACCACCAAGAGACTTGATAGAATCTAGGTAGGAATTGACCTCGCTGCGGAAAGAGTTACGAGTAAACGCATCGTTATTCTCAAACAGCTTATATTTCGCGCTTTCAGAGATAGACTTCTTCAACAGGTTGAACAAACGACGGACGTTGATCCGGTCGAATGGGGTTGGTTGAAGACTCATAGTCTTATCACCATACAGAATGAAACCTTGACCGGGGAATCCAACTACTGGGTTCATACTGTTTTGATACAGCTCATCACGATGCGCTTGACGAGTCTCGATAGCCAGCTTACGAACGTCTAGGATCTGCCCACGGTTAAACCCAGCCGGAGACATCCATGGTTGGGCTACTGTGTCTGTACGAGCACACAAGCCAGCCATATCAGCAGACAGCGGGATCCAACGGTTGGTGTCGTTGTATTTGTCGTATTGCAGCTTGTAGTTTGCAGATGTAGAACTATAGGTGGTTCCTATGTTCATGTTATCATCAACCACAACACCCGAATCGGTAACACCACGACGCCATTCAACCATCTTCTTAACAGCAGTTGCTACGGGTAGGTTTACCATGTATTCGCGGGGTGGGCTGATCCAACCAAGGCAATCCTGACGCTCATCACAGATAGCAGCAACGGATTTCTGTACAGTTGAAGCAATTTCTACCCCTTCACCAGCACAAGAACCGGCAATAAACAGGTTTACATCTACGTGCTCACGGTCAGAGAACATATCCCAGCCTTCAATCCAATCACCGGCAGACGCAGTTGAGTTACCACTATTACCACCACCAAATGTAAGGATTCCAGAATACTCGGTAGGCCACGACTCAGCAACACCTTGGATAAAGGTGGAATATCCGTTAATGAAGAATTCATCAACATAGATGCTGGAACCGTATATATCACGGTCATTCTCTTTTACTGACAGAATACGAGATTCAACAGCAGAACCACCAACAAAAACAATCATCGCGAACTGGTCTTTTGTTTGTGGACCATATTCCAAATAAGAGCTTGGGGTGATATTACCAAAACTCAAGCCGCTTGGGAAAGTTTTCAGGTTTACTGTATTAACAGAAGAAATCTTACCATCTACACCAAACTTGTAATAATCTTTGTACGCAATAAATGCGACTTGGATATTATCACCAGTCAGACCGGCGTAACGAGAAGCAACAACAGGAATACCATAGGATTCGCACATATCGATGTATGTTTCGGTCGTTTCGTCTCTACGAAGCAGGGATTCACGGGAATATTCATCATTACGAATATAAATCTTACTATCTTGACGAATACCGTTCAGTACAGCCGTTGCGGATTGACCACTACCGGGACCACCAGAGGTGAATTGGATCTGCCACCCATTTTGAAGGGCTGGATAGTCGTTAAGTTCTTTTGCCTTTTTAACTACTTCGGCAGTAGAGAATCTAACGAAGGTGATACCACCAACGGAGTTAAGTGCGGAAACTTTACCAGTAGTGATAGTTGCACCATTCTGGAGAATTTTAACATCGTCACCAATACGATAATCCACACCCGGAGATGTAATTGTATAATCAATTGTTTCAAAAAACGGACTAGAGTTACGTGCAGTATCTTCATCAAGAATACGGACGGTACGAAGATCGTTACCATATTTCAGGAAGTTGATCGCACTGAGAACGCTATCAGCAGTTTGATTATCAGGACGACCGAAACGGTCGATAAGGTCGGTCTCAGAAACTAGTTGAGAAATTTGATATGCAGGCCCCCACTGGAATTTACCAGCCAGAGCCGCCCGTCCAGTAGATGAACGGGCAATAGTAGTTTGCATATTATTCTCTTTAGATTCTACACCCGGAGAAAGTAATGCCATTTTATTTTCCTTTTAAGTTGCGAAAGTATAGTGATCTACGATACCAGTAGAACTATTTATCTCAATAGTATTTACCCCATCGTCATAAAACACAGTAAATTCAAAGTCGTCATTCATACTATCCAATTCATCTTGGAATATATCATGAGCCAATGAATGATCGTCAGTATCTATAAACTCGGCAAATCTATCTTGTGTTGTAAGATATGAGAATATAACAAGACCCATCACCAAATCGTCGTGTTTTTCTTTTGCCGCCGCCCAACTTAATCCATCTTCAACAAATGTTCTAAGTTCTGAAATTGTATTTTTGTCTCTTACATGAAGTTTATTTTTCTCTATTAAGTCTTTTAGAGTAGAACAACCAAGGGCTTTTGATGCTTTTGTTTGTTTCATTCCAAGATCGCGAGATGAATCACAGATCATATTCTCGTATTCGAGGTCCATATACAAATCTTTAGCTACCTGCATACCAACAGAGTTTAATTCAACATAGACATAAGCCTCATTGTATTCTGTTGCTAGACGTTGTATAATACGAGGGAACAGGATCGGGCTTATCTTATTTGAATGATAAACAGCCGCCTGTTGATAAGGATATTTAGTGACATCAATTATTTGAATAACTGAATAATCCTGACCACGACCCTCTGCTGGGTCAACACATGCAAAATATCTATGCCCTTCTTTTGGGTGGTGATAACGATATAACCCTTCGTTGCAGATAACTTCTTCTGAAATGAGTTTGGTTAATTTATAACCGGATATCAACGTACCAGCAGAACCCATAAATTGACCACAATGTTCCTGTAAAAATGCCTCAAGTGAAGAGGAACCTACTTGACTAATTGCCCAAGATTTACCATCGTCAAAAGTATCATCTTTTGCACGATATAGACGTTCTTTAACAGAACTCCAACCGGCTTCATAAGGAACAAATCCACTTTTTCCATTCAGTGCGTTTTGCCATAGGTCATACCAATGGTTCATACCATTTGGGGTTGATGTCAATACTATTTTGGAATTACGACCGGATGAGATAACAGGTAATATTGCTTTCCATGTATCTTCCCAAGCATCAATAAACCCACATTCATCAACATAGATAAGAGCAAAAGAGTTACCACGAACCGCATCAGGATCCGACGAGAACGCACCTATAGCGCATCCATTTTCGAGTTCAATAGACCCCTTGTTCCATTCCACAATCCCCGGTTGTAAGAAGTCCGGTAACAGCTCTATAATCTGTTTGGTACGCTCCAATACTTCCCTAGACATAGACGCCTTATGAGCTAACACCCCGACGTTTTTAGCCTCGTTAAAGCAAACGAAATGGGCTAGGTAAATTGATGTCGCGGTAGTCTTACCCAACTGTCGAGTTAGGTTATGCATACTCATACGGTCGTCAGACATTATTTTGAGCATATCTTGTTGATATGGTCTCAATGAGATCTGGATAATACCGTGGTCAAGGTGGACGATGGCACAATATTTGGCAAAATATAGAATATCATCCCGACACTTTTTCCATTCGTCGATCATCTCTTGTGTCCATTTTGTCTGGACGTTTGCTTTCTTCAAGTTGGGAAGCCCGAGATATCTTGTCTTTTTATCGAATCTAGCTTTATACGTTCTAAATTCGTTGGGGTTTGTTCCCTGTATTTTTATTTTCTTGAAACGAGATTGTTCATAGTAATATTCGTATTTCTCTGGATACCAAGTATCATCGTGTTGCGACTTATAATAAGTACAACCAGAAATTCGTTTAATTACTCTTTCTCCCCGCTCATCTTTAATTTCCAATACACCAGCGGGTTGTTGTTCATAAACTGCCTTATCTTTACCAAACCAATGTTCGTATGGTAAATCAAACGTTATTTTTTTGGTTTTAAGATCTTCTAGATCCTTCATTTCCTCTGGATTACCAATCATCTGTTATCCCTCAAAAATATATCGATAGAATGAACCTCTGGGGATATCTAACTTATTAGTAAATTTGATAACAGAGTTCCCGATGATATATTTATCACCAGAAACATCATATCCTAATTTAGAAAAAATATAGGTGTATAGTTCTCTAACAAGTGGATAATTAACAACTTGAACTCTAACACCATTTCTGTGTGTTAGAATATCCCACGATGTACTAATTAGATGGTCATTAAATTCCGTTCTATCTAGGTCAATATAAGCCCTTAGATGTTCTTCTGTTTTTATATGGTCTCGCCAATTAAGTTGCATTTTTAACCTCTTCTGATTCACCATCAATGACAAGAGATTGAGCCTGTGTTTGGGTTCCTTCTCTTAGCATTAGTTCAGCAGGGGTTCCCATAAAAACAGTAGCGTTTTCAATATTCATACTCGGGCTAGGAGTTTCTGGTTTATTTCCACCAGTCTTTGTTTTCTCGGCTGTAATTGCGTCCATTTCTTTATGGAGCTTAAGAATTTCCTTTGTATTAGCAGTCCACGTTCCCATTAACTGAGTAAACGCATTAACTTGGTTTGGACTCTCTGAATTCTTTGCATTCTCTAATGCAATTGCAGCCATAGCCATAATCATTTGTTGTTGTTGGTTTAATGCTTGTCTAGCCAAACTGTAATCGTCTGATAGGTCTTTCGCTCTATCTAACGGGTTGGATTCCACTGGAAGTAATACAGTTGGTTCATACACAACAACTTCACCACCATCAAATCCGGGTAACCCAGATACATCAAGTAGACTTTTCATATCTAATTCGCTCATTTTAATTCTCTCTTGGTTTTGATGGTTCTGGATCTACGGGGATCGGGACGCCAGCAGAGCAAGTTTCTATATAATCCCCATTCCATGTGTTTGGTGTGGAATCAAAAGGAACCACCTGTGAATCAACGGATTCATAAGCTTCAATCGGTAATCTTTTCATATTCCCAAAGAAATCAAGATATGTGGTTTTGATCTCACCTTTAAGGTCTGCAAAGTTCGCATACATCCACCCATCTAGTTCAAAGAATAAGGTCCATTCTAGACGACGACGTTCTCCACGGTCTCCTTCTAATTCTTCCGACATAGAAACAGATTGGATTGTTATCTGAATATCTCTATCAACGGGAGTTTTACCGTCATGAAGTTCAACAATTTTGCATGGGAAGTTAGGTTGGAAATATGGTAGAATTTGCTCTACGATGGTATGCATATCAGTTTCATATCTGGTGTGAATAGAAACCTCAAAAGTAAATTTCCAAGGTACTGGGTTGAAAATATTATATGACTTATTGTTTTGATCAGATGCTTGTCTTCCCTGCATACCTGTTTTATACTGGGAGTTATACATCATATCCACCATATGGATATTTATTCTAGGGAGAATGGTTTCACCACGAGCCATTTCACCATCATAATTGTTGCTAAACGCATTGTTAAGCTTTATGATAAATCTCTCTTTTGATGCGTTTGTAATTGGTACTTTATTATAAAATTTTTGGTCTCCCCGTGTACGTTCTACTTGTACACCACTAAGGAGGTCCATTAGCAAAACCGTATATCTACGCATTGAGCTATTATAGAAATATCCAAACATAATTTATACTCCATATGTATTTATTGTATTTAGGGAAGCGGGGTTTCCCCCGCCTTTATATTTTATCTAAAGTCAAGATCACTGAATGGGTCTTTATTAGTTTGACCCTTAACAAATGGTTGATATGGAGCTTCTGCAACCGGGGCACCAGTACCAATTAACACATCAAATTCTTCTACAAAATCATCTGCTTCGTCAGAAACAAAATCATCTTCTTCATATTCAAGAATAGATGTATCAACTCGTTTATCGAGTTTACGAACCGGATCAAGTGCTGGGTTCATAATATAATCAGATGGACTAAACTCGGGTTGAATCTCTTCACCAGAATATATGAATTTCTGTGCTGTAATTTTATACAGTGTTTCTTGTCCATTTTGATAGAATGGGTTATTTGGTTCAACCCAAGTTACTTCGAAAAGGGCATTATTCATAGGGAAATATATTAGGTCTCCCTCTCTTGCCTTCTCTCCATCACCTTGTCTATTAAACAGTTCTGGGGATACGGAGAATTCGGCTTCGTCATTTACACTCATACCAAATTTTGAGAAAAATTCTTGACGTCCCTGATACCCCTCAAAGTTTTCCAAATACATAGCAACCCGGAAAGCGTTGTTGAATTTGGATTGCATATCTTCCCCGTATAAAAGGTCAAGTTTAACTAGTTCTCTTCGAATATAGAAAACTTCAATGCCTTTCATTTGGATTGCTTCTGACATTAAATGTCTAGCAAATGCTTGTGTATAGCCACAACCATAATTATTAACATGAGGATTCAATACTTCTTTTTTATTAGTTGAATCCTCATATCCAGAACCATCTTCCAGTCTGGCAAATAAATTAGAATCGTACATATATTACCCCATAATAATTGGATCTGGACCAGCTAACAGAAGCAATTCCTCTCGAAGGGTCTCAATTTCTTGTTTGGCTTCTTGAATTAGTCTAGTTCCATCAACAGTTACTCCACCGGGGAGTTGCATCCCTTGGTGTTTAGCCATTATGTTCCCCCAAACCTCTTTAACGAACGCTGTGGACATATCTTTAACCCACCTGTTGTTATATACCTTCTGATCTGGGAAATCGTTCCTTGCGCTTCCTATGACACTTTGGGGGAGTTTCTTGTATGGGTTAGACCATTTGTTTTCTAAATCCGATGCAGGTACACCGTGACCTATTGGTAAAGCACTACCTATATCGTTAAATGCGTATTCGTCGAGGTCTACGAAGTTTTGGACATATGCTTCAATAACCATCACATCACCTTTTTTGAGGTTGTTGTGTGTGATCTGTAGAATCCCAGATTTGGTATCAAAATCATAATCCGGTAGTGGATTTAATTGGTCTTGTAGGAGTTTCTGATATGAACTAAACGCAGCAAAATACCCAACGGAACCGATTGTTCCAAAAGGACCATGGTAGCAGGAACCAACGCCACTTGTTGCTAACCCAGTAATGAAACTAGCAAACCAGTTTAGAGGAACACCACCACCCAACAGAGTCATATTACCGACCATACTACGCAGAATTCTAGTTACTGCGAATACTGGGTATTCACTCAGATCGATATATCCGGTCATGGCTTGTTCTTCGGTTAGAATACAGGTTATAAAGGCCCGGTTTAGTGCGTCATGGTGGTAATCTTTATAAAGTTCAAGAGCCCGCCCGATACTGTCATAGATCTGAGTTTCTGTAACCTCAATATTTATAATTGGAGCACCTAACCGACGAAGAATATTATCTTTTAGTTCTTTAGGGTTATTACAGGTATTATACATTTTATCTTCCTTTAATAGTTTACAATGGTATTTAGAGAAAAGCCCCGAACGAATAAACGAACGGGGCTTTTAATTATTGTTCTTTATTTTTGTTAGCCTCTTTATCTTCTTCATTCTGCTTCTGTTTTTTGGTGATTGCTTCCGCCGCCACCTTAAGCAACTGAGTTAGAATTTCGAGACCTATTGTCCTAAAGAATAAAAGTACAGCGGTTTGCATTTTAATGCCCCTTAAGATATTTGGATCCTAGTTGAGCGAGTGGTTACTTGACCATAACTGTTCTTATAAATGGCGTAATAGAAAATTGATGTGTCGAGGGTTGGGGTAACTTCTATCTCTAGATTTTTAGAATTACCTACTTCAACACCCCTTGAGGTTTTCCATTGAACCGTGGAAAATCTATCACAATCCGATTCTATCACAACCGTATCACCAACTTGCGCGTTATATATAACTTGTGGTTGTTTCGTTATTTTAGGCGCAACCGTACTCCACCAAATTGTATCACCGACGATATCAAGAACCAGTTTTCCATCAGTAGATACCAATTTTCCATTACCCTGATTTGAAATATTAAATAGATGACTGTTTCCATCCATGTAAATTTCAAATTGTTCAATGGTGATGTTATTACTATTTAACCCGAATACAGTATTGAGCCCTGTATCAAGACTAAGATATGGATCTGTTATTCTTGCGTAGACTTCACCGTTTACATACAACCTTATATTTTGAGCAAATCCGTTAGATACATCAAACCAAACGGCCACACCAATACTGTTATTTCTTGGTAATGGTCTTTTCAATGGTTTGGTATGATAAACACCATCAGGAGTTTTAACCCAGAATGTGTTAGTTTCTAGATTTATGCCCATACCAGTAGAAATATCACCAACGTTTTTTGAAGCTATCACTAGTTCTGTAGCGATATCGCCAATAACAAGGCCACCAGAAACTTTATGTGTCTTGTTCGCAACCATCAAAGAACCAGTGGTAGAGAATCCAGCGTCTCCATTTAAAATGATTGCTTCGTTGGTTAAAACGTGAGGGGTTGGTTGATAATCAATCAGGATATTTGTATTTGTAACCATAGGTGAATCAAAAGAGAAATCACCATTTGTGTTATATCTAACTCCAACACCAAAGTTAAATTGTATTAGACAGTCTTTCTTTGCGGTAAAAGTAGAGTATATACGGGTTCTCTCTTCACCAATTAATGGATTATTATCAAATTTCGTTTTGAATGTTAGATAATTATCAATGGGTTCCCCATTATCCATGTATATATCAGCAAGTACACCACTATGAACCAACGTAAGATCGTTGTTTTTAACCATAACACTTGCGGTATAAGTTTTTCCAGCCTTTAACGAAATACGGGTTTGGAAGAACATTCGACTATCAATAGTTCTGAATGTATATCCTTTCGTATTTTCATTATCTTGGTTGAAGCTTATAGCAAAAGCATTATTTCCCGTATTTGTCGAGTTATTATAAACGGTATAGCAGGGTGGAACGTTTCCAATAACAACCCCGTCAGAATAACAAAAAATATCAGTACCATTCAACATTCGACTATTTGCTAATAGGTTTTCGTCTCCAAGATCATAAGCTCTATGCCATGCCCCATTAGAAAAAACCCACGGTACGGATCTATGCCAGTTATTTTTATAAATGGATGGGATGGTGTCATGCACCACCCCATTTTTATACACTTTGTTAGCCATCGTAAACCCTTTTAGTTGATGAATTCGAAGAACACATCACCTTCTTTAGGACTGGTCGGTGCGTCTGTAGCAAAATCACCGTAGTAATAAGCTCTTGTCCACTGACCATCTTGTCTTACGTACTTGTTTCCGTCTGCTGGTGCTTCGAAACTATCCTTTGTGAGGACTTTATCGTTATTGATTGTTACCTCAGATGCGGTAATACGAACCGGTAGACCGGTATCACCAATTGCGATAAACTTTTCTGTAGAAGGTTGCGATATACTAATTATGTTCTTATCGACATTATTTACCCGTGTGGTAATACCGAAACTATTATTAGCACCTACTTCTGCAAGCTTGAGGTTAGTTACCTTACCGTCAAACTTCATGAACGTTCTACTATCACCAATAACCATTAGCTTATCGACGCCAACTGTATCTACCTTGGCTACGTTATATCCACCAATGATGAAATCGCTGGTTTCACCAACAGAAACATCCTTGGTTGGGTCTATACCGTCATGGATTAGAGTCCATTGTCCACCCTTACGAGCGTAGAAATTAGCGTTGTTTGGTGCGTCGTGTGCATCGGTCCAAACTTTCTTAGCATCAGAACCAACACCAACAAACAGATTACCAGTAGAATATACACTCACTGGTGTGGCTGTGTCGCCGATCACTATTTTGGTTTGGGTACTTTCTAAAAGAGACCCATAAGATGTAGAAATTTTACTTTCTAATTTGAAGTCGGATACAGTACCACGAAGGTTTATTTTCCCTGTGGTTCCACCAATTCGAGTTGTTACGGTTGCAGAGTCAACCGTAAATGCAGTAATCGTACCACTATTGGTTTTTGCCATTATAGATACGTTTTCTGCTAGGGTTATATTCCTTTCACCAACAGCTTGCCAGAAACCAACACCATCGTCATTAACCCGAGCGTATGCCAATCCGGATTGTGGTGCATCACCGATAATACCAGTACCAGACCCACCCTGTTCAACGACCATCCATTGGTTGTTCTTACGAGCGTAAAAACTACCATCTGCGGGTGCGTCCATGCCTTGGTGCCAAACCTTAAACCGGTCTACCCCAGTGCCTTGAATATAAAGATCCGTTGCAAATACGTTAGTAGTTTCAACATCACCATATGTCAGTATCCCACCAAAGTTATTGACCACGTTTAGATGTTTACCCATACCAACATTCATCTTAAACGCTTTATCTTGGTCCATGACCAATTCGCTAACTTTACCCTTGAATGCAAGGTTTGTATTAGCAGAACCAATATTTATTGTGGTGTTATCTAATTTAATAACATCTGCACCAGCATAACCAATTACCGCATTTTGGTTTAGGGTAAATCCATTCTCTGGGTTGACGTCGGTAATATATTTTTTATAGTTCCCGATATGCAGAACATCAAATTCGCCGGTTGGTGTGTTATATTTGAAAGAATCGATGTCCTTACCAACCATAACTATATTCTTATCACTCTGACCAACTTTTATAGTTTGATCGGTAGAACCAAGAATAGTTTTCCCATATTTTCTGATATCAGAGGTTGTATCAAGAGAAATATTTCCGATAATGTCACCGACGATACGGAGTTTGGTTGTTCCGTTGTGACCAAAGGTCGGGATATATTTCCCATCAGAACCAGTAGAATAAGAAACAAGGGTGGTCCCGTCGATAGCGGTAATCTTATTGTTATCACCAACCACAAAGTTAGTGGTAAAAAGGTCTCTCCACACCCAGTTAGCACCATCATATTCTCGCGACCATACAGAACCAAGACGAGTTTCTGTTGGGTTGGGAATGTATCCAGCACCATTCTTATAATCGCGGTACATCTGTTCATACATATCTTTCGATGCTTGATATGAACCAATTCTACGGTAATCGTCGTCGGCGACGTTTTTTGTCCCCTCTACCTTGATAACCAAACCTGTGTTTGGATTACCTACGGTATTTTGTAGATCCTCAATAGAAGTTCTATATTCGACGTTAACAGTAGTTGATATACTCGAAACACGACCATCAAGATCTTCGAAATGTTCTTTCTCTCTCTGGTCTACTTCTTTAACTTTTCCCTGCAATCCATCCAGAGGACTAGACCCTAGAATACCTTCGTTATTCTCCATACGGACACGAAGATCATTAATTCTACCCCAAGCGGTGGTATCCAGTGTGGAATCACTAGCAGAACCAAGAGAACGAGCCAAGTCATCAGACAGACCTTCGGTTTGTTTGGCGATGCCACTAATATAATCCACGTCTTTCTTGACATGTAAAGAATAATCGTATAGATTACCTACTGTTTGATAAGAATCTGTTTGTACATCAAGGTATTGAAGAGGGAATTCACCGTATCCAGTGTGTTCTACAAGTTCTTGAACTAAAGGTGAATTTGTTTCGTCAGCCATTTCTAAATCGCTGATACGAGAATAAATGTTCCTAGTTGGATCCGGGTCTTGTCCAAGTTCGGTTCTAATCTGGTTAACTTCTTCCCTCAAAGATGCAGGGGTGGAGTCTTCCCACCATTTTTCAAGAGAAGTAACGCGAACATCAAGATTAACTCCTGTGTTATAGTTACGTTCGATTTGACCTTTTACCCCAGAAGAAAGTGAACCGGGTGATGGAACTCCATCAATATCAAAATCTTTATAATTACCCAACATTTTTTTGATATGAAGGTCATCTGCTCGGAGAGTTCGGAATCTAAGAGATGGATCACCAACTCCGATATTATCTGAAATTGACTGGATTTTTGCGTCGAGGATCACGTCGGTTTCTTTGATGTCTTCAAGGATCCCACTATGGACATCCATTTCTGTTTCCAAATCGCCGACTCGTTGATATAAATCTCGTCCGTCACCAGCATTAATTATATCATCATGAATATTCACCTTGTCGATAACTTCCGACATCTTAGAAAGGATTGTTTCTTGGTTTTTATCCAATGTCTCTACGTTAGCAGAAATTTGAGTAGAGGGGCGGTTTAAAACGCCCCCTTTATCACCAACAATAGTCGGATCCGCACCTTGCGGTTGCTCACCATTTTTAATCCATTCAACCTGTTTTTGACCAGAACCAGCAACAGGCATATCAGAAGTATATTTCAGGTCATCCAATACAGGTTTAATAATTTCCATTAGTTTTTACCCCATTCGTTTATATATTAGTATTTAGGTTGTTTGGTATATGTCATTAACACCCCAAACATGCCATATAATACAGTTGTCACCCGTGGTATGGAAATAAGTACCATTGGCGTTAAACCTACCAATCCACCAAGTAGAATCGGTGTCCGCAATCCACCAAGCGTTGGCGAAATTATCTTGAAGGATAGAAATTTGAGCCTTTGATATATAGTTAGACTTCATATGTCTACCATCATCCCCAGAGGATACAACTATTAACCCATCGTAATTCCACCACGGCTGTGACATATTAAAGTCACCACTTTTATGACCGCCATATGGAGCAGCATTAAAAATCAATTGTCTATCAGTTCTATTAAGAGTTACTGCACTTCCACGATTAACCTTTCCATTTATTTGGTTTTGTTTATCCTCAAATGCTCCAACCGCCCAATCATATCTCACAACCGCATTAGGTGAACCATCTTGGGGATTTGTAAGATATATATTTGGGGTAATCAACGCACCGGTCATTGTTCCACCGGTTTTTGCAACTAAGGTTGTTGCTCCATGAGAACTTAACGCTTTATTCGTTGCCCCTTGTACAGCAACGTCTGTCAATGCAACAATACCCCACTGGGAAGACGATGCAATCGGAAGAGTTGCGGGGCTAATGGCTACGTCAGTTGCAGTACGGGCATTAGACTCGGCTTGCGTTGCCATTTTTACTGTACCAACTCTTGATTGAGTTGCACGAGTCTCAATAAAGCCTTTCGGACTAACTGCTACACCGTTATGCAAAGCCGCATTGATTACTGGGGATGGGGAAATCTTAACTATCCCAGAGGTCAATTCAGTTGCGCCAGAATTTGCAGTAACTGCAAACTTATCTATCATTGCCTTAACAACATCAGGACTTGTTGCAGTAGTTGAATCAGTCCCTTGTTGTCCAATGGTAATCGTGGATAATTTCAACGTACCGGCTTTTGTGGTAGAACCGATTGCTTTTGTTCTGATGATATCCCATATACCAGCCGTATTAATGCCTATAGAGGCGCTTGCTGCTGTTTCTAGACGTTCCGCGCTGGTAGCGTACCTAACTAGACCCTTAACCGTTTCTGATGCGTCTGGGCGCACCCATTTGGCTTGTAAGGTCTTGGGGGTAACGATTGCATCAGCCACTGTTCCTGCCAATACTTCCGCTTCCGTCGCAATCCTGAGAATACCCATTTTTGTTTCGGTCGCTTTCATATCCTCATACCTTCCAATTGCATGGGGTTGTATGAGTTCAGCCATTTTTTGTACATCTTTAGTCGTTGCTGGGAAATTAGTGGTGCTAGGATCTAGCACCACATCAACAGCTTTAGAACTAATATGTTGTTCTGTATTATTAATCATCATTAACCAATCCTTTTCCAGTAATAAAGTGTTGTTACCGTGGTATCAATTGCGACTTTATCTTCTTTGAAAAACATTTCCCAATATCCGTAACCATAAGATGCAGGAGATCCAACAACCCAATCGACGGTCATCCCATATTCAGACCATGGTTCTGGTGTATGATCACGAAGATCTCTATATGTGAAGTTTATAGAATCACTAGAAAGTTTAGTAACATCCCTCACATATAAACCATCTACTTCAAATTGTTTAAGTAAGTCGAATACTTTATCTCTAACAAATGTCGGACTTACACCATCTGCAACTTCAATTCGAGTACCAAACACATCAAGAACAACAGGCATACCAGAAATTGGAGATGAAATAGCACCAGAAAAGGTTAATGTGTCGATTTGTGGTTTTCCGCTTGGGTCTGTATTATCTATATTTATGATGACAGAACCTTTATTAAGTCTTCCCACATATGCAGCATCGGAAATTGCGTTTTCAACTGTCTTGAACTTGTTATGACTTCTGGCATCTTGGATTGTTAGGTTACCGATACCACCAACAACAGATAGTGTCTCTAATGTCGGGTCTCCATTAAACTCATGGTCTGATGCTTTCCGGCTCTTAATCATAGAAGCCATTCGACTTCTAGTCATATCTGTGTTTGTTCTACCGTCAAACATAGTCACGGTTACAACAGACGAATCCAAAGAACTTAGTTCCGCACCTGACGTGGAATTAACTTCTTTAACACGACATCTGAAATAACCATGATTATATGATGCGTTTGATGGAAGAACCCTTAGATTATCAGTTGCCGCACTAGCATCAACAACAGCAGTCCAAGCATTGCTATCTACGGAAGATTCCCAAGAATATCTAAGTTCTGCATCTACGTTGTTTGTACTTGCTAAAATAGAAAGCTGGTAGGAACTACCAGCATAATATGTTAGGCTTCTTGGTTGTTGAAAAATACTTATCATTATTCTACCCTTAGCCATCTATGGGCGGTGGTTGTAGGTTGGATCACAGAGAACGGGTTTACTGTTTCGTTTGGTCTGGTATAGACATAATCCTCTCTGTATTTCTTATAACCCGGACCACTCTCGTCTGGGTCGTATTGACACCCACCAACAAGAACATCACCATTCGGATCTGCAATAAGCGCCTTTTCCGTGCTTTTTGTTCCGGGGGTGTTATCAACCGCAAGGGTTACGTCGTTTTCACCAAAAATACTACCGGCACTGTGTCTTGGTTGTCCGTTAATATCCAAATCTTGGTTATTCAGACCGTATATCGGGTCGTTTGGATTCTGACTATTCCACCCAGCAACAACCTTACCCTCTGCCCAACGAACCCAAGTACCAATCCCCATATAGGTTGCTGGGTTGTTCGGGTTATGTGCGTTTTCGTAGATAGTACCAACTGGATAAAACATATCAAACAGCATTGCAATAGAGTTTGCAGGAACGTTGATCAAATCGTTAGGATCTGGTTGTACTGTCTTTGGGGTTGGATTGAAAGGATCGGAATATCTAATTTTCCCGGTCAAAGTAACAGGAACAGTATTGATATACTTTTTGTCTGTCTCTTTGATAATATCGTCAAGTTCAAGCAACGAACCAATATCATTATTAAACCAACGAATCGTAATAACGTCTTCATGGTTGAACGGTTCGTTCACCACGATATCACGCATATAACCGTTCTCATCTTCGATAGGTCCAAAATCAACACCGGTAGGAACCCAAACACCACCATTAGCAATACAAGATTCTTGAGTTAAGCTATCCGCACCTTCACAAGTAAAAAACGGTATATCGCCCTGTCCAGATTTAACCAATTGACGACCGTTGACAATCATCTCTAGAGTTTTTGGGTTAAAAGTCTCACTCGGTTGGAAGCCGAATTCGGAAAGGTTGAATCTAAATTTAGCAGACAGATCACCAACAAACCGACGTCCAGTTTCAGAAACATAATCAACAGGAACATATTGATCAGAATAAACCCGAATAGTCGCAGTTTCGTAAGAACTTCTATATGTAGCCAAACCATCTAAGAAAGTTTCGATAACAACAACATCACCAGCTTCACATGGCTTTTCTAGCTTAATGGTATATCCATCAAGGTCTGTTATTTTACTAACACCAACATAGTATGAAAATTTTGTTGCTATTTTCATTTGAGCTAGAATGTCGGGGGTTTCATTCACAGAAACATATTCGCTGGTCAGTTTATCAAATTTCATGAGGTATGTTTTATCGTTATAAACACACACCAGACGGTCTTCGTTAAGTGGTTTCTTATTAAGGTCGAATTTTATGTATGTCTTTTTATCAGATTCTTTAGAATAGAAAGATACTACAGTATTCCCTTCAACTGTTCCAAACCTAGTTCCCTTACCAACAATAGTACCCCATCTATCGCTATCGATTTTTACCGGGTTAATATCAATCTTGGCTGGGTCTGCAACAGTCTTTTGAACAATAGAACCATAGTTTGATTCGGGACCGTATTCCTGACCGTAATAAAGAATGTTACCGCGCTTATATACGTTAATCGAGTTTCTGTTATAACCAGACGAGAATATATTTTGAAAATCGGTTTGACCTTCGGTTGCAATAAATTCTTTTTTAGCAACGGTTGCTATGTCGTTGGATCTAATTTCACCAACATATTTACTTGGTACATAATCCCAGTTACCGGGAGAGCAATATACAAGTTCAACGTCCATGAAATTGTTTTCTAATCTGTGTGTACCAGAAGACCCTTTGATGGTATTAAATCCACCGGGAACCAGAATTACAGGGTTTCCGCCCCAAGTTCCCATTACATCACGAACACGAATAACCTTACCATAATCGGCTGGTGTCCCACTCGGAAGATTGACAGTAATACGACCGGTTGTTGTATTAATTACCCAAGCCTGACCCATAATAGCTGAGAGAGTTTTTGTGTGGTCGCTATATGGTTTCCATGCACCGGCAGCATGAGGAATGTTACCATCCCCCAAGTTGTAGTAAAGTTCATTAAAGTTGTCGTTTGTCTTCTGACCACCTTTTCTAAGGTAATCACCGGTTCCGTCATCAACACGATTACCAATAATAATTTGCTGTTTCATTTTTATGCCCCAATTGCATCGATAGATTTGATATATACGTCTATCGTTGACTGACTAATGTTTTTTATGGTCAGTAAAACAGAATTACCTGTGATGCTATAAGAAGCTTCGAATAAAAGGTTTTCTTCCGCTTTATCTGGTGTTTTGGTTCGCAGTCTGGCGTATTCAGTAGAATAAACTTTGGTATCTGCGGTACTGGTATTATTTACCATCAGTAAAGTTTCGCATGATTCTTGAAGGGCACCAACACCACGTTGAGTAACAAAGACCATGTGTTTAACGGCGTTGAATTGTGGCTTACTAAACAAAACTACGTTTCGGTCAGCACCAACAGCAATCCCAGTAATAGTGGCGCTATATGAAGTTGCAGAATCGCCATAAATCGATTCAAGCTTATAGTTCCATTTCGAACCCGCTGGGCTTGCTTCTGCTACCCATATGGTCAATTTGAAATTGGAACGGTTTACAACCAATCTATTCCCACTAGCACCGATGGTATCACCAGAACCACTAGTCCGAATGATCACTTCTTTACCAGCACCAAACCCCACAGAACCGTCTGTATTGACGAATTCTATGCATTCCCCACCATGACCACTACCTTGGGGAAGAGTTATAGTAAGGTCTCCTGTACCGTCTCTGATAACAGATAGGTCGTGCATAGAACCAAATTCTACTGGGTTACCAGATGGCTGTTCTGCCCCCGCATAGTATGCCCGAGTGTGTTTCTGATAATATCCAGTACCATGGAGGGTTTGGACGCGATTACCAAAACCAGAAGTCTTACCAATTCTGTAGTCCCCGAACACGTTCCAAATACTGTTTATATCTTGGTTTAATTTTAAGCCGCCGTCATGAAGGGTATCACCTGTTCCTTCTTGACCACGGACGCCAGTATCAACTAGCTCTTTAGGCTTTTGTACAGACATTATTTTATATCCTTTATTTTATAGGGTTCACCCTTGTATTTAGGAGAAAATAAAAAACCCGACCTGACGGTCGGGTTTTTTAGAAACTAAACACCACGTTAAATTCTTCCGTTTGATCTCTAGAACGAATTACCGGTTGTCTATTATCCATATAGATAACATTACCGCTATGTCTTTCTAGTTGTGACGGATCGTAACTGAGTGCAGTTGCTTTTACATCTGGGTCCGCTGGTGTATTTTTCACCAACAGTGGGTTGTTTATAATTCCCATCTGTCGAAAACCAGTGTTACCTATTTTACTAGATGCTGGGAAATTATAACTGTCGAAATAAGACCTAAACCTAAGTGTATTACATTTTATCCTACCAATTAGGTTATAATCATTTGGATACCAAGTTATAACATGTTGGTATCCCCACACATCGGGAGATGTTTTTAGTTCATCGGGGGTTGGCACTACGATATATTCATTTGAACAATCGTTTATTGCAACGTCGGTTGGTATTGTGTATAGATATTCCCATATATAACCATCTTGCATGTTTACGCCATCAGAACGTCCAATCGGGAGTATGCTGAATATTGATGGAGTCCATTTACCACCAACTTTCAAACACTCTTCCTTGTCTTTAATGGTTTGAATCGAACACATACCATCTGATGGTACATCGACACAACGATAAACCATCCACCCAGACCCAATTTCAGTTGTGTTATATGGTGCTGAGTTGGTAACTACAATGTCACCGATATGGAAAGTGTATGGGTCTGCATATCTCTGGTCACCCCAATCTTTACGAGGCACCACCGGACGGATAAGTTCTTTTTGGATCTTAACTGCTCCGAGCATCCTAGACCAAATATCCGAATACCCCTCCGATGTATCGTCAGGATATGGCGGTGCAAATTTTGGATCCGACTCGTTATCCGCCCATGCTTCACTTCTTCCGAAATATGCATAGAGGGTATTTTGTGTATTACCATCTCCGATAAGAGAATAAAAGTTTAAAAGGTTAGCGACCCGAAAGTCGCTAGTAACCATTGCTCTATAAATCACTGACATTATTGTTCTACCTTAACTTGGGTAGGCGGTACTGGCACAAGGAGTTTACTTACATCACGAGGATTGCCTATATCATCCTTAAGCCGTTTTTCTGACAACCGTTTAAGGTCAGAATACCTACTACTGAAATCGCTAAACAAGGGACTACCATCAAGCCTACGCGCCGATGGGGTATAAACAACACCGTCAACAGTCCAATTTTGTTCATCTTGGTCATAATTTCTGACCTCAAATACATTACCGGTACTTGTATCAATTGCGTTATTCCACTCAGACACATCAAATGGCGTTTGTGGTTGTTCCACTTCCATTAATTCCCCTGTTATCGGGTCGAATAGAGGTACTGGATCTGTAAACGAACCATTGGGGTCTGGTACTGTTCTATATTTAGGGGTTAGGCTAGGTAAACCTGAATCCCACCGATATGATTTATTTATATCGACGATAGTCTCTATGTGTTTCATAGAAATACCACCGTTAACCATAACAGTTAGTAGAGTAATACCAACAAATCCAAATCCAACTGGATGAACAAACCGAATAACATCATCCTTATATCGAGATGTGTTCAATTCAGAACGAATTCTCATCATATAGTAAGATCTGTTTCTGTTTATATAATCTATGTCGGAATATGCCAGCTCTTTACCCTTAACTCCCCGCGTGACTTCACCAACAAAAGAACTTGATTCAGATTTTATTTCTTGCCCAACTTCCAACTTACCAATAAGGTTATGAATCGTTATTTTCCATCTTAACTGACCATCAACAAACTGACGCTCAATATAGGTAACGTTGGCTCGACCAGTTTTGGTAAATATCGTTCTTCCAACAAGATCAGTACTGATATTAGACGACTTAACCAGTATATCATAATCTATCCCAACTTGAGATTCGATTTCAATATCTACATCGGCATCATATAGCAGTTTGAACAAGAACTTATAACTATCCAGAGTTCCCTTTGAGCTATAAAAGTTATTGGCGTTAGCTTCGAAGAATTTAACAACCTCATCTCTCTTGTTTTGGTCTAGATATATATTCCGTCTTCTCATCTCAGACCACAAAAATACGAAAGAATCTTTTTCTCTCGGGTATTTCAGTTTGATGAAATTGAGAAGCTTGCCATACATCGAATCAGTACCATCAGATAGGAATTGAAGATAATATTCAGCAAACTTAGAGTAATTTGAATCATTGAAATAATGTTCAGGCCCCATAATTCTCAACATAGGTGCGATATTTGGGTCAATAATTCCTGTATCATCCTTCTTCTCTTCAACAACTTCTCTTTCTTGGTTTATCAAAGAAGCTTGCAACGCGATATATTCTGGTCTCCAAAATACAGATGCTTCGTCTCTAACACGATAAGGGAACTCATAGTATCCAAATATCTCTCCACCAAGACCATTCTCTCTATTATAAGCAGTATGGATCAAAATACCGTTACAATACTTACTAAAGTTTTTGAAATTGATATTGTTCAGATAAAATTTTACAGAACCTTTATTCCAAACTTCTTTGTTATATACCCGTGTAGGGTCTATGTTATATTGGTATTTGGTGGAAGGTGTTATAAGAACTATTCGGTTTTCATGGTTTTTCCAAACCCTCTCCCCAGTCATAGCCATATAATCAAACCCAGCCTCGTTATAATATCTAGCTGGTCTTAAGGAGAAAACATCACCATCTTCGGTTTCCCATTGATACATGAAAACTTTCTTTTCACTAAGATATCCAAAGTCGGAACTGTATTTCACCGCATAGGTCACATCATCCGGGTATTTATTAACGGTATCAAGATCTTCGATAGTATTGGTGTATTTGTAAGTTGCACCTGATACAAATAATTTAGTACCATCAACACTCATATCTGAATATTTGTGTTCGATATTATACCGTTCATCCTCGGTATTCCCAAATACTCTTTCCCATGAACCACCATCCGGAACAGAAGGCTTTACTATCTGTCCATCTTCTTGGTAAAGGTCAAAAATATTAGGATAGGCAAAATCGTCAACAAACCGACTATATTTCACCGGGTCTACTATCTTTTGTACAGGGTCAGAATAGATATCAGCAATAAACTCAAATGAGTCGTGGCTATCACTTGGTACAAAGTTGACTTTCATTTGCATTCCATGGGTTCTACCTTGGAATATCCTAGATTCCCATCGTGTAGAAACTTTACCAACGTGTGTACCGTCAGGAAGGAAAGTCACCATCTCACGACCAACGTCAATACCATTGATAAAACTAATATCTTCTGCTGGGTCGGAGAAGTTCATATTCCCCAACATAAAATCTTCTTTCTTGTATTTTTCGTTGAGACGATATACACCAGAATATGTAGATTTCTTTACGTTTTTCGGATCTCTTTTATCTTTCCCTGCGTCTACTTCACCGGATACCAGCGCATAACAAACCTCGTTAAGCACATCCATTTTCTTAACTACTACGTTTGGATTATCACAGATCGTAAAGACTTCCGGATCCCATATGATATTACCTTCATTATCGGTTGGGCCACCAGATACACGTATACGTCTAGCAACACCATTTGCAGAGGCATATAGCCACATATTAGAGGACGTTTGAGCTTCTACTTTTCTTCTGATGTCGTCGGGGTACTTGGCAAAAGTCCCAAAGAACATAGTAGGAAATGGGATAGACGAATCAGTATCCATCTTAACAAATGTAAGCTGATCATCAGACCAAAAATGAAGATCTGAGCTAAATCTTACTTCATCAACGTTTCGTCCATAAAAGCAAAATCATATCCAAGAAGGAAAGATGTATTCCTGTTTTGGCTCATTACGGTATTACCGGTTGGATATCCAACACGGTCAGAAATAGCTTGGTAGTAATACCAGTTCTGCCCACCGTCGTTAGTTACCTTACAGTAGTTTTGATATTTTTCAAATGCATATACAACACGGCGATTCGCACCAAGGTAAACACTATTAATATCCCGACAAATTTTTGATACAGAACCCAAAATCTCATGATATTCGTCGTCGCTAGTAACAAAGTTTTCTATATTTGTGACGTTCGAGATGCTAGGGTCATATATAAAGTTTTCATTCATCAAACTAGCCTGAATTACATCACTATTGAGGTTGATATAATCCATCTTGTTTTTATGCAACTTCATATCAATAAACTTAAACGACGGAATGAATTTCTCCATGGTAGATATTTGATATGCGTTTGTTGTGAATGATTCGATTACATCACTAACAACCCAATCAGACGGCTCCAAACCGGGATGAGTTGTAGATATTCTAAATTTATATTTTGTATCTGGGATGAGAGATGAACTGAAAAATTCGGGGGAATATTCCACCCCCAATTGTGTCCAACTATCTACCCCAGTACCTGAAACGATGGTGTATTCGACAATATAAAAATAGTTCGAACCTACATCATCCCATTTTAGGTGAACGAAGTTCGCGCCGAGCATGGCGACGCGAAGACTTGTTATTGTTGGAGCTTTTATCATTTTTAAATTACCACCGAGTTCATTTCAATTGTTGTGTATTGAGGACGTAGGTTATTCTCAAAAACGATCAATGTGCCATCCGACGGGAATATATTAAGTGAAGTTGGTTCACTATGTAATTCAATATATGCCGCAATAAACTGATCTGGGTCTTTATTGAGAACACCAAGGTCAAATGTGATTTGGTCTATTTCATAATTTATAGACCCAACTACATAGTATTTACTGCGCCCATCAATTACTTTCCTGTCAAAGTCGCTTCCGGTATATTCTTGAACACCGGATATATGACCAGCAGCAAAGGGTCCAACCAACATCAATCCAGTATTTACACTGTGTACACCAGACGGATCAGGAATATCGTTCTTCTTAGTACCAACATAATGAACATCATAACTTGTTGTTGTGTTATGGATATATTTTATTTCGGTGCTATAGATAGAACCTTCAACTAGGTCGTTATTGTACTGGATACCATTCATAGGACTAACTAGATAGTTGTCGATTTCTCGAACAAGTCCAATTTTTGTTTCCGTACCAAGAATAGACACATCAGTATTATCAATACGACTGTTCATTTTTGATGTATAGAAACCAGCATTGAAGATTTCAACCTCTTCCGTATAATAACGGTCTATGGAATTCAAGATCTGACCTTGTAACCATTCTTCGGTTTGTGGGAGCTGGTTTATTGCGTAGGTAACCTTGGCATTGGTTTTCACATACATATAATTTGGACTATGAACAACCGGTGTGATCGTACTAACGTTAAACGGTCTCAGATAGTTTTGGATGTCTTCTTTCTGAACAGTAGTCAGATATAAACCATCTTGAGGCTTTATCGCAATGAATGCATAACCCGGCTTTTCCGGGTTGGTATAACACTGGATAGCCTGAACAATGTTACCGAACCGACTGGATATGAAAGTTTCGTAATCGGAAGCAGTAACACAACGACGCTGTGTCTCTCTCATTACCGGGCCTAGTGAACGAATACGTTCTATATCCTCAACTTCACCACCACCAATAGATCCAACATAATTCACATCGTTGATTCCGTCAGGATGAGTTGGGTTTTCTCTGATCTCTTCAACAACCAAGTTAGGAATTGTATCAACATAATCAAAACCACGAGAACCGTTAGCGGCGGTTCCTTTGGTGCTTATGTATTCCAAAACGATGGTATCACCTACAGAAGGCTTTAAACCACCAACGTAGTTACTGCGGAGCATACCGTTAGTATCAACGGTAGAGTCGCCTTCCCCGAAATATATTTCAGTGAAGCTATCAATTGTTTCTCGTTGATAAAAAACAGTCGAAGTACCACCAACACGAACAATCGGTTTATTAGACCAGTCTTCCCATTTAGCCCCGTTCACATAAACGTTAACATATCTACGGTCAATATTTGGATCCTGAATTACAATAGTTCCATCCTGACCAAACGTCATTTGGTTTCTGATAATTCTACCCTGAACTAAGTTAAGATCGGTAATGTATCGTTTATCTATACCACGTATTACCTCAACATCTTCCCAAGTGACATAATCATAAAATTCAACTTCTTCAATAGAAGCGGTAAATTTAGTACCCTTCGGAATTGTAATAGAACGAGGACTACTATCAATCGGGCTATAATACGCTTGGATCTGTATCATATTAGTACTAGCACTCATACCCCAAGGCATATACCCATTGTCTTGTGCGTGTTGAACCACAGAAGAACGAAGGCGGGCTGTTTGGTTATACCCTTCAAATAAAGCCCCGTTTGCAAATTGCTGATGATACAGCATAGCATAAGCCATCGATTCAATTAGAACAGTCAATCTTGACCCTTCAAAATCATAATCTTTAAATTCATATTGGTTTTTAAAGAAATCCCGCAATCTGGTTTTGAAACCTTCAAAGGTACTCTCTTTGAATACGTTGGGGATTTCAACTGAGTTAATATTAGCCATTTGATAGTTCCATTTTTAGTTCAACAACAGTTGATAAATTTGTGATAAGAGAATAATAAATAGAAACTATATATTCGTTTCTGTCGTATAAAGGAACGACTTGTACCTGCCTCAATTTTACACGAGGTTCATAGTTTCTTATTGCATCATATATACTTCGTTCAACTGCACTAGTTGACGCATCATTCATTAATTCAAATAGTTCCGCACTGATATCACAGCCAAAATCAGGATCAAACGGTTTTTCTCGCTTCCTAGTTGCTATAATACCAGCCATTGACAATTGCACCGCACCGATATTCTGTGTCATAAGAACATCGTTTGTCTTTATATCACGACGAAAATTAGGGTCTATATCTGTATAATAGACAGTCTTCTCGTTGGTGATAATTTTTAATCTGTTTCCAAAAAATCCAGCCATAATAAACCTCAAACAACAAATACATTAGATGAACATTCCACAATAACTTCCCCTTCTGTACAAAGATCTGCTAATTGTGCAACCCGTTTCCCCTCGATGAATACTTTCGCACTACTGGCGATAACAAGCCCAGACTTCGGACTCGGATCATCACCGGGTTTTATGTGAGTAACCACCCTATCATCTTCTCTAACTAGAATTTGTTTTCCGTTAGCAAATACCGTGGTTGTGGTTCCAATAACCTGACTTGGTAACCAAGGCCCCGGTCCAACAGTTTTTGCTCCATTTAATACTAAACCTGCCATTTTCATATCCCCAATTTTGGAAAAGGCCCAGATGAAGATACATACGCCCTAAATTTTGCAACCCAACCATCAAAAGAACCTATGATAGTCATATTTATAGAATCACTAACTGTTTTTCTAACTGGTAGTACAGGATCTGTAATATCGTCATAAACCAACGTCTGTGTATAAGCAACAACCTTTTTTAATTCGCTTGGTGGATTAAATGCTACGAGGTCACAAGTAGTTGGTTCTGGTAAAGAAGCGAACGAATTTGTTTGTGATATATGTAGAGATGTTCTATCTCTATACTTTAGAACCAAATCTACTTTTCCATCAAAATAGTCATTGACTTTCCCATGTAACCTGTTACCATCAAGAAAAATCCCGTCTGGTGCTAGGTCTTCTGACGGAACTACCGCAAAACTCACAAGTTGTTCAGATGCGGTTAGTGTATAGCTAAACAAGCTATCCACGGAAGTTTCCCCATCAAAAATGGTTGATTTCCAGTTGGTAGGTGTGTTAATTTGCGCCATATAAAAATCCTCCATTATGGAGTATTTAGGGTTGTTCATATAAAATAGAGGGTATAGTATGCTAATGTGCAATAAATTCAAATTCAAAAACGAAGAAGCAATGGAAAAATTTATACGGCTTGGAAAAAAAGATGACAACGAAGAAAACAATCGTATCATAGCGGAAACACTCGGTATGGATATCTTTTTTGTCGATGAAAAACAGGCAGATGAAATCTATAAAATAGAAGGATATGAAAATCTAAATGAATTCAGCCCAATCTTTACTTCGAAAGAGATGAAAGAATGCCTTATGATAGCCGAATCAGATGATGAGGAATCGTATGAACCTCCGAAGGTAAACAAAACCAAAAATGATTTATTGGTTTTGCGTAAAGAACTGATGAAGCAAGTACATCGAATTGATGAAATGTTGGAATCTCTATAAGGGGAAATAAATATGAAACTAATTTATGTAGGAACTAATTTTGCTGGTTTTAAAGAAAATCAGGTTCATAATTTTCGAGTTCGTCGAGAACTAAAAAACTTTATCGAAAAGAACTTTGATAAAGTGGAAGATGAAGAACTTCTGATGGAAGTAAAGATGAAAGAAACCATTTATTGGGATTTCTGTCCATATGAACTTGATGTAGGTAGTGGCACTCTATCTTTTGTGTGGGGACTTGAAAAAGAAGCACTCCAAGAATATATCAAACAAAGCGCCGACGACATCTAAAACAAAAGGGATCCCGATGTGGGATCCCTTTTCGTTAGTTAATACTAACAGTAGAACCACTAATCTCGGTCGTACCTTGAGAGGTAATAAGAGATTGAGCAGCTTGCGATTTATAGCTACCAGATACAGTTACTGTATAATCACCCAAAACGTTAAGATTCATATCACCCTCAACATTCTGATTGCAGTTACCTTGAACTGTTGCAGTTAGATTCCCTTCTATGTCACTAACAACATCACCGCCTACAGATAGGGTCACATCGGCGTCTATACGCGATTCTAAGCCACCGTTAACAGTTTGCTTAACGTTCCCCTTCACCGACTGTTCAACGTTGCCATAGACCGATTCAGACACATTTCCTTTGACAACCTGAGTCAAGTTTCCATCAACTTGCTGGGTACAGTTTCCCATAACGTATACGGTCGCGTTACCTTCAACAACTACCTGATAATCACCCTTTACGTTGATCATCCTGTTTGCCATATCGATAACATAGTCGTCACCCATAACTTTGTTTACTTGACGACCACCACCAGAGATCTCAATATAGGTTCCTGATGTATGTTTCAGGTTATATCGTTCTTTCCCCGGAGTATCGTCAAATTCCTGAATGTGACCACTCTCCGATTCATATACATGGTTATATGGGTATTCAGCAGCATATGCGCTTGGTGGTTCTTCGAAAAGAAGACCATCGGTGCGAGGCGGTGGCGGAACGGACGGATCATCTGGGTCGATTTCATCAGCAAAAACAACCGGAGAGGACAATGCCATAATAGAACGCTTCATTCTTCCTGATATTGGGGGAATGGGTGGTTCCTCTGGTTTTGGTTTGACACCGTAAGACTCTAGGTTTCCGGTTAAAATAATCTTGGCGACACGATTCGCTCTCCCCGGAGTTTGTCTAGCCCAAAGAGAGTCAAGCATACCATTATATGCATCCCGCCAACGTTCTTCATACATAGCGTTTAGCGTATTTTTGAATTTTGCTAATCCGCCAGCTCCCATCTGAAACGCCATATTTTCTAAAGCCATTTGACGACTTCTATTTTCCTTGACGTAGACACGACGTATATTTTCGAATCTCATCATATCGGCACGAGTCTTTTGAATGTCCTCGTTAAACAGCTTTGTAACGTCTTCTGGGGAGATTACACCACCTTGCACAGGATGACCTAACTGTTGAGTTAGAATCGCATCTATACGGGCTACGTTTCGTGTATTCTCATGTATGATTAAATGACCAATACCTATGGTTGGATATCCAAGGGAATCAAGATACCATTTGTTCCTAACCCCTTCATCACCCTTCAACATTTTTTCAATTGTGAAATCCGGATCATCATCTGCGATTGCATCTTCAAATGATTTGTCATCAGGGGCTAATGCACCAGAAGTATTTTCATCCTGAGTATAAACCGATAACGGCTTCCCATCAATAGAAACTGGTGCCGTTCCATGGATTCCATCCCCTTTTTGTCCACCACCGGCTAATATATTAACGTCATTACCAATATAACGAGGATATTGACCGGTTGGGTCACAGAAACCCCGCAGAGTATTTGGTTTCTGGACATAGGATCCGGGTATAGAAAAAAGTATTAAACCATCCTGTTTAAACTCATCCTTGAAAACCCCCATAACCCATACACCCTCTACTAGGTTTGTTGGGCTATTTCCTACACCAGATATAGAGGCTGAATCCGTTGATGTGGCACAACGCATCCAAAGAAGTTCATCAGTAGGTATACCAATTAAATCATCTTTTGATTTTTGATCTGTGTGGTATCCCATCACACGAACTCTATATCTCCCTTGACTAAGAGGATCAAACCGATCCTCTACAACTCCAAAAAAGAATTCAAATTTCATTGTATATCCTTCCCTCTAGTATCGGAATCAGATATCAATTCTAAGTTCATGATATAAGAGCCCTGTGTACAGACATGATTTATTGAGTTGATAAGCCAGCGTCCTGCATCTTTTGATGTCATTTCACCATTCATATCACCCGCAATAATATTTACCACTTGACCACAACTCAGGTCCGAATTACCGGCAACTTGGATAAGCATTCTTTTTGCGTTTAGTGATGTTCGGTTTGTTGCTCTTATACCAAGAGAGTTACCATTAGAACCCATATTGATATACTTATACATCTGATCTTCTGTTGTGAAATAAACACAAGCATTTCTTTCTGGTTTTATATCACCACCAAACCATGGCTCTGGGTTTAGTGTTGGATATACATCTTTTACAGACGTATAATCCTGATAACTATTTGTATAAAGCTTTTTATCCAAAGACATCGAATGAACGTTAACGCCAAGACCACCATTCCTATATTGTTCTGGTATGTTGTATCCCTTAACACGCTGCATCTTGATTATCTTGTTATACATTGTCGTGTCGTGGGTTGCTTCAAATATCAGATCGACTACAGGGTCTCCAACCATCATTGATGTACCAGTTCTGAATTTGGCTCCATCTACATCCTCATAAAAATAGAAATTACTATCACCCTTTGAATTAACATCTGATGATTGTGCAGAAGAAGCCAAGAAATTAATAACTGATATCGGTGTTAAATTTGGAATTACAATATCCCGGTTATAAAGCGTTGGTTCAACAAATATAGTTTCATCAGTGAATCCAATCACCCGGAGCATATCAGAAACTATTGCATGAATGGATGTCCCTTTATAGCTTTTACTGATCCGACTGTATTCATTCTTATGGTCTTGTTCGGATACAAGATGAAGCCTTACAAACTTTTGGGTTTGTGTATTTGGGTTTGTAATATCTTCATAACGAGTAACCTTGAATATTTTAGAATACGTTTTTGCATCAGTTCCGTTTAAATGGACAGACCTAAAACTTATTTGTACCTTCTCATCACCTCTTGGATTAATTGAGTTTATTAAATTCATGAAATCAACAAATTCAAGGGTGCCTTTCAGCAACCCTTGACTAATCCCTTCATATATGGAGAAGGATTTGAATATATCAGTTATATCAAACCCTTCACTATCCAAGCTTTGAAAGAAAACAATACGCTCAATGGTAAAGTTTTCATACGCCGCCGTACTGCGTCTACTTATTCCCACGGATACGCTCCATTAATCTTGTATATTCATCCATAAACCTACCCAGATCAGACGGATTTAAAACGTTTATGGTTCTCTTGGATTCGTTGGTTGCTAATTCATGTTCTATAGCAGTAACAGGGACTAAAGTCCCGGTATGCTGTTTATATAGATGAGCGGTATCCCCTTCATCATACCAAACACCAGAACCAACAGGATATTCTTTCATACGAAAATACATCTCACCATTTTCATCAATATGATATAAAACAGTTCCCTCTTTTGCTGGAAGGTTTTTATATTTTTGTGCTGTATATTGATGAACTATTTCTTCCTCACATATCCAATCATAAAAAGGATCGTATACTTGGTTAAGAAATAGTAGGATCCAATAATATTTCGTATCCCCATATAAATCATAGGAAACAACTTCTGGTCTGGGAGAACCAGATACGATATATTTTCTTACAATGAATTTGCTCAAAATATCATCAAAATAGTTACCATGTGGACGAAATATATCAGCAGTTGGTGCCCCATTATATTTTATAGGGGGGAAATAGTTAAATAACATTATCTCTTACCTCCATACGATCCGAAGAAGAATTCACCAGAATCGGGATTACCCAAATCTGATGTAAGAGCTTCCCAGTAATCGCGATAAACCGGACGAAGTTCTGTAACAGTGATTTCTAGATCTATTGCAACAGAATCAGCAGCCGTTGACGCGAATGTATCATATATTTGGTCTGGGGTTTTGTTGATCCGGATATTACTAATACCGGCTGGACCCATTGCAAATTTAGGTGTAAATCTAATCTTCTGTTCTTGACTTTGACTTACCCTTTCCTCGATAAACCATAGAGGGGGAACTTCTAGATAAGTATACCCTTCCCCAGCTCCGAGTTCTGAATCCGTACCAATTCCAAGAGAAGCAAGATCTACAGCCCCTTTGTTTTCAGCAGCACTAAGAACCATAAAAGTTTTGATTATTTGCCCAACCTCTTTTAATTCTGCCATAGATCTTGGTCGGAATTGAAATATAAATGTTTGGGAACGTACACCAGTACCACGATACATTTGAGCGGCTCGGTCACCAAGCAAATTACCAGTCACCTGAGAATTATATCGTTGTGCAATACCACCAGTAGAGACAATGACCTTTTGAGCCATTGCGTTTACAACGGCTTTGCCGCCGTTTGCAATACTATCCAATGTACCATCTCTTTCTGATGCGTTAGCTTGATAGTTCATAACTATATCTTGAAGGAATCCACCATCATTATCTTCATAATTATGACTAATGTTTTCGTTCATGTTTGGCATATATAACTGAATAACTGCTAGGGTTTCTTCGTTGAATTTACCCTTAACAGACCTCATAGAACGTTCGTGGATATCACTATTTTTAAGCCCCCCATTTGTTGGTTTTACGGCATAGAAAACTAGATAAGAAGAGTGTTTGTTGTCACTACCCTTCATGGTTAATGGGTACTGCAAAGCCTTTATACCGGGTTTCTTAGAGTTTTTATTTTCTATAATAAGATCTGTTCCCTCTGACTTAGTGTCAGTGAGTGGGTTGAAACTACCACCGGTAGCTCGGTTAACCCCATTGAGAATATTAACTTTCATTTTTAAACCTCATGTTGTTTACTTGTATTTAGGGGCAAACCCTAAATAAAACAAATAGGAGAATTTATTATGGCCGGAAATAACACATACAAAGGTCAATACTTTGTAAAGAATAGAGAAAAATATAAAGGTGATCCAAAAAAGGTTACCTACCGTAGTTCGTGGGAAAAGTATATAATGGAGATGCTGGATAATAATCCAGACGTTAGATATTGGAATAGTGAATGTATGGTTATTCCGTATTTTTCTAATGCAGATGGAAAGAAACGACGTTATTTTATGGATATGTGGATACAGTGGTCTGACGGTTCTATTTCTCTCTGGGAAGTTAAGCCTAAAAAAGAATGCTTTCCACCAGTACCACCAAAAAGGAATACATTAAAAGCAAAAAATGCTTATATTCAAGCTGTGTATACATGGCAAGTCAATAACGACAAATGGAAAACCACCGCAGAATTATGCAAGAAAAAAGGGTGGAGATTTAATATAATTAATGAGGACTCATTGAAAGCAATGGGTTTCAAAGGACTTACTAAATGATATTCGAAATAACGGAACGTGCAGAGTCCACAACAGAAAAACGCAATAGAAAACAATGGATTGATGTTGGTGTTGATTATATGAACGCCAAGAAAAAGAACCCAAGTCTTACTGCAAAGAAATATGCAGAGGAAAAAGGGTTGAATTATGAAACATTCAGTAGAGCTATGCGCAGGCACAGAGAAGAAATAAAGACTTATTATTCTCTGGTGAATCCAAACAAGAATAAACAACAATGGATTGAGCTTGGTGTTGATTATTTGACACAAAAAGAAAAGAGTAGCATTACTCTAAAAAATTATATTGAAGGACGGGGACTTAATAAAGAAACCACGGAGCGGGCATTCAGAAGATTCAAGCAAGATATTCTATTGGCTAAGAAATTAAAAGACGCACAAATAAGCGGAAGAAAACTATCTAAAGCCGAAAAATATCAGATGCTATTGGCTGACTTTAGAAATAAAGTAAGACAACATGAAAAAGAGCCAGTCAAGTCTCAGAAGAAGTCAACGGAATGGTTTAACAATTTCATAAAGAAAAACGTTCGGGGACACCAAGTAACAAGACCTATTGCTGGTCGATTGTATACTTTCGCATATGATGCAAAACATAAAGCAACCCTACCATACTGGGATAAATTCCCCCTGATAGTATATCTTGGTCTTAGTGCAAAACACAAAGGTTTGATGTTGGGTCTCAACCTCCACTATATTCCGGTAAAAGCCCGTAAAGAATTTATGGAAGAGTTGCTGAAACATGCAACCACAGAGAGGATTACCAACCGTACATCCCTAAATATCAACTGGGGTAAGGTTAAGGGAATGAGGGGTGCAGACCATATGATCAAAGCGTATTTGCCGGGTCATATTAAGGGTCCATTAATGGAGATTAAGCCGCAGGATTGGAGTTCTGTTATTAATCTACCGACTCAACGGTTTGTATCTGGTGTTCCTCCGAAGACCTATAATACGAATTCCGTTTGGAGATCATACTAATGAATTTAATACCACCTATTCCAACCATAGATACGTTGCAAAATGCGTTTGACCGGACACTTGAGTCCGGTCTTAATTCACTAACAAATTTATCAATAGATGCATCAGATGAAATACCAGACCTAACTAGGTTCATGAGAAAAGTAGAAAATTCGGATTTGGCTAGACCTAACATGTTTATTGTTCGGTTTGGGGATTTCCGAACATCTATATTCAGTGATGGTGTTTTTGACCGAGATCTTCCGATATTTCCGGACTCAAATAGTGGGATGGACGTCAACGACAGCCTTTTCTCTGGTACAAGTTATGCTTGGCATAGAGTTCAGGATATTGCATTGGGACAAGCGCACAAAATCCTCACACCTAGCATGAAGAAGATTTTTGGTGCTTGGGATCCGTCCTTGATCCGAATCATACCGGGTGCAGGAGAGATCCTTGACGGATTTTTGGGAACTGATTACGATGTAAACCGTGATCTTGCACTTATGGTAAAGAGTGTCGGTCTTCCTAGTTCTACTTTAGAAACGACAATCAACCGTACAGACAAACTACCTCGACATGAAGTACGGGGTAGAAACTACGGAACCATGAGTATGACGTTTTACTGTTCCCCTTCTTACGAGGAACGTTCTTTGATGCTAACATGGCAGAATACAATTGTCAACCCAAGAAATGGACAATTTGGATTTTATAATACGTATGCAAAGGATATTGACGTCATCACATTAGACCGTCATGGAGTTAAGCAATCCACCGTACATAATACAGGGTGTTTTCCCATAGAGGTAGGTGAAGTCCAACTAGATTTTGAGAACAATTCTCAAGTAGCGACCTTTACCGTCACATTCGCTGTATCAACCACAGTGCATGTTCCTACTAAGGGTGAAGAGAACGGTATAGACTCTATAGAGAGTATCATAAGACGTACTACAGGCGTTGTGAAAGCCATACGTTAATACTAAGCCATCCTACGGGGTGGCTTTTTCATATCTATAGATCTCGAACGTAGTGAGACGGCGTAGCCGCCTGTTCGCTTCGCTCACACTCTTTCTAATTATAGATCTTCTATATAAATACTTATAGAGACTTTATAATTTGATTACAAGTGAAACCATCTAAGATCAAGTCTTGAAGAACATCATGTTACAATGTACTAAATAAGTATAGATCTATAAGGGATTTTTAACTATGACAAACAAAACCACGATTGACAAGAGTGTACTTCTTGCTGCTATGCAGAAAAACGTACAACAGACCAATGTGACTTTATCAGATGGTAGGAAGATCAAGGTTCGTGCTTTCTTGATGAAAGAAATGAAACTGTTGATGCTGGCTAACGAAGCTAATACTGGAATCGATGATGCAATCATTCAAATCGTAAAAAACTGTATCCTAACCGATAATGTTGATGTAGACCTTTTACCTGTGTTCGACTTAGAGGCTGTTTATCTAGCTTTGTATAAGCTATCAAAAGCCAGTCCTACTGTCCCAGTTATGTTTACTTGTGCTAACGAAATTCTTGATGAAGATGGTAATGTCCAATATGATCAATATGGTGAAATTGTTCGTTGTGGTTCTGATATCAAAGTAAACGTAAACTTGAATAATGCTAAATTGTCTGATGCACCAGATAACAAAATTGTTCTGAATGAGAACATGACCGTTTATATGAGATATCCTAATATCAGCGAGGTTGAATATTTCAACGTAGAAGTTGAGTCTGACTTGTTTAACTTAATAAATCGCTGTATTGACGAAGTTCATATGGGAGATCAGGTTGTTAAGGTTGGTGTTGATATTCCGTATGAGGATATTTCGGAAATTATGGAATATGCCGATTCAGTTGCTTTGACCAAAATGGGAACATTTGTAACGGCTCTCCCCCAACATACTCTAAATATACCTGTAAAGTGTAAAAAATGTGGACACCAAGAAATTGTTACACTTAAAGGGGTAGAAAGTTTTTTCGCATAACGCTTGTTAACCATACCATATACGATCATTTTAATACGGTATATAAGCTTAGAAAAGATGGATGGAGCCATTCAGACCTTGAGGATATGACCCCCTTTGAATTTGGTGTTTATGTTCACCTCTACCTAAACGATCTTAAAGAACAGGCGAGAGAAAAGGACTAAGTGATGATTGACAAGCAGAAACAGAACGAACTTGATAAATCGGTTCGAGATGTCACGGATGCTATGGATATTGTTTCTGATTCGATGCTTAAGTTGGACGACAAGACAGAAAAGTTGTCCAACTCAACAAAAGACCTTACCGCGTCTTATGATATTACCTCTGATTCCAGTCTGGAAGTCGCACAAGAACAAGAAAAATTAGCGAACCAGATAAAAGGTGCAAGAAAGGATAATAAGCGTAGTAATAAGGTTGAAAACGAATTAGTTTCAGCTAGACGAAAGCAACTGGAAGACATTTTAAATAATAAACAACCCCTAGTGGATTATAGCCAAGGTGTAAAAAGTCAGAACCCGGAACAGGGGGAAACTGCCAAACCTATGCAGGAAGACACTAGGGAGACTTTGAAAGAATTTATACAGCGCGAAGTTGGTGATCGCCGCGAATTTGTGGAAAATTTCAAAGAAGAAAATCAAAAAACTGGTAAATTTGTTCGAGAGATAGCAAAAAAAGCTAATATAGTTGATCGAATGAAGAAATCAGAAACATCAGCAACAGCGAAAATACTTGGTCATACCATGTCCGCTGGTATCGGTATGGTTACTGGAACCATAAACGATTTGTTATCAACTATTCCCGGTTATAATCAGGCCGCTAATGCAACGAAGTTTGTTGGTGGGTCTATTATTGATGCACATAACGCACGTAAGGAAAAGAAATTAGATGCAAAAGCGAATGCGGCTTATGAAGAGAAGAAGGCTGATGCTACTTCTAGATTCCAACAGATCCCACAAAACAAACCAGAAGACAAAGTAAAAACAGATAGAAATAACCAAGAGCAAAAGAAAGAAAGACAAGAAAATGGAAGAGAACGAGAGAATAACGAAAAGCGTCATAAAAGCTTAATCGATGTTCTTAAAGGTATCCAGATGTCCATGTTGATCGGTAAACTGATTGGTGGTGTTGGATTTGTTCTTAGTGGTCTTGTTTCTGGTATCAGTGTTCTATCTGGTGCAGTTCTCGGTTTGGCCCCTATGATTGCGGGTGCCCTATCTGCTGCTGTTGGTGGTTTAATTGCTAAGTTTTCGGGGTTGTTTGATAAGATACCGGGATTGGGAAGTAAGACCCCAACACCATCGTCTGGTGGAGTTAATCCAAACGATGTGTCTAAGGATCCTAAGAAGTCTCCGAAAACTACACAGCCGGATGGAAAGAAGCCACCAACCCCAGAACCAAGACCGGGACAACCAGCAAAAATAGAGACACCTAAGACAAAGACTCCTACCCCTAAAGGGAAAGCTGGTATTTTGTCAAAGGCTGCGGATCTTGGTAAAAAAGGTTGGTCTGTTGCTACTGATGCTGCAAAATCAGCCTCTAAATTTATACCAAAAAGCGCACTAACTGGTGCCGGTATGGCGGTACGTGTCGCTGGTAGAGCAATTCCTTTTGTTGGTGCTGGCTTGATGGCTTATGAGTTGTATAACTTCGCCAAAGAGAATCCAGAGCTGTTAGATAAGGGTGTTGATGCTGCGAAGGGTGCTTGGGAAAGTCTTACCGGATCATTGTTTGGAAAAGCTAATGCTAGTGAAGCTCAACCGGAATCTAAATTAGGGAATGAAATTAAGGCTGGTGAAAATGAGCCTGTATTTAAAACCCTTGAGAAAAGAAACCAAGAGGTTGAAGAATTCCGAGCTAAACAACAACGTGAAAAGGAAGAACGAGACGCACGACGTCAAGAAGGTGCGTTAATGGCTGCTGTAAATAATACCACATATAACAGTATGAATTCCGTTCTACCGTCTGGTTTTGGTGAATTTAGACCAGACCAACCACAATATTCATATGGGGTTCAACCGTCAACATGATACATAATCAAGCACACATAACAAACATGCGTCTGGAAATCCCAGACGCAAACACAACAGCTAACTTTGTTACATCAGCTCAATCCGTTGTACTTCCAACTATGGAAATGGATATAACAAGGGTTTCGATAAATCAGATGACGTCCGGACTTATGCCGGGTTCGAAGATCATTTACGAACCATTTAGGATTAGATTTTTGATTGATGAAAATTTCGAATCTTATAAAGAGTTATATCAATGGATGATCTCTGTTACTGATAGTAGAACTTTCAATTCCACCGCCCATCTACCGGGGGCTAGACCTAGATCTATTTTGGTTCATATTCTAGACAACTCAAAAAAGAATATAGTGTTGACTTTCAAGTTTCACGACCCGTTCCCAAGTTCTTTGGACGATATAGAATTGTCCTATGTTGATGATGGAAACCCAGCCCTTATAGGTAATGTAACGTTTAGTTACTCATCTATGAGTGTTGTTGGTGTCAACGATTTGGAAATTCTACCAAAACAAAACCCGGTCGGTATCGGTGCAGGGCACCCATTCCAAAAGTAAAATCTAAAGGTACTTCGTCTTGGGGTATAATAAACAAAAAGATGAGGTACTATATGATATACGCTATTTCTGGTTTGAAACGAACAGGTAAAGACACAGCCTCTAAGTTCATTCAAGAACTTACTGGGGCTGTTCCATATGCTCTAGCTCACCCAATTAAAAAATCTATCCATAGTGGATTACAACGTATTCAGAAAACAAAAGATATCAGCTTTGCTGATGTTAATGGTGAAACTGAGTATGACAGAGAACAAGATTTAGGTTTGACTACTTTAGAATTAAAGAGTCTTCTAAATAATGCTATAATGTTTTGCCATAGACACAATACTTTCACATTTGGTGAAATGCATAAACTTTTCAATTCTGTTTCTGATCTTAGGTCAAGTGACAAAATGACAATAAAGGATATGTTGTGTATTGGTTTTGCTGAATTCTTTGGTAATAAGAAAAAAGCAGCAGAAATCGAAAATAAATATAAATGGTCTATTCGTAGACTGATGCAAGTTCTTGGTACGGATCTAGTTGTCAATGTAAGACGCGATTATTGGTTAGAGTGTATACCAGATGATGGGAAAGACATCATTATAACCGACGTAAGACAGGTTCACGAAATGCAATTTTGTCGTGCTGCTGGTGCCAAAGTAATCTTTATTTGTAAGACTGGTATTGTATCAACCGATTCACATATCACCGAGCGTGGTTTAGAACCATCGGCAAGTGATATCATAGTTTTTAATGATGGTACATTAGAAGCTCTTAAGAAAAACATCAAATCAATTATTTAATAGGAAAAATAAAATGCAAGAACAAATTCAAAAACTGTCTAGTGACATCATCGTACTGAAAGCCCGGATCTTTGATATGAGCGAAGAATCAGTGGCAATTAGCCAACAGAATGCTAAAATTTTTAGTATGCTTGCGGAAGCACTCGAACTAGATAAAGAAGAATCTTCTGACATTCAGTTCTATCTGAATAAAATCAACCACCTGAAACAAAATCAGGTTGAAGTTGTAAAAGAATAATGTTATAAAGGGGTTGCTTTAATTAGCAATCCCTTTTCTTTTATGGAAGATAATAAAATGGATGACTACTTTGATTTTGATCTTGAACGGATGCGAGTTGCTGTTGAAGGAGATACAATTTATAAACCAGAAGGTATGACTGTACGGGAGTGGCTGGATTGGTTAAAAACAGTTGACAACGAAAACAAAGAGATGTAACCTATAGTTGTTGCCTAAATACTGTTTTATAAAGGAATGATTTTTATGTCTAAGATGTTTAATGAGCTGTTTGAATCTATGACTCAAGCAGTCGCGATGAAAGCTCTTGGTTTGACTGGTAAGTTTACTGATGACCAACTAAAGGCTGCATATCGCAAGGCAGCAAAGGATAACCACCCAGACCGTGGTGGTTCCACCGAAAAAATGCAGGCAGTAAACCAAGCTTACGAAGAACTGAAAAAATCCGGCTCTCCTGCAACCCAAGAAGCCACATGGGCGCAGCGCAAGCAGAAACAGGAAGAAGAGAAACACGTTGTAACTAACTTCGTGACTCATATGTTTGACAAGTTTTTTGATACACAGGCTTATCTTGACTACTTCCAAAAGATGAGCGGTAAAAAGTTCACATTTGAACGGAAAATTACCGTTGGTACTTGGGGAACCTCTTCTGTTGATTATAAATTTACGTCGGAAGACCGTACAGTTTTCTTTGACCTGAATGCAATGGCTCATGTGTTTATCACCAAAGCTCTGGGTGCAGGTATTGATAAACCTGAGTTGGATAAAATGGGTGTTTTCACAGAGGTTCTTATTGACCGTAAAAAAGTAAAAATGACCCAAAGCAATTACAACCAATCCGAAACTGAAAAGTTTATGAAGGATCCGAAAATCCTTTTCCCAGAAACTAAGCTAAAGAAAGCTTTTTCTGGTGATAAAAAGGTCAAGCCGCTCAAGAAAGCCGATTATGTTCTTTTCGTCAAAAAAGAGCTTGAAGGGAAACATTTGGGTGGTGATGATTTCGCAGTTGACATTGGTAATGGTTCTGTGATTTACTTCTCTCGAATGACGTGGATGAGAAAGGGTGTATGGAATATCAGTGGTCGGACTGGTACTAAAGAACGTTGGTCTGTAACTACTCCGTTCTACGAGACCGAAACCCCGGAAAACATGGATGTAATGAAAGAACTTGTACATACCATGAAATCCCATAGTTCTTCTGGTGGAGCACAGATGGAAGCTCTTGTAAAGAAATTTATGTTGAAAGCCAACAAAGTTTAAAATTAAAAATAGGAGATTATAGTGTTATAATCTCCTTATAAAATAACAAAAGGAAAGATAAATGATTTTTATTGCTGATATTGTGGATCCATCTGAATTGGGTGGTGCGACTCGTACCGTTATTGACACCAAATTTATCAAAGGACTATCCGAGAAGAACGGTGTTTCTTACATCACCTTTGATGTTCGTGGAACCGATAAGCAAAAAACTATTGCAATCCATCAGGATTTCGAAGCAATTTTCTCATATATGCAGTTTGATGAACGGATCAAACTTAGCCAGTAAAACGTATTAACACCCCTAGCGATTTTCGTTAGGGGTTTATTTTTTGATAGGATGGTTTATGAAAGTAGTTCTTAAAAATGGTCAAGTAATCGAAGCGAAAGATGTAGTAAAATCAAAATACGATCACCTTGTTGTTACTGAACGCGCTGCATTTTGGATTGATAACAAAGAAATCAAAACCGTGGTGGTGTGATATGGGTAGTTTTAATACTGTTTGTTCTGTTAGTCGTCAAATCGTTCAAGGTGGTGATAAAGTTCGCTTGATCCCAGTTGCTGGTAATCACTGTATTAGTGCTTTCCCACTAACTGCGGTGTATGACGATTATGGTGAGTTTGACATTGATGATAATCTTGCATTAGAATGCTTAATGAAAAACGTATCTATGTTTAACGATGGTGTCTCTAAAGAGAACTTAGCCCATGGGTTTTATCCATACGATGAAAATCGTTGGACAATTCCAGACCTATGGAACAAAACAAAACACGAGACTTCTTTTATTGTAGTAAAGTCTGATGTATATGATCTCGTCTCGGAGTTTGGTATTACTTGTTGGTGGGAGAAACCTGTATACGACGTTTCTGATGCAGATGACTGGCTACCGGTAACACCAGAACGAGTCGCTAGGCATCTTGAAACTCTCCAAGAAAGACTGAAAGAGTTGATCGAAGATAGTGAAGACCCAGAAGATGACATCCTTGTGAATCATGTTAAAATGATGATTGATAGTGTTCATATTGGTAATGCAAAACATTATAGACTTAACGAATTGATGAAAACCCAAGATCAGATTAATGATTATGCTCATCACGACGATACAACTTATGCAATTTTCAAAAATATTGAAGAATTTGCAAAATTAGAAAATTTTTATGCCGGTTGCAACAACTTGGATATTGTGTTAACATCACAGGAATATGGTCGTCAGACATGCAAACAGTTTGAAAAGGTTCGTATGATGACAAAAATCCAGATTACTGGGTTTAACCAAACAGAAAAAATTCAGTTGACTCCGGTTGAGTGGGATGTTAAAATTCCTTACTCTATGGTTGTGGAATCAACTAAACCCAATTGGTCAAATGAAGTTGATTTGATTCGAGTTGGCGACGGTCTTGAAATTACGGACTCTAAATACAATGAGTTCAAAGAGTATAAACACGATGATGTCTATCTGAGTGAGAAATGATATGATGGTTTTAGAAACAGAAAAAGTAAATTTAGCTGGAAGAATATACCCACTAGATATAGCAAACCAAATATGTTCTGTTCAACCTATAGATCCTGAGCCATTTCGAAAACTGTATGAGCGGGCTAAAGAGAACGAACGTATTAAGATTCGTCTTGCTAAAACCTTTATGGTCCCTGTATCGAGGATCGATGCATACTGCGTGGAAGCATATCGAATTGGTATAAAAGAAAGTAAAAATAAAAGTTAAACATTCTTTCTTGTTGTGATATGATGTTTATATAAATGAGCGTGAGTGGCGAAGTTGGTTGAAACGCATCGGACTTAAAATCCGATACTGCATAATGGCACATCGTGGGTTCGATTCCCACCTCACGCACCAAATACGAGATGATAAACTCAAATTCCTTTTTGTTGAATGAGATTTTTGGACGTTATATGAGTTTATCATCTCTCAAATTTAATATGAGAGGCTTAATATGAACGTATACATCAGAAATTACATGTGTGAAGTCCTTTGGGTTAGTATCTTCAACGAAGATCACTGTAAAGGTAAATGTGTTAAGATTATGCGTGGTAAACATTTGAAGCCTTTCTATCAAAAATCGAGATATTAAAATGAAAGTGAAGCTTGGTGCCTATAACCTTAATGAAAAAAGTTCTTTGGTTAATACGAACGGTATAAAATTCATTTTGAGTGAACAAGTTATAGATGAATTTTCTAAAAAACTACCTGTTCTAATCAATTTTGGTCAAAAATGTTTTAACATCGATAATGTTAGAGATACACCCGATCCGGTTGGTATTCTAAATTCAGTAGAAACTTACAAGAAAGATAATATCATTATTGTTACTGGTGATGTAGAAATAACCAATGGTAAAGTATATGATGTTCATGGATGTTTACCTTCTTTTTGTGTCAGAACTTTAACTAATCGTCATGGTGATACTTGCAAAGTTATCGAAATCATTGCATGGGACGTGGAAATATATGAAGGTTTATCATGAATAAACGTGATATCCATCTCATTGGTATTAGTAAGTTTGTCAAGAAAGGTCTCACTGTTATTCAATCTAGTTTGATCTTCAAGCAAACAAGTGATGAATGGAAAAATCTCCATGATGTTGATGTGGACAAAATTTATTGCTATATTAACAATGATGGTAAGGATATCTACGCAATTGGTAGACTCAAATCCTGTTGTGGGCCTTGGTTGAGTGTTAGTTGTCGTTCTCTTCGTAAAAAAGGTTATATAGCATTTGACTTTAACGATGAAATTGAGATACCATATGGTTCTGGGATGAAAACTGCTTATAGGGTGTTGTTTTCTGATACCCCTAAATACGAGTATGAAGAAGCCAGACATCCAGTCGCTTACTTCGAAAAATACTTCAAATAAAAGTTAAACATCCTTTCTAACTATGATATGATGTTTATATAAATTGCGCTGTTAGCTCAGTTGGATAGAGCAACGTTCTTCTAAAGCGTGGGTCACTGGTTCGAATCCAGTACGGCGCACCACGGGATGTGGTGAAATTGGCAGACACACTAGATTTAGGTTCTAGCGCCATAGGCGTGACGGTTCGAGTCCGTCCATCCCGACCAAGCGGGTAAGGTGTTTATGGATACATGCAAGCCTTCCAAGTTTGAGTAGACCGGATCGTTACCGGCTACCCGCTCCAAAATTTAAAATTGATGTGTTACAGCTATCAGCTCACCGTTGAAAAAATACGGATAAGTCGGCTCGACTAAAGAACATATCATTTGGCCCCTTAGCTCAGTTGGTTAGAGCAGCCGACTCATAATCGGTTGGTCACTGGTTCGAGTCCAGTAGGGGCCACCAGATAAAGGGAAACGTGATATGAAAATGGAATATGTTGGTGATAACGGATTAAAGTCATTTGATGTAAATTCTCCAACCGAATTGATTTCATATAAACATATCGGGTTTTCTGATTGGGATATCGATATTATATCGAATTCCATATCTAAACTATCTGTTATTTATTGGTCCGATACACCTCCTTGGATAAAAGAAAATAAGATATCATGGTGTGTTGATAAAGAACGGTTGATAGATTATATTAATAAGAGCTGTTAAGAGTTCCATAGCTCTCTAAATTATCAAAAGGGATGTTGATGCGCGTGTGTAGCCGGGTTATAATGACCAAGATTCATGAAGGGTGAAAGACCACCCTAAATATTCATAGCGGGGTGGAGAAGTCAGGAGTTCTCACCAGACTCATTATCTGGAAATCGGTGGTTCAAATCCACCTCCCGCTTCCAATGGCGTGTAACTCAGTAGGTTAGAGTGGCGGACTGTTAATCCGTATGTCGTGGGTTCGAATCCCACCTCGCCAGCCAATTCTGGATGTTCGGCTACGATGGCGGTGTAGCGGCGGACTGTAAATCCGTTCCCTCTGGGTAAACAAGTTGGTTCGAATCCAACAGCATCCACCAAATAGAAGAAGTTAGAAGACGTTCTGATAAAATCCTCGGAGACGATGCCCCCTTGCGGTTTTAGACCGTTACGGATAAGCACGGGGTAATCCAAATCAACCATTATAGGGATGTGGTCATCTGGTATGCGAATACAGTTGGTTTGGAACTTTTCGGTGATTAGCGCAGTTGGTAGCGCGTCTGGTTTGGGACCAGAGGGTCACAGGTTCGAGTCCTGTATCACCGACCACTTAGCACAAAGAACGGGTAATGACGTATGCCCCGGAATAAGCCAGCCATAGAGAATCTGGATATCCTGAAACGTGCCATTAGGTTTCAGGCGGGATTGGTAGTATAAAGACGATATGGTAACTACCCCTTGACAGGCAGGGTGAAACTTGAGGTAACAGTCCTTTACCAAACAACGAACAGATGGACAAAAATCGGTTGAACGTCCTTCCTCCTTGTGATAGCATGTCAACCAAGGATATAATCACAGTCTAAGGATCCTGATTATATTCCGCCTGCCGGGTTAGCTCAGTTGATAGAGCGACGGTCTTGTAATCCGTAGGTCGTGGGTTTGAGTCCCACACTCGGCTCCAAATTTTGGATTCTCGTCAATAGTCCGGTCTATGAGAATCGACGCTTTAAGTGGCCCACCGGTATTTGTAAAGAGTGACTGTCTCTAGTGGAAGCTAGAAAATAAAAACCGAACCCCGACCTCTCCCATTACTCAAATGGTGATGTAGGTTCCTTTCCTGTAATAAGGTTCCTGTCCGCGACGGGTAAAAGGTTACATAGGGAGTCTGCTTGTGAATGACCACTGATCCAAGCCATCACATAAGCGCGTCTGTAATGACGTTAAATATAAAGGCTTAGATTCCCGAAAGGGCCTAAGCGTAAAAGAAGGAGCCAGCGAATTTATTTTCTGGTGTACCGAGAAACTAGTATATTATTCCTTCCATATAATGTTATATGTTCTGGTTGATATACGTTAGGCGAAAAGGCTTAGATTATCCCTCTGGGATCCTAAGCGTAAAAGTAACGAGCAAGACCTTCTTGTAGGCTTAACTCATTGGGGTGTTTGAGGTTTACATGTGTGGGCTCGGGTAGCCAATGCTATTAAGTCCGGTGATGGTGCGACCGGATCGATTCTAGGGTGTTAGTATAGTGGTATTATGCCGGATTCCAAATCCGTGCGACTGGGGTTCGAATCCTCAACGCCCTGCCAATTTACGGAACCACAACAACAAGTATGTGCCTTGGTGGTTCGACCTGCTTTGCAGCCGCACATGAAGCTAAAACTTAAAAAGAGAGGTTGTATATGTCACCGCTAAACGCAAGCCGTTAGGACGTAAAGGTAAAAATAGTGTTTTTGTAAATGGTTATACCAATAGTGGTATTCCGGTTTTGTGTAATGTATTTTATCAGTTTGAAACAAATGGTATTCCGTTGGATATTCTGATAGAGAAATTTTATAATTCCGGTTATATTATTGATTGGGTTTCTTTCGTTAATGATGCTTTCAAGATCGGATGGAAGAAAGAAACTGTAATAAAAAAGATAAAGTATGCATTTGATGATATTGAGATAAATGATTCAGATGAAATACTAAACCGAGTGATTAAATACATAGAAAGCCTGTAAGGAACGATATATGGGTAAGACATTTCGTCGTAAAAATGAAAAACATCTGGACAGTTGGTATGGTGATGAACTTAAAGTGAATCGGGATCTGGGAGATAAATATCCTAGTTATCCAGAATCGGGTGTCAAAGATCGTTATAATACATTGAGTCGTCAAAGGGATCGTAAATTGAAACATGATATCATGCATGGAAATCACGATGTTTTTGTTGATGATGATTACGAAATGAAAAAGGCTAACGCCGGTTATCAATATAGTTAAGATTTTAAAGTGTACGCGCCCCAAGAGTGGCGCAGCGGCGTCAAACAATACGAGTCAAGGGTAAAGGTGATATCCTGTATTGTCACTAGACGAAAAGAGATCATATTGCCTCGATTATGATCCCCGTTTTAAAGAGGGTGGTGTGACCTACCACTATCAAAAGGTTGTCGTCTGACACCAAAGACGACGTTCGGCAACGGGGACTTTATCTTGCTTTGACTGGCTTGATATAGTCCCCGTTTTTCTTTTTATTAACGGAGAATTGGATATGTGGACTGGAATTTTTATTGTGTATTTGATTGGTGTTCTGGTATTCATTACCGCATTTGGGATTACCGATCATCAAGACCGAGAAGAGGATAGGATCCCTACTTTTAAAGAGGCTATGGATTATCTTGCGGTCTCTGCGTTTTGGCCCGTTTTGATTGCCATGTCGATTATTCGTAGTCTGTAACCCCTAAATATGTTCATAACAACTTTAGGAGAATTTAAATGGCTATGATGCATGAGAAAAGTCATGCCCGAGAGGGTCGTGGTGGTGCCAATGGTGGCAATGAAAAATGGTATAACTCCAAGCTATGGGAAAACGTAGAAGCCAAACAGGTTAGTCTGGATGCAAAGCCGGATGAACTGTTGAAAGAGAAAGAAGGTGAAGACCTTCGGGCAAAACAGCGTCGCATGTTCGCGATGGCTTATTAAAATAAACTAATAAGAAGGTAAAACAGATATGATGATATCGCCAAACAGTTTCTTTAGAGACGAATATGTTAGTATGGTAAACAAAAAATTAAAATTATTTAAAAGATCTGAATATATAGACAGGAGCCGATTGATGATGTCTCCTGATGCATTCCAACAAGAGTTGGGGACTATATGCTTGGATATGGGAAGACAAACAGGAAAAACATCTGCTGCTATTATGTTGTTAGAAGAACATAAAGACGCTTTGTATGTTGTTCATAACCATCCTACTATCAGATCTATATTGTCGGTGGCACCACATTTAAAAGACCAAGTGTTGTCGATTAGCGACTTTGTTAATAGGTTTTATTCTCGTGGTACATACAATCATGTTATTCATGGAAGTAGGATTGAAAAATATAGTATGATCATTATTGATGAACCGTATTTCACATGTACCAATGGTCAGAGACAATTTACTAATCGTAATAGTTGTTCATATCACTTGGATGGTGGTAAAGAAATAAATACCACATACGGTCTAATTAGTTATGCCGCATTTAGGATGGATTCATTAATCGTTAAATTGGGAATGCAATGAAAATAGCTTATAAATATGATATGAAACGAATCTCAGATAGAGTATCTATATTCGTTACTCTTGGATTGAAGACTGTTGCAAAGATTCACTATCTCCATCTTACAACCAACAATTATGCGCTTCATATGGCACTGGATGAGTTCTATAAAGAATTCCCAGATGACTACCTTGATTCGGTAGCAGAAAGCGCCTTGGCTAACGATATCGAGTTGGTATACAACCACTTCGAAGTTGCGTCAGACGATGCCCTAGGTGTGTTACAGGGGCTATATGACAACGGTTCGGAGTTGGCTGAGTTACTTGATGGAAAACCAGAGTTTAAAGGAACTTTAAACGCACTTGAGGATTCATTGGAGTTCATTAAGCTGGTGATCTACAAGGTAAAACGTTTCAAATAAAAACATCCCTCGTCTATTGACGGGGGATTTTCATTTGTGTATAGTGAAGAAACTATAAGAATAAAAAGGAATAAAAAGATGTACGATGTAAAACGTGTTATTGAAATCTGCGAAGAAGCTTACGAAAAGGTAGAAGTTGTTGATATGGGTAACTATACCAAGATCAAAACTTTCTACACTAAAGTTTGCTTTTTTGATGAACCATGTGAAATGGTATGTGAATATATTGTTGGTGTTATGGAATCCGGTATTGTTGTTACTAGATTCAAAGACAAACGGATGATGGTATTCAAGACGATTGAAGAGTTTTCTTATTGGGTAGATGCCTAAATACCAAGGTAATCAACCTATAGGAAAATTAAAATGAAAATGAAATTTAGTGAATTCGTTCAATTGGAAGAAAAATTGATGGTATTCGGAAAGAAGGCATACCCTAAGTTTAACAACGTCTTGATCTTGGCTGGTGGGGCCGGTTCAGGAAAGGGATTTGTTACTTCTAAACTAGTTGGTCTGGAAGGTATTACCCTAGACGTAGACCGTGTAAAAGAGCTTGCTATGGCATCCACAAAGCTCGCTGGACGCATTAAAGCAGAAACCGGACACGATATATCAAAGTTTGACTTGAAGAAGCCAGAAAACGTTTCTACTCTGCATAACCTTCTATCTGATGTATACAAGACAACCAAGAACATGGATAAACGTGTTTTTAATGGTGTATTGGCTGCTCCGGAAGATCGTAAACCTAATTTGATCTTCGACGTTACCCTTAAAGATATGGGTAAGATGGCTCAAATTGCAAAACAGGTTCGTGAACTTGGTTATAACAAGGAAAACGTTCATATCGTGTGGGTAATGAATGATATCAACGTTGCTATGAAACAAAACGCCGAACGTTCCCGTACTGTACCGGTTGAGATTCTTGTTGCAACTCATGAGGGTGCAAGTATGACCTTCAAAAATCTAATGGCTATGGGTGAAGGTGCTCGGAGTTATGCCGATGGAGATTGGTATATTGCCTTCAATAAAATCGGGGTTGACTCTTCTATTGCTAAATCTGGTAAGGGTGGTTCTTATGTTAAAGAAGCAAACTACATCAGAGTGAAACAACAGGGCAAAGCTCCGATGAAAGCAACTGAACTTGATAAACAGATTGTGAATAAGATTTCTGATTATATTCCAAACCCAGAAACATGGGCTATGGTAATGAAGAAATAAAGGTACTAAATAAAAGGGGCATGATGCCCCTTTATCTTTTGAGGTATTATAAATGAAATTTTATTCTAAAGGTTCGTCTGTCACCTTGAGTTCAGAAATTACCACCGAAGGTGCAACTTATGTGTGGAAAAAAGGGTCTACCGTCATTTCCGGTAAAACAGAAAAAGACCTTATTATTAGTTCTTTCGGGGCTTCTGATGTTGCCACTTATACAGTAACTGCAACAGTAGATACTACCGACACCGACACGGTTTTTGAAGTTGGTATGGCTGAATTGGATCTTACACCACAACCACTACAAACCATTACCCTTGAGGAAGGTGGTAGTTTTACATCTACTATGACGGCAGTCGTTAAATTTACCCCAGATACCGCTGGTGATAATAAGTCTGATTTTACGATCAAATATCAATGGAAGAAAGGCCCCATTAACGTATCTGGTGCAACCTCTGCGGTATTAACAAAAAACAACGTCGTTGTTGCGGACTCTGGTAATTATCTGGTTGAGGTAACTCTGATGGATAAAACTACTTCTGGTCAAATGATTTCGACTAGAATGGTTGATCTAACCGTTGTTACGAAGGTTCTTGAGTCTCTATGGAAAGTTATCCCTCTTGAGTATAGAGGAACTAGCTTTACTTGGATTGGATACTGGGTTATTGATGAAATAAAGAAAAATCCATCATGGTTTACAGACTATAGCTCTCTGAAATATAAAGACGAAATAGAAACCATAGTTAAAGCGTTTGATGAATATGGGGAAGTTGAACTACAAGAATCCAGAAATGGTCGGATCCTAAAGGTTAGTGACTTAAAATAAAAAGAGCCTTCGGGCTCTTTTTTTCATTTCATAATCTCTAAATATGTTATATTAAGGAGAATTGAAATGAAATATGAAAACAGTAAAGGTATAGATAGACAAAATATGCCTCAAATTGCAGCAGAGAACGTCCCCGGATTTTTGGATTGGTGTACAACAAACGGGGTCGGGTTCGTTAAGGAGAGGGTTAAAGTAAAGACTTTACTTCCGACGCAATCAGAGTATAATGAAGAAAAAGTGGAAAAGATGAGAAGTGCGCCATATAGTGTGTTATCAAAACCTATTGTTGTTTCTGATGATAACTATATTCTAGACGGACATCATCGGTATAGTGCGTTATTAGCCAATGATGGTAATAACCTGATTGAAATATATCGGGTACGTTGTGATATTGTGGAGCTATTGATTGCGGCTCATAAATTTCCACTAACCTTTTATAAAGGGCTCAAAGAGAGTCGCAAAAAGTTTTCTGATTTTATCTGAGGTATGATATGTCTAGTTTACATTTCCATCATTCCGCAATGAATGCGGGAAAAAGTTCTCATTTATTGCAAGTTGCTTATAATTATGAAGAAAGAGGGATGGGAGTTTTAGTTTTAAAACCGTGTATTGATACTCGTGATGGAGAAATGGTTTCTTCTCGATTGGGTGTTTCTCGTCCATCAATTATGTTTTCTAATAGAGAAAATTTAACCGATCTTTATTTGAGTTATAAGATCGGAAAGAAAATAGATTGTATTCTTATCGATGAAGCCCAATTTATGACGGTTGAACAAGTAAAACAACTGGCTTTTATTGTTGATAACTACGATGTTCCTGTTATGTGTTATGGTCTTATGTCTGACTCCAATGGAGAGATGTTTGATGCAAGTCGTCAACTTGTGGTTATGGCGGAGCAAATCGTGGAACACAAAACAATTTGTTGGTGTGGTTCGAAAGCAACAATGAACCTTCGAGTTGATGAAAACGGTAAAAAAGTTATTGGTGATCAAGTTTGTATTGGCGGAAACGATAGATACATTTCTGTTTGTCGCAAACATTGGGTTGCTGGTATGAGTGGAAAATGAAAAAGGGATCCCTATTTGGGATCCCTTTTTGTTTATGCGAATGGATAACCTTTGTAAGTACCAGTCTCAATAATGTCTGTAACTCTCTTAGCGCGATTTGGTGTTTGTCTCGCCCAAGCACTAGCAAGACCGTGCTTCTTGGCTTCTACCCAGTTCTTGGAGCGCATAGCGCGAAGCATTGACGGGAACCCATTTACACCTTTAGCACCCATCTGAAAAACCATATTTTCCAATGCGGTTTTTCTAACCTCATCTAATCCGACATATGTAGACCACAAATCGACATACCCCTTCATAGAATTTCTAACTACTTCAAGGTCTTTAGAAAAAAGTTGACTTTCTTCTAACTGAGTAATCTTCCCATCGGTAATAACTCTCCCAACATGAGAACTTAACTCGCGGTTAATTTCTCCCATGTCTTTGGTACGGAGCCTTTTTATTAAATGTCCGATACCAATTGTTGGGTATCCTTCGGTGTCCCAATAAACTACTAGCTTACTACCCTCATCAAATTTAAGCATTTTCTCTAACATATAAACCCCTTGAAATAAGGCTCCCGAAGGAGCCTAATTAATTAATTAAGTAATGCGTTGTGCAAGTGTGACGTTCCAAGAACCCCAACCATCAGAGTTTTGTGATTGTGCTCTTGACACCCCCATCAATCTCCAAGTTCCATAGTTACAAGCAACGAGGTTAGTACCTTCTGCGTTAGAAAACTGGATCTGTGTCCCTTGTAGGACCGCACCCGGACCAAGTGGACCAAGGTTGGCTTTAACCGTGATCATTGCATAAGATCCAATATCCATATTACCACCACCGTTAACAACGGAACGTAATATCACACCATCTGGGATTGGGTTTGATGCAGAGTAAACACGGTTACCAGCGTCATAAACACCATTTCCTGTAACGTTGGTTCCTGCATTCAACGCACCTCTTAATGCAATATTACCATCGGTATCCAATTGCATTCTTAAAAGCGTTTCACCAGCAGAACCATTTGAAGTAACAAATCTCAGATTGCCATCTTGTCCTTTGTAGATCATTGCTGCTGTCCTACCCGGTGTATGAAACTCAATTAATGTATTACCGGCACTCGTGAGTGAAATATAACCACCTACATCAATGCTACCAGTACGTATCGAGCCATTCACGGTAGCATTATTGGCTACTGTTAACGTTGTTGCGTAAAGACCTGCATTAGCTTTAAATGTTCCATCTGTTGCAATAGTAACCGGTAACTGTTGCAACACACCATCCAAATATCTATGGATATTAAATTCCCGTGTGCTTGCATCAATACCCATCCCCCACGTTACGCCGGTACGAGAAGTATTTGGTGCAAGAACCAGACCACCGTTATTTTCAATCAGCATTGACGGAGAAACTAGAGTATCCGTCGCAACACGAATGGCACCTTTTTCGAATGTCATTGCAACTCGGTTTACGGTATCACCCGTCGCACGAACAGCAATATATGGGTTAGCGTTAGCTGGGGTTTCCATACTCAACCATTTAGTACTGGTTGAATCTTGAGAGATCAATCCACCTCTTGCAAAAACAGTAGTACTCGACTCAACACCAGCAGCACTAATTTGCAAAATCTGGTTTTCACCTGCATTACCATGTTTAACTTTTAGGTAATTACCCTCGGCAAACAAGTGATACATTGTATTGGCTTGGTCTTGGAAACTAATAGATTTCTGGTTATCAACTTTAATTGCGCCTTTAGTATTAGCAACAATTATAGGTCCAGTCATTGTTCCCCCAGAAAGAGGTAAACCCGTTGATACTCGGCTATCAACATAATCTTTGCGAGTAAGTGCTGATGCATGATCATATTGAGACGTCGATGATACTGGGTTTGCAATGGCGAATGTTCCATCCGTTTGATATTTGAAAATAGCAAGACCGCTTGATGTATCCTTGTTTAAACGGATAGTGGCCCCATCTACTACAAAACCAAATTTACTGGAACTGTTGTCGGTTTCATCCATCCAAATTTGCGGGGCGCTGGCTTGAATTGTCAAAGTACCGGTCAATGTCCCACCAGACAAATTAAGCTTTTTGTTAAGCTCCGTATTGATCTGTGCGGTTGTCATCGTTCCAACATCAACCGCAGTTGGTTTATTACCAACATGATAGATATCATAGTCGGTGTTATTAACTCTAACCTTCGGATTAATAGTACCAGAAGCTAATGTTAAACCAGATGGCGAACGTTCAACGTAATAATCAGATCCACTACCAAGAGACAATCTTGTTGTGTTACCAGAGTTAAATCTAACATCCCCGGTTACAGTACCACCAGTTAAAGACAACGCTCCAACATCAGCAGAAGTAGGTTTAAACTCTTCGTTATAATCACGATACCATGGTTTCCATGCCCCTGTATTATATTGAGCACGAGACCAAACCTCGGATGAGTTATATACCCAATATTTTTGAATTACACCAGCAGAAGTAGTAACAATCAAGTTACCTGCTTTCTCAACTGGATAGTTCAAACTAGTCAATGCTTTAGCGTTGGCAACTTGGCTATATATACCAGAGGTTTTTATATCGTTGAGGTTATCAGTATCTTTCAATGTAATAATAGAACTAAAACCACCAAGAGCAACACCATCAACATATGCCTTATTGGTAAGGTTATTTGAAGATGAAGGTGCTTGGTTATTGGATATTGTACCATTCGAGTTAAATGTTGTCTCACCAGTTGCAGTTCCGGAACCATTTGGTCTGATTACAACACCAGATGTATTATTCGAAGCCCCGCCCAAAATAGTTCGGTTATCAAAATAAACACCTTGTTGTGCATTTGCTTCATATTGTAGTGCATAACCAGAAGCAGTTACTGAGTATTTTTCCGCACTAACAACGCCAGTATTAATACCTACTTTCTTGCCAGCATGAGTGAATTCCGCACCAGAAGCTCTACTTAAAACCAACGTACTTGTATCACCTGTCGATCCGTCAGAACCACGACGCCATCTGGAAGCTAAGAACAAACGACCTTCATATTCGTTAGGGATTGTTGTATTTTCTGCCTGACCAATTATTCTAGCTAGTAGATCCGCGCTATGTGGGTCATATCTATTAGTTGCCCCAGCTCGGAATCCTAGTTCACCTATTGTATAAGCAATACCAGCAGCAACACCATCACGATACTTTTCCTTGGTATAAGATACGTAAGGATAAACCGAATCGTCATTAGTTGAGTTATTGTGTCTTAATACCCCAGATCTATAGGTGTTAACTTGTTCCCAAACACCAGTAGGTATCCAAGGACTCCAACCAGTAGACGCATTCTGCCAAATCCGTGTGTATGCACGTTGTGTGGTTAGGTCTGCAACATTCACATGATAATAGAATGTCTGAATAGTCATATTATCAAAAGAACGTTGCTTAACTTCTACCATACCAGTATGTGTGGATGCAGTTGGTGAATTATCAATACCATTTGCCCAACTACCATCAACAGTAAACACACCAGTTGTCTTAACTAGGTTGAAATCACGAACCCCACCAGTTACGGTTGTTGCGTTTGGACCATCACCAACACCAAGACCCATACCACCAACAGGTTGTTTGTTCAAAGATGTATACATCTCAGCCCAAGGCTGCCAAACACCGATATATTGACGACGAACCCATACTCTATTTTCTGTATAAGAAAAGAATATTTGAGCATTAGCCCCATTACCCCATTTGGTAACAAGAAGAGTCGAACCACTAGGACCAGTTCCATTTGGTGTATTTTTGGTATTGGCAAAGATACCATAGTTACCGGGCATAATTGCTTTATCGCAATCATCTTCTGGTGGACGCTCATATACCGCCATCGCCTTTACTTCTTCCGCACTAGGCAAATTACCTTTATGGAAAATATCATAGTTTGTATTTCCATAGGACACTTGAGGATTAACCCCAGTAGCCATATTAAATCTTACTTGAGTGAGAGGTGTACCATACCAACCACTAAAGGCAATTCTTTGGTCTGTGACGTCTCTATCTACTTTACCACCTTGGAAATAAAGTAAGGAACCAGATGCAACCAGACGTTGTGCATATGTATTGGTAGCAGAATCATAAACTTCAACTTGACCGTTGGACTTGATTCTATTCGCCTCGACTTGACCGTTAACCATTAGGTTTCCAGTCATAGTGTCGCCATCTCTATTAACAGCTCGAACAGGCAAACCGTCAAGTTTTGTTTTGTCTTCTTTACTCATTGCCCCATGGGCGGTTTGTGTTGCGTTATTAATTGAAACTCGCGGACTTACACCGGTTGTAACGACGATTGGGAGAGTCCCTGTTACAGATTTCACCGATGAACTATCTAGGTTATCAACATAACCTTTAATGGCAACTTCATTAGAATTGACAGGAGTTTTATATGTCAATGTTCCGGTAAAGGTTTTAGCCCCACCAATAGATTGATTACTAACACTATCAATAACCTCATTACCATTATAAAACAGCTTAACGTCTTGCGGGGAAAATGGTAGGTTAGTCTGTGTCCAAACTAATCCACCCCCAGCGGTAGACGAACTCTTAAGGTCTGCCATTTTTAAATTCCTCTATTTTGAAATTGTTTCTACTCTTTTATTTAGGTAACAAAAAAGTCCCTTATTTGGGGACTTTTTGACATTGTGGTTCTTTCAGATCCTTTCTATAAGAACATAACATTCTATTTTGAGAATCTATATAAACACCTATTTTTTCAAGCCAAGCCCTATATCTTAAACTGTCTTCATATGACATCCCGACATAAGTTGTTTCACCTTCCTTAATAACAGTCCATTTAGGAATATAAGTTTTTACAGGGGTTGGTCTATTTGGATGAAACACTAATACCGGATCTGGTTTCGGTGGAGTTGAACAGGCAGCCAAAACCACTATACACATCATAATTAGAATTTTTTTCATTTACATTCCCCTAGAGTAAGGCAATCCATTCTGTTTCCGAACTCTTCATAATCCTTCTGGATTATCTTCTCTACTAGCTTAGGTTTCTTGTTTATTGCATCCTTACCGCGACTGGCATTAGATTCCAGTGTACCAATGCGCTTAGAAAGCTCTCTGTTCGATTTCTCTTCCGTCTGACTATACTCACTAGACTGTTGTTTGAAATCGCTTATACTCAATTCTATGGCTGATAGTCTGGACGTCGTTATTTCTAGTTGTTGGGTCATCTCTCCGATTGTTATAGCCTGTGATTCGATCTTGTTGAACATATACCAAGCAGATCCACCAACCAGAATAAGAAGAACTCCAAATATAATTGCCTTGTATCGTACCATTGTTAATCTCTCCAAATAAAAAGGCTCCAACCTTATTTAGGTTGGAGCCTTTGGGAGAAAAATGATTACTTTTTATCCCATTCAACACAAATCAATTCTTCGAAATCGTCTTCATCAAAACAATTTTCAATAACTTGCGAAATGATGTCCCAATCTCCACCGGCAACACCCGCGCCAATTTTTGGAAATACAAGGCGATATCCTTCATATCCAAAATCTTCTGCCAGTTGAATGAATCCATCCTCCAACGCATCCAATCGAAGATCTCGACCGGGGAAATATTGTGTGTATAGGTTGATTAAGCGAGAATCGTATTTTAATGGGGTCCAGCTATATTGACCAAGCATTCCAATATCCACTTGACCGTTTGTCTTAAACAGTCGTTGGAAATGTGCGTCTACAATAGGTGCATCTGGAAAATTCATGGCAATACCAGCAGCAATACCGGAACCCATTGCAGTATGACAATTACACCCATGAACGAACAGGGTTGGGATCTTCAAAACTTCTGGGTCTTTCATCATGGCGATCATATCGCCTTTAACATAACGAATTTTCATTCAATAATATCCTTATGAAATTCACCAATAACTTTTTCTGGTGAATGACCCAACACAACCATATTGACTGGATGGGAAATGGTATGGACACCGCTAACAAAATAAAATTTAACTACGTTTGTTTCTGCAATACCACGAGATTCGTCAAGGGTTACGAAATCATACATCCAATCGTTGAATCCGCGATATTTTGCATTGTTCAAAATAATTTCAGCAGCAAGCCCGAAAGACCGAGCTTTATCCTTCAATTCTTTAACTGTCATATTTAACACCGACACGGAATAAAAAGAAAACTCTCTTTTTGGTTAATAAAAACGGTTCCATCATTGATATAGATTGGATTTTTCTTTTCCTTATCTTCAATATCACAAACCGCGATTACGTTTTCATCATCGTCGATATGAAATACAATGAATCCATTCTTGAGAATTTCATAATTATAAAAATTACGTTCGCAACTGGTACGATATTCTTGAGCCGCTTCGGCAGACCGAAAACGGTAAATGGTATCAAAGTTCATACGTGGGTATTGATCATTTGGATACACTGAATGTCACCTTACCATTTTTAATGGAAATTTTGATTTCCATATCTTGAGAAAGTTTACCTTGTGTGTTAACTAGATTGAAAATTGCTTGATCTAATGGTGCTAATTGGCAATTACCAATTTTTAGGTTTCCGGTAATATTAAGACCTTCATCGTTTTTCTTCAACGGTTTAGTTACATCCCCAAAAGGGGCGGGCTTGATCTCCCCGAACTTAGAAACTACTGGTGTTTTATTGAGAATAATTTCATTACAGACCCCACCCATTAGTTCATCATCACTAATCTGACGAGGTTTTGGGAGATCTTCAAGCTCAACCTCTTTATCCAGTGTAAAATATTTATCAAATTCGTCACGTTCAATGGTATTGAATTCGTCTACCTTCAATACACCATTAACAATAAAACGACTAATGTAACCATCGCTATTAAGCCGGGTCAAGCTGTCTTGGTTAACTGTCAGACTATAATCAACCAGATAATTAGAAACAATCCAATCATTAATTTTGGCGAGACCGATAAACTCTTTCCGGTCTTTTGGAGTTTTGAATTTATAAACAAATGCTTTCATTATTTTTCCTTTTATTAGTCCATGTAAGAGCTGCGATATGCAACTTTTTCACCTACCACATCATTAATTTCGTCACAAATAATCTGCATGATTTCCTCTTTGTAAGTCAACGACTGATGACCACAATATGGGATCTTGAATTTTGGTTCCAAGAAAGATTCTTTCCCTGATTTATACGCAATGTCAAACCCAAGACCCAAAACAAGGTCTTTTACTTTTTTCTTTCTTCCAAATTCAACATACACAGAGGAAAATCCACAACAGTCCCAATCGTGGGGATGACGCTCAAGATAATCCTGATGATATTCATTGATTTTCTCGATTACTTTTCCAACAAAAGAAACATCATATCCAGATTCCGGTTGTAGTACTGCCGGAAGTGGTTTCTTCTCTTCCTTGTCAATACAAATCAGTTCATTTTCTTCGTATGCACTGATAGTACCATTGGGCCAAGTAACCTCAACCCAAACCTCCGGATTGTAGTATGATACTACACCAACGACACCAATCAAGTGACGCTGACCATCGTCGTTCATCACATTAGAATTGATCTGAACATTGCTACCTTCTTTCATAGTAATTTCCCCTTTGTTGTTTACGAGATAGAGAATACCAGATTGTGGTTTGTTATGTCAAACACTTTATTACATTAGTTTCAGTTTCAGTGACTTTAGTTGGTCTCGGTCGTTTCGGTTGATGAAATATGATTTACCATTGTAATCGGTTGCAAGTGCGGACCCATCTTGACCAATAAACGAAACGGAAATATCTTTTGGTTTTTTGTTTCGACGAAGACCAATAGTGAGAAGGTCACCAACTTCCAGTTCCAGAAACTCAGTTACTTTCTCTTTCTTGGTTGTAAACAGATCACCGTTCAGGGTCATTCCAAACATAGACACATCAGTTACATAGGTAACAGTACCACCAGAATGATACTCGGTAACACGAACACCGCCAGCCAGATTAAACTGGTCTAAAATAATAGTAATCCCTGTATTACACGCAATAAGTTGCGACACTACCCCATTCTTTTTGCTAATAACGGAAACGACTAGTAGTTTCGATTTATAGTTGAATCCGCTACCCTCTTCAACCATAACCCCCGAAACGTCTTTCATTACTTGTTTTTCTACATAAAGTTTTTTCATTACATACCCCATTCTTTTTCAATTACATCGTTGCAAAAATCAACTGAATTTTCGAAATCATACATTTTGTTCATCAAATCACCAAATTTGGATTTGATAAGTTGTTCCGCCGCTTCTCGTACCCGTTGATCAAACGCCTCAACGTTGTATTGTTTTTTGATCCGGTTTTCCATCACTTCATACTGGTACTTCATGAAGTTTTCGTAAGACTCAACATGTTCAATCTCAACACCATTTATCAAAATAGTTAGCTTGAACGGTTCATCCTTGATATCGTTTTTTCGAGTGTCGCGAATTTTTTCCAAAATTTCGTCTGATTGGTCAAGAAAAAGATGGTTCACAACGAGGTTAGCTTCATCAAGTCCAAATTTCATAATAATTTCCTCTTAATCACTGAGTTTACCGAATGGGATTTGTTCAACAAAAGCCCAAGCGGCATGATAAACGGTAGCACCGGGGGTTTCGCTCATAAATACAGTGTCAACTGGGGCCACAACACGAAACAAAGTTGGCTCTCCGCCAATCGAGCGAGCCGCCCGTCGTGCATATACTTTAGCCAGCCCACGGTCTTTAGTAAAGAACACACGATCTAGGTTTTTCTTACGACCTTTCTCTGAAATTGTATCAGTCATCTCAGGAGGAAGCAACATATTACCTTTCAAACCAAGAGTACAGGAACCGTGATAGAACTCAACATAATCTGGTTTGCAGTGAATAGTTGTCATATCTTCTCTCCATCAACGTTATGACCCATATTCTACACTTTCATCGTTTGGTGTCAACATGTTTTTTGGAAATAAAATTTATTACCCCATCATCTGGACGCTCAAACAACCAAATGCAGTTTAGATATCCAGAAGAACGTGGATCCTCTGGATCAATGCGCCCAACTGGGATTTCACTATCATATCCAAACTTACCATCACCACATACATAGAACCCACAATGGATACTATAGACGATCCCAACGTCAATACAAGATTCCGACCAGAGTTCTACGAGTCCATCGTTATTAACTGTAATTGCGAATTTGTCGTATTTGTGTTCGTTTACTGGGAGTTGAAGGAACAAATTATCAATTACGACAGAAATGTGGAAACTCTTAAAAATTGGCGCATACATTTTTAGTACCCCTAAATATAAATGAATAATATAAGCTATAACTTGACTGATAGTAACCAAGAGGTTTTATTCGTCAACCATACAGTTTATCAAATGGTCAATTCTACCAGCATCAAATTCTTTTATAATCTCTTTTTTCTGATATTGGGTTAGACTACTTACCATAACTCTGAAATTGAAAATCGTTAGTGGTTTACCTCGCACGGTAGTAAACCCTAGTTCATTTAGAAAATCTACAAACCCAGATTGAGTATCTAGAATGTCATCACAGCCATATTTTGCTAGGATAGATGCGGTAGCTACAATATCTTTCATCAATTCAACTTTTGTAATTTTCATATTTTATAATCTTTATCTCTTAGGATCACATCAGTTCGATTTCGAACATCACCAATAAATCTTGCAGTACTACCACATGGAAAAATAATAATACTTACTTCATACCCAAACGCATCTTTTTGGATAGATAGCTTGACCGTTTCCATGGAATGGTCTTTGAGGTTGATATGGGTAGGTTTTCCATCTTTTGTAAGACCAGACACTACCCCACCACCAAATAATGTCATATCAATCATAATCACCAACCCTCTGATTTCTTATGCTTTTTTCCACGAATTTTCTTGGAATTCTCTTTCTTGTCCTTCATAACAGAAGGACGATTGAAATTATGTTTAGCTACTGGATTCATTTTCTATTCCTTATGTTATGAAAGAGGGGGCGAACCCCCTTGATGTGGTTATAGTCTCATAACCAATACATGTTTGCAAGTGGTTTATACTGGGAGAATCCAGAAAAGACCGCAGAAGAATCCAGAAACGGCAGCAATAAGAGCCAAAAGAGCCACTACCGTGATTACATTGATTCGTTTGTTTGCGGCTTCTCGTTCATCGTCGGTCATTGCTTCCCACTTTCGAATTGACTCTTCGAGGTCTTTAACCCCATCAATACCGCTCTCTATGTAGATCAGTGTCATAGGGTTAGCATATGCCTTACCAAGATAGCCGACGCGCTCTTTGGCATAAGATATCATGGTCAGATACTGGAACATCACCATCACGATAGCGCCAACAATAATAGGGCCATACATAGTGGATGCAGGGATTGATGCAAGGGCTGCTGCCATGAAGAACAGGCCCCAAGTAACAATCGCATTCGACTTGACCCGCTGGGTTTCTTCATGAATGCGTTGTTTTACTTTTGTTACACGAGTTTCAATAGACATTTTATTTTCCTTTTTACAAAACTATATTTAGAGGAACAACCAAGAGGATATCATTACAGGAACACCAAATAAACCAAGATAAAATACAAAAACACCAACATATATTACTAATCCAGCTATAGTAATTCTCAGATTAAAGTTTGATGTATTTTTATAAATATGAATGTATTTCCCAACGTTATTATCACAAAGGGAATAAAGCATACACATAGATAGAGGATGTTTGAACTCTTTGCCGTAATCTGGGCGGTTAATCCAGTTAACCGTCATAATCACAATATCAAAGAGAACATAAAACATGGCACATAATAGTACATATAGATTGACTTCCGGTACAAATCCACAACCAACAAGTACACTCGCTACCAATGCACCCATACAAGACGGAATAAGCATAGGTAACATCGCATTTGTTTCTGTTTCTGCCTGCTTCTTAATGTTTATTTCTATAGACATTTATCAATTACCCTTCAATTTATTTTTCAAAGTAGTCAAATCTTTCAGATATTCTTTTTTGGAGTTTGTACTTTTCCAATAAGCTAGATCTTTTTCTGCTTGTTCGTATTCTTTAACCAGTTTTTCTACTTCGTCTTCTGTCATGTTAAAGATTGGAAGACCAACCACCTTATCAGCATAAACCGCAAGATCTGGTTCCAGAAGGGTTTTGACTTGTTGGATCATAGATTTCTTCGGTTGATTGTAACCGATTTTTCCATCACGAGCCAGACGAATAAATTCTGCCTTCGCTTTAAGTTCTGGAATCAAATCGGTTAGATTTTTGATCATATTTTCAATACGACGATCAACGACCGTCATGCGATAATCGACAAATTCGCACACAAGTTGACTAGTATTGTCGTATTTTCGCAGATCCATATCCTCTGTAACCATGTTGGAGTTTGGACCAATCACGTTGATATTCTGATAGATATTCTCAGACAGAGAGAACTGTTTCATGATATTTTCATGAGAAGTATCAAAATCACGTTTCAAAGTGACTCGGAATGTAAAATCACCTTCACCCTCAATCTCATCATAACTAACAATCTGATCTTTTTCAATAAGATTATTCAAAATAGCCACATATTTGATTCGATTAAAACTAACTGGAATCTCTGTGATCAGAAGCTTGGTTTTACCTTGAAGTTCGTAAACCCCTTCGTTTGTCCATTGTTCTCCGGTAGTGTTAACCTTCCCAATAAAAGACGGAAACTTGATTTTTGGTTCGTTACACTTCCCGGTCTTCACATAAGAAATACATTCATCAATAACGCTGTGGATGTCATGTGGTAGGATATGAGTCGCGTAACCGGTTGCAACACCACGAACCCCATTGATCAGCACAAACGGAATGACAGGGAGATAAAATTTTGGAATAGAATAAGAATCAATCTCGCTAGGGAGAACCAAATCCAGATCTTTAAATAGTAGGTCAAAATTATCATCCAGTTTACCAAATATATAACGTGGTTCTGCTGCTGCTGGGTTCTGTCGTGAACCAAAGTTACCACGACCCTTGATAACTGGGAAGTTGTTTGCATATTGTGTCGCCATACCCGCTAGAACATCATACCCGCTTGCTTCACCATGGGGATACCCGTAGTCAGAGATAACACCACAAAGGAATGCAGATTTCTTGAAGTCCTTACTTGCGTTTTTTATTGTGGAGTACAAAACAAAACGTTGGGATGGTTTGAACCCATCTATCATAGAAGGCAATGCACGGTTTACGATGGTGTAAAATGTATATTCTTTTGCTTCGTTATGAATATAACTTGAAATAGTACGATCTACGAATTTCATATCATTCCTTATTTTTAATTTATTTTATGTATTATACCACACATGAATACAAACTGTAAAGCCCATCAAAAGACGGGCTTTGTTCTAGCTTACCATTCGACCATGGATGATAAATTTGTTTCGGATCTTTCCAGTCAACTCATGACCATTATTCATCTGTCCGTACTCTTCGATCCCAAGAAGATGGCGAGCTTGGCTATATTTAAGGAAGTAGAGTTTTACGGTTTTTCCTGTCATCAGGTAATCATGAACATCTTTAGCCTGTCCGGTGCGGGGTTTTCGAAGTCGGATCATGGTTTCACCAAAACCACGTTTTCGCTGTTGATTTCCAACATGTGTCATATAAACAACAGAACTAGCAGGGGCAGATATGAAGTAAAACCCTTCTTTTGTTACGTCGCCAGTTTCGTTAAGGTTGATACCATTAAAGTTACCAACAACAACTGCACCAGACTTGACAAGCTCCTTTGTAGTTAAATTCTTTTTCATATCAATCCTCTATCATTTCAATGTGTTCAAATGAACCAAACGCTTTAAACTTTGGGTGGTCAATTCGCTCGAAGTTAACAACGATTGAAGTACCACATCCATACATACGAAAAGGCATAGACCAGTGAGTAAAATGTTTCGCAAAAGTTGCAAAATAAGGGCCTCGACAATGCTCTATAAATGCCTGCTTACTTTTAAATCTATAAGTTTTCATTGCATCGACATATTAAAAATTAAAAACAAGACAATACCAAGACCCAGTATTTTAATAAACCATCCAGTTGGAGTGACCATCATTGATTCTGGATGATACATTTCTTCTGGTATATCTCTTTCATTGCCACGACGATCATGGGTATCCATCGACCTAGGGCCTTCATCCTCATCATATGGTTGATATCTCATTCGCCTACCCGAAAAAATTTTCCATCTCGAACCAGTACATGATTCAAATTATAGATGATAAACCCTTTAGTTTCATATGGGGTAACAACACGATATTCAACGTCTTTGGAATCGTGGTTTACATGAAAGGAATACACCCAGTCTTTAACCTTTAGTTGGAGACTGGTATAACCAGACACAAACGGCATTACTTCCTTATAGCCTTCACTTTTCTTAATGTTTACGAAACTCTCGATAGAAACCATGATTAAACCTCTTGTAGGGTGCCTAGAATCAATTCCTGCGAAGAATACATAACATTGTATGAGATAACAAGGAATTGATTCTAGGAAGATTGGTGAGCTTTAGCGAACCGGCTACGCCGTACTCGTTTCACTCGTTCTAATTATAGATCTTCTATATAAATACTTATAGGGGATCTATAATTTGATTTCATTTGATATTAAGTACTTTTTTAACAAGGTTACCATCAAACAAAAGACCTTTAGTCGCCGCAGCTTTCTTACATGCGCCCATCACCTGACCAATGGTAGAACCATCCACTAGTTTATTGAGTACTTCTTTGATTTCGTCTTCTCCGAATACTTGGGGGAGATATGAAGTATAAAGAGCCCTTTCTTTTAGAAGTAGTTCTGTTGGTCCAACCTCTTTGATAGTATCATCAATGTTCTTTACAAACTTACTTACAACGGCTTGTACTTGTTCGTCGGTTACTGTTTCGTTACCGGCTGGGCTCGCTTCACCGAGAAGAGTGGTGAGAGCCTTGATATGCATCTGTCCTACTTCGGTAGAACGAGAGAACGATTTACGGGCTTTAATTTGGTCTTTCTTAATTTGTTCAAGTAGCATTTAATACACCTTTCATATATTGGATAGTTGATTTGAGGGTTTCCAGATCTTCTTTGCAAGAGTTGTTTTCAACCCAAGCAATAAACGCCATAACTTCTTGAGCTTCCATAACGTTTAGAGATTTCTGATGCATCATACGATTATAAACAGCTTCGATTGCATACTGGGAAGGGTCTTCAATACAAACCCACTCTTGATAACGCGGATAAAGTTCATAAAACTCATGCATGTTCAGACGAATAATCATGGTAAACCCCTTTGTTTTGTACTTTTAAATTAAAATACTATGTTGTTAATGTCAATCTTTTATCGGATGGAAATGAAGCCATACACACCAGAGGAAGAACCAACAGACATTGCTTCCTTCCAGTTGTCGATGTGACCACGGACATACTTAGAAGCACCTTTCCAGCCATTTCCTTTGTGAATATCACCGGTTTCCATGTTTACAAACCAAACCATCGACCCGGTAGTTTCTTCTCTCCCATAATCGTGCATCACGATTCGAGCAAACTTACGGCCTGTTTGATAAGAGTAAGAACGACGGTTGAGATTTGCAGAGATAAAAGATTCTACATGTTCTTCACTATAACGAGCCCGCATTTCGGGGAGAACACGATTGAACCAGTTATCCTCTGAAAAGGCATTCATTTCAGCAACCATAGTTTCGATTTTGTTCAACATAGTTATTCTCCTAATTGGTGTCTCGTCTCAACAGGGATAGTATCTCATAACAGTGTTATTCGATCAAGTACTTTTCTACAAAAGTTTTAGCCAATTTTAGTTCGGAAACGATTACATCAAAGTATGCTTGTCGCACATCCACATCTTGAACATTAAAAAATTCGTTTTCTGTTGCGATCTGATACTTATTGAAAACTTCACTTGCCCGCACTAAAGCCTGAAAAGAGAATGTGTGGTGTTCGAAATAAGGACCACCATTCAAAGAGAACATTGCCACACTAATACAATCATTAGTACCTTTAAACAGAGATTCGTTTTCGAAAATACCTATTGCACTATTGATATCATTGATAATTTTCTTTTTCATATCAAACCTCGTAATCCAGAACATCTTGAAAATCAAAGGATTCAACACCGCCACCGGACACTTTGTCATAGTAGCAATGCACATCACCTTCGAAATCTTCGTCGTAATAGCTTTCATATACCATTTCAACACCAGATTTCAGAACAACAACGATCTTGTCCTCAAATTGAGTCAAATCGATATGCTTGAAACCTTTGACATCATGCAGAGCAGCCAATACGTTATCCATCTTAATCTCCTTTGGGAACCATTTCCCGACAAAGCTAGTGTCTCATAGGCCGAAACCTAGGTCAACTACTTTTTAAGTTATTTTTCCAAATTAATGTAAGCGGCACGAAGATTAGCCACAACCAGATCCATGTAAATGCGAAACACTTCGGTAATTTCTCCGTCGTGGGCAGCGCACTCATCGTGACAGTTTACAAACTCAATCAACGCACGTTCTACATAGTCACGAGAAGGACACGGACCAATAGCAATCATGAGATCCTGCATATCTGTGGCAGTCTGTACGAAAGTAAAGTTGGAACTCGTTCCTGTAACCACTTTGGCATTAACCATTACCAGAGTGGATTGAATGTCCATGATGGATTCACGAAGGCTTTGCATAGTGATGTGAGTCATAGTGTGTTCCTCTTATTTGACGATGGTGAAACCAGATTGTACCAGACTTTCCACTTGACCAGCACCAACACGACCAACGGTGTTCATTGAAAAGTCTGGACTGTGAGTGATCCCCTGAGATTCGAGATAATCTAATACGGTGATATATGCAACTTTCAAGCTTACTGCTTCCACTAAGAAATCTTTCATATTGGTAGAACCCAGAACCTTGATAGACACAGCGTAATTGAACTTTTTCATTTCTCTCTCCTTAAGGGGAACACTCCCCGTTTCGACAAGACCTATATTATCAGAATACGACTAGATGTCAACGCTCTAATTGCGATTGTTTGCAAATATTTTTATATCGTGCTTCTAAGCAATCCAACCAGTGACGATGCACAGGATCCGGATTCTTTTCCAGATGTTCTGTCAACATATCGATCATTAGCTGGAAATTATCAATCAGATATGCTTGGTCGTCAAACTCTAGTGGGATGAATGTAACCCCTTGATTCCACGAATATTTTTTCATACAAATACATCTTCCATAGTGAAGTTGATAGAGCCTAACGCTTCTTTGAGGATATCAACCGTTTTGTATACTGCTGGGATTGTCTGATAGTCCTCCAAACCCCGATGACGATACAGATGGTGGCGGATCATCATATCAATGACGCTACTGGTAATCGTCTTGATATCACTGGGGTATTTGCTGCCGATATACCGTTTGTATTCCTTGATGAACCATTCTTGAGAACGAAATTTAGTTCGTTTCAGAAATTCCGTGGGGATCGTGATACTCATTTCTGAGGTAATCCACACCTTGGTATATTCGCGACCTACAATATATTCCTTTTCTTCACGAACAAACGCTTTATAAACGGTATCTCCAATAGAAGAGTTAGGTTCAAATTCCCAATGAGAGATAACACCATCATTGTTTATCTCGATTGTACCAGCTTTGTGGTCAACAGTACAATCATCAGGATTGTACCTAATTGCATCTTTGAATTCGCCACTTTCGCCGACCCAAACAACCCATTGACTCATGAATGTACCGTAGTGGCAGTAACCAATTTTCATCATTAACCCTCGATTTTGAACTCGTTGTAACCGATAAGAGATACCTTACGTTCTTTCTTATGGTACACCAGTTGGCGAATTACATCAACTTCTTTAACGTGATTTCGAATATAGTTGTCAAGATCCATCATGGAGTAACCTGAAATTCTAACCCCGTTTATAACTCGGTCTGATGGCATCGATACGGTATCAAATACATTAACACACAAAGTACGAGCTTCTTGCCAAGACAGGTTAATCATAGCCTGTTGTTGCCCACCACGAGTATCGTAGTATCCTGTCCAGCCCTTTCCATTGTTCGGACGATAACCAATCAACCACATAAGGTTATCCATATGTTCCATTACTACTTTAGCATTAGGCCATTTGTCGAAGTTTTTCATTTTACTTGTACCCATTCGTTGTTTTCATGATAAATAGAGTCTGATTCGCGGAAGAATACCGGAAGGTCGTCGAATTCTTGAACAAGGCTTTCAGCAATCATCTTCATAATCTCGATACCTTCTTGGTTGTGACCAATAGAGATATAAACCTTATCTCCCTCGTAAACAAATCCATCGATTTCCTCTTTCTGAGAAACGGTACACATAAACATGTTTCGTTTTCCACTCTCTGAGTTAAAGACGACGGAAAAGTTTTTGAAGTCGTAAGAATGAATCGTTGCAAATCCACCAACGCCACTGGTATTCTTCGCATGAATCCGTTGAACAAGATTATGAACAACGTGGCCGATGTCGGTGATGTTCATGTTATGATTGCTGATGTCAACAAAAATAGAAGTACATACGCTCATAATAAAATTCCTTAATTGTGTTTTGTTTCGACAAATAGAGGATACCTTTATTGATATCCTCTTGTCAACATGTTTAATCAACAAATTTCAGGGAAGGACAGAATTTTTCTTTCTTCGCTTTCAGGAAAGATACAATCAACGATTCTTTATATTCTCCATTGGCTTTTTCTTCTAGCTTCTTGGCGTCCCGCTTCCATTTCTTTTGGCGGGCAGAACTCTTAACATGGTCGTATAGAATGGCTACCCCAACCATAATTGTAACAAAAATTGCAATCAATACAGCACCAATCAAAGGAGAAGTTACCAAAACAATACCACTTGTGATACCAAATGCTTTCAGAGTAGCCAACCCAACACTCGCCATTGCAAAAATAAATAGGGTTGCTAATCCAGATACCATAACCAAAGCCCAAACAGTTTTCCAAAAATATGGACACAAACTAGTCGGGATTTTGTTGAACAGTGTGTTAAGTAGACGATAATGCCAGCTTGATTTGTTAATATTCATTTTTATTCCTTTTCAATTTTCCAGTTGATGATGAGATTATCTAATGTACTCATCTTTTTATCGCCGCGATTATAACCTATATGATCATAAAAGTCCCATACACTATCAAAATAAATTTCTTGATTTTTGTAGTAGTCTGTTTCTCCAATAGATTTATTCAACCGTTCATTACTACCGGGATCGCTCGTATCATACCGACCGAATACACCCTTGTCAATGACCCCCATATGTTTGTCATACCACCGGTTTAGGATACGACCGACAAACCCCTCAATAGAGGTAAGTTGACGATACCAACCGCCTTTTGGGTGTCCGTCATAAATCCGGATCCGATATAGCTGTGTGATCGGGTGTTCATAAAATTTATAAGTATAAACTTTATCCATTACTGAGTTCCTTTAAGATACGAATAGACTCTTCACGCATTGCCTTCATTTGGGTTGTCCACCAGTGCCAATGAAGGGTCTTACATTGGGCAGCCGCTTCATTTGCTTTCTCTTCTGAGTCAAAAACATACTTGACGGTTTTGAATCGGATGAAAGAGTCTTCCACCAACTCACCTTCTGTTTGGTCAACAGGACAATAATCCCGTTTGGAAATGTATATCCGGTCACCAGAAACCTTGGTTACTAGGTTTGGTTTTGAAGAAACCACGCCACCATGGAAAATCGATTCAGTTAAAATCCATTTGTCAACTAGATGTGCGTGTTTTTCTACTTTTTCTTTCTTACTCATTTACCACCTCAAACTTGTCAGTGTTCATCTCTTCGAGATGACCCCATTCACTAGTACCCAACGAGATGACTTTCCCTTCTTCTGTGACGATTACGTAATCACGAGCACAAATATCCAAACAATCACCATCTACTGTTGGAGGATTATAAGCCTCTTGACCATCAAATGGAATCTGTTTCAGAACATAAACCCATTTGATGTTAGGAAACAACCCTTTCAGGTTAGCCAATGCATGTTCACATTTAACATACTTATATGAATCGACATGCCAACTTTCGCCATAGAATTCATTTACATTATCAAAATCAATCATAAATTACCTTAAAATTGAATACTCGGAGAAACCATATAACTTTCGACATCCATATGTGGGAAGTACGTGATTGTCAAGGTATCAACCCCTTTAACCATTCGATCCTCGACTGGAACAAGACGGTTAATCTCCTTCCGGATCTCCTTGAGGTCATCTTTAACACTATGAGTTTTCCCACGGACCTTTTTACCAGAAAGGCTAATTGTGGTTTTTCCAAGTACATTACTATAATATGAAGTGATATAAACCATACTTTTCTCCTTTGTCGGTGTATTGGTATGTTCTCATTCAATACACCTTTTGTCAACTACTTATACAGACAAACACCAAATATCTTGAGTCTCTGTGTCGTCTCGAACTACATCTAGTTCGCCCCAACAATCAGTTTTCTTCGCAATTTCAATTGCTTCCTCTTCTGAGTTTGCATATACATAAGCAGTCTTGTGCCCGCGAACGTATCCACTAATCTCTTTTCTTACCTCATATTCTTTCATCTGGCTCATCTTTTACCCCTTATAATTCTTTTCAAGTACATCAATGACGTGAGAAACCATAGCTTTGTTTTTATTCTTTTCCCTACTGAATTCCCTGATATCCATAGAGAAAAGACTTTTTGGGAGAGAGAATGCTCTCATCAAAAATCCATCACCCCGAGCTGATGAATCATCAATAAAGAAGTCATATTCATCTTCCCAAACACGAATTTCTCGTAGATATTTCTTGACAAATTGAGAAATTGTAATCTCAATTGTTTTTGTTGTTACTACTTGATATGTATATTTCATCAGTAAAATTCCGCTGTTGCTATTTCGACCATAGGACTTACCCCATGCCATTCAGAAAGATAAATCGACGTGTCTACACCACATCCCGGATCAAGACGGATACCGGTTTGTTCGGTGAACTTCAAATACTTGTTTGATTGTTCTTTGTCACAAAATGAACGTACACCACTATATTTAAATCCAGCACTCATTTGCGGGATAATAAAGACCCCGTATTCAGATACCTTACTAGCGGCCTCTATTACCTTATATTCGAATTCTGCCCCAGTATACCGACCTTTATAACCAGATGTATTGATGTTACCAAAAGGTGGGTTGCTAATACAAAAATCAAACCGGTCATTAGTGTTATCACAGTATTCCAGTGCGTCACCACGGATCCAGTTTGCATTAGGTACGACTCGTTTACCAACCTCAAAATACTCGTGGTTCAATTCAACACAAGTAATATCGTTGTCATACAACCAGAAAGACAGGCCACCAATACCAGCACACAGATCCAATACAGAGCGATCTGGATTGACTTCAATCATTGCATCACGAGCTAACATGACTGGGGTGAAGAATGCACCAGCAAGTCCATTCATCTGGGTTGCTCCCTCTTGGTAATTCTCAAGGATAAAACAACGTTCATCCCATGAGAGGACTTTATCAGAGTGAACAAGATCCATAGCCTTGTTATGGAGTTTCAAAGCCTGTTTGCTGATCTTAGCCATTGGTCATTTACTCCATCGCTTATATTCAGTTGGGCAAATGTCTTGGACCGGACATTCATCACAATAGCCTGATGTATGCATCACTTCTACACCGGGCTTGGTCACTTCTTCCCATACATCATTATCAAGTGTCTCGTTATGGATACAGCCCCAGATTTCTGCTTCTTTCCGTCCCCAGTAAAAGATTGGCATTGTGTTAGCAATCTTGGTGCACAGTTTTTGAAGCTTCTTCTTATCGTTCATCACATTACGTTTTTGAACGGCTTTCAGTTCTTTGTACTCTTCTTCTGTCAAAATATATTGCATTACACAAACTCCAATTTAAGGAAAGACCCTTGGAGATGACCGACGTTTCGGCCACCCATAGATGGAACACCAAGATAAGAATCCCAATCAATTCCGTACTGAGATTTTTGTGGGAAAAGAACAACAATAATAGAACGAATATCTGGCTCGTTCGTGGTCCCGCTATTCCACAAGTAGGTTCCGGGGGTTTTTGGTGTATAAGGTGAAAAACTACTCAGGTTAATCTCCATCACTTACCCTCTTTCAACATATCGATAAACGCACCACGAATTGATTCTTTGCATTCGTCTGTGTTTTGGTTACTACCACACCAGATAGACTCCGCAACACCTTTAAGGCCCTGTTCCTGCACGTTAACGGCGGCATAACCAACGAGAGCAAATTGTGCGACAACCATCAAGAGGATACCAATAATGAACACGGTAAAGATCTTGTTGAAGTGACGGAAAAACCAAGGCTGGTTACTGTTAAAATTGCGCATATTTTATTCCTCAAGATTAATATAAAAATTTGATGGTGTGATATTTGAGCCGATTGACTCAAGTTCTTTATAAATATCACGTTCGCGAATCTTAAGCTGTTTAATCTCTTTTGTCAACGCGATCTCTTTACTTTTAATATGGCGGCTCAGATCGAATTTTTTCTTGATATACTCAGATACTTCTGGGTCATTCATAGCCCATTCCATCATCATGGTCTTTGTGAATTTCGGTTGTCCACGCAAAATAATTTCTTCTGAATCAAGAAAAGCTTCGATCTCCGTCTTAGAAAATGGCATGGTGTAACCCGGATGATAATTCACTGTTTTCCTGTCTTCGCTAATGACAACTGGTCGGAAGAATTCATCCTCTTCAATAGTAAACCATTTCGGATATGCACATACATCTCTGATACTATTATATAAATCGATATTGTTGTTGGCGATAAACAAATCCCAATTCTTTTGACTTTTAAACTTATATTTCTTTTTCATCTTATTTTCCGTTCAAAAATTGTTTCAGTTGTTCTTTACATTGGTCGAGTTCAATACGAGCTTGTGCTTTAGCTGCCTTATTGACTTCATTCCGAATAGTATTGCTGTAGATCCAATGGTTATCAGTACCACCAGAAGTCGTTACAGAGATACCATTTTTGATAATATCTTCTAAAACTTTGATTTGGTCAATGATTTTATGGGATTGTTCGTAAGTCATGTTATATCTCCTAATTATCCAAGGTCTTGAAGGATGAGGATGGTTCGGTTAGCTGGGTCGGCGTGAACATCATAGAACCCTTTATATTGACCGTCTGTGATGACGAAAGAGTTACCCCAACCGATGGATACCTTTTGGTAATTGATATCGTGGCGCTTGAAGAAACGTTCTGCCATTTCTTCGCTGTGACCAGACAACCATTTGACTTCAACTGCGTAAGCACCAGTAGGAAGGAGTTCGAAATTTTTCATGATATTACCTCTTAGTTGAACCATGGGTCGTTAATCATTTCTTCTAAACGAGCTTGGATTTCTTTAATCTCTTGCTCGTAATCAGCGAGAAGACCAGCATATTCTTTTTTGGCGTTATCGTCAAGGTCTTTTGACAACATATTTCGACAGTATGCGGCCTGTTTGTCAAGCGATTCTAACTTCTTCATGTTCAGTTCAACGTAATGGTTCATATCGTTTCCTCCGAATCAACAAAGCCCATTCTACATGAACGGGCTTAAAATGCAACTACTATTTTTGGAAACTATCCTAATTCATGTAAGCCTGATATAGATAAATTTTTGGACCATAATGAGAATATTTCTCAATCCACAAAAATTCATGCACCAGACCAAACTTGTTTGTGGCTTCCCAGATATACCCATCGTCACGATTTGCGTTAACCTTGGTAAATTCTGGTTTCTTTGTGCACTTGAATGGACCAAAGCGACCATCCCAAAACTCAGTACCGATATCAATTTTTTCGATTATGTCTTTCATAGTTGAACCTCGTAATATGACTGTATGATATCATTGACTGTTCCAATAGAACAAGACTTGATATTATCCTTACTGGTGTAGTATGTCATTACTAAAACATCTTCGCCTTGTATGCACATTTCAGATACAAAGAAATCGTATGTGTCATCATATCCATATTCGGTGATTTTACCAGTGGACCCTACTTGTAGTCGATCTGTTATCACCCTGTTTACATCATGTCCGGGTGGGGTGTTGATCCCATGTTCGACATGTTCGATATCATCACCGTGTTTTTCTTGAAACTCAGTACTAGACATATAGACAGGGTGGTTTCCGAATGGATTAGGTGTGATCTGACGTCCATTGGTAACATGAACAAAAATTTGGATATCACCTTTCATATAGACTGTATAATAACCGAACGTCATTTTCTTGACAAAATCATTTAGCTTTATATTCATCACAAGTCCTCACAGAGTAACAAAGTAATAGATACCGTAATACCAAAGGATCTCAGTAATAGTACCAATTGGGTGTTGACTAACAGTCAGTTTGCCATCACCAAACAACTTGTTATTGATTACCGCAATACGAAGAAATGGTGCATTCCAATGGAAGTATGTACCAATAACCATAAGTACCAGAGAAAAACATTCCCAAGCAGACAAAGTAAACAACCAAGTATTGATAGATTCGAACATAATAATTTCCTCAGTTAAATTTGGCTACAACAGCCATAAAGTTTTCGACGTTTTCATTAAAGAACTTGATTACCGCATCACATGCTTCGAGTTGAGTTTTCTTCTTACGAAGAACCGGCTTACCAACACTACTCAGTAGGACTTTAAACTTGGTTTCGTCTTCGTGTATGATGAATTGAATGATGCGCCCGTTGAAATATTTTACACCAGTTTCAACCTCTTTACCAGTTGCAATGAATGCAACGGTAGTATCAGCTTGTCCAATACACCAGCTAGGATATGCCTGAATGTATGGAAGAAGAACAGGATCTACCTTAGAAAGGATATAATCCGCATTCTTTTGCATTTCTGCGAGACGGGTGGCCTTGTTTACTTCATATTCGTTAGCAGTCATGATTTCTTCCTCTTGTTTCGATATGGATAATGTAACCTATCTATTTTTAAAAAGCAATAGCCATCTCATCACAATGTCGATAAACATATGATTTTCTTCCAACGAATACGCGATAGCTTCCACCAATGGTTACTTTGACGTCAGTAATTACACCGACATCAACTCCATATCGAAGAAGGTTTTTATCAACAAGTTCTTTCTTGATGATGTTAACGAAGTCCACTGACATAATTTTCATAGCTACTTTTCCTTACGAACTTCAAGCCAGACCAACAAACCAAATATTACTGCAACACCAACCAAAGTTTCAAGAACAAAAACATTAAAAAATGTCATAAAATCTCACATATCCAAATAAATATTGCTTGCTTTTTCTAGGTCTTCTTCACCGAAAAAACTGTAAACAAGACCGTCCATTCCCATGGTGGATTCATCCCCTTCCCGTTCTTCCCACTCGTATTTTATTCCGGATAGTTCGAGTTGAGTTTCAAACATAGAAGCTGAATTATTCCAGTGGTCAAACCATAATGTATAATACATTTCACACCCCATATTCTCTTTTGTAAAGTTCAATATCATCATTGGTAAGGTATGATGAACTACATTTTGTCATATAGCAAGCACTTTCATTATTCATCTTAAAGATTCTGGCCGAACCTATTGATAAATAAGGAATTTTATTAAGGTTGAGGAATGAGTCAACCCATTCCTCTTTACCTTCAACCTCAAGTTTAACAAGTCCGTCGTTCATCTCGGATCCTCTCAACCAGACCACCAACACCAACCTCAAGATCGTTACAAAAATAAGAAGGTAGATCGTCGTTGTAAAGTGTAATCAAATGACCGTAACCGACAGTCAAGATCTCTTCATTACCTTCAATATCAACGATAATAGAGTCCGATTTGAAGAAATCTTTTACCTCAAACCATACATGTTTAAGTCGGTCTGCATCGTCATAATAAGAAGCTCGTACAACGTCACCAACCTTAAGTTCTTCACGTTCACCAAACGTATACAAACAACCGTCAATAAAGGCGTAATGCCACTGAGTTGTGTTACAGTGAGATGTAGGTGTTTTGTAATAGTAACTATGAACAGAATCAAATTTGATGTCTACACCGTTTTCTAACTTGATCTGACCATACATATGATTCAGATCGACAATTTTTGATTTCAGGTTACCATCATTGAACGAGTCACCAATAACCAATCGTTTCCAAGTATTCTTTTTCCAGAAAATCACACGTCTTCCCTCAGTTTTTCGATATCTTGTTCGATATCATCAATCTGACCACGGAGTTTTTCCCGCTCCCAATAATGGTCAACTCCCGTCATCGCCTCGATATTGAAATATTCTTCAATATCGTTATCAAGTTCACGAACTTTAAAATAGAGATCCATGATCTCAGACTCATGCTTATGACCAACCGGGAGAAAACGAGATGGATAGACCAGATTTTTAATCCCTACCAATTCAACAAGATTCTCAGTC